GGCCATACAATTTCAGGCACAATTAGTGGGTGTAGTTATGGAATTTATTATGGTTTCGGCTATACAATTTCAGGCACAATTAGTGGGTGTAGTTATGGAATTTATTATGGTTCCGGCCATACAATTTCAGGCACAATTAGTGGGTGTAGTTATGGAATTTATTATGGTTCCGGCCATACAATTTCAGGCACAATTAGTGGGTGTAGTTATGGAATTCGTTACGGTTCCGGCTATACAATTTCAGGCACAATTAGTGGGTGTAGTTATAGTTTTGTATTTTATTTATTTGATACTACTATAAAATCAGGTGCAAATATAGATTATTCTTTGCTTTATAGAAATCAAGAGGGAGGTAGAATACGAATTGAAGATTATTTGCAGTCTCATGGAACCAATAAAGTAATTGATTCTTTTGGTGATATTATAAAAACAGCTTGTGATGGAACCGGAGATGCTCCAAGCGTTGATCCTGATAGTGGAAATGGGTATTGTGTCGAGGCTTCAAATATTCAATCCAATATATCCGAAGTAAATAAATTAATTATAGTACCAGCTCATCGAATATGGTTGACAGCGGAAGAACACACTATAACATATAAATTACAAACGACATATGCAGGTATTTCTGCGGGAAAATTGACTATGACATGTAGCTATATCAGTACAGAAAGCCCTGTTACAAGAACAATTACGACAAACGCACCTGCAATCAGTCAACGTTCAGATGATACTGATTGGTCTGAAACATTAGCTGTAACAATTACTCCAGTGGTAGCAGGATGGGTTGATATAGAAATAAAATTGACAGAATACGAATCAGGAAATGAAGTATATATATGGCCTACACCAACAATAAGTTAGACAATTATGGCTACAAATAAACATGGCACATGGAGTAACGGGGAATCTATACTATGGTATAGTCCATCTACCTCATTAGATGTTATATGGTCTGACGGAGAGTGCCATCTAGTTGACCAATATACTAGTGGTTCCATTAGCGGTTCTAGTATATTAAGTTTAACTGGTACTGGTACTGTTAAAGGTAATGGCGATCTTAATGGGTTACTTGGTCTAGGTCTAATTGGTATTGGTACTCTTACACCCGTTAGTGGTTTTATTAGTGGCTCAGGTATACTAGTTTTAACTAGTATTGGTATTGTTAAGGGTAACGGTAATCTTAATGGTATTAATACATTAAGTCTAACTGGTACCGGTACTGTTAAAGGTACCGGAATATTATTGGGTACTAGTGTATTAAGTTTAATTGGTACTGGTACTGTTAAAGGTAACGGTATATTATCGGTTATTGGTACATTGGGTTTAACTGGTATTGGCACGCTTACACTTCCTAGTGGTTCTGTTAGTGGTACTACTAATTTAAGTTTAACTAGTATTGGAATTGTTAAAGGTACCGGAATATTATCAAGTACTAGTACATTAAGTTTAACTGGTACTGGTACTGTTAAAGGCAATGGTTTTATTAGTGGTACTAGTATATTGGGTTTAACTAGTACCGGTATTATTAAGGGTAATGGTAATCTTAGTGGTATTGGTACATTAAGTTTAACTAGTGTCGGTACTCTTGTACCCATTAGTGGTTCTATTAGTGGTACTGGTATATTAAGTTTAACTGGTACTGGTACTGTTAAAGGCACTGGAATATTATTAGGTACTAGTATATTAAGTTTAATTGGTACTGGTACTCTTACACTTCCTAGTGGTTCTGTTAGTGGTATTAGTACACTGGGTTTAACCAGTACCGGTACTATTAGGGGTACTGGAACATTATTAGGCACTGGTATATTAACTCTAACCGGTACTAGTACATTATTGGGTACTGGAATACTATTAGGCAATACTAATATAAGTTTAACTAGTACTGGTAAATTATCTGTTTTAATATCTGGTACCAGTACATTTAGTTTAACTAGTACTGGTACTATTAAAGGTATAGGTAATCTTAATGGGTTACTTAACCTAGTTCTAATTGGTATTGGTTTAATTAAAGGCAATGGTACATTATTAAGTAATTCATTAATACAATTAACAGTTACAGGAACAATAATTGATTCAAGTGCAGTAGTGATAGCTACCTATACTATTGAAATTCCTATTGTTGATAAAATTATAGTTCCTGTTACTGATAAAATTACAATTTAAGAGGAGGATATAGCTTATGTCGATGTCTAATGCTGCTGAAACTGCTTTACTCAAACTTTTATTTGCTAATATTGATTGGGCTAATATTGGGGATGCTGGTGGGTTGTTACAGAGTGTAGCCGATGGATCACTTTTTATCTCGCTCCATACTGGTGATCCGGGTGAAGCAGGAGATCAAACTACTAATGAATGTGATTATACTTCTTATGCGCGTGTGGCCGTAGCTCGTATAGATACTGCATGGACATTTTCTGGAGATAATGTTTCTAATGCCGCTGCTGTAGATTTTCCTGCATGTACTGGTGGCACTAATACAACTACTTATTTTGCTGTGGGTAGAGATGTTTCTGGTGCAGGTATGGTTATTGTCTCCGGTGCTTTAACTGCTAGTCTTGCTATTAGTAATGGTATTACACCTTCATTTGCAATTGGTGAGCTTGATGTTAACGCTGATTAAGGAGGAATACTATGGGTTACTGGAGAATACCTCAGAGACAGCATGATCCTCAGCAAACTGAGATTTTTGAACTTGATTGGACTAAGTATTTAAAAATTGGTAATACTATTTCTTCTATTGTATGGACATTGCCAGCAGGTATTACTAAAGTTAGTGACTCTAATACAACTACTAGTACATTTATAAAATTAAAAGGTGGTACTATTGGTGAAACGTATAGAGTTACTTGTAGAATAACTACATCAGATGGGAGGAAACCTGAAAGATCTATTGATATAGTTGTACAATCAATGTAAGAAATAGATACGGAAGTGGGTTACTTAACCCACTTCCATTAATTAAATTTTAGGAGGTCATTAAGTGTCTAAAGCTGATTCAAGGGAATATTTTTTACCCCATACTTCATTTAGACAGGTTGCTCAGATGTCATCTTATGAAATTGAAGTTTTAGGTACTAAATATCCAGAAGCAAGAAAAACGTCTGTTGGTATACCTGTATTTGGTATGATGTTTGCTTTAAATTCAGAACTTAAAAAGTATCAAAATAAGTTTGGTACTAATATTAATACAGATATAGATGAAGCTAAGTTAGAAAGTGAGTTAAAATATGAAAATATTTTGTCTAAGAGAATTCTTAATCAAACTAAATTAGGAATGTTAATTCTTAAAGAAGAGGCTTCTGACAGAGTTAAGAAAATTCTTAGGGCTGTAATGAATACGCTTAAAGTAGGTATTAAACATTCTTCTGCTCGTATTATGGGTATGGGAATTAAAAATCAACGTGATATTGAAACTGTACTTACAGAAGAGTGGAATGATGCAATTGGTGAACTTGAAGAGGGTTCTAAAGTAATTTCTTGGGAATATGATGGATCAGCCGCATTACTTCAAACTAAATTAGTTGATTTAGAAAAAATCGATCCTGAGTTTGTAGATGTAGTGAAAGCGAGACAACGTGAAAACCAAGGTTAAGATTAGTCCAGAGGAATTAGAAATACTTTATCTTCCTAAAAGGTTATCTGCACTTGAGGTAGCTAAGAAGATTAGACTCCCTCAGAAAGCTAATATATTAAATAAGATTGATTTGGAGTTAACACCATATCTTAAATACCCTATTTCTTTAATTGGAAATACTCAAGTTCAATGGATATTTATGGTAGCCCCAACGCAATCTGGTAAAACTGTATTCTTGCAAGTAGCTATAGCTGATTCTATAGATCAAGACCCAGGTACACTTATTTATGTTAATCCTGATGAAGTATTAACTAAAAAAAATATGCAGGAAAAAGTAATTAATATGATATTGGAGACTCCTGATCTAGCTAAACATATGAAAGGGATTAAAAAAACATCTAGGACTGGAATTGAGCTTGATAATATGACCATATATCCAGCATGGGCTGGTTCACTTGGTACACTAAGTTCAGTAGCTGCTAAACGAGCTGTACTTGATGAGTTAAGGTTAATGAAATTGATGATAGGGGATGAATCCAATGCCCTTAAATTAATTGGTGATAGATTAACTACTTATCTTCATATGGGATTAGGTCAGGGATACGGTGTAAGTACTCCATCTGTTGAAGGAGATTTATTACATCAACAATTAACTGTTCCTGGAACACTTGTACTTAAGTGGCATATTAAATGTCAAAATTGTGGAAAGGTCCAGGTATTGGATTTTTTTAGAAATAAGAAAATTACTAATGTAGTTGATACTGATGGCTTAACCAGAGAAATTTATAAGTGTGTTTGTCTAGGGTGTGGGTATGAATTTGATGATTCAGATCAAAAAAGAAAATTAAATAGTACTGGTTTTTATGCTGTTGAGGGTGGGTTACTTGAATTACCTCAAAAATTACCTAAACGAGTACTTTGTTGGTTTGATTCGATGTCTTCTCCTTTTCGTTCTTTTCAAGCTATATGGGAAGAGTTTAAACAGACCAAAGATAAATTACATGATTATAAAAATTTTTGGCAATGCTGGTTAGCGAAATTTTGGATTGATGATATAAGTAAAACTAGTGTTGAGAAATTAGAAAAGCATAAGATTGAAGATGCTTGCGGAGTAGTACCAGAGTGGTGTAAAGTTTTAACAGGTGGTATAGATTCACAAAAAGCTGGATTTTATGTAACTATTAGAGCTTGGGGGGAGAATCGAATTACTCGTTTAGTGGATGCTTATTTTCTTGAGTGTAGATTACCTACTTCTCATGCTAGTGATGTGAGAAGAGTAATTAAACGAGATGTTACGGATAGAATATTTACTACATTGAAAGGGGATAAATGGAAACTTGGTCTTTATGCTATAGATACTGGTGGTAATAGAACTAAGCAAATTTATGAAGGTACTGCTGGACTCGAAAGAATTATTTGGGTTAAAGGCAGAGATAATCAAAATTTAACAATTAGTTTTAATAAAGAAATTGGTCTCTATCTTGTAAGAACAGTAGAATATCTTGATGAGACTGAAGAAAAATCATTTAGTGAGTCATTTGAATTGCCTTGTAATGTACCCAAAGAATATTTACGTCAATGGGTAAATTTAAGAAAGACTAGAAAAGTAAATAAAAGTACAAATGAGATAACATTTATTTGGAAACATGTTGGTCAATTTGATTATAGGATGGCTGATATACATTCTTTTATTTGTTTAGATATAACTACTTCTGTAGGAACATTTAGAAGGGAACTTGAAAAATCTACTTTCTTTTTCAATCCTCTTATTAAAAAAATTGAAGATGAAGCTCAGTCTGTACAGGAAATGGCAGATTCTGAAGATTCTGAAAATTATGAAGTCGGAACTTTTAGCGAGGAATGGTAATTATGACAGAATTTACTACATGGGCGGTTGAATTACTCCGCTGGAAAAATGCATTAGCCAATAGAGATATAGATTCTTTTTGGGTAATGTCAACTGAAAATTCACGAGAGATGCATACTACATATACTCGTTTAGATAATATTTCTAAATTTACTGAATGGTTAGAAAATAAAAAGGACATGGAGTCATTAAGAAGTGATGAGGGTAAAGGCGGAGATAGTGTATCTATTTTACAATTTGTAGCAGGAGGTAATTAATGCCTTCAAGTTATGATATAATTAATGATTCACCATATTTTAAAAATTGGTTTGATGGGTTACATGAACTAGCTCCAGATACAGAATTAGAAGAAGATCAAACTTTAATTGGTCTAAGGAAAACAAGTCTCAAGCTTATTAAAAATAATTTTATAGCATCAGCAGCTCAGTTAGCCTATATCAATACGGTATTGGGGGGTAAGATAACTCTTGATGTGTTAAGTACGAGTAAATCTTTTGAAAAAGAAGTTAAAAGAGTGTTTGGTGAAACAATGAATGGCTTAGATATTAATAGACAATATTCTTTAACTCAGATAGCTGAACAAATTGTTGCTGCTGCTTTTGCACATGGGGATATTTTAATTAATCTTCCCAGAGATAAAAGACACCTTGGAAAAATTAAAACATATGTTGAATTGGTTGAAGCGTCTCGAATTAAAACACCTCCAAAATACAAGAATAATAATTTGGTTAAAGAGGGTGTTCATTATTATGAGAGTGGTAGAATAAAGGGATATTGGGTAATTAAGCGTCAAAAACAACAAGAGAAAATAAATTACTATACTGCTCAAGACAGTGATTTTGATTTTTTTCCCGTATACAAAAAAGATAATGATATTACACGTAGGGTTTGTTGGTTATTTAAAGCACCATTGAATTTAAGACCAAATCAATCTAGGGGTATACCTGTATTGACTGGGATTATGGAGCTTTTAAGATATATTGATCAGTATCTTGAAGCTGTATTGGTAGGTTCAAGGGTAGCTGCTTGTTTTGCTGCTTTTGTTAAATCTAATAACCCTGTTCAAGCTCGTAAATCTTTAGTTGAGTCAGATAATGATGCTAGTGTTTATGTTAAAGGTAAAAGAATACATAAATTACAGCCTGGTACAATTGCTAGTATGAAGAATACCGATGACATTGTTTTTGCGACTCCAAATAGACCTTCTGATAATTTCGATACTTTTGTTTTAAGGTTATTTAAATCTGTAGCTATGAATTTACGTATTCCTTATGAACAAATGTTTCTTGATTTGAGTCAAACAAATTATTCTTCTTGGAGAGGCGGTAGTTTAGAGACCGAAAGAAATGTAAATCGTTGGGAAAGGGATTTAGAAGATTGTTTAAGATGGATAGTTATGACTTTTCTACAAGAAGCATTAGTCACTCGTGAATTAAAAGGTACGTTAAAAGGAATGACTTTGCAAATAACCTTTCCCGTATATAAAACTCTTGACGAAGAGAAAACATCAAGAGCAAGACGACTTAATCTTGATAATGGTTCTACTAGTCAACATAGAGAACAAGCAGGATTGGGTAAAAATTATGAACAACTTCAAGAAGAATTAACCAAGGAGGCTTTAGATAATGTTGAAAAGGAGGCAAAAATACTAATAAGAAAGAAAGAATTAGAAGAAGAACATGACATAATTTTTCCAGATCAAGTTAAAGAGGATAGAGATACTTCTGGTTCCCGTAGAGAAGGTGAAGAAAAAGAATCAGATTTAGATGATGAAGATGCTAAAGAGAGGAGAAAGGATGATGACAATTGGTAATAGTTTTTTAATTCAACATTTTATGAATTCTGTATGGTTAATACATCCTGAAAAACTTAAAATTATGTCTGAAGTTTTAGTTAAAAAAGCTATTGGGGATTTAAATGGGTCACTTAACCTACTTCAATTAGAACCAAAAGAACAAAAACCTGCTTATGTTCAAAGGATAGGAGATGTTGCGGTTCTTAATATTGTGGGAGTATTGGTTCCTAAAGCAAGTTGGTTGGATACCATGTGTGGTTTTGTTTCTACTATTGAACTACAAAATCAATTCGAAACTCTGGTAGCTGATCCTACTATTAAACGTATTGTATTATATTTTGATAGTCCTGGAGGATCAGGTATGGCAATACCTGAATTTGCTAATGTTGTACATGAGGCACGCAATGAAAAAGAAATAGTTGCTTTTACAGATTGTTTTATGTGCTCAGCAGCATATTGGATTGGTGCAGCAGCAGATCAACTTGTTGTTACTCCTTCTTCCATTATAGGTTCTATAGGAACCTATATGTCTCTTATTAAAGAAAAACCAGAGACTAAAGAGTATGATATACATATTATTCAAGCTGGGAGTAATAAATTATTTGGTAGTCCAAGTACTCCTTTGACAAGTGATGAAATTAACTATTTTCAAGAAAAAGTCAATCAGAATTATGAAACTTTTACTACTGCTATTTCGCAGTATAGAAATGTTATTCAAGAGGAAGTTAAAAATACTAAAGCTAGTTATTATACATCAGGTGAAGATGCACCTGAATGGTTGTATGATGTTTTAGCTGATTCTCATTATGTATTATCTTAAAGGAGATTTATTTATGATGTTTTCAAAAAAGACTATTGATTTAGATAAGTTGAAGGTAGAAGATCCTGATGCTTATAGTGCTCTAATGAATGATGCTAAAGCAAACGTAAAGTATGATGAAAACACTGAGTTAAAAATAGCAAAAGAAGAATTAGCTCAGTATAGAGATAAAGAGGCACGTATAGAAATTGATGCTCAAATTATTAGTTACGGTGAAAAATTAAAAGTACCAGAAATGGCTAAAAGAACCATAGCGGATAAATTGAATTTTGAAACGGCATTAAAGTATATGGTGGATGAAAATATTAAAAATGTTAAAGATATTAAAGAGTCTTTTGGAGATACTGCATCTGTTGCAGCAGGAGAAAATCTTGAAGAAGGTAATGAAGATGAACCTAAAACTTTTTATGGAGCTATGACTATGATCGCTGAACGTGATAAGTGTACTAAGGCAGAAGCTTCTGTAAAAGCACAAAAAGAATTTCCAAAATTACTTGCTAAAAAGTATGGCAAGGAGGAAGATAACCAATAATTTTTAATGGGTTACTTGAAGCAGTACAACTATAATTAATCTTTATTAACATATTTTTGGAGGATTTAACATGATACAAAAACAATATATGGATTTTACTTGTGCAACTGGTCTTCTGGCTAAGAGGTTTGTTACAATTACTAAATCCACAGATACTGTTGCTTATACGGTTGCAGGAGCAAAACCAGATGGTATTACTATTGGGGATGAAAGTAATTTAAAAATTTCAATACAGTTACTTGGGAATCTTAATTCTTCTTTTTGGTTTGATTCTGTTGGAGTTATTGCTAAGGGTGGAGAAGTAGAAGTAGGGGTTGATGGTAAAGGTCAAATTCAAGCTAGTGGGGCAATAGCTTGCTATGCTAAAATTGCTGCTGTTGCTGATTCTTTTGGGGTAGGTTATAATATAGGAGGTACTATTGGTTCTGCGGTTGGTACACCTGGAGTAGGTATGACTTCTGTTGAAGAGTCAATTGGTTCATGGCATAAGACTACTATTACTGTTCCTATTACTACTGTATTACCTGCTATAGCTGGCGGTGCTGATTTAGCAGTAGGTGTATTAATCTATACCTTACCTGCTGGAGCTAAAATTATTAAATCTGGTAATGTAGATATAGCTCTTGATGAACTTGATGGTAATATAACTGCTGATACTCCTGATGTTGGTATCGGTACTGTTATCGGTACTGGTGCTGTCAGTGTACTTGGAGGAACAGGAACATTTGAAGATATTGTTACTGGTAGAGCAGCAGCAGATTGTAATGGAACTGCAACAGTTGGAACAGCAATGCCCACTGGGGCAACAGGTGGACTTGTTATTGAGGTTGGGGATGCTCATACAATACATTTTAATGTTGCTGATGGATGGGCTGCTTCGGGTGAAGCTGCATGTCCTGTTACTGGAACAGCTGTTATTGAGTGGCTTGATGTATAAATAAGTTAATTATTTTATTTTCTATTTACGGAGGTAGTATAATGGGTAGATATATTGGTACTGCTTTACAACATGATGTAAAAGAACTCATTGAAGAATCACCATTGGACTTGGTTGAGTATCAAGCCAATACTGTTCTTCCTGAAAAGACAGTAACTGAAAAATCTGGAGAAATACCAGTAATGAAGACAAGTGTGGGAATGAAACAACTTGATCTTAAACGTGCTCCTCGTTCAACATTTAAACGTGCTGAATGGGTATGGGGAAGTGCAAATTTTGTTACATATGAATATGGGTATGAAGAACCTATTGACAATGTTGAAAAATTGGAAAACGCAGATATTTTTAATGAAGAAGTTGTTGTTGCTAATATAGCAAGAAGTCAACTTATGTTAGCACGTGAGAAACGTGTGGCTGATGCTGTTTTTAGTGCTACTACTTTTGTAGGTGCTAAAAATACTACAGTCATTACTAATGAATGGAGTGATGCTACCAACGCTGATCCCTATGCAGATATTACTAATGTGCACGATATTATGTTTGCGAAAAATGGTATACCTAGAGCAAGATGTGAATTACTTATTAATGAAAAAGTATTTCGTAATGTAATGGGTAGTGATAAAATACAAAGTAATTTAAAGTATACTATACCTATTGATAAGATGTCTGAACAGGAGAAGAAAAATTTACTTGCCCAGTTTTTAGGTATAAAACAAGTAAATATTGCAACTTCATTTGCGGATTCTACTGCTATAGGTGTTGAAAATGCTGAGTTTTCTCGCCTTTGGAGTGATGAATACGCAATGTTTTATTTTCCTTGTCCTAATGTTGACTCTTGGAGGGTTAAAGGACTTGGTCGTCAACCAGTTTATGCAAAATTTTCTCCTACTTATATTATAGAAGATTATCCTGAACCACAATCTGATTCTCTGGTTGTTAGGGCAAGGGAATATAGGGGAGAATTTATTAATACTATGTATGGAGTATTAATGTCCAATATGACCTCCTAAGTCTATTGGTGTTGTATAAGGTAAGTAGTGGGTTATTTTACCTGCTACTTATCTTAATAAATAATTTAAGTTTTAGAAAGGTGAATTATGTCCAGAGGAGGTTCACATAAAGGCGCAGTTCTTTTACATGCGGAAGAAAATATAAAAGAATTAAAAGCAATGATTCCTAGACGTAGAAAAGCCATGCAAAAAGCCATAGCCAAAAGTTTAACTAGAGCTAGACTCAGGGCAGAGGAGTATATTTTACCCAATACTACTGGAACTTATAATCCTTATTTTGCTCGTAAAAAACAACCTGGCACATCAGGGCGTTTAACAAGTAGAACAGGTAAATTAAAAATAATGCTTAAAAGTGGAGCTGGTGCAAGTAACCCGTTAAAAGGTTGGATAGGATTTGGAAATAAGATAGCCAAACAACCATCTATTGCTTTACACAGTACAGTTAGAGCAGAGAAAAAAGATACTTTTTATACGGGGGCTATTAGAGTATGGTTAAGAGGAGGAGATCAAAGATTATTTGATACTGCAAGAGGACAACCACAAGAATCTCTACAAACTCTTGCTGTACGTTTTAATTGGGAAACTGGTATAAGAGGGGATAAACGACCGATTTTTGAACCAATTGCTAAAAAAAATGATTTTGATCTGCGTAAGTTTGTTGAAGAAGCAAATTCTAAAAATTGGAGGTTACATTAATGGCTAAAGAACCATTAGCTGAATTTCTTGAAACTCTTATGGAAAAATATATAAATAATGGTACTTTTGTAAATGATCCTACAAATATTGTTATGGGTGAATCTATAAATGGTCTTGTGCATTTAAATAATGATATGTTTCCAAGACTTGAATTATTGATCACTAAACTTAAATTTGATGGATTTATGGATCAGAGGATTATAAATCAATCTTTTCGTTTTAGTGTAGCGGGACATCTTAAAAGAAACGAAGTTAAAACTACTCCAGAAAATATGTGGGAAGCTGTTAGATGGGGAAGAGAATTAACACAAATATTATTTACTATTCACGATGATGTAATAGCTGGAAAACCCCCTTGCGATGGATTTATACAAATAGGAGGTTTTCCAGAAGTATTTTTTGAATATGAAATGTTTCCTAAGATCACTTCAGTTATTCTCTTTGCTGAGGCTGAAATACAGTTAAGTGATATTTACACAAATAATTAAGGAGGGATAATGCCTACACCGAAAATTTTTGAGACCGGTGCTATGAAAATGGAATCAGGTCAATCGGCTTCAGATTTTAGTGATACTTTTACAGCCGATACAGGTTCAGATATACTTACAGTTGCTAGTGATCATGGATTGGTCACTGGAGATATTGTACAACTCACTACTTCCGTTGCTGATTTACCTGATCCTTTAGCAGTATTAACTGAGTACTTTGTTATATTAGTTGATGCTGATGAGGTACAATTAGCTACAACTCTTGCTAATGCTTTAGCGGGCACAGAAATTGATATTACTGATGCAGGAACAGGTACACACACTCTACATAATTGGGCTGTACCTCATGGAGGATGGGGAGGCAATACTGGTGTACAAACATTAGGGGCTAATGATGCTTTTCCGTGGTTGGCTTTTGGTAGTAAATTAAATATTGCTACAGAAGAAGATGCTAGTGTAACTACAAAAGCATTTAAAACTACTCCGCGTTTAATTGGAAAAACTGTCGATAACCCGGTTTCTTATTATGCTCGTTTTAAAGGAATAAATCGATTTCATTATTGGATGTGGGGTTTCGAGAATAAAATTACTGAAGTAGTAGTATGTCGTGCTGCTGCATCCCCTTTTACTGTTGCTCCTGTTATCGGTGAACAGGGTGATGATGTAGCTACAAATACCTTTACTTTTTTAAGAACAGAAATTCTTAGAAATGGTGATCGTCTTTATATTTTCAAAGCAGATGATAGTGTTGCACCTAGTGGTGGTTTAACTATTACTAAGGCAGCGGGATGGGTATTTACATTTGTTTCTACCAGTGCTGTTATGTATGAACATGTATATGAGCTTGATTCAAGGGGTAGACGTTTACGTTCATATACTGCTGCTGAACTTGCAGTACATACTACTTTATTAAGTACAGATCAAAGAAATTTAATGGCTACATTTGGGAAAAGAATTAACGAGTATGATTTACGTTATAAAAATAGTATGTGTAAAAGTTTTTCCCTTAAAATGTCGGCTGCTGGACTCTCTCAGTGGGATGCCAATTATATGGCTTTTACAGAAGAAAGAAGTACATTAGCTAATGGGTACTCTTCTGAGGATTGGACATTAGTTTCTGGACTGGGAGATCATTCATTGGTACCTGCTCATTTTGAATATCGTTTTAGTATGGGTACAACTATAACTCCGGGTACAGAAGGGGAGATTGTTGGTTTAACTGAAGTCGGACTAACGGATTTTAGTTTTGATGTTGAAGTACCTTTACAAAGTTTACAGGATACTATTTCTGGATTGGGTCTTGCTGAACCCATATTAGAAAATAAATATGGTGTTCGTTGTACTGGTACGATTTCTCGTCATTCAGCTCAAACATGGCAAGCTTATCGTGATGCCCAAACTAAAGTTGTAGCACATATAATAACTAATCAAGGTGATTATATGCAAGAAATTATGATGAAAGAATGTACTTTTTCTGAATCTGGTGGGGATGATTCTGATGTTATACAAGAACCTGTAGCATTAGAAATAGGATTTCTTGCAAGTACTTCTGAATGGTCTGATTATCTTAATGGTATTACTGAATTACATGATAGTCCTGCAGTATTTAGAGTTCGTGATGATTCAGATGTAAATCAAATGTTATTATTTTAATTAAGTAAGTGACCTATTACCTAATTAGGTAATAGGTCACTTGTACTAATTCATTTATTAGGAGGTCAAGATGGGATTCGTAGTTAATCCAAAACGTGATGTAATTTTTCATCATACTATTGTGGAAGAAGATCAAGAACCAATTGAAATTTCTGTATCATTTAGTTTTATTGCGGCGGAAGATGTTGATTATGTTGAACTACAGAAAAAAGCAGAAGACAAAACTACTTTTGAAGTTACAAATGAAGATACAGGAGAAAAGAAAACTATTAATATGGGTTTGTATAATACTTTTTTGTATACTCTAAGAACTTCTTTAGTAGGATGTACGGGATTTGTTGATTCTGGTAATAATGAAATAGAAATTAAAGATAAAGATGGTAAAACAATTGTCAGTAATCAGTTAGTTGTTTTTGAAGCTATAAGACTAATGAAAGAGTTATTTGATAAGGTAATTATAGCATACAGTGGGACACAAGAAAAAAACTTATAGACTGGTGTGATGGTACTATAGATTTTAATTGGTCACCATCTTTATGTCTGTTATGCCAGTCTGTTAAGACATGTAAATTCTGTAAATATGTCATAGACCAAGAACTTGATTTACGTAGTTTAGCATTGTATACCCCTTTAGCTGAACTTTGGTATATTTTTCAGACTATCTTAGTTATTAGTCCTACTACTGAAATTGGATTTACTATGATGGGAGCTGATGTATTTTTAAAAGGATATGATTTTGTACTGGGTCAAGTAACCCATCGTGAATTTTGGAGAGTTATGGTATATTTTCTTAATAGGACAAATGAAAAGTTTAGGGAAAGAAGAAAATCTAAACTTGCTCAACTGGGAAGAAGGAAATAATGGCAAGACCTTTAGTGTTAAAATTTACAGTCGATGATAAAGGGAATGTAGTCATTGACAAAATGAGTTCCAATGTCAATAAGCTAAATAAAAATACGAAGGGATTAGGGAAAACTCTAACCCACGTATTTGCTTCTGCTGTTATGCTCACAGCTCTTAATAAATTTAGAATGGGTATAGCTTCAGCAAATAAAGAAGTATTTGAATTTAATAAAACTTTTAAACAGATCGAAGGTATTACAGGAACTAGTGGTAAGTCCTTAGATGCACTAAAGAAAAAGACTCTTGATGTAAGTAATGTTACAGAACATACTTCTACTGCTATTGCAAAAGCAGTTTTAAGTATATCTAAGATGGGATTTACACTAGAGCAATCTTTAGCTGTTGTTCCTCATGTAGCTGATTTAGCCACTTCTTCAATTGTTGAATTAGATGAGGCTACAAGAGTAGCTGTTCAGACTATGAAATCATATCAAATGGGCGCATCTGATATGGAACACATAGTTAATACTATTCAAGGAACAGTTAGTAAAACAGCTATAAATTTCGATGAATATGCTCAATCCATGAAATTTGTAGCTCCTATTGGTCAAGCATTAAATATAACTCTTGAAGAAACATCTGCTATGATTGGTAAGCTAGGTGATGTAGGTATTAAGGGTTCATTGGCAGGTACCACTCTTAAAAATATGTTTTTAAATATAATGAAACCTAGTGATGATGTTAGGGTTATACTTAAAACTTTGAATGTTGAAGGTAAAGGATTTAATGAAATACTTAAAGCCATGAACAAAGCAGGTATTCCTATATCTTCATTTTTAGAAACATTTAATAAAAGAGCGATTGCTGGGTCACTTGCACTAGCGGAAATGACAGGGGCTACTGATGAATTAAAAAAAGCATTAGAAATGGAAGATGTTAAGGTTAAAGATGTCGCTGATATAATTCGTGATGCATGGATACCTCAATTGTTAATGCTAAGAAATACATTTGTCAATGTATTTGTCACAATGGGAAAAATTCTCGATGATTCTGATTTAGGAATAGGTATTGGAGGCATAACTAAAAAATTTATAGAGCTTCAAGGATGGCTTGAAAAAAATCCGGGAGCTGTTATTGGAGTAGCTAAAGAAATAGCCAGTCTTACTATGAATATAACTAAATTAGCTGCTGGAGCATTTGAATTTGCTATTAAAAATGGGGATATGTTATTTAAGTTATTTAAAGTTATGTTGACTTTAAACATAGCTAATAGAATAGGAATCGGTTATACAAGAGCTTTTACGAGATTTGATAATGCTGTAGGTAATGCTGGAAAAAGTATGGCTATATCTTTACCTATTTTACAGGGAATGGCAATAGCCATACAACTTGCATCTGCTTGGACAGATAAATGGGTTGAAAATCTTGAAAGAGTGCAAAAAGTAACAGGTGATATAACCATAAAAGGTCTTGAACATAAACTTGAAGCTTTACAAGCATTCCAAAAAAGAATGACTGATCTTACGGAAATTAAGTTTAAAAATAAAATTACTTGGGTAGGCAAAGGACTTGCTGAAATTGAAAGAGTATTAGAGAATGATGTAGAATTATTAAATAGGATTTCTAGGACCATAGGAAAAGAGTTTGGTATTGATCCTAATTTTTTTAAGGGATTTACAAAAATTGATATGGTGATTTCTGGCTTAGAGAAAAGAATAACTAGGATGAAAAAGATAGCAACGGAAGAAACAAAAAAACCAAAAGTAATTGATCCATTTAATTTAGAAGATTTATTGGGTACAGATGGTGGCAAAGGAGCTAAAGATCCTGCTGAGGAATATGCTGATGCTTTTATAAAGTATATGGAATTAAGACTAAAAGGAAAAAGTGAAGTAATAGCTAGAGCTTTAGCCGGATTTTCTTTGGATGCTGCTAAATTGTTGGGAGCAGGAGAAACTATAGGAGGATTAACTGGCGGACAAATTGGAGGTTTGGGTAAATTAACTCCGGGATTTGAAGCTAGTTTAACTGGACAAGAAATTCCTGGTTTACCTTTACACATGGCTGACATACCCAATGTTTCTGAACAAGCTGAAAATGCTATAAAATCGGCATCTGTAGAAGTTGAAATTTTAAATACCCAAAAAGAACGTATTAAGGTAATAGATGAATTAATTAAAAAATATGAAGAAGAGTTTGAAGCTATTGAAGAACTTGAAGCTAGGCAATTAGAGGCCTTAGAAGCTGAAAGAGCTATTGGTGAAGAGCGTAAAGAATTTTGGCTTGATCAAGCCGAAGGATTTATGTCAGCAGCTCAAATGGCTACTAGTATGGTTCAAATGATTCAAGATGCTCAATTTAACAAACTTAAATCTCATCATCAAGAACAAATGAAAATGTTTGATGAGAGAGCGAAACGTGAAATAGATAATGTTCAGGGCAATGCTTTTAAACAAGCTATTATTGCTCGTAAAATGGCTAAAGAGAGACAAAAACTTGAAGCAGAACAATCAAAATTAGAAAGAGAACAGAAAGAAAAACAAAGAAGATGGGCAATGATTGAAGTTGTTATTAATACAGCAGTAGGTATAACTCAAGCTCTTAGGGGTATGGTTCCTCCTGCTAGTATAGTTATGGCGGCTATAGTTGGGGCAATGGGGTTTGCCCAACTTGGTCTTATTTCTTCCCAGGAAAGTTTCAAGGTGGGTGGTTATACTGGTTCAGGTGACCCATCGGATGTTGCTGGTTATGTACATAAAAAAGAATTTGTTATTAAAGATAGAGATGTTAGAGACCTAGGGGGAGCTACAGGAGTACAACAGATGATTGATGATAGACTTGAAAATACAGGTACTTCTAATAGAGTTGTTTATATGAATATTGATACATTTATTGGAACAGAAGAATTTAAACGAGAGCTTTTTGTTGATATACAAAAGGAGGCTCAGAGATGGGAATAAGTATAACTTTTGATACTTTAATAGTGGGAGGAGATATTACTTTAATTACTCCTACTGTAGTTTATGGTACAGATTATTTTGATATGCGGTATAATCAATCTTCTAATAGAACTGCTGATGGTACACTTGTGACATATGGTACAGGTTTATCTGTTGTTAGTGGGGAAATAATCATGAAAGGCGTGTCATGGATTGAAGGGGATAATTTTAGAACATGGTTACATGATGAAGTTATTTTTGCATTAAATAGTTTTACTATAACACCACCTGCTGAGCTTGATCTGGGTAAAGGTAAAGGAGTAGTAGTAGCTGGTTGTAATTTTATAGGGCATGATGATAAAGGAGTTCTTAAACTCGTAGTACCAGGAAATTTTAAAATTAAGTTTCCCTACACCTTTGTGAGATAAGGATTTTAATATGTTTGAATCAAGTACAAATGTTACTACTTCAGTTGCAATATATCCTAATTCAGGAGATGATTGGGATATACTTAGTCCTTTTCCTGCTGAGATACTTAAAAAAGTAGTTATAGTGACAGGTATATTCTCTACTACTCCTTCGAAGGGAGATACCTGTACAGATATTGATACCAATAGTTTTACATATTTAAGAATTGTCACAGGAACCAATAAACATGTTTTTGAGGCAAATGATAGTATAGCTCCTACATTACAGACAGGGAATTTAACTAATATATCTCCTGGTTGGGTATTTACTTTTACTGCACATGATGGATTAGAAAATGAAAAGGGTTTTGTATTTTCTAATTCCCTAATTAATAATTATGGGTTACTTCACCTACTACCAAAAAGATTAAATGATGTGGGCAGAATTAACAATGAAGTTAATTTTTTAGCCAAGACAAATTTACAAAGTAAAACTATACCAGTAAGTCAAGGTATAGGTGGAATGTCCAAATTAAAAGATTTTAATTTTACTATTACTAAGGATTATTTGGGTACTAATCCTATGGATATTAATGATATTATAAATACCTATGGCAGAACCATTTCTTTATTTATTTCTGAGTCCACAGGAATTGAAGATCCTGATAATGTAACATATTCAAAAATAAAATTCAAGGGTAAAATATTTAAAGCAGGTAGGAAAAATAATGAAATTATATTTATTGTTAAAGGCTTACTTAATTCAGCTAATCCTCTTGTAGGTGGAGCTGTAGTCACACAAAGTGATAATTCACAAGAAAATGAAGCTATATTATTTGGAGATTCTGGAGGCGCTTATATCCCAATAAGTAAAAAAGAAGATGATAATGGAATAGTTACCTTGCAATTTAATCAAGATGATAAATTTATTATTAAAAGTTTACATGTTAAGAGCGGTACAGATTCTGAACCTGTGTGGTTAGATATTGATACCCCCTACAATATTGTAGATAACAAGATTATATTTAATGAGATTGAGTATTCTGAAATATTTCTAAGAGAGGTTTTGGATGCACCCATTAATCAAATTGACAGACTTGTTATTGAATCATATTATATAGTAGGTATAAATTTTGAGGGAGATATGACACCTATTACTTTATCTCCAGGGGATAAAGTAATGTGTAAATATATTAATCCATCTTATAATCTTCAAGATACCCTTAATCGTATGACTTATATAAAAATGGAAACTGTTTTAGATGAGGACATATATTTTTTTAAATGTGGTTGGGAGTTTGTTTTTGGGTATTTAAGAGGACATATAGATAATTACACAAATGATATTACAGACAGAAAAACCTATTTAAATTTACCTCATGCTGGAGGTTTAACTGTTAGGGCTATAAGTTATATTGTTACATATAGATTAAATCCACTTGAAAAAGAAATAGATGCTTTACCCATAAGATTTCCAGATGGTGTAGATGTAAATTGGCAAGCTCAGGAGTTAAAAGATGTATTACAGATGTGGGGCACAGCAGATAGAGTATTTCAATCTATTCCAAAAGATCCATTAATAATACAGATTGAAGATGAAAAAATGTTAGTGATATATACAGAAAAAGATACAGGTTACCCCTCTAGTGAACAATGTCCAGATCAACCTGAGTATTGTTATGTATGGGTAGTAAGGGGATGGTCAAATACCGATAAAGTTAGTCATAGTAATAATTTACCTGTGACAATTTATAATTCCCTAGAACAAAAAATATTAGTTAATTTTGTAAGACCATTACAAAATTTAAATTCGGTTACTCCTTCAGGGGATTGGACTTTCGGTACTGATTTTGACAAGTTTTTAAAAAATGTACAGGATATGCAAGTTTGGAATTTTGCAGGTGGGGGTGTATTAACTAGTGAACATGATCCTTTAGCTTGGCTAGCATTAGATTTTAATTTACCAGATCTAACAGGCGATTTAGAAAATCTTTGGTTAATTGGAAAAGCTTCTGTTGATATTGATCCATATGATATAAATCAAGGTAACCCAGAAGGGGATGCTTTTATAAGTATTGCTTTAAATACCATTGAAGAGGGGAATGAAACAAGTACTATTGAACAACGACAGAAAAGACGTAGAATATATGGACAATATTTACATGATGACATATCTGAACAAGATAAATATAAAATTGCTTCTTATCGTTATGATGGGTCACTTGAACAAGTACAAGGGGAATATATTTTTTCTTTAAAGACTGTTACTGCTTTTGCTAGGTATCATAATGCATATATACCCGGTGCTGGTTATAGTGTTAAGCAGCAAACCAATGCTTATAATATAAGCGACTACGATGATTTAAAAGAAACTTCTATATTTTTCTGTTTAAATAGTAACACATATGAGAATAAAAAAACTATGTTTACTTTTAATAGACCATCATTAAAAGTACAACTTAAAATGGATATTTTATCTGCTGATATTTATGCTAAAGTTATTCCTAAAAAGATTTTTGATAACTCTAGTGATGAATTTACAATAGGTACTAATGGTAAAATCTGTTGGCATCCCTATAACTATTTCCAAACGATTGGAGATTTAATTAATCCAGATTTAAAAAATATGATCTCGGTTTCTGATGATGATAATTTAGGATTTACAAATATAGCCGTATTTTCCAATGCTAAGTTTGGTTTTGTTACACCTAATCCAAATACAGATTATCCAGGTTTTTTAGTTAAAGATCTAATTAGAAAAAATGGGGTAGGTAAAATTTACCCTACTCAAAATTTGAAAGAAGATTATATTCTGCCTTCTATTGATGTCGGAAATTATGTTAGAACAACAGGTTTTCCTGATGGGTTATCTGATGCAGGCAAAATACTTCTTGAAAATGGTAGCTCTTATTTATGGGTAGATCAGGATAATAATAAAGTTAAAATAGTTACTAAAGTAATATTGGATGAGAGTAATCCTGTAAGTATTATACAAGAGTTACTTACTACATATTTTAATGATGTGACATTAAATACTTCGTCTTTTACAGTAGCCACAGAAAAAAGACTTTCTTGGGATGCTCGTTTAATGGTAACAGAGGAAAAAACATTGGTGTCATTAATTGATATGCTTGCTAAAGAACATGGATTAATTGTATATGAAAATAATGAGGGTGAAGTAACTATTGTAACTCTTGATCCTCCTGTAACAAATTCAGTTTCTAGTAATATTGATGATACTTTACTAATATACAAGGATGAGAATAAAGAAAGTCTCTTAGATTTTAAAGAAGATTTCACAGATTTAAACTACCTTATTACTGAACTAGATGTTTATTATGATTTTGTTAATAGTAAATATCAAGGGTATATTAAATCATTAGATTTAAATAATCAAGATGATTTTGCTATATCTAAACAATTTACAGATAACGATATTAAAATCAAATTACAATTACAAACTATATTTAATAAAGGTACTGTTAATAAAAGTGCAGAAATTAAAATGATTTATCATCAAGTGCCTACTAGGATTATAAAAGGCAAAACTACTTTAGGTGCATCAGATTATGATATTGGTGGATGGGTTACTTGTAGTAGTTCTAAAATTGCCGAAGTTAGTGGTAAAATTTATTTGGTTTTAAGTAAAAAAGAACAAGTACCCTTTCCTGGTAAAAGAAATAATATTGAATTTGGTTTATTTGAATTTGATTGGGATAACCTTGTATTAAGAATACAAGAAGTACCTCATCAAACAGAAATTGATAATTATGATGAAGTGATAGATACAATAGATGACATTGATGAAGTACCAAATGCATAAAGGAGACTGAAATGCCAAATAGAGAAATAACTTTTTATTACAATACTCTTACTTATATGTTAGCGAATCTTAAAAATAAGCAAAGAGCTTTTACTACTGAGGGTGCTGACTCAAATAATGAAACTGTTTGGGGTAGCGGTAAAGGTACTAAAGGTTGGCTTGCTTATAAAGATTTGGATGGAGATTTACAAGTACCTGCAATACAAAAATATTATGATGTTTCTCTTTCTGCATGGGTAAGAAGAGGGAATGTATTTGCAGATGTTGAGATAGATGAAATTTATTCCAATATAGGTTTTAAAGACCAGTATTTAGCTGATGATATACCCATTAGTGAGAGTGGTGTAACAGCCTTAGCAGGTGGATTCTCAGCTACGAGTATTATTGGCGCACTGAATGAACTTAAGAGTGGTATAACTGCTGCTGATACTTATTGGGCAGCTCAATCTGGAACTTCTACTAGGCCTAAATCTCCTTTTGTTTGGATATATGCTTTAAATGGTTTTCAAGATCAATATTGTGCAGGTATACCTTTAGCAGAATCCGGTGATGGGTCACTTGATGGAGGATTTAGCGCAGTGAGTATTATTGGGGCATTAAATGAAGTGTATGGTAGTATGCACGCATTCAAGACAATCACAGGTATTACAAATGATGTAGTTGCAGATTCTGTAGCTGATACTCTTAGCCTTGCAACCGGAAATAATATACTTGAAATAGTTGGTACGACAGCAACAGATACTATTACATTCACAGTAGATGAGACTAATATTAATCATGACAATCTATCCAATTTTGTAGCGAATAAGCACATAGATCACTCTACGGTATCAATTTCAAGTGGCGGAATTCTTTCAGGGGGAGGCACTATAGTAGCGAATTGTACAATATCTCTCGCTAATGGCGATGTAGATCATGACCAGACACTTAATTTTACATCTACAGAGCACTTTACAATGTTAAATGAGAATGATCTTGGAAGTAATTCAGATACTCAAGCTGCTACTCAACAATCGATTAAAGCTTACGTAGATGCTGCTATCGGTGCTGAAAACCTGTGGAATAGAGCAGCTACAACGTTATCACCTCATACCGCTGGAGATAACGTTACTACTACTGGGGTGATAACAGGCAACTCTTTCATCACAGCTTCAAATATTGGTATTGCTGCTGATGCAGATTTGATTCAACTGACCGCTGCTAATACTGTAGTTTTCAATGCTACTAACGTTGGTATAGACAATGTAGCTCCCGGAAGACTCCTCACAGTCGGAGGTGCTCACGATGATCCAACAATCTCCTTGAATCGGTCAACTATTACGTGGACTGCTGATCAAAAAACGGCGTTCGGGTGCGTAGATGGAGAGGGTGGAAATTTAAAACTATATAGCAATACTACTGGAGGGATTTATCATAAATATATTTCAAAAGCCGCAGCATCTGGTTTCAACGCGCTGTTTCAGGCATTTTCTGAACATGATCTAACAACTCAAGGTTCATTTCTGTTCGTAGGTTTCAAGCATGACGGTTCTGGTAGTTTTACCACTCATGGGGCATCTGCGAAAATATTTGAAGTGAGAAATTATGCCAATACATTAATGACTATCAAGGGTAATGCTAATACTGGCATAGACAACGCTCTTCCTTCCAGATTACTGACAGTCGGAGGTGCTCACGATGATCCTACTATCTCACTTAATAGGTCAACCATAACTTGGACTGCAGACCAAAAATCTGCTTTTGGATGTGTTGATGGAGAGGCTGGAAATTTTATGCTTCGCAGTGGTCTTGTTGGAGGATTGGATATTACTTCATATTCAAAATCTGTCAGTGGTGTGGCTATAGCGTTTAATGCGTGTTCTGAAAACGATCTGACTGCATACGGCTCATTTATATTTAGAGCGTACAAGCATGATGGTTCTGGGAGTTTAACCGCTCATGGAAATAGTGCTAAGATATTTGAAATTAGAAATGATTACAATATATTAATGACTATTTTGGGTGATGGTAATATGGCTATTAATGGAAATGCAACATTAGCCAGTAATAAAAATATTGTAACACAGGGAACAGGCGCCCTGTATAGCACAGGAGTTGGCCTTGGAGAAACTGAGAGGAATGTTGCCGATCCTTATCCCAGATTTGACAAAGATACCGGAGAATTGTATGGAGTGACACCAAGTTAAAAATTAAACAGGCGTTTATTAATGGCGAATGAATATAAAGACGAATTGCGAGTATTGGCAACACCTTAGAAAAGCTTTATAATAAATTATAAATAAGTTTATTAACTTTCAACAAACAGGAGGAGGTGTATGAAAACGACTGATGTTGTACGTCTGTACAATGAGATTTGTGTTTTGCAGGGTATTAAAAAGACACTCTGGGAATTTAATCACATGATGATTGAGGTTAAAAAAGTGATTAGGTCAGCAGCTGATGATTACAGCGAGAACATTATGGCAATTCAGGAAGAGATCACCGCGCTTCGACTTGAATACTGCCAAAAAGATGACGAAGGCAAAGCGGTTGTGGCACGCCGTTATAGCAAAGATACTGATGGGAAGCTTACCATCACTGAAGAGCAATATGTTGGCCTTGTCAGGGGGGAGCAGCCAAATTTCGACACCAGGTTCAAAGAGCTTAACGATGCCGCTAAGGAGCTTGGGGAGGCAATAGTGATATACGGCGAAGATAAAAGGCCGATAGAAGAGAGACTTTCTGAAGTCAAACCTGCTAAACGTAGCCAGGTTCCAGCAGACTGGGATGGGAATCGTGAAGAAATTTTCTGGGATTTTATCGAAGAAAATAAGAAAATTACCGCAGAATAGCTGATAATAAAAAGAGAGGGATGGTGTAGGATAAATGCATGGCCCAATTTGGAAACAACTATAACTATGGGGTGAGCCCTTACTATAAAGATGAGGGTGATCCGCTTGTGCCGGGCGATTACTACTTTGATTTTGACAAAGTAGAAACAGGTATTGGGTCTGTAGAAGATCCGTGCAATTATGAGCAGTTCGTTAATTATTTCGATCCTGCTGACGGGGCACCGTGTAACTTTGCACCGACATTCGGTGATATACTAAACATAAGAGGCGTAGCCAAACTTATTGGCAGAACGTATCTCATTAATATAAATAACACCGTTGAAGGATTGGTGACAATCAGACCATGGAGTATTACTCAGCATGGAGTCTGGTTAATAGAAACCCGTGATCTCGATACGGGTTTAATAACATTTATTAAAAATGAATCTGATAATTATATTAATAATCTGGTGGTGGAGGGTTTCGCGTTGTTGCAAAACAACGCCAGCTCTCCTACCGCTGTTAAAATGACAGGTATAACATATAGCGGTTCCGGCCCGGTTATCACAATGAAGAATTGTATGGTATATTGCCGGAGTGGAAATGTCGATCTTGCCGCAAATGCAAATTGCGCCAGTAAATATCAGGGATATTCAATATGGGCCAATGAAGTTGATTTTGGCGCTGTTACAAGCAATCTCTTAACTATGGATGATGGCTCGATAAAAGCAAACCTTTTAATTGATGCGGCCTAATCAATGACAATTGTAATTAATAATCTTGAAACAAATCGACCCGAATCAGATCTTACAAATGCAACTGTGGTAAACAGTTCATTTGAAGCGGCGGCGCCGAACAATGTTCCCGGGCCTTTTTATTCTGATGAGTACAACAAATTTAATTTCGTATATGACGATTTTGGATTTGTAAATCCAAGCCGCGGATCAGCATATCAGTCAGCAAATGGATATCCGACCGGAATAGGTGGAGCGTCTCGATATGGGGTTGGGGCATTCTACTTCTTTGTTCCGGTTCCAAATCCGGAGATACAGCCACGAGCTACTGAGATATTATGCGAAGAGGCCACAACACCAGGCAGGGTGTTTTGGGAGTATCTTTCTACATTCTGGAACTATATGGATACTGCCGACAGAGAGTCGTTTGAGGCTTTTTGGTATGGGTTAACCCAAGCTGGTGCAGACTTAGTTAAGAGGGCAAGAAGATTGCTTGGGGCAACTGCTCCAGAAAATGCATGGATATGTGTGCTCGAGGATTATTATGATATCCTTATTGGCCCGTTGCACTCAAAACCAATTGATCTTGATCCAACTATTAAATCCCCGAATTATACCATAAGGCCGATTGAAGTAAAACTTTTTGAACCGGCTTATGACTCTGAAACAAATCCTGTTTACCGAGATATGTTTCGAATTTCGGCACCAGATTATTATAGAGTACGCAAAGTTGGCCTTAGCAATTATGTTGTTGTTCAGGTGAAAAGAGAAGGCGTCACCGATCGGTATTTCAAATTAAATAACCTTTTGTCATCAGAAGAGAAGTATGATCGGTCAGCATTTGCAGAGATTAATGAAACAATCAACTTTGAAGACGATCTTGATGTTGGTAGAATTGGCATTACAGCAAATGATTATACTGAGGATGTGTCTGAATACTATGTTCTCGTTTCTGCTGATGATGGTAGTGGGACCAGCGTTGTGTGGACGGCAAACAGTCTTCATATAAAAGTTGACCGTATTGCCGCTGAAACAATTGATCAAATACTCACCATTGTTAACACGCCACCTGCCGCATGGGCTGTTGTCACAAACCGATCACCAAAAGGGCTTGATAACTTTCCGATAACAACAGAAGCTGGAGTAATGCCGGATGATGCGATAAAGTTTAAAAACCTTCCACAGTATATTTGCCGTGAAGAGAATGAAGGTAGGTATTATTTACCTGAAGGCAAGAAGTGGGAATGGTTTGATGGATATACAGCGCTGGATGGTGATGTTGGCAACCCCGCTTTTGGTGAATGGGTTGATTCATTTTCATCTTTTAATTACATGATAGAAGTGCAAGGCGATCTGTCTTATATAGGAGATGAGTCATTTACTATATATCTGACAACTGGCAGAACATATGATGTTCTTTCACATATAAATATACTTCCATCACTTCAAAACTTTCTTGATGAAAAATTAGGAGTTCCACTCTTTGATGGGCAGGACTATCGATTCTATAACAATACGGTGGAATTTTTTAATGATATATTTACTAATGGGCAGGCCATCCCTAATACCTATCTTTATTGCCCAAAAGCATCTGCAATTGAGCACATGCTTTTCGAAATCTACGGAACGATCGTGAATGTTCCAAGATGGCAGGATTATAATTACACCAATATATCCGGGAAGGCTGGAATAAACTCTCTTCTTAAATCGCTACAGAGCGTCAGCAATAGACAGGATTATGAAAGAGCTTTAAATGTCTATTATGGATTGCCGGTATCTCCAGAGCGATCAGACGTTCTAGGCTTATACGAATCATATGGATATAAAGTAATAGGAGTCGCTAGTAACAATGTTACTTTGGAGATTCCTGAGAACGAGGAGCTTCATCAATTTATACAATCAGGCGGCAGATTCCTTATTGAAGGAAAGACTGAAGTTAAGATATCAATAGTTTCTGATAGACCAAATGGAATAGTGACGCTTGAAAACGCATCCTCTGTTGATGTAAATGATATTTTTTATGTAAAATTGAACAATAAATTTTTCATAAAGAGCTTTTATTCCGAAGATCTGTCAACCTCTACCCCTGGATATATAGATGTTTATATACCTGAGGGGGCTGGTGCAATTCAGCATGTTGTTGATGTTATGCAGACACTTTCTGGTGGAGAACAATATCCAGAAATGCTTATATATGGAACCGAAAAGCTTAATCATAACTACAATGGCGTATACCATGTAACAAATGCTACTGAGGCTGGGGGAATAGTGCGGCTCACTGTTTATGAAAAGGAGAATGTTGATACGACAGTCTATAATGATTTCATCGGCGAAACTACTGAAAATATCAGTGCTGGTTTTGCCCACTTCTCATGGCCGACACATAAGTTCCTTAATTTGTATCTTGAGACTCAAAAATATTTTAAAGCGTATATTGATTCACCGATCGATACTATTTATGACGCCGGAGATGTCTTAAATAAATACGATATAATTACACGCAATGTATCGGTCGTTGATAAAGCAATTTTCCCAGGATGGGTAGGTTTCGATCATTTCAGAAGATATAACGGAATTAATCTTGAGTCTGATATTCTTGAGATTACTTATATCGTCCCTGGAGCCACTTTTGGTAAGTATTTTCCGAGTGCGTGTATGGCACTCGTATAGTATATTAGTGTTATGATAAAGGATTTTTATTATGCAAGTTAACGTAACAATAAGATCAGAAATGCTTAATGTTATAGATACATCTATAACAACAGGTACAGCTCCTAAAAAAATAATTTTCCAGGACGCTTCTGATATAACACTTGCCGAAATGCAATTCAAGGAGTTAGAAGCTTTTGGAATTGATGCCCAATACAAATTTAAAGCTCTTGATGATAGCTATTCACTAAAAGCGTCAGTAACAACAAGTGGCAGGGTTGCCAAATTCTTTATTAAAGGTGAGAAGGTTGGTGGCGGCGTTCCTCTTATAGTTACTATGAATGGTAGTGTTGGTGGATTAAATTCAAATTCTGATATCAGATTTAACAGGAGAGACTGGTCCGAATCTGGGGTGATTACACTCAATAATTTGATACTTAAATTAATACAAGGTCTGGCATAGGGGTTTTTATGAATACGTTCGTACGTAGGGAAATATTAGACAATTCGATATCTGGCGATAAGATATTCGGCGGGAGTATAAATTATGTTGATGGTCTTTATACTGACCATCTTGCTGTTCCTCACGACGCTGGATCAGGCGGGACAGGTTCTATCGACGGGGCTGCATTCACGATTGGTATTACTGATAGAATAGCATTTATAGATGCGGTGACCACCAACACAAGGTCGCTTAATGTGTGGGCCAGCGATTTCAGTGGATATGCTGCTACATTAACGCCAACATCAACACAATATGGAACCTTATACCTTAATAGTGCTAGTGGCCATGCGGTTCAATTAACGGCAAATTCATCAAGTTATAGCTATCACACTCCAAAGCTTATTATAGGGGCGACATCAGAACAGGCGAGTCATTATAAATTTGAAGTTCCATCTCATTTTTCATATTTTTATGGAATTGATTGTTTAATGGCAATTTGCACAAATTTGCAGGCTAATAGTTTCTATTTTATAAACCACTCTGCGCTCTGGACAAATATTCAAGATGTTTCACAATTGGTTGACTATCTTGCAACAAATGCTCTTTCGGGAGGTGTTGGCCCGCTTCTGGTTGATCCACTTCAGGAGATTGTTGATAATATCAGCGCATGGCAAATGTCTCAAATAGCACATCTTCAGGATGCAATTTCTACCTCTAATTGGCAATGGTTATCGGAGATGGACCAGAGCGTGTCAATCGGCCAGCAGGTTATTTTTGGCGATGTTGATTGTATTAATGTAATAGCGACTGGTGATGTCGCGGCCGCTGGTCAGGTTGAAGGCACAAAGCTTGTTGAGACATCTGGAGGAACTGTCCTTGTTCCATCTCAACATGGGGATATCAGAGGGCTTCATTTGGATTGGTTTTATCCTCTTGGTGTTTCAACAGAAACGAGAATTATTGTTGAGGAAGGTGAGTGCATAGACGCGTCAAAGGTTCTTAGAATTTCATTAACAAGCAGATTAACTAAGCATATTGATGCCTTATGGATAGCTGGGGATGATAATGGCGGAAGGGCTGGGCCACTAACATCATCAACTTATTATTGGGTTCATGTCATTTATAATAGTTCTGGTGGGCTGGTAGATGCTGGGTTTGATACAAGCTTAACTGCAACTAATTTATTATCAGTATCTTCATACACGCATTATAGAACTCTTGGGAGGGTACGTGTCGATGGTGCGGATAAAATTATTATGTTTGAAGATATAGCCACTTATCAATATACACACAGGTCAACAAGATCCGGTTTTAAATTAGGCGTAGGTGCAGCATTTGTCTCTAGCCCTTTTGAAGTCTATAGTGGGGCACAAAGGTTAGGGAGGACAGTGGAATGTTGGATTCAAGAAGGGTCAGAACCATCAAACTCATCAAAGCTTGAATATAATTTTTTTCCATATGCGAGGCCGCTATCTCTGGATACATATGATGTTGTAGCCGCTCCCTGTAATTTCCTGAATGGAAATACCGCTTCGCATGTGAAGCCTGGGGAAATACGGTTAGACCGAACATCTGATACATTTCAATGTCTTTGTTTTATAGATGGAGCTGGAATACATGAGGATGGGTTTGTACTTTCTGGCCCTAAGGGTATACAACAACTTATATCTTTTATAATTCACATTCGTGACCATACATAATAGGGAGATTTTATGAAACACGCCCAGGTAATAAATCTTAACGAAGATACTGTTATGGCATTTATAGGGGATAATGTCATTGAGGCTGCAACGCAGGAATTGATGCATACAATAGCATCTTCACTTCTGGTTGATATGAAACTGTGGGATTTAATAAGTAATGCCCCTGTTACTATCACAGGTTTAACAATGACATATAGTTCCACCTCCAGATTCTGGACTGTTGATATTGATGGTACGCCTTCTATAAAAAGTATTCTTCAGGACAGGCGCAAATATGTTGGAACGGTTTATGGAAATGCGGCAGAACCGGAGAATTTGGAACCATTCCAAATTACTGAATTTGCGATTGACAATGAATCTCTTGATGATATATTAATGAGAATGTCCTATGAGATAGTGATAGATGGTGGCCAGGCGTTTTTCTTCTGGTATGCGCCTGGGCATCATGGCGATGTGTCATATAGAAGATTTGTTGCTGAAGCATATGAAGGTGGTGTTGGAGCAACTTTTGCCACTGATCCGAGCCGTGTTACTCATAGGGGTGTAATTCAGCAGTATTAATTTGGTTCATCATAAACTGGAGTGGGAAATGCCGTATCCATTTTTGCCAGCCAACAGCCCGGCAAATCCATTTATAGGCTCTGCATATTCGATCTATGGTATACGACCGAAGGTCTCTACAATTACATTCTCAGTAGGTATAGCGGCAACGAGTGTTGATGAATATGTGACAAAGACTTTGGCTGGGGCAATGCCGACTGCAACTATTCAGAATGGGCTTCTCACCTTTTCTGTCCCACAAACAAATTCATATATCGGGGTTGGTGACAAAATAGAGTTGGATGATGGTTCTCCGTTTTATGTATATCTCAATGAGAAAATAAATACTAGGCAATGGAGAGTGCATAATGTTACTGGGGGCGTTCCTGTCGATAAACAGTCACCACTCTCAGTAACCACTGTCGATAAAACATTTAATGACATTCGTTCTGCAATTCATGGAGATACGTCTGGCGCCTACACACTACTTGGAAATAACCATGATCTTGTGTCTAAGATGGCTATGCTTCGTATTGCCTGCTATGAAATGTATGACGACATGGGCGCCAATACCCTTTCTATTTCAAATCTATGGGTCGTTAGTAATGATTTCCGGGTGAAGATATATACGCCACGAGATGTTTCTACCGAGTGTAATAAGAGCCAAAAGCATATCAGAGGAAGAATTGATCTTGGTGGATATAGGGTGGCGTCGTCTTCAAATGTAATTAACATGGCTGGAAGCAGGGTAATCATTGACGGCCTTGCAATTGGAGACGGTGGCTACAACCCTGGGTATGGAATCAGAATCGACAGCAATAATGAGCTGTGTGAAGCAGTAAATAATGTGGTGGTTGGTTCAGATACTGGTATTGATGTTACGGCAACGTCGCCTGAGGAATATGCCATTGTTGATAATGTAGTGAGGGATTGCGATTCTGGAATAATACTTAATCCGTCGTCAACTATTGGCGGAGTGTGTTTTAGCAACACTGTTGTAAACTGTTCAGTTGTGGGAATTTTATACAGCGGAAACAACCTTACCGATATAGCGAATAATATTATTCAGGATTGTGGAATCGACATTGATGATAGTTCTGCTGGCCTTTCTAATGTTGACAACTGTATTACGAGTGACGCGTCGTGCGCTGGTGGAACAAATTGCCATCCGAACATTACCCTTAAGTTTGAAGATAAAACGAATAAAGACTATCGTCTTCATATAAGCGATACCGTCGCATATACCGGAGTGGCAGGATTAGATCTATCATCTCATGCTAAATACGGGTTCATAAAAGATATTGATGGTGAAGAGATTGATGACACTTGGTGTATTGGAGCGTTCCATAAAACTCTTGAAGTTACATTCAGTGTTGGGCCTAACACTGATATAAAATCAGGCTCTCCTACATATTCCATTACTGGCGCAATCATGACATTCAGCTCCGCGCAGACGCACGAACTATTGAGCGCAGGATGTGTGGTCGCAGATTCTGGTACAAACCATCTTCTTAAGCGGAAGATGTCTGGCACCGAATGGGAAGTAACTGGTTTTGACGGGACTCCGGCATCTGATGTTGTGGGGCCTGTTACTATAATAAGCATAAAACACCACACGACCAATCTTTATGATTTAATTACAGACGCAAGTGAAGCAACACACCTTGTTAACCGTCTTGGCTCAATTGATTTAGTAACAACCGACATAAACGTTAAAGTAGCATGCGTTGCCGGAATTTCTTCGAGAGCGCCTGAGCTTGATGGATATACATGCGATCGCCATCGCCATGTTGAGATATTTGCCCCCGACCTTTCAGACGCTGATTACCTTGAGTCAAATCAGAACCGGAAGCACAATAGTAAGTGGGGAGAGCTTTCTTATATTTCGAGTACAACAGATTTCCCTGTAAACCAACCTTATGAGATATATGGTGATCGTGGTGGAAGTGGAGTCGTCTTTAACACAGGAGCTGATTTCTGCTCTATTAAAGGGATTCAGATATCATCTTCAATCCAGGGAGTGTTGGTTGATGGTGCTAAAAACGTCACTGTGGAAGATAACATTGTAAAAGATTGTAAAGGCAATGGCATCACAGTAACTGGTAAAGAGAAATCGAATGAGAATCTTCTGGCAAAAAATATTATTTATAAGTGTGGCGGAAGTGGGATAGAAATTCAGCACGGCGCTGCATTTGAAACATATTACGAAACGAAGTTTGGGACGCCAGCCACTAATGGTTTTATAATTACATCAATGTTCGGTCATTCTCATATTTTTAAGAAATATACCGTAACAGTTATAGCCAGTTCTGTAGACAGAATAGATTGGTTTCCTGGTCGTGTTGTTATCTATGCCGATTCTGGATCAAGTGTTGGTGATATTCTTGCGAGCGGGAATATATTTGGAACCCCGTGGGGGACAATTACTGCTGATGGTGTTGGCGCGGTAGGCGCATTGTCTGAAATTAGAATGGAAGATGCTGTTACCCTGCTCGAGTATCATGAAACTGGCCTTGGAATTAGACACTACCTGTATAACAACACAATAACAAAATGTCAACGTGGCATTTATATAGAAACACTTGTTGAGCAGGATTGGATAACCAATGTTGCTGTGTTGAGAAACAATGATATATTAGAATGTGAGCTGGATAATTATTACTCAACCCATGTGTTCCCGATTACCATACTCGCTGAGAACAACTGGTCTGATGACCAGTCAATATTGAACTTTTATGGATCAAATAATGTCGATACACTTGCTCCGCGTTTTTTAAACACATCGGCTGAAGATTATCGCGCCACTCTTTACGATCTTGAAAGAATGGAAGGTATTAACCTTGCTTCTGATGAGAATTTCCAGATCGAATATGATAATGTCGGCACTGAATATTCCACATATCCCCAGTGGGCTATTGGGGCGAATACATGGAAGTTCAGAAAAAAGTCAATTAATTGCTCTGTTGGTATTGAAGCCGGAAACCTTGATGAGTTTCCAGCCGGCAGAACGATAACAATTGAAGATGGCATAGCTGAATTCAGCTCAAGTGATATTAGCGGCGGTATAGGCGTTGGCGATAAAATTCAGTATGATGATGGTGGTCCTACTTATTGTTATCTTGCTGAGAAAGGTACGAGTCATAGATGGTGTGTTGTTGATGATAGCGGAAATCACATCACCAGCCTTACCACAAAAGATGTAACTGATATTAAACGAGTATCAAACAGTTTGGAGGATGCGTTTAATACAGATATTACCACTGAGTTTTCAGATATAAGCGATAAGGATATTGCAGCTGACTTGCTTGATTTATACGTGTGGGGTTATGATGATGACATTGATGATGTCGATGAGGTTGTTATAGACTCATGGACAACTACTCCATTTTATAGAATATATGTGCAATCCCCGTGGGACACGCGGACTCAATGCATGTCTCGGCAGATGCATACCGGTATATGGAATGGGTACCGTGTTGTATCAGACGATGAGCCGAACGGGTCTGGCGGAATAGTAATCAGCATTATTAACACAAACCACATAGTAATTCGTGGAATCAGCGTAGAACCTCCCCCGCTCGCTGGAATAGGAATTGGAACTGATTCTGGAAGAGATGGTGTTATAATTGAAAATAATGTGGTCAGAAATGGTGATATCGGAATAAATGTGCTTGGGGCTCTTGGCTGTGGCAACAGGGTGTATGGGAACATCCTTTATGACCAGGCCACCACAAACATATCTGTCAATGGTGGAAGCGCGATTAACAATACTGCAATAGGAGCATCAACAAACGGTATTATAGTTACAAGCGCCGTTGATGATAATATAAATAATATTTGTCAAGACCAAATCACATGTTTCGGTGGGTTGGCAACGCCACGAGTCTGTATCAGCAGCGACGGCTCTGCCGGAACTAACGATGAATGCATGTCAAACGTCACACTTAATTTCGCTGATAAAGCTGGTAAAGATTTCCACCTCCATAGAAGCGACTGGCATGCACTGAATCGCGGAGTAAAGTTCAATTCAATTCTTCCATTCAGATATATGTCCAGCGCGTATGCTACGTACTCATTTTATCGAGATATTGATAATGAGCTGATCGAAGATGGTGGTTGGTCAATAGGCGCTGACTCATTTATTGAAATGGAAACGGTTGATCTGTATTTCTCTGCTTCGCGGGATACAACTAATTTTAGAAAAGGAACAAGCCCGTATCTTGAAATTGCAGATGGTGTCATGACTTTTTCTGAGCCTCAAGATGGCGAGGCTATGGGGATTGGTGATAAAGTTGATTACGATATTGACAATAAAATTTGCTATCTGTATAGGAAGGCCTCTGATATTGTATGGGAGGTACGTGGCAAATTTGGAATTGTCCCGCCAAATACAAGTGGGCCAATCGATTTAAACGCAATTAATAGAGCGTTTACAATTACAACATTTAATTTGTTTGACCAGACACATGCCGGTAGTATTCAACAATTTCTTGGTGACAGCAATAACCCGTTTGTCCATTTAAGAACATCACGATACTCTTTGAATATTGCTATGTATAAGCACTCTATCGAACAAGAAGCTATAACATTGCGATATTTTGATAGTTATGAAAACAATCGTATCAGGTTGTTTGCACCGAGAGATATACGCAATGAGTGTAATATATCCCAGGCTCATAATGGAAATGCTACGACCACCAATGACCAAGTATGGGTACGGTCTCAAGCGCCACCCCACGCCATTGACATGTATATCGATTATGCTGAGATAGATGGTATCATAGTCTCCGGCGACGCGGCAAATAGCACTGATTCAATAAGGCTGTTAAAGGCCAATAATTGTAAAATCGTTAATAATCTACTATGGGGCGGAGTAAACGGAATTGCTCCTGTTGATATGGGGCATGATGATTTTACCGGTGATCATTTTCTTGGTACTATAAGAACTGATATATGGGACACAGCTTTTTATAGCAATTGGGAATTGCGAAACGTTCCTGGTGTTGGGTATGTTGCAATACCAGCATGGTCTCAAATTGGTGTTATAAGTGATTTGACATCAGGCGCTGATAAATCTGGTGATTTTGATTATGAATTCGGTATGGTATTGGGCTCTGATAATTCAGTTGGTCAGAAACTCAGATTTATCCTTGATGATGGCGCTATTAAAGCTGAGTGTAACTGGGAAGATGGAACCCTCGATTTTGGCGGATCTCAATTAAATTTTCCATGGCTATTTAATCGCGAATATAAAATGCGTATGGTTCGCGGCGGCACTATAACATCTGATGGTCTTTATGTAGATGATGTTGGAGAAGATAGCACCACTTCTCTTTATTATCTTGATAATTTTAATGATGGTGATGGGCATGGTTCTGGAAAATGGGCTAAACATCCTGGAGCATACACATCATGGTCTGGGGATCATCATATAGAAGTAGAAGGTCCGAAAGCACATGGATTCAGCTATATCGATTTATGGGTTGCGTCGGAGCCACTTCCTGGCGGAACAAAAATGGTTGGAAAGAATTCCAATAATATCATTGTAAATAATACAATTTGGGACAAAGAGGGTGGCGGTATTATTACCTCAGATACTGATATTATTTACAATAACACTGTTGACGATTGTGATCTATATTGCTATCGCAACTCTGCTTCTGATTTACTGATAAATAATATTGGGCAACGTGGAACTTCTGGGGCTTTTTACAATGGCGACACTGCTGAATTTTGTGTAGCTGATGACACGTCATTGGTAGTGACTGATGAGAATAGAAATATTAATAGTTTAACTTTAACTTTTGTTGACAAAATAAGCCCTATTGCGAGGAGGAATTATCATTTGGCATTGGCGACCGACTACCTCGCAATATGGTCAGCAAAACATCTTATTGGAAACCCAGACTATCCGTTTAATATTGATGGTGGTGGTGTGCCGAGGCGTCGTAAATGGGATCGTGGTTCTCTGGAATATCAATCGAAAAAAGTTATTTACGCCATTGGGGATGCCTACGTCGATCATCAGACAAAGCCTGGTGTTGGCGGTCTTACTTACATTATTAATGAAATCAATGGTAAGAGTTATATAGATTTCTATGTTCCGCAAACAAAGCTGAGTATGGGTGTTGGAAGTCAAGTTGTTGATATTGGCAACTCGTTCCCAAATGGCTGCCTTATCATAGAAAAAATAACCGAGACAAAATGGATAGTTGTTGATTATGCCGGTAATAGTATAGCTGATAGATCAGGTTCTGTTTTTAGCATCAATAGGATTTTCAGCACATTATATGAGGCACTTGACACTTCTGGAATTGTAAGTTCTACTTATCTTAACTCATCATCTCTTTATGCCGTCGGTGTATATGTTGAGCTTGCCTGTTATAACGAAGGAATAGGCAGAATGGTTCAACAAGCGCTAAATATTGATTCAATAGCGTGTGATAAACATCATAATTTGCGAATAAAAACACCATACGACACAGTGACGGAATGTAATATATCGCAGAGGCATGATGGGTTGTACGATGAAGGATTTAGATTTGAGCCTGAAGTGTTTAATGGTAGTACGGCTTCTATGTATTTCTTCCAGATGCTGTATGTCGAAATAGAAGGCATACTTCTTAATGCAGATGATACCATTAAGGATGGAATACACCTGTTTGACTGTCGCGATGCGTACGTTGGGTATAATGTAATAAAGGATTGTGGCGGAAATGGCATATTGCTTGAGCAGGCGACAAACCCTGAAGATATCATTTTTAATAATCTGGTTTACGATTGTGTCAGAGACGGAATTGTTATAAAGGCCAATTTTAATCCATGGTTTTCTATATTAACTCGCGTCAACAATAATACTGTCGTAAACTGCAGAAGGGCGTTTTATCTTGAAAAAGCAGATAAGAGTTATTCTGATGGCTTGTCAGTAGAGTTGAGAAACAATATTGCCCAGGATTCAAGATATCAGGATTATGTGTCAACCTATGAGAACTATTTTGGCAGATTCGCATTGTACAATTGTATCAGTGGTGATTTCTCATCATGGCTATTTCCCGGAATAAATAATATAAGAAATCAATATGTCAGATTCATCGGCAGGCCAGACAATTTTAATCTTCATAAAATACAGGACGGTTTTGCTGTAGATGATGCTTTGGATTTAAGTACTGATTGGCTGTATTCATTTTTCGATGATATAGGTGGCCGCCTGCGTGATTCAGGCGATTATGATAGAGGGGCGTTTGAAGTGGTTGATGTGTTTGGGTCTGGCAATCTTATCACCGGACCTGTTGAGATAAGTGGTATAGGTTTTGAGGGTATTGATTATCCTCTACTTATAATACATCTTCGTGATACTGTTGATGATTATCTTCCACATATCGATCCAGTGTATCAGTTTATTAATATTGAAGGCGCCACTGTCGATACTGATATAAATGCGTTTCTTGCTTCATTACCTACCACCGACAATGTTATAATTTATGTACAGGGCGGAATTGTAAAACAGGGAACTTTTGAACTTCAGGACAGAAACCCACGCACTGTTACGATTAAAACATATCCACCTGAAGTTTATCTTGGGCCAGCTTCTCATATATATTTAGGACCAATAGTTGATGGCACCAGCGACCAGGCATTGCTTACATATGACGGTATGAAAATTTATAGTGAATCGGCCGCTGCACAGGATTATTTACTTGATAACACTGCGGTTACTAAGGCTCTGAGATTTATAAATTCTATTATCCAAGTAAATAAAGATAGTGTGATTGATAATATTCCTGATGCAACTGTTAAGGTAACTAATTCACTAATTGCATATCGAAATGGCCCTTAAGGGAGTTAAATGTGGCAATAAGTAGTTTCGGATAAATATCAACTTTTTTAGAAAGGTGACACGTTATGTCGATAAAATTATTAAGAGAATACGGAGTTGGAACGATAATTGATTTTGCATTGTTCGATCCACCAGGCGCGAACCTTATCGCCACAGCGGTTCATGCTGCGGGAGATACGAAAATATCTATAGATGGCGCCTCAGAAAATCCAACTATTAATGGATTTGTCAATGTTGATCAGGGGTACAGGATTGCGCTTGACGCGGCAGAAGTTACCGGGAAAAGCATGCGTATTCCAATTGTAGACCAAGACCCTTCAAAAGTATGGCTCGACGATTTCATACTTATAGAGACATACGGGCATGCGCTTGCGATGCACCAATTTGCTACATTGAATATGCTCATTGATGGCGTTACTGTTGAGCACATTCACGAATTGCTCATGGCAATGGCGAATGGCCGATTTCTAAAAGATACTCCAACTACCAATGATATAACTTTTTATAAACGCGACAATTTGACACCGTTAACGGTGGTACATGTTGATGACCAAACGGGTGAAAGAACCAGGCTCTCTCCATAACGGAAGGTAGCAAGTGGCCGATCTGCATTTAGTAAAAAATGGAAATAACGGAAATGAAATTCAGAATTCCATTGTGATATCGTATAATGGCAACGATTTAGACTTTTCTACTACTGACACCCCGGTGGGAGATGTGGTCTATAATCTAATGACGTATAATTATGGTGCTGGAAACCTTGGAATAGTGAATCCAGTATCAAATGTTATTGCGTCTCAACCAAATGCTGATCCGTTATTTACAGAGGCAGAACTTACTGAGCAACTGTTTGATATTGATGAGGTAATGGAAAAAGCATTTCTTCCACAGAAGCTATCACCAGTTTTGGATAAAGGGGACAATCAGTTCGTTACTGATATACCTGTTGATATCGTTGGTAACCGCAGAGTTTATATTTCAGGTCTTGTCGATATTGGTCCGTACGAGCTTGAAGTGCATCAACTGCATTTCGTATCTGAACAAATCAGATCTATTTTTCAGGATAAAATAAGAATCGATTACACCAATCAAAGATTCACCCCGGTCACCAGCGATGATATTTATGAAGATTTGTGGGATCAGTTTTTACTTAATCCGGAATATAGAGAAGAGTTCTCTCGTGAATCAAAAGTTATTATTAAAATGAAAACAATCGAATCGAAATTTAAGATATCAACAGACAAGATTGATCTTCCTCTGGCTGAATATGAAGCATATTATGATAGAGGGAAAATGTCAATTATAGTATCAAAAACCGATGATTTTTTTGGCAACATGGTGAATAGTATATTTGATGATGGTAGATATGTGTTTTTCTTTAGTGAAATCGACAGTAAACTTTTTGTGTATATAAATCCAACTTATAATAAAGGCAAGTCTGGTAAAACAAATGTTGTCAATGAGGTCCGCGCTGGCGGCTTGTCAATGGTGAATAGATAATTATGCTAAGACTTACAAACGCACAAAGATCAACGTATCACCATAAAACCATAACTGAGTTTTCCGATATTAGCCATTTAATAGCGACTGGTGTTGCAAAAGGTTACGCGTCCAATAAGTATTCGTGGGTTTCTGACTTTCTGTTTAAGCATGCTGGAAACACATCTATTAATCCTCACATAGGGTATGCAGCATTCTACAGTGAGAGAGATATATTTCAGCAAGAATATGGAAATGTAGTTAGGCTTCAGGATGAATATCCATTTCTCAGTGAGTATGATTATTCTATATTTCCGAAACACTATGGCGAACTTTCTACAAAACAATATTTTAAAGTTGGGCAGAAGTTCTCGGAATATGATATTATCCAGTATTTAAATTTTTCCAAGTTTTATCCACTGACCACCGGGTCAACAGATCTTGAATATTCAAGAGGCAGGGTTAAATTTAATATTAATCATGGGCGGTATAGAAATCCTGCTTTTTATGCTCAGGGCTATAAGTTGGATATGAGTGACAATGAAGAGGGCCAGGAGTATGAATATTTCGATAGATATTTGTGGACGAACCCAAAAGATATTGAGCCTGGCAATAGTGTGTACAAAGAGTATATAATCAATGAAACAGATTTTGACATAACTCTTCTTCCGGTATTTACTGATTACTACGGCGACAGTGATATACCTGCTATAATTGCTTTTAATCAAAATAACAATGATATAAAGAGATTGTTTGATTACAAACTATTGATTGATAATCCTGAATTTCATCATTTTCCTGTTGGCGCTAATAATTGGGTTGTTAATCAAAATAATATTAATGCTGGAAGTGGTAAATATTATCCATACGTAGGTTTTGTACAATGTTTTCTTGATGGTTGGAAGTTTATATCTCCGTATTATGAGTACCAAAACCCATCATTGGTACCACCAGCCCAAGGATATATACAATTCTATCCTGAAATTACTCAGAATGGTGTGTTAGAGCCAGCTAAAGTATTAATTAATTGGGGGAGATACTTACATGGCGGCGCTGCCATTCCAAGATCTGGTGTATGCGTTTTTAATTCAGGAATACATCTTGGAGAAGCTGATGACCAATCGAGAATTGTATACAACATTTGCAAACACATGACAATATGGGATAGTGCCTCAGAACGGTTTGTGCTATATAAAAAAGCTCCTAAATACCCTGGGCACCTCACGGGCGAAGACGTTCTATTCGGCATAGATTTAGACACAGAACGCAACAGAAGAAATTCTGCAGTTATTATGACTGAACCATATTTTACCGTGAAGCCAATAGCAAACGGGCAAGCTGCGAAAATATCATTTGTTGATTATAAAAACACCCCGATAGAACATACCGATTTTGAAGACTTTGAAAACGACCCATCGATGTATTTAAAAATTAAAGCGCCGCTCACATTTATTAAAGAGCTTGACCGACACCTGGCGCTTAATGAAGTTAACACTGACATAATTGATACATTGATTATAAAAAATCCTCGACCAAATTATGAGATGTTTAATTCAGACGCGCTTTTTTATGACAATTTCGGCGATGACAACAAGACATTGCTGTATCGTCAGGAATTCTGCCTTGATGACCTTATTGAGGGAATGGTTGGAGCCGGGACACATAGAAAGTTTTTTATAACAGCGTTTGGCCCGCGGGCAAACAAGTACAGCGATGATGAAATGAAGGTGTCAGGAATGGGGTTTGTGTGCAAAACAATGGTTAATCAGGCTGGTGAGATTCAACTTGGACACGATGAATATCTACACGTTTATTGTAATAACCACACTTTTACAAACGCACCACCAGCAGGTGACAGCGACCCGGACCACGCTATACCAAATATTGATATTGAAGTATTAACAGACACATCAATTGTCACCCGGATACAGCAGCACGAAAAATTCAAACCAATGTTAAAACTTCCAGGGATAAATGGATATATAAAAATATTGGAAAGAAATTCACACTTTAAAATAAATAGGGCACCAGATGGTGAATATGAAATTATATACAATGTTGAGTTTCCATTTTGCCCAGGCTCCACCTATGAACGCATCGTAATGAATTTTGGAATAGTTGAAGGTATTACTCCTGAAACTTCAGGGCAGCATATAAATCATGAATTCCTTCTTAGTCAGATATTTTATAAAGCTGATTATATAAACGCAGGCTCTTGGGAAGTAACAGAAGTTGGCCCAGATAAAAGATACGACCTAACCAACGAGAGGTATTCGCCATTTGGTGATGATTCGTTTACTCATCACGAATTGTTTCAACAGATTAGCCCTACGCTTGATATATTCAATTGTATCAGTATACCGTGGGTTCATTATTATTATGACGAAATATTTACGTTTGAAGAATTTGATAAACCAATTCTCCATAGCGAAACGATTCAATATCCTGCAAGACTTATCTGGGAGCCACTTGAATGGAATTTGCTAAGCCTTATTAAACCGCAAACCCTGGGATTTGAAAAGTATGGAACATATAATATAAATGTACTTCAAGACAGAAAGCTTTTTTCTATTGATAATGCCATTGAGTATTTCTCGAGCGATTTACAATTAATTGCGCTTGCTGATAACAGGCAGTGGCAGTTCGACAAAGATAAATACGCATCATTCATCGGCAGAGAAAATCCTGCATATGTCTGTGAGATGGATATCTCTACACTTTTTGAAGACTTTCAGACGTACCAAGTCAAAAATGGCGCAATACCTGATGTTAAAAGGTGGCTCTATGGATATTTTTCAGGATTTGCCCATATGATGGCAACGACCTCAGATCCTGAAACGAGAAGTGAAACAACCGCCCCTGGGTCAGAGTTTATAACCACACAGGCCGCACAATCAAATATCGTTATTGAAATATGGGACGCTGGTTCTGATATAGGCAATGGGAAGTCTGGAAATTGGAGACCGCTATCGTCGATATCGTCAGACACTGAAAAAATTGCTGGTGAATTGATCTTAGATAATATGTTTATATATCTTGATGACGACCCCACTCCGAATGCACTGCATGTAAATGAATTTGAAGACATTTGGTCGTTTTACCTCGGCCATTATAATCCTGAACATTTTCCTGATTTTCCACCTGAGTGGCAACCTGGTGGTGAAAAATCTTTATTACTTGATGGTCAGTCAAACCTCGTTTTGTCTGATTCGTATGGAATAAGGAATTATCATATTGTATATGCACAGTGGGAACCGGTTGACACTGTTCAGGCTTATAAAGTGTGGATACGATACGATGAAACCAAGGATGATTTGTTTGTTCTCAATAAAACTGTTATTGATATGGACAATCTTCCAAGTGAATTTGGGTACCTTGCAATACATAAGCCGGAGAAGTTCTTAAGTAAAAATGCGAATTTTGTTTTAAATACAAATGCACCATCGCCGACAAATCTTAATGAATCTGTTGTTAAATATATTGACATTCGATCTCAAGAAGGTACCGGTGGAATCCCTGGTTTTGATCGGTATGTCGATAACGAAAATAAAATACGTTTCAGAATAAGAGTTCGCAGATACAAAGATTATCCAGTAAATTATATAGATGAGGACACCAGCGACACACAATACATTGGAGGCGATGTGGTAACTGGTGATGAGTGGATGAATTTCCCATGGGGAGACGGCGTAATATTTGATATTGCTTTTGATTGGGGCAAGGTTGCCACGCTCGAACGCTTAAGGAAATTTGGCCTTACTTATTTTAAATGTGCCTCTAGGTGATTGATTGATTGTAATAAATATTGTATATTGAAGGTACGGAGGTCTTATGTCTTCTAACTTACGTTCGAAACCAATTGAAGGCCATGTTACAGACAGCGCCGGTAATGTTCTGAGAAACTCTCAGATAATTATAAAACAGGCAACCCCATCAGGCAGTATTGCCATGGGGTCGGTAAAGTCTGATGATGATGGGTATTTTCAATCAAAACCACTATCTAATGGTCAGTACGATATTTATGAGTCTGGTGTTAGTATAGCAAGGATAGTACATACCGCCGACAGAAATTCAATTCAATGTTACAAACCAGGTGTTGATAATTATAATATCTCATTAATACAGAATTTCATTGCTCTTGCAGAAGCCGACAATCCAACACTCAATAGTTTTAAATGGTTTCTACAAATCGAACCAGAAGAGCTTGATGTTTCTGTATATGGAAGTACGTTTCCTATTTATGATATAAACCTGTTGGCAATTACTGATGAAAATAATGAATATCATAATATAGCTGAATTTTTTAATTTCAATATCAATTCAAGAATAACAACCACTCGATTTGATATAGAATACTTTGCTCCATTGACGGCATTATCAAAATTCTATAAGAGAATCAGATGGGCTGGTGTTCCTGCATTAAGGTTTAGTGAAGACTCGAAACTTGTTGTGCCTTTGGATTATTTCTCCATTGTAGCGAGTTTGCCGAAGAATATATCGAATTACGATGCTGATATTATTTTGATTTCAGAAGATATCAGTGTCGAAAAATTGGTGACAATTTCTGGAACACACGACGATTTCAAAAACCATGTTGATAATATAACCATTGGAGATGTTGTAAAACTGACCGCACATGGTTATGACATAGCCGCATCTCCAATAGGCCCGTTCTACCATTACGGAGTTGTGGTTGATGTCCAGCGCGACGCTACGTACACGATTACCCTTGAGAAATGGCTTTCATCTCGCTTTCTTTCTGATCTTGATTTTGATGATGTTAACAATGCATACGCAGCAAAAATAGAATCGTTTGATGGGATGTTCCAGGGAATTACCGATATTAGCGATGAGGCCAATGAGAGATTTACTTTAGTCGAAAATATCAATGCTCAGGATAATATTCCTGAATTGTATAATTATAATAATCAAGGGCAGTTAAATCCTGCTTAATCTTAATATGGTGGCCTTCAAGGAGGGTTAATGGACAAAGCGGTTATTGACAACCTTACCCATGAACAGCGGGTTAAGATGGCTGTTGCTTATCTTTTGCGGCATAAGGATGAACGACCGAAAGATCTTGATAAATTTTTTAAAAAACTCGAGACGTATGAAGAATCTGCCAAAGCTACGAACATGGCTATAGGCAGAGGCAGAGAGGCTTTAGGCCATCTTGAGACAAAATTCTACCATCTGATGGGCTCAATTGATACATTGTCTGAATTGATTTCAGATGAATTAATCCTGGAAGCTGAGAATGATATTAAAGTGTGGTGCGAAAAATATCAACCACCAGCAACCTTGCCTAACATGGAACCAGGAATCGACATGACTGGAAATTCAAATATGCCTGCTAATGTTGATATGGCTGGATCAACTGCTTGTGCTCAATAGTAGGAGGAGAATCATGAAAAGAGTAAATATAAGAGACGGGCTCAAACAGAGAATGAATGAAATTCTCGGAGGAGATTCTGGTGTAGAAGGTGATGTTCCTGGATTAACAGCCTGGTCTATTCAAGCGGCAATGGTCGACAATTTGAGAAGAATAAATGCGGCTCTTGTCGGCGATGTACAAGGAAGGCCGATGAGGGGTTTGTGGCTTACAAAAAATTCCGCATTATCAATTGCCATATCTGCAGGATATGGCATTACTCCTACTGGTGATATTGTTGTAATCGCTACCGCAATAACATCTTCTGTCGATAGTGCTGATGGTGCGAAATATATATATTTACGACATAAGATGGCGGAGGTTGATGGCGACACTTATGCTGATGGAAAGAAAACTGGATTTATAGGAAAAGCTGGTACTCAAAATATCGTTTATGATGATTTTGCAGCATCGAAGAAAAATACTGTTCAGAATTTCGTTAATGATATTTTAACAATAAGCTCAACGATAATTTCTGGAGATCCCGATCTTGTTTATATAGGTAGTATTGTCGTGTCTGGTGCTGATATCACATCGGTCACAAATTCGACTTCACGCGGCCTTGCTCCTAATGACACTTCCGGTAGATATAGATTGCCGGGAATACATGTTAATGGTGATTCTATGTTTGAAAATGAAGTTGACTTCCTCGCTGCCGTTGTCATGCAGGCAACGCTTCTTGTTCAAGGTAGAGCCACATTCGATGGCGGTATAACTGTTGATGGCGATTCCGGGGTCACTAACCTCGTTCTTGAAGTTGGTGATGGTAGCGGTGGGTCGAAATTGTTAAAATTTAAAGATGGGATATATATAGGTCCTGTATAAATAAAAAGAGGAGCGCGTTATGCATTTCGCATTAAAAGGGAAATACCCAATTGAAACCGAGGAGCATGTAAAGACTGCGGTTGGTTATTTCGATAAGTATCTTGGCCGTTTTTCTCCTATGGATAGAGCCGCAGCTGCCACCAATATCGAAAAAAGGGCGGAGATTCTCGGGGTTGATGTAAATAGGGATTGGATAACAAATTATTCCCGCATGCTTAAAAAAGAAGCGGAAATCTCTCCTGATTTTCAACGCAACATTCAGTTGAGGAAAGATGCTTGTCTTAAAGAAGGTATCAAAATGAGTGTTGGCGACAAAGAGGTGGATGCGATCCAGCTGCTTGACAAAGTTGCTTCATTAAATACTGGTGACATTCATGGGATAGCAATCGTTAAAGCCCTTGAAGCATTTGATAAACTTGCCAATTTTGAGTACAGGTATGATAATGATATTATCGACCCAGTATTAACAGTATTCGGAAGTTTAAGGGCTCCAGAATACGATGCTGAAAAAATTTCCGGCAATGTAACCGATTATGATCTGGTTAAAATGTCTCGAAATAATGATGTGCTTGAGAAAGTGGCGAGTGCATTTACACAAGAAGTAGCAGATAATTTTAAAAAGAGTCCGGTTAAAACTGTTCAGAGTATGACGCATCCGGAACAAAGTCTTTTTCTTGAGAAAATATCAAAACTTGGTGAGGGTAAAGGTGTTGGTGGTCCAAAACAAATGGTTGGTGGCGCCAGCAAGTGTGTGTGTCCATCATGTGGGAACACAGAGACACATAGTCGCGGAACACCTTGCGCTGATAAAAAGTGTCCAAAATGTGGCGCTAAAATGCAGGGAAAAAAATAAAAATTGAACAAGCTATCTGAGCAACTCAGGGATGCCATTCTTCTCGATAAGCCCGAGGAGGTAGAGCGTATCAAGAATGAGATCGAGCTACGTAAAATGGCTCGTCGGGATCTTGTTACGCCTACAAAGATAAATACATTGCTCAATGACGAATCTGCTTCTGCAATTAAGATATATGACTTCCTTAACCGATCATTTGGTGCGGATTGGTGGGAGTGGGAAATTGAGACTATTGAGCAGCTTCTGTGGGTCAAATACGGCACCGTATTGGAAGATACCAACCGTGACAAGGTGTTGGCGATAAGGCACACTTGCTTAAGCGACGGGGCGTTTGCTGATTGGTACGAATTCAATCAGGCCGCATTGGCTTTCTCGGGGAGCATTGCCGATTTTGAATTTTTAAAAAGCCCATCTCCCGGTATGATTGTCAATGCTGTAAAAGCGCTTAATCATATTAGACCTGATTGCGAATCTTTTTTTAGCAATGAAGTAATTAAGTATATGTGTGTGGTATTAATAAATGAAGGGGTGTATACTCCTCCACCATCTCTAATCAGAATAATTAAAGACACAATGAAAAAGATGGTGTCAAGTTCTGAAAACTGGCTATCTGTATTTAAAAGATATAATCAGTTTTCGAATAAAAGATATTCTGATGTGAAAGAGGATGTTGTTGATATTCAAGCGAAAAGAATTTTCAAAGCAGAAAAGTCTGCATTAGTTTATAATTTATAATAGAGGATGGTGCTATATGAATACACAAGAAATATATCAAGCTGCATTTGAAGATGAGCTTCAGAAAATTGCTGTAAAAGCTGAAGATGTTGAAGAGGGTTTGGGAACTGTTTTTACCAAACAGCAGGAACAAACTGCCAGGAAGTTGATTGACAAAGAAATAGCTAAGAGTTTTATTCTTAGACACCCATTGTTAACTGGCATTCCAACACTTGGGTTGCTTCCTTACTCAGCGGGACAAATTGCCAAAACACAAACAACCAAAAGTCTTGCCAGACAATATCCTGAAATTAAAAAACTGTATGAGAAGAAAATAAGGGCTGAAAGGGCGGCTGAAACAGCCCAACATGTTGCTTACATTGGAAAAACATAAATAAGTATATATAAAGATTTTAATAAATAAAAATTTATAATATTTTGAAGGGTTAACAATATGTCAAATGAAGCCCTACAAGGGCCCGGGGCATCCACATCTGGTAGTGGCAGTACAGGAAGTAACGTAAAAATTGCTTTTACCAGAGGTTCTTTAAAGTACGACAGCCCATTTATGGACATGACTAGCACGTTCATTCCTAAAAGTATTAAGGGCCTTCTCAGATTCATAGCGGCAAGTATTCTAAGTGACGGTTTTGTTTCACAATGTATTACGAAACTTTCTGAATACCCTATTACCAAATTGATTTATAAGGAAGAAAAAGAGTCAGAAATAAAAAACGATAAAACTATCAAGAAGTGGAAAAATATACTTGAGAAGAAACTTAAAATAGTACGATCAATGAAGCAGGCGGGGATGGACTATTATGGATATGGAAATTCTATTATCTCAATAAATTATCCATTTAAACGCTTCTTTATTTGTGGTGGTTGTGAGTATAAGTTCGCGGCAGACTCAATAAAATATAAGTTCAAAGATTATAAATTCTATGGAAAATGCCCCAAATGCGGCAAGGAAGACAGATTAAAAGCTCAGGATAAAAACACAAAAGAACTTGATAAATTCAATCTTATCCACTGGGACTTGCTGTACATAGATATTAAATATAATACTATCAGTGGAGACCATTTTTATTTCTATAAAATACCCCCTCAAATGGAAGTCGCAATTAAACGAGGTGATCTTGATATAATAAACACTACTAGGCTTGAAATTATTCAAGCTGTAAAGAAAAAAAAACCTCTCAAATTAATGGCTGATAATGTATTTCATTTAAAGAGAACTGGACCACAGTACCTTATTTCTTCTGAGCGTGGGTGGGGTATACCTGCAATCATGCCTGTAATGAAGGATATTTTCCATACCAAAATATTGAAAAAAGGAAATGAGATGATCGCATTTGATCATATCGTTCCTTTAAGGATTCTTTTTCCTCAAGGCACTGGTGATATAAGTCCGCATGCCACTGTGAATCTTTCAGGGTGGAGAACGAAGATTGAGGATGAGATTAGGAAGTGGAAAGCTGATCCGAACTATATCTCCATAGTTCCCCTTCCTATTGGCCAGATTAACTTTAGCGGTGATGCGAAAGTTCTTTCTATCACACCTGAGTTAAAGGCTACTGAGGATACTATTATAACCGGTATAGGTATTATACCAGAGATAATCCGCGGTGGTGCTTCATGGTCGGGAAGCAACGTTTCTCTCAGGGTTGTTGAAAACAGCTTTCTGAATCATCGAAACGATATGCATGACTATCTCGAATTTGTTGTCGAAAATATTGCAAGATATCTTGATCTTCCAGAAATAGATGTGAGAATGTCTGACTTTAAAATGGCTGATGATTTGCAAAAGAAAAAGATGATAGTTGAAGCGGCTCTTGGACCAGCGTCAAAATCTCTTATGTCTAAAACTACAGTTACTAAAGAACTTGGTTTCGATCCTGAACAGGAGTATGAGCTTAAGCTTAAAGAGCTAAAAAAGAATATTGAATTGACAATTGAGGAAATGGAGGGTGAGGCAACCGCCCAAGGGTCGGCAGCAGTGGTCAATTCTATGTACCAAGCAGACGCTCAAGCGGCTAATGCAGACAGGCTTGAGGTTCATGATAGAGAATCTCAGGGCAAGCGTGAAGAGATGGATGTGCAGATGCATGAGGAAGGCGCTAATGCAATAGCCGATGAAGTAGCTATTGCGGCGCAGAAAAAAAATCTTGACCCACCTTCAATACCGATTCCAAATCTTATTCTTATGCTTACTCAGAGGTTTGCAATAGCTGCTAAAACCAATCCTGACGAATTCAAAATGCGTATGTTGATAATGAAAAATACTACGCCAGCTCTTTATCAGGAGGTGTATAATAATCTTAAAGAATTAAATATTATTCAAGCTGATTTGACCCCAGATCTACAGGTTGCACAAAAAATGACCCCAGGTGAGCTTCCTGTGTATAACCAGGGGGACGTTGGGGCTGAATCGCCCCCAAGTGTCGCTGAGACCGGGCCGCCCCAAGGGTTCAATCAGCAGAAATATACTAAGCAACTTCCGGAAGCAAAGCCACCAGTATCTCAGAACGCACCAATTTAAAGCCGCCAGGTACGAGCCACCCTAACCCTCGCCTGGGGCTCGCCTTGCCCGGTCTTTGGATCGGGCTTGTGCGTGATAGCTAAAAAAACTCATAGCTAAAAAGAATGGAGCCAAACGGCCCCATCACGAATTTTCTGATTATTTGTCAGTGTCATCATATGGCACATATCCACCTTTTCCAAGCATATACTGCGAAAATTTATCTTCACTGTTAAAGTACATATGATAAGCAGTACGAATAACTGGAAGTCCACCAATCCCTTTAAAAGCGAGTATTGTATTGGGATTCGCGAAATTAGGATTTATTATTATGAACAAGATTTTTCCTTTAACTCCTGTGTCAAAATTGATCCTGTTTGATGATTTGGTATCAATCACCACACGGCCTTTAAGGCCATCTTCTTTAACATCGTTACCGTTTGCATGATAAGCGCATTGAATAGTATCAATATCTTCCATATCAACTATGTCTTCACGCTCCTTATCATCAATATTCGAAAGTATCTTCAACATTGCTCCCATTAAATTATACATTCCTTTCCAAAACAAATACGGGGAGCAAAACTCCCCGCAACTGTAATTATTAAGAGATTAATACAATGGTTTAAGGCTAATTGCCTTTTACCTTTTGTGAAAGAATGATCCTTACAACACCAGCCCCGTCAGTTGGACGGCTGACACATTCAGTCGGCTCAACTTTACGGGTACCGATACGGTATTCATAAGCATGGCTACCATCAGCGTGAGTAAAAGGTGCTCTTTTATCATCACCAAGCTGATTGATAATTTCCTGAATTGTCATACCGGGGGTGGCGGGAAGTTTCTCAATTCCGCCACCGGCGCCCATTCGAATTAAATTAACTTCAAAAGGCTCTTCAGCATTACCTTTGGTTTTCGTCCCGACGAAAATGCTTTGGCCGTTATGTAGCAGGGTGTTCTTTTGTACTTCAACACCATGTACAGTAATGGTGCTATTTTCAGGGAGACTTACATCGAGTGCATCAAGTAATCCCTGAACAGTTGGATCGTCGGAAATCTCAGCATCGAGAATTTCCTTCCCCATCTGAATGAGTTTTACACAAATCATTTTAAAAACCTTTCATGGAAATTAGTTATTGGGTTAAATGCTGCTGAATGAACTGGGGCTCTTTCCCATTAAACATTCTATAATAAAATGATTCAGGGTAAAGGGAAAAGTGAACCTCATTCCATAATTCATCAGGCTGATCTGGTTTTGCTTTTTTGTCGTCAGCCCCATACTTTCTATTGAAATGCTGCACAACCCTTCCGCATGCCAAGCTGGCAAGATATGTAGTGGTCGTGATTATTGATGCACTTGCTCCACATGCGGATGCGCTTGCCTCCTCATCGCTATATAGCGTTTCTTTCCATGCTGAGGCTTGGTCTCCATCGTGAGGATTGAATGCGTAAACTCGACCTTCACGCAACCCCATCCGTGTCTCGATTACCAAGTCTGTATTAAAACTGAATCTTAAACATTTTTCAAATATTTCTTTTCTTGATGCCATGGTATCGGTAAGAATGAAAACGTAAGTAGACTGGACGCTTTTTTGATCTGTCACCATCTCTTTATGCGTTTCAATCTCAAAATTACACTTACGCTTTATAATCTCATTAAGAGCCTCAACCTTAGATTTACCAACCTGTGAAGGTTCATAAATCTGATTACACAAGTTGTGTTCTTCAATAACATCATCATCAAAAACTTTTATTATTCCCTGTTCATGCGCCGCATTGCCCCAACCAAGCTGGGCAAGATACAACGCGACATGGCTTCCAGTAGCTCCGACCCCAATTATCGAAATACTTTTTTTTTTTATATCTTTTGGGTCCAACAACCCCAATTGTCTTAGATATTCCATTATTCCACAAAGCCTCCTCCATAGAAATCATCGACCTCTTGATCAACTTCATCTAACAATGACGCAACTTCTTGTGCGTTGAGGCTAGGCTTATTAGTTACTTTGGATGTTTTGTTTGGAAGGAAATTAATCTGCTTTCCGTACTGCCTGAATTTTCCCTCTGTGTACCGAACCCTATCCTTATAGTCAGTTGTTTTGTAGGCGGTATATTCTTTATTTTTAGGTATATTGGCTTTCTTCAGCTCTTTTACCTTTTTCTTTATTTGACCTATCTCATCGTCGTTTGAGAATATTTTTGAAATTTCGACACTTTGGTCATAGGAATTTTCTTCAGTGCTTGCTTCTGCGAGCACCTCTCGAACTTCATTCATTTTTTCAACTAATGAAGCCGCTGTGTTTTCGTCCTCAGCTTCCCATTTGATATTATCAAATCGAACCTGATTCTCATGGTCAAAAAATGATATACTTATTTCATCACCACTGCAAATGGCTCTGATCAAGTAAGCACCAGTAGAATTCATTCTTTCTATTGCCTGGTTTTCATCCTGTGACGACGGACTTGTCGCCCTCACCCCTGGGTGTTTGTGTCCCCAAAATCTTATCCTCTGGATATCATCAAGCTTCTCCTTTTCGATAAGATATTCCATAATACTGTGTTCACCTTCTGGGGATATTTCACACGTTCCACCATCGGCAGCGTCGTGTTTTGGGTAGAATACATCACGAATATAGAACTCGTATTCTCCTATTTCATCAACAACTGCGTAAAACCCAACCTCGGTAGTGTGCTCATCCATTAGCACTCTAATCCATTTGAGAGCTGTTGCGCTGAACACTATTTTCGGAGGCTTTTTATTAGCAAGGGTAAGCATTCTGTATGTTGTTTTCCGGTTATCCGGCTTGAAGTTCATATTATTACTGATTCTCCGCAGTCTGATGAGCATTATCTTCCTGAGCTTCAGGCCAGTATTTCATATGATAGCCCCATGAATCATCAGGATTTGGTGTTTTAATAAACCTGATTAACGACTCAACTACGTAAACAAGATCTCTTGCACTAAGAGCATCAAATACTGCATTGAATGCCGTCCCAAAGCAAGTACCGCCATCAGCCTGAACATGGCCACATTCCCATACTGCGCCGTTGCTTGAGGCATGTCGATGGGTAAGATTTCTTATTGATACTGCTTTTTTCTGGCCTGTAGGGTTCGGAGAAAATAATGCATCAATACGAACACCAAGCCGCATAATACCAATGTGTCTTTTATGGCCATCCAACCTATCGTCAGTCACAAGAGGAATGGTTATAAAGACAATTTCATCATTGGTGAAATATACCTCGTTGACAAGTTCATAATTTTCAACAATACCATTGGCTTGTTCAACAAGATTGATAATATCAGGACTTGTTTCAGAGAATCGTTTAGTAGCATCTTCGATTCTCCTTTTTAGAGCTATTGCTTTATTGAAATGAATATTAAAATCTTTTAGAGAGTCATCGAGCTGTTTAGCGATATTGACACTTTCTCCACCAACAGCTTGAGATATTGCGGCATATATCTGCTCTTCATTAGCAATACGGCTTTCCTCGATTTGCGATGGGTCGACCATGCGCCGTTCTGTGTCAGCAGCCGCCTCTTCACAGGTATTTTCATCCGCTGGCACGTCCTCCTCTTCGACATTATCTTCTTCGACGGGTTGACCTTCCTGCTGGGCAGGTTCTGATACAACATCAATAATAACAGAGCTTCCTGTCGTATCGAAGCTGACAACTCCGTCGTATGCGTTTGATAATATCTCACGAGCTTCTTCAAGTCGCGGCTCATCAATGATGAGTTGAATTGTGCCGTCCCCGCCGAGATCTATTGAGTTCATAATATTTAGCAGACCTTCCGGAATGCTATTTATATCATAACCCAATGTCGGTTTAATAAACAACGTAAGCAATAAACCCTCCTCTAATTAATGTGAATAGGTATCGCGTCTGCGAGTAATTCGTCGAATTTCTTTTCTGCCTCAGCTATCTGTTCAATTGCTTCATAAACAACATTGGCATTACGATTTATATTAGTTGCTATTTCCTCAGATACTTCAGGCCAGTGGTTTACTTTTTCCCCAGCGGCATCTGATGTATTTGCTGATTCAAGGAAAAGTATTATTTGATACACCACTTCAAATAAGTCGCGTCTTTTGTACGCATCGGTCAATCCGACCGCAAGGTTCCCATGACAGAAAGTGCCATTGTTCCATACATGCGGAGCGTTCATAATCGAATCGCCTGCATTAATCTGGTGCTTAGTGTTATTGATTCTTACAGTTTTGCTTTGGTCGTAAGTGTTGCTATGCATTCCGATGATAATATGAAAAGTTCCTATATCATGCCAACGTTTAGTTCTTTCGTCCTGTGCGTATATATTATTCGTATATACATGGACAGAGCCATCTTTTATTGTGATAGCACTTATTTTGTCAATTGCTATGGTCTGGTCATAATTATCATTAGCCTTTTTTCGCTCATCTTTCATAAATTCACCTTCATTGAAATAAGCTATCTGGTCATGGAATCTTTGAAACATTTTTGCATGCTCCATAGCCTGATCAAGACATTCTTTATACTTCGTGTGGTGCTCGTCTTTTTTTTTCTTGATCTGATTGGTTATGGCTTTCGAATTTTCCATTGCAAATTGAATATACTCTTCTTTATTATTTATAGCCTTTTTCTCCATATAGGCAATATCAATTTTAACAAGCTCATTATATGGCGTGGAATTTGAATGCCTTCTTGCAAATTCCTTATATGCAATTTTAAAGAACGTTTTGTTTTTTCCAGTTGAATATGGAACTAGAAAATAAACTACACATCGATCTTTGACAGCCCATATCACATGTGTCACTGTGTCTTTATAGACACCATCATATTTGTATATTGGAGAGTTCTTACGCTCTTTCAGGATGTCTCTAATTCTACGCTCTTTATTTTCTTCGCTTGCCCTAGTCTCGCGACGTATGTCATTAATCGCTTTATTTTCATTTCTGGTACCGGCGATGGTATGTATTTCATCAATTTCACAACCGAAACACAAAGCTTTCATACCTTCATTAATTAAGAACGTTATGGTCGGCATGCTATAAGTAAAGAACAGTACATCTTTCGATAAATCGGACATAATATATTCAGCTTTTATCATGTCCAATACCATAGATGCATGTGATGCGCTATATAAACACACTATGCTTTTTTTGATGCTTTTAGCAATATCTGTTATTAAATTAAATTGGGTTTCGGTGAGCTTAGAGCCAAACACAACCACCCTAACCCTCTCTTCATCAAAAGAAACGTCATGATCTGTACAAGGGCAGTCTTTTATGTTCGTGATATTATCAAGAATCTTTTTCATGCGAGTAATCCATTTTGGTATTTCTTTTGGTTTCTCCAGCTCAACCTCAACCATTTCTTCTTCGGGAACAGCCACATCATTTGAAGCGCCAGAATACTCTTCTGTTGGCAGCTCTTCTTGTGACGTAGTATGGTGATTGTTAATTTCATCCTTAATATTATCAAGCGTAAAACGCGATCCACTTGTTCCTACAGATACTACATTTAAATATAATTCTGATGCTTTTGCCTCTTCACCAGTAAGATCGTTTAGTAAATTATCATCAACCCAATATCGATGCACTGCCAACCTCATACCATGAATATTTGAATTCATTATTAATGGCTGAAGCCTTGGGTCTTTATCAAGCTTGTCCCACAGATAATTTATTGTATTAAACGCTGTATCAAAACCGTCCTTATCGACAGCGGCGGCTACAGCCCCATTTTCTAGTGCATATTTCATAAATTCAATATTAAGAATTTCGGCAAGCCACATTTCGACAAACCCAAAGGTCTGGTCCATTTGCATTATACTCCTTATGATGAAGATTACTATCTATATAATTATTATTCCATATTATATGCATGGATAACACGCTCTTTTGTTAAGCCAAGCAGTTCTTTTATTTTACACCACTCTTCCCACGAGTGGCAAAGAAATGTCCTGGTTCCACATTGAGCGAGTTTTGTTAGTTTTGTCAGTTGTAGCTTTTGTGCAACACCAGTTAATCTTTTACATTCAACCATGATGGCGCCAGTAAGTATGGTTGTAAAGAACACATCGGGCTCACCGTTTTTATTTGCTTTCATTATTTTGAAACATTCGCAATACTCGCCAAATGATTCCAGATCAATCAGGATTTGATTCTGAATTTTTTTTTCATTTTTTGCCATATTGATACTCCAAATTTAAAAACTTTCGTGGCTAAGTAGTAAGTGCGGTATTGGCCAACCCTATCTCTCGGCTGTTTTGGCCTCATAACTTTACTTCGTGTCCAATGCCAGTCTCATTATCCGCGACTCCAAATTGGAACCGCCCGTTGATGTAATCAAACTGCTTTTTAAGATTTCTCGCGTCATCCAATGCGATATGGGCGGCTGCCTGATCTTTTTCAAAACGCAAATCAAAGCCATTGCGGAACTGTTGTCCTCCACAAAGGTCAAGTAGCATCTGAAAATCTTTGAAGTACACCGGGAAGTTCTTGGGAAGATCGATCAACCTTCCGAAACATCTTGCGAATGCAACCCAATCATATGCGCCATAGTCAGCCCAGAATTCAGGTTTCTCATCATTGCCGATAAATCTAATGATCTCAAGCACAATTTCATGCATTGTTCTCCAATTATAGAGTGGGTTACAGTACATATCATTACACACAACACCCCTTTCGCGGTTGATGGTAATTCCCGGAAGATGCTGAAGAACATGGTTTTTTATCCAGGCATCAGCCCTCATAAGACGGGCGCCAGAATTACAGACATACAACTCTCTACCATCTTCTGAAACAATGGCAAGGCTAACAAGATCGAGAATAATCCCATCCTCAATAAATTCTGTATCGATAAAGTATTTCATTAATCGTTTTCTCCTTGAATAATTGATAAAAACTCACTGTTGTATGGTATAAAAGTTGTTGGGCATGGATTGCACGCTGATGCCCATACCCATCCTCCGGGAACACGCATAATCATTATATTCTTATTTATATTAATTGTATCACCGAGCTTTAATTCATAAAATAAGTGTGCCGCAGTGATAGTTTTTTCACTAATTTCAAACTCTTTCGCTTGGTGGAATACTTTTAATTTTTTTGCTACTAATTCTATCCACCATTTCACTTTTTCTATTACCCAATCTTCGGGTGTGTCGTATTCGCCATCTTCTCCGATTATCTCATCAATCATTTCAGGATCAACCACTTCGTATTGATATGCATCGATAGCGGCGCGTTCAAGTGCTAATTTCAAAATAGCAGGGTTAAGCATTTTCTCCATTAGTACCATCCTTTATTATTCTTATTATTTGCCGTTGTGATAATTTGAATTTTTCAGCCAGCTCCCATATAAGCCAGTTGGCGGTTCTCAATTGTCTTATTTTTTTGTTTCTTCTATCGATAGCTGTTCTGTAGGATTTGACGCCAAGGGATGCTCTGTGCTGTTGTATACATTGGCGCGTTACGCCGAAAGCATCAGCTATTTTTTGGTCAGAACCATAGCTGTTTACCATACCTTGCATTTGTTCAATTGTAAACTTTTTCATTGAAAAATTTTGTGCCCCTTTGTTTAAATAAAAAAGGCCGCCAACAATTTAGCAGCCCTTTACAATTATTTTATATTTCTAATACATCAGGCCCCTTTTTCAATACCCTCGCCCATTGTTCAAGGGTTAGTGATAAATTAACTTTACTTTTTAAAGCTTTCAATACCACCTCATCGATAGTAAGCTTTGTGACTAAATCTATAATTGTTACTGACAATTCTTGACCTTGCCTGTGTTGCCTCCCTTCCGCCTGGTCGCGCTTGATATAAGAATATGGATTACAAAAAAATACCTGATAATTAGAAAATTGTATATTATGTCCGTGACCCGCTTTTGCCTGATTACCAATAAAATAGCGATACTGCGGATCTTTGAATTTTTGTACTTGTTCATATGCATCGTCTTTTGCATAGCATGTGAGATACTTATCTTTACCAAAAGCATTACCTATAGTTTTCGTTATAAGCTCAAGGGCCGGTATATAATGTGCCCATATAATAATTTTTCTCTCTGGAGGGATATTATTTAATACTTGAATAAGCAATCGCAACTTTGGATTATCCTCCAGAGTGATAACGCTTCTATCTTTTATTTCTTTTCCATCAGGGGACATACTCGTCCTCGAATTAATATAAAAACCTGACGCTATCTGCTGTAATTTAGTTGTCAAAACTAGAGCGTTTTTAGCCGTGAGTGTCTGCTCGCATGACATGTCGCATTTCCCATTTTTACTACATAACTTACACATGTCACCAATGATTGCAACGCAATCTTTTTTCATATCATTATATAAAGCAGCCTGTTTTGTTCCCATGTCGCATAACACTTTTTCGCGTATAATAGGTGGTAGATGTTTAAGACAGTCTTCTTTTTTAAATGAAACTGAGATGTTGCCAATTAGATTTGCAACAACCTCCTCGGCACCACCGTTAGGAACCCATACATGGCCGTCAGGATCGACAGAATGCATATATTGACCTCTGAACTCACCATGCTTTGCATAAGGAACGGTATCAGGGCCAAGAAATCTGAAAGGCATAAAAAATGACATCAGATTATTAGATGCCAGCGTTGCTGTCAGTATGTATTTATATTTGCAGTTTTCAAACTTCCGCACTATCTCTTTTGTCTGCCTCGATCCGGAGCTTCCTATTCTGTGGGCTTCATCAAGAACAACCATATCGAAATACCCGTCAGGTGTAATGTTGAGTATTGAAAACATCGATTCATAATTGCCAATATAGATATCATAATCTACATTTTTATTTTTTATTTTATAAGTTTTATTAATGATGTTTGATGATTGGATTTTATTTTTTAGAATCACACCGGTTAAGTGTGGAATCTGAATTTTCATTTCTTCCAGGACATTTTTCTTTAAATCAGTCATGGTAATAACCAAAGCCTTCTTAACCTGACCACGCTTGATTCTTTCATCGATTGCCCATAAATACGGGCCTGTTTTGCATGTTCCAGTGTCAGCTATAATAGAAGCAACATCTGGATATGACATAATATTGAATAAAATCTTCTGATGCTCCATGGGGGTATAAATACCTTGGTAATCATATTCAAATTTGATCTCACCGCCATATTGCGATTTAATTTTTTCTATTACAGTTTTTCTTTTTTTTATATTTGCCAATATGATATTAACCAGCTTCTTTGCGCCTGTGCCCCATTTTATTCCGTATTTCTTGAATCGGTATATTTTAGGCCCTGATTTTAAAGGTATAGTTATTCTATTATACCCCCTCACCTTCCTGCCGTGCATCATCCCTTGCATTCTTTCCAGAAGGGACTTGTCGTTACAACCTATAATGAATTGGGTTTTATTAAGAATTTCTATATTCATAATTATACCCAATTGAAGAAACCGGTTTTAATTTTGTTATTTTCGACTATTGCAACAAACTGAAGAGTTTTATCGCGACTCCATTTTTTAATATCGATTATAAATCGGTATTCTTTTCCGCCGCTTTTTGAATCGTTTCCTATAACCCCCTGCTTTGATTTCGCATTTGCAAGCATCGTAATTATAAATGATTTCATATTTGAAGCAAGTAATAGTGATTTTTGATGACTATCTGGTTTAACAATATCCCTGTATATAAAGGCGTGCTCCCTTGCAAGCACCTCTAAGCGCTCTGCTATCTGTTTAAATGCATGGTCTGTGATATCAATACCACAACTACCATCATTATCATCAGCATCCAAATCATCTTTGATTGTTTGTAAAGCTCTCTTTTTGTCATATAGTTCTTGTTCTATTTCATTTAATGAGTTGAGGGCTTTAGCATAATCCAAATATTTATCTTCGTTCACTTTTTCTCCTCAAAAATTATTAATCCATACGGGTACCTTTCGTACGGCATGGTAGATACATAATGATAATTTTCCAAATTCCTATTATTACTCTCTAGGATTTTTATAAAGAAACCAAGCTTCTTTGTTCTCAACCCGTTGGAAAACGTTCTAAATCCATACAAATATTTGCCACGACTGTGGCTTGTTTGATTAGCTCTGATGAGAAATACAAACAAAAAATTTTGATCCAGTATTGTCTTGGTCGTCCTGTTGAATGATACTTTCATTCTAACAAACTTATGGTTAAGTTCTTTATTCAAATAGTGTTGTGGTATTATAAATTCACCCCCCTTGCTGAAATAGGGATGCTGTTTTATATCAGTACCTCTTTCTTTCATCCTTGTTGTCTCAATACGGAAGCCAACTGATTGTATTCTAAATACTTCATTTTCTTCAGGAAATAACCGTTCGGTATAATAGCATATTTTTTTTCCTATATATTGTTTTAAGTATTTTGGATTTTGTATTAAAGCGTAGTTTTCACGCACAGTAACTTTATGATATGAATTTGAAACAGTCATCTCATTGCTAGGTGGAATGGTTGCAATAATACTAAGTGCACCACTACCTTCTCTGTGAGCATAGAAGTGAAGAAATTCTACTTTATTAATTTTTATTCTGTTAAGTATTTCCCCATCCTGTATGACAATATTTTTTGATTGGATTGTAGATTCTTTCATGTGTCATCCTTAAAACTGCTGAAGCGCCTCTTATGAGACGCCCCAGCCAAAACGATTTAACACTTTATGTAGCAGTTTACGAAATAGATTAAAAAGTATTTCATTAATAATTGCATTAATGAATCTAAGAAATATAACAAGTAATGAAAAACGCATAACACCCTCCTTTGAAACGTCATGTCTCGGGGGGAGAGCAATCGATCTCAAAAGATTATGCGTTTATATAACTCTTATTTTTTGCTTCTTTTCTTGTACATGCCTCGAATTTTGTTTTTCTCTTTATACAAGAAATCAAACCAAGCTCTTCTGCATTTAATTTTATTTTATTATTTTCCAAAAGTTCATCCATTTTAGTTTCAGTTATGTTGAACTTCTTAATAATAGTGTCTATTTTAATGCCCTTTTCCAATAATATCTTCATGGTGGCGAGTGAATAGAATTCTCTGTTTTCGGTTGTATAATAATCGAGCACAGCATGTTCGTCGATTTTAATTTCATTTGAGCACCCCTGGGCAAAACTTTTACACAGCTTCATAAGGCGCACGTTTTCTTGCTTATTAACCTCAAACCTTTTCCACGCAGTTTGGCAATCTTCCACATCTTTGACAAGAAATTGATTCGGATCATCAATGTTATTTATAAATTGCTTATTAAACAACGGGCATTTTGATTCTTCTGCAAGATGGCAAGTATGGCAAAATTCATTACGCGTAGGCTCAAACGCGTTGTCTGTTTTAAGCATTTCTTGTTCTATCATTTGAATAGAATCATCAATCCATTGCTGGGCAGTTTCTGCTGCCGCTTTTACATCGATAATTTCGTATTCTATAGATTTCCCGAATCTAATATATTCGACGCGCACTATTACCTTTTGATAACTCTCTGGTGGTAATAGATGGTATGCAAGCAGGACATATACCTTCATTTGCATATCCTCCTTAAGTTGGGCCACAGTCATCATTTTTCTTGAGCTTTTATAGTCTGTAATCACAACAATATTGGTAAGATATGACAACACATCAATGATACCTCGCATGAATGCTTTATTAGAATAGAAGTCACTCAATAAGCCCCACTCACGATCGAAAGCAAGCTTCTTCTCTGTAAGCATTATGTCGCCAGGTATAAGTGAAAAATCTTTATTTTCGTAAAACCGGGCCATAATATACCCAACATCAATGATGATATTGGCATTTGTGCATTTGTGATACGTTGTTGCTTTATTTACTATTTTGTCAAATGATGCACGGTCAGGCATAGATGGTTTTTCATAGTTGTCTTCAGAGATATTTTGATCAATTTCGTATATCAACCCAGCAAGGCCTTTAATGCTGGGGAAATATAGATGTATCTGATCTTGATGTCGATAAAGATAATATCCGAAATCATGAAATGTAATCAGCAATTCCTGGATATCGAACTCTTTGGCAATAATCGGCACAACCTCTTGTTTAATATGAAGATTTTTGATACGAGCATATTCGGTGAGTTTTATTGCAAATGATTCTCGATATACCCACTCTCCTGACCATTCTGTGGCTTTATGGCATATTTTTCCTACGACGAGGTAATCAACCTTGGGTTGTTTTATCTTTTGGATATATTGCATATACCATTTAAATTGGCACTGGTGAAACAAGTTTATTCTTGAAAATGAATACGCCTGTGTTTCCATTATTTCTTTATCAGATTGTGTTGGGACAATCCCCATTTTCTTAAATGCGCCGCTTATCTTTTCATCCATGTTTTTGGCGAATAGCGGGGCCTCTTGATTCTGAATACATTCAGATTCTTCAATATTCTTTAGCTTGACAAATAGTTCAATGCATTTAAGAGTGTCATATTCTGATCGGTGCGCTTCTTTATCATCCCATTTTATGCCAATTCTCATGCATGCAGTTTTTAATTTATTACCACCCTTGTAGCGCTTCCTACACATTATCAATGTGTCTTCATATCTTTTGGGTTTTATTTTCAAAAATTTAAGATCAAACTGTTTGATATTGTGGCCGATAACAGTTCTCGATCCGAAAAATTCAGCCACCTCTTCTCTTATACCATCTTTGAGATAGTTTTTCTTATCCTTGACCATATCATATGTAATGCCGTTTATTTTACTTACCACTATGGGTATAAATTCAGCCATAGGTCTACATAGATATGATAGAGTTTTGCCTATTTTTCCAGAAAGGTTAAACTCTATCGCTGTCACCTCAACAACTTCATCGTTCTGATGATTGAGGCCGGTTGTTTCTGTGTCTACTCCAACGTAATTATATTCCATTAATTATTTCCCTCGCTCCTTTTTTTTCTTGTATTTCGGGCATTTTATCAAGTATTGCCTGTATTCTTTTTGTCAAACTAATGTAATATTCGGCATCTTCTATTTGGTTGGGATTGTCTTTTATCATCTTCATAACGCCGGCAAGCATAATGACAAAATCCAATTTAAGAAGATCCGTATTAACAATAGTGATATCGTTTCTTACTGAGAGGCCAAATCCAGTTTTAATAGAACTCTCTAAATCTTCAACCCTCTTTTTGTAATAAGCTTTTTTGCTAGTTATTGCTTCGAGCATGCCAAATAGCGTGGATATGCTTAAAGACTTTTGTTCGTTTGATTCGGTCAGTTCATTTACAGTATGTATATACTGTCTTTTCACATCCCAATTTTGAACATATTGTACGATGCAATAAACAACACAGATTAATACAATAATGATTCCAATAGCACCTCCAGGGATATACAATAAAACCTCCACTAGTTAATGTGATTTGAAGTTTTCATAAGAAGAAAAAGGTGACAAAGTATCACCCCATTAATCTTATATATCAAATCTTGTTTAAAAAAAGGCAGAGGCGCGTTAACACCTCCCAAATTAACGCAACTAAATTGAACATTCTTCCAACACCCTTGCCAAGCCGAGCAGCCGAGGAAATTTTGAGAACGGCCCTGAAGTCGAGCGCAGCAAATAGCAAGCGAGCGTAATGGGCCTGAACAAAGTTTCTGTGGCTGCCCGGCTCACCTAATTAGGCCGGGGCGAAACACCCCGTTTAAGCAACTTGCGTTATTTTATTGTAACTATAAATATTGAAACAGAGCAACAATCCTGGCGGCGGGAGGCGTGCACCTAAACTCATCCTGCAACTTCAAATCATTCCACCGATCACCGGTGCAACCGGGGATAGTTAGTCGATTTGGGGAGTTGCAGGGATGGGTTGTGGTGCACGCCTAGCTCCGCCGGATGTGATATCTGCGTATTTATAAATATTCATTTCCGATGAATCATCGGACAAAGCCTTACAATAATAGCGAGAGGGCAGTGCCACTGCCAATCCCGCTCAAAAGCATGACTAAAAATAGATCATCACTAGGAGTTAGTTGAGGTCAAGGAATTCCTGGATCTGAACCATCCGATGATGGACTAGCGAAGCTTAAGGCCCTCCTCGGATAGTTCAGATACAGGAATTCCGTATCGGACTAACTCCAGGGGGTGCTCAGCTTTGGTGGTCAGCATACCCTGACGAAACATCAGGTGTAAAGCTCTCATGCCTTATTTCACATATTAAAGTACAACTAAAGATAGAAAATTATGAGTGATTTAGATCCGGATCGCCCAATTCCCGGAAAAGAGCGTAAGCGCCTTTCTGGGAGATGGGTCGACCGGATCTAAATCATGTAAGAATTTTTATAGCCAAGCATACCAGTGTCGTCACACTCGGACAAAATGACCCACAAGCTGTCAAGCCTGGCGTACGCGTCAGGCGGAGCCAGGCTTGCGTCTTGTGGGTAAATGGTGTCCGAATGTGACTACACGGTATTGGCGTGGCGTCAATATAAATCTTTTTCGCACCGACGAAACGTCGGTATTCATCTTGTACTTTTAATCTTTTTGGCCACTATCAAGCAGCGTTTCAGCCACTTCTTTTTTTATGTCATCAAGAGTTGTCTCTTTGGAATCTGATTTATCTGCATCAGCACCGAAATTAACAGCTATGTCTTTTTGGTCTTCAATGACTAATGGCATTGACTCTTCATATGTGTCGTCATTAACAGTAGTTTCTAATAATGCATTTCCAGCCATTTCCAACAATGACAAGCTTTCATTCGAGCCTTTTATTTTCGCTTGCTCTGATTTCATTGCCAACCCTCTTTTGATTGGTTCCATAATTTCGTCTTCAAACGATTTTGTTGATAGCAGCTCTGAGATGAATATATCTCTGCCGCCTGATTTCATTTTCTTATGAACCAAGTATATCTTGATTCCGAAAAATCCATCAAATTTTAGGCTTTTGCCAGCCTCTCTTTCTTTAATAGCGTGTGCTACATTTAATAAATTCCAATACTTCGCAAGTGAAGACTCTATGCCAATTATTGTATTAATGGACCGTGTCTCGAACCGGTATGGGTTTGGAGCAAGATCGACAACCGGGAAGCATTTTAGCATTCCTAGAGGCTTGCATTTTTTAGATATGAAATCTGGGCACTTCTCATGTGTGCACCCTTTCTGTCCATCAAATAGCCGATCAATCCATAAACGATCACCGTCTGGTGAAAATGTTAATTGTCGCGCATTTGTGCCTTGGCCATGACTTTTACACATTAATCCTTCTGATGTTGAAAACATGGCAAGGCAACTATCCCACATTTCTTCTGGAGTTTTATAAAAGCTCACTAGTTCGATGCGACGCGGCATTTTGTTATTTAAAGTTTTTTCTAACTTCTTTTGGATAGGTTCGTTTAAAATCCACCTTTTAATGACAACTTGTGTTTCTGTTGCTCCCGTACGAGTTGTCTCTGTAATTTCCTTTAACATTCTAAAGAAACCAGCAGCTATAGGGTAATTCTTTTTGTTAGGGCCTTCTCCGGGCGCATAACCTGCAGAAATTTTACCCCTGAATTTTTCAACCATATTGAGAACCCCATCTTGATTATGGGTCAATCCTTTAATCAACATGTCCTCCTTAATTAAAAATCTTCTGTTTGGCTTTGCGGCTTGGTGGCCACATCGCCATTTTCCTGATTGTCAGCGCCAGCTTCGATAACATCATCTTCCGGTTGAATTGTATCATCGCTCATGGCAGCGTCGGCAATGTTCTCCGCGTCACCATCTGATATAACCGTTCCATCGGGCCGTTGTCCTCCACTTGCAATTTCTTTCAATTGCTTCGGCTGGTTGGTTACCGACTTGTCGGTCGGGCTGGCAGGAAAGATTGAATTGACTCTAAGAGATTCCCTGTTGTTATAGTAATCGTCAACAACCTCGACCATTACTTCGGATTTAAGGTTATGATCCTTCTTGAGTTTATAAGAATCGTCCTCTTTTTCGAATACCGGCAGGCAGTTTTCTATCAGCCACTCAGCTGTTGCTTTGATATCATCTTTACCATACAAGGCGACAAGCTGAGGTTTTGATATCCTCGCTATAGCTTCAACCGTTTCCGGTTTTGCCCCGGGCGCAGGTGCCAGTGTTATGTTGTGGAACATTGATGCCCCTTTTGGAACAAGCTGAGTTCCATCAACGACCCTTAATGAGACAGTAAGCATGAGAGCTTTCTTTTTTGAACTCTCATACATGTTAGGAAATGATTTGAATTCATTGTCCTTTTGATAGCCAAATGTCGCAACCTTCATACGGTAACGGCCTGAAATTGCTAAATCAACTCTCTGCTGAGAATCAGCTTTACTGAAACTATCTTCAACAGCGTTTGCACCTTCTTTACCGTGCTTATTAAAGAATTCAAGCACATTCTTCTGACCAGAATCGTCCATTAATTCCTCCGAAAAAGAAATTTAACCACTACATTATAGTTATTACAAAAATAGATTATTAATCACATTAAAATGGAAGGTCATCCTCCATTAACCAGTCTTCGTTACTCATTTGTACCGGGTCGCTTTCGACATCATCATATTTGGCGATTTCCCCTTTTACATCTTCTTTTTTTACAATAATACCATCGAGGTATATAATATTAATTGGGTCAAGAACCCTTTTGTTATGATCTCTGCGCCACATTCCATATTGTATTTTTATCAGATCCATTTCGAGAACAATCTGCACTGGATCAAAAATACTAAATTTATCAAGCAAATCCTGTGGAACTGGATCTGGGTGGAGCTGTTGATACACCTCTTTGTCTGTCGGCATCAGTTTTTTTATCATAAATCTCTGAAGCCAATCTCCCCTTTTATTTGCATTTATATCAAATATGGAATGGTTGCACATAAAGGCTTTTAGCCCAAGTGTTTTGTCGATCATTATATCAAGTATTTTTTCTATGTTACTTTCTATTTTATAAAATGAAATTAAAAAAATACTATACTGCGCTTTAAGGTCATCAGCCTTAACGCATAATTTTTTTCTCAAGAAAAAACCTAAAGCTTCTTCTACCCTTTTGGCCTCCCAGGTTCCCCAATCAATATCATCCTGTCTGTTGATTCGGTTTGCTATTTTGGATATGCTTCCGGACGCCCTCAAGCATTTGAGCGTCTGATTCATTCCCTGGATTTTCGAGTACATCTGAAAGTTTTCTGTCATTACTTGCCTCTATCATATCTTTTAGCCATTCGTTGAATGCGGCAGTTTTCCTATACAGGCTTTTAACCCTGATAAGGCATTTTCTTGCCACCAATGTATTTATTAATTTTGGAAGTCCATGGTTAATAGAGACTCTTGTTGTTCTCATCCTGTCGCTTCTGGCATCTACCATGGCAAGCTGACCTTCCCACACACGTTGTAGATAATCTGCGAATATTTGTTGAATAGTTTTATCTGAAAATTCATCTTCAAGAAGCAAAGAGCTTGGCTCTATGTACTTGATAATATTTTCCATAAATTCCATGTTGCCAAGTTTTTCTTGGCTCCGTTGTTGCTTTGAGTATATATCCAATCCCATATTTCTATGACAATACAGGCGAATTAAAAGATTTACGATAAAATCAACATGTTTTTTTGTAACATATACTTTTTCCCAATCATCCTCTACGGTTGAATAACACATTACCGCAAGTGATTTTGCCATTCTTGCAACCTTTAATCTGGTTTCCTGGTTGATAAGTTGGGTGCTTGAATGAAACATTGAAAGTAGTTTTTTTTGACCTTCATTAATATGGGTCTCTATTCCATTTTCATATTCATATTGATTGGCTTTTCTTGACTTCCCCCACATCAACAAATATCTACATTGAAAAGAAGTGAATTCGGTTGTCGGCTGCCTATAGCTATCTTCTAATTTTTCAGCATCAACATCATCGGCCTTTACTATCCATGCAATGTCGAAGCGAGACAATATTTCATCTTTAAGGCACAGGTTTTTAAGAAAACTCATACCGCTTCCAAATGATGCCGCCTTATCACTTGTCCACGCCCTTGCGTTTGACAGCATTATTTTTGCTGTTCTTGCTGGTGCCTTCTTTTTTATATTAACCATAGATATATCAACAATACCGTCTGATCTTGACCCGGTTAAATCACTGAGCGTATCTGGACTCACCATGTTTAGCTCATCAAATATAACACAACCACCATCATTCATAGGCAATTTGCCCCATGACACTGTGGGCTTTCCTCTTATAAATGCTATACCGCCCATCAACCCTGGTCGGGTTACTGCGCTTGACCCAGAAATCATTTCACCATATTTATAATAATTCATCAAAAACCTACTGATGAGAGTTTTGCAACACCTAGTGTCTCCACCGATAAGAACTTCTACCCAGCCCCGTTTGAGATTTGGAAAAAGCTTTTTATTATCTATCTCTGCCGACGAAAAGAATGCAAGGTCATTTAGCAGAAACATATTTCGCCTTCCGGTAACACCAGCCGCATGAGCAAGCACATCGTACCGCCTGCCAAGACTCATTTCTATTGATTCTTCTGGCAGTGGTCTAAATATTTTTAACATATCATGAACCTCTTGGTCCATGGTAAAATTCTCAACTGAAGTTGCAATAGGCTCTGTTTTATAGATATATAAAACTGCGTGCTGCAATTGTGATGATGACGCCTGTACCCCAGTAAACCTGTAAGATTTGTTTACGTATATATCCATATCTCCAAGAATATACGCATCCATTTCTATTGCAGTGCTTTCGGCAGACCCGTCAGTTACAACACCGTCGTATTCCGACACATCTCTTACCAACCTAACGCGCAATATCTTTTTAGGAGTTGTGGTTCTTATTTTTGCCATCTGGCATGACGGATTTATCCCACACAACTGTTTAAGCACTTTTTCTTTTTGAGCCTTAGTGCACTCAATTAGACTTAACACCTCAGTCGCTGTAACACTCACACAGCCAGGGTATCCGATATATTCTTTAGGAATATCACCTCTTATGAGAAAAAAGTCTGTATAATCCTTTTCTCTGAATTCTGGTATAATAGGAACTTTACATCTTTTGCACGCCCCGTATAGTTTGCAGCTTGGGTCGCCAGTCTGAGGGCAGCTTACAGAAAATTGATCAGGATATTGGTACGCGCTGTCATTAAATTCACCAACGGCGGCAACTACTTCAAGCTCCCGTGACTCGTCTGATGAATAATACTTAGTCATGCGGCTTTCCTGCAATGTGACTTTGTAGAGGGTTTTTTGTACCCTGTTAAGATTTTCAGTATATGCATCTGTGTTTTTAATTAATCCCAGAAATTTTTTTACCGCTTCTTCTCCGAATCCGTTTTTGTGCATGAAATCAGTGAAGTCTGTTTCATCTCGTTTCATTTTCTTCTTGCCTTTTGCATTGACAACTTCATGCTCCAGGGTCGGATCAATCCCGAACGGATTGATTGAAGATTGGTCCAGGTTGATTATTTTAATCTGTTTCGCAAATGGATACAGCGATTTCGCCAGCTTCAGCGCTCCTGTTTTTCCAGTATCATCGGCGTCCAGGCAGATAACAATCTCCTTATCGGTGAAGAGCTGCTTTGCCCTTTCCCGACCAAACACCTTTACTACATCAGTATTTCGCTCTGCCCCCATGGTTACAGCATTCTTGAAACCAAAACCGATGGCACAGTATGTATCCGGTTCTCCGCCGAAGAAGACGAGGGTGTTGTTGGTGAAATTAACCATCGGCGTAGGGCATATCTCCCGCCCTTTATGCCTGAACTGCCATTTGAAACGCCTATCCTTATTGAACGGGTCATACACCTTCATATTGAGAAGATCGCCGTCGGCGTTAATGATTGGGAAGACGATCCTGCGCCGTTCATCGAGGCCGATACGGAGCGATTTAATCATGGCCTCATCTATTTTCCGGTTATCCTCCAGGTACTTCATTCGATCTTCATCTTTCAGGAGTCGGTCAACACAATCATCCAACTCTTTCATTGGAATGGCTGCGGTATCCTTCGCCATAGCAACCAGCTCATCGCGGAGTACGTAGTTGCCCTGGCCCTTTTCTTTCCTTAACGCTTCGAGTTTAGCATAGAACTTTTTTAAATCCTCATAATACTCAAAACACTTAGGATCATCAAAACTTTCTGCGAAAGGAACGGCATAACTTGATTTAGTCATTTCGAGGAAATCAATTATGAAGTCATGGTAGTGGTCACCGTAATGGCCGCCTTTGATATAGTCAGTCCAGTAGGATTGGAAGTTGCCTTTGATGTCGCAGGTATGGCATCTCCATTGGCCGGTTCTTTCATTTAACGACAAAGAGGCGTGAGAGTCTACACCGCCGGTGTGGCCAGATTCATTCCAGCAGTGAAAATTCTTGTTACCGCCTTCCCTCCAGCCAAGGCGTTTGTACAAGTCGCGGTACTGACCTTCCATCAGCATGTCTGCTGAGGCAAATAATGTTTTTAATTGAGCTTTGCTTAGCTTGTACTTGGAAGGCAAATTTATCAACTCCTTGTTTTAAATAATGTTATTTTTTTATTGTGTAGGCAAATTATATATTATAATTAAGACTGGGGCTGCAGTCTGTTAAGGGTAAAAGTTCTTATAAAAGTCCATTATTTTAATTGATGGAAGCAGTCACTTAGAAACTTTTTCCAAATACACAGTTTAAATAAAAAAAAAGAAGCTCTAATCAGGGAAGATAAGAGCTTCTTTTTTTTATCGCTAGTCTTCGGGAGTGATGTCGCTGAGGTTTGGCCCGGAATTGCCGTCAAGTGCCTCAGTTTCTTCATCACATTTCTTATCACCAACCCTTTGCTGCTTCATCATGGTTGGTTTAACTTCAATGTTGCCACTTCGTTTTTTATCGACTACAAATGTGCCGATACATTGCTCTTTAATAAAAAAACCGACTTCGGAACGATTGCCAAAACCGGGCACCTCTCTGATGTCCAACTGTATTCCGTTGGACATTACATGTGAGTAGACAGCAGTACCAACTTGATTACTCATAAGCCACCCTTTTTTAGAGATTAAAAATTTAACGTACTAAACAAATTAAAGCGTGGAGACATGAATGTCAACACATAAATGTAGTGTTTAAATTTACATAGAGAGAAAAAAAATTTCTTCTCCAGACTAATTTAAGCGCTTCGATATCTACCAATTGTACTTACGGTTGATGGTATCCACAAGGCGTTGTGGCACTATATATTGTGGCCCTTTATATAAATCATCCAACTTAATATTTTACCCTTCTATTTCCAGCCCTAAGAGGCCCATATTTTTTATCATTTTTATTAACACCTCCGCATTCCCTACAGAATCGTCGACGGGATTATGGGTATGCTTCGTTTCTCGCATCTTTTTGAACCCACGATTCTTCATATTCAATTTTATACCCCTGAAGATGTCCTGTAGATTTCTCGAGGTCCACCCAAACGGATCTTTGCCGAGAAAATGCATGAAGTACCAGTGGGTGAACATGAAATCAAAACCGTTGTTATCGGAAAAGAACATCGGTCTGGTGTTCTCTTTATTATTTTCATTTACCCATTCATTAAATAAGCACATTGCTTGGTCCGGGTTGTGATGGAAGTTTTTAGTCTCTTCTCTCGTTTTTCCAATTGATGACAGTGCTGATAGATTAAATCTATCTGTCATTGGTTTTATATCGACATAAAAAGTATTATCAAGATTCTCTGTGAGCTTAACAGCACCAATTTCTATCATGCTGTAATCCCCGGGTATAGGGCCGTCTGTCTCGATATCAACCATAAAGGCACTCATTGCTTATTCCTCACACCATCAACAACGGACTTCTTATCTCGCTTCCGCTCTTCTTCAATTTTTTTACGATCATCACTGTTGACAGCAACAGGGAACAGTTTGTCACATTCATTGCATATAACTTTATTGCAATCATCGTTAATACAAAAGAAATGATCACACTCTTTTTTTCCATTTGTGAGCATATCGGTAATATAATCGACACAAACATCTATCCCAATTGCATTATCCAGTTTGGGAACTATTTTATCCAGCAGCCTTAAGAGTTCAGCCATCTGGATATCACTGGCATTTTCATCATATAATATAATTGCCTTCTTTGACATTTAATTTTTATTTTCCTTTGGGTAAAAAGTGAGCCCAGAATTGATAATTTCACTGGTTGCTTTTTTAAATTTCCCCAAACAGTGAACACACATATAGCACTCTGGTTTGATTTCAGGATCAAGCATTAAAGATGATTCAAGTACATGTTCACCATTATTGTTTCCGGGGCATTTGTTTTTATTATCGAGCAAATCTATAAAAGTTACACCTATTGGCATAATCTTTTTAGACAGTTTTTTTGCAACTATTTCAACTGTTTTATACACAGAGGCCCACTCTTCTTTTTTAAGGCTAAGTACCGATTGGATCACTACTGCCGGATTGCTCATTTTCTCAGCATATTTTAATAATTCATTGCCCATATTGCCCTCCGTATAGATAAAAAATGTGAGGGGCAGAGCGCCCCTCACGAACCTCACAAACATAAAACCAGTTACCATCTTATACGTAGAAAATAGAATGATAGCATGGTTTCCCCCTTTCTATTGAGGATCGGCTAAAATTGCCCCATCCTCCCGAATTGTTTCTTCATTGGCCGCATCAGGGTTGCGCCATCTGTTTTGGCTTTTTTTCTTGTTCCGCCTGTCTTCGAACCACACTTGCTGTATAACCGCGGAACATACCATGGAACCTTTATAATTGGTTACAAGAAATTTTTCCCCACCTTCCATAGTAACAATGATGGAGCATCCGCTTTTTAATACTATTACTGAATCAATGTACCCCGGCCCTTTGCCAAAATCCACTATATTCAATCTCCCAAATACCTGAAACCACTTGCCCTTAACGTGCCTGGCGGGTTCTGCGCAGGATGTATTTATCCTTAGCAACACAGAGCTGCTTTGATGGTCGGTATGCATGAGTACATACCTTTCGATGCTTGGCGAGATGCCAGCAAACGCATTTAATATTATGTTGTCTTGCACAACTGGAGTGTCGTCCTTGCTAACTTCTAATCTACAAGCTTTACACCTTTCTTCTGGGTTGCTTCCTAACTGTCCCAAAAAAATATGTAGGCCGCCCTGGGTATTAACCTGTATACCCTCATGAAGTTGGCCGTGGACGAAGGTAAAACATTTCATATATGCTCCTTTACACGAAAAGGTTGTGAAAACAGTTAATTGGGAAATAACATCTTCTGTAATTGTTATGTCAGATTTTTTGCAATAATCACATTAGGCGTTTGTCGCAATCACACATTAATGTTATATTATCTATATACCCTCGTTTTCATTTTCCTAATCAAGGTTGCCGTCGATGCCGACAAAAGAACAGAATGTTCTTCGCAGATTATCAGAGATGGAAGCTGATGCAAGAAATAACACATTGATGAACGTTACTGTGGCAGATACGGTAAAGACAATTCTTCATTCGGTTGAAGATGATGATATTAAATTGAGAGTGAATAAGGTATGGATCGATAAAAAATATGACAATTCCGATATCTCAGCCCAAAAATCAGTAAGAAACAAAGGCAGAATATGGGCAAATGATCTCAGAGCAGATCTTTCAATAATTGACAAAGCAACCGGCAAAGTGGTTGATAATGTCCCCAGTATTAAAGTTACTACTATTCCAAAAATCACAGACCGTGGAACCTATCTAATAAAAGGTAATGAATATCAGTTCACAAAACAATCTCGGCTAAAACCGGGAGTATATACCAAACAGCAAGCAAATGGTGAGATCAGCTCTTTTTTTAATGTTGACAAAACAATTGATTTTGACAGAGGGTTCAACAATAACTTTAAAATAAATTTCATTCCGGAGCGAAAAACTTTTACTATGGGATATGGTAGTAAGAATATCCCTCTTATAAATGCACTCAAGGCCGTTGGTGTCACTAGGAATGAGCTTGTAGAACGATGGGGGGAACAGGTCTATGAGGCTAATGCTAAAGCGTATGATAAGCATGAGACCAGAGATCAGAACAAATTATATGAGGCAATTTTCGGAAAGCAACCAGATACAGGGTTAAATCCGGAAAATATCAGAAAAGAAATTAAAGAAAGGCTTTTTGACACCGGGCTCGATTCTGAAACTACAAAAATTACCCTTGGCAAATCATATAAAAATGTAAATAAAGACGCCTTGCTCGATGCGTCAAAAAAGATTATAGATATCCATGCTGGAAAGATAGAAGGTGATGATCGTGAAGCCCTTGTGTTCAAATCTTTCTTCGATGTGGAAGATCATATCAGGGAAAAGCTTGTAAAAAATAGTAAGAAGATTATAAACAACATAAAGTACAAACTTAAGAAAAATAAAACCATTAATAAATCAATCAGCTCACAAGTCTTTGACCCATTCGTTGTCGGCGTCCTCACCAACAGCCAGCTTTCAAATCCACCAAACCAGACCAACCTCATGTCTATTATTGGTGAAAGTAATAAATATACTGTTATGGGGGAGGGTGGCATAGGAACCTCAAATGCTATTACAAATGAAACGCGCCAGATTTCTAATAGCGAGGCCGGATATTTTGATCCGCTTCATACTCCAGAAGGCCCTGGGATAGGAATTGCTGTTCACAATACAATGGATGCTGTTAAGGTCGGAACTGATATTTATTCAAAATATCTCACCACTAATGGTGAGAAGATTTTGTTGAAGCCTACAGAAACATGGGACAAGAATATAGCATTTCCTGATGAATATGATTTATCAAAGCAAAAACCGAAAGCAAAATCAAGAAAAGTAAAGGTAATTAGAAAAGGTAAGCTCGCCGAAATGGCAGCTTCAAAGGTTGATGCTATTATTTCAAGCCCAGTCGGACTATTTGACACTTCAGCTAATTCTATACCATTTCTTAATTCTATTCAAGGGAACCGTGGCCTTACCGCCTCCAAAATGCAGGAACAGGCACTTCCTTTAAAAGATCGGGAAAAACCCTTGTTTAACATTGTTGATGAGAAGGGTAATAGTATAAATAAAATTCTTGCAGGATCAATGGCGTTGCCAAAATCTTCTGTTGATGGCGAGGTGACAAAGGTAACATCTGAAAATATAACTGTTACTGATAAAAATGGAGAAAAGCATAGGACGCAACTTTATAATAATTTCTCTATGAATGCAGAAAGCTTTTTGCATAATACCCCAGTTGTAAAAGAGGGTGACTCTATTAAAAAAGGTGGCCTACTTGCTGATAATAATTTTACAAAAAATGGCCAAGTCGCAATTGGTGCGAATCTCAGGACTGCCTATTTGCCATACAAAGGATATAACTACGAAGACTCGGCAATTATGTCGGAAAGCGGCGCTAAAAAACTCACATCTGAGCATATGTACGATTTCAAAACCAAGAGATCATCAAAGGGTGTTTTCTCAAGAGAAAAGTTCAAAGCGTATTATCCGGAAGAGTTGAGCGCAAAACAGGGTCGCAAACTCGATAAGGATGGCGTGGTTAAAATTGATCAAAAGGTCGATCGTGATGATGTATTAATTGCTCATATGGAGCATAAACCACCGACGGCAGATGATATTGCGCTTGGGCGTCTTGACAAACAGCTTAAGAGGGACATGTCGAACAATGCTCTCAAATGGAATAAGGATGTTGTTGGCACCGTTATAAATGTCGAGAAATCGGGGAACAGCGTCGTCGTCAGTGTTAAAACAGATGAGCAGCTTAAAGTCGCTGATAAGATATCCGGGCTTCATGGCAACAAGCACATTATATCAAAGATAGTTCCAGATAGTGAAATGCCTTTCAACCCTGAGACTGGTAAGCATATAGAGCTTACCATGAATCCGATCGGTGTATCAAATAGGATTAACACCTCTCAACTTCTTGAAAATGCTGCTGGCAAAATTGCAGCGAAGACCGGTGAGCAATACAAGATTCACAATTTTTCAGGTGATGACAACTCTAAAAAAATGATGACTGATCTCAAAAAAGCAGGTCTGTCTGATAAAGACATTCTGGTTGACCCGGAAACAGGAAAGCCGCTTCTGAACCCTGTTGCCAATGGTGTGTCAAATATACTCAAGCTGGAACATGTTGTAGACCATAAATTTTCTGCACGATACAAAGAAGGGTATGATGCAAATGAGCAACCGGTCACCGGGGGCAAGACTGGTGGTAAGAATCTCGGCCGAATGGAAATGTCTGCAATGCTTGCTCGCGGCGCCAATGAGAATCTTCGTGAGATGTTTGAAATTAAGGGCCAAAAGAATGATGAATTCTGGAGAGCAATGGAGACAGGCCAGAGCTTGCCACCACCGAAAAAAGCGTTCGTCTGGGATAAAATGCTTGCCATGATGGCTGGTGCCGGCATCGATGTCGAGCAGAAAGGTAAGACGTTTGCTTTAAGACCAATGACTGATGCTGAAATTGTTGAGCGATCCCGGGGCGAGTTAAAACGGCCAGATTTGACATATCGAAAGAAAGATCTTGCCCCTATGAAGGAGGGTTTGTTTGATCCGGTTAAAGCAGGCGGATTGTTCGGAGATCACTACACTCATTTTAAACTTTCAGAAAAGGTGCTCAATCCTATAACTGCACCTGCAGCAGCTGCACTAATTGGCCTTCCGGTAAGTAAAATGAATGAAGTCATTTCTGGTAAAAAGTTTGTAAATAAAATAACCGGCGAAATTGTTAAACCAGGTGCACAGAGTGCCATATCGGGAAGTCCTGCAATAGAACTATTGCTTGGGCGAGTAAAGGTTAACAAAGAATTGGCAAATACTCAAGATATGGCAAAACGTATTACTAATCCATCAGAGTTGAATAAAGCCCATCGTAAGATCCGGTATCTTAAATCGCTTCAAGAAAACAAAATGAAACCTACCGATTATATGGTGTCCAATATGCTTGTAACACCATCGAAGTATAGGCCGGTTGTTACTATGGGTACAGACAATACGGTCATTCTTTCGGATATAAATGATTTATATCAACAGACATCACGGACAAGCAGTGCGCTTAAAGACCTTAAGGAACAAACAAAGGGTATTGGAAGTGAAGATATTGAGAACCTTCAGCTTGCTGAAATCAGGGGTGCACTTTATGCTGATGTGAAGGCTGTTTCCGGCCTTGCAGAGCCAACTTCATATTTACATAGAGTAAGGAATAAAAAAGGATTCATTACTCAGATAGATGGTGGCAAAACGAAACAAACGAAAGAGGGATTTTTCCAGGATAAGGTTTTGGAGCGTAGGCAGGATCTTGTCGGCAGATCAACTATTATTCTAAATCCGAAGCTTGGTGGTGACGAAATCGGCATTCCGAAAGATATGGCTAGTCAGATATTTCAGCCATTTATTATGCAGAAAATGGTAAGTTGGGGATATAAACCATTAGAAGCTCAGAAGCATATAAAAGACAATAGTCCGATATTTGATAGGGCAAGGCAGGTGGTGGCTGATGAGAGGTTAGTGATAGCGAATCGCGCCCCGAGCCTTCATCGATGGAATATGACGGCATTTAAGCCGAAGCTAACTGATGGAAAATCTATAGAAGTACCATCTGTTGTAGTAAGTAAAAATTTTGGAGGAGACATAGATGGCGATACGTTCCAAATTCATACCCCAGTAGGTAAAAAAGCTTTAAGAGAAGCTGAGACAATGAAACCTTCGGCATCAATGTTGAAAACAGGGTATGATTCTGTGCTTAACACACCAAGTATGGAGTTGGTAGCTGGTGCGTGGTTGGCGTCTAAAGGTAAAGGTGGTAAGAGTACCGGTTTCAAATTTAAAAACCTTGACGAAGCTAGATACTCTTTTAATAACCACCATTTTACTTATGGCGATACCGTTGAGATTAATAGTACCAAAGCACCATTTGGTATACACGAAATAAACTCAGCTGCACCTGATGATGAAAAGCGTTGGGGTGTCGAACTTAACACTAATAATGTTGAAAGTTGGATAAAAGATGTCACCAAAAAACATAACGGCAAAATTGCTCTCGGTCTCGCTGATAAAATAAAAAAGGTTGGAGAAAATTATGTTACGCAGTATGGATTTACACTTGGTGTGTCTGACACTATTGTAGATGATTCAATAAGAAAACCAATTATCCAAGAAGCAAAAGCAAAAGCAATTCCAGGCCATGATGATAGTGTTGTTAGGGCGTATTTACAGGCAAAAGAAAAGGGACAAAAGGCTCTTAAGAAAAAATATGGAGAGAACACTATGCTCGGCATCGGAATATCTTCCGGAGCCGGAAAAGGAATTGGGAACATGACGGCAATTACATTTATGCCAGGAATAGTAACCGACGCAAATGACAGGCCGATTCCAATTCCTATTGAGAAATCCTATTCTGAGGGTCTTGGTACTTTTGATTATTGGGCCGCTGCTCATGGAGCCAGGGGTGGCAATATCAAGAAATCGGTATCATCATTCAAACCTGGTTGGTTAACAAAAGACTTAATGAACTCGATTTATGATACCAGAATATACAGCGATGACCCTGTTGACACAGATGGCCTTGAATATGATGTAAATGATAAAAAGGCTGTAATGAATAGATATCTTGCCCGCGATGTGAAAGATACTGGTGGAAAAATAGTTGCCAAGAGAAATGAGCTGGTTGCCAGTGATGTTATCAACAAAATGAATCAGCATAAAATTAAAAAAGCATATATCCAGTCGCCTCTTACTGACCCAAGCCCTGGTGATGGGTTTTCAAGCTGGTCATATGGAACAGACTACGAGGGTAATAGGCATAATATCGGCGATAACATAGGTGTCATATCCGCACACACGTTGACCGAGCCGTCTCTTAATCTTGCAATGAAGGCGTTTCATACTGGTGGTGCGCTTGAGGTCGGGAAGAAATCTGCTGGTACTAAATTTGATGTGCTCGATAGAACACTTCGTTTTACTAAAAACATCCCGGACAAAGCAACACTTTCCAGCATGGATGGTTTTGTTAAAACGACTTCAAAGTCTCCTATCGGCGGCTGGGACGTTGTTCTATCTAATGGCGCGAAAGATGAGTCAAGGTACGTTGATACAAATAACGATCTTCTTGTAAAAAAAGGCGACAAGGTAAGAAGCGGAGACAAAATATCTTCCGGAACTACAAGCGCTCATGATATACTTAAATACAAAGGTATGAAAGAAACGCAGAGGTTCCTTGTAAATCAGATAAGCGAAATCAATGAAGGGAAGCTTGACAGAAGAGATATTGAAACTATTGTGAGAGGCATTACAAACACTACTAGGGTTATTGATCCTGGATCGAGCAATTATACACCACATGATGTTGCACAATTGTCGTCAATAGAGTATTATAATAACAACAATGAAAAGGAAGAAGATATCGAGAACGCAGAAGGGGACCATCTTGCCCAGGATTACGGCAGTTATAAAAAACATCAGAAAATAGATTTCCAGACAATGAACAATCTTGGCAAACAAGGAAATAAACGTATAAAAGTTTTTAAAGATAGAATTAAACACGAGCCATTCCTGACTCCAGCAGGTATCAGTGCAAAAGCTCAATCTTCAGAGGATTGGGTTGCGCGACTTGCTCACAATCGGATAAAGAAAGTTCTGGAAGAGGGTACGACCCAGGGATGGAAAACCACGATTGACCCTATAAGGGGCCATCCCATTCCGGCCTATGTGACAGGAGAATACTCATGGTAGAAAAAATATCAATTGACTTATCATCAATTTTAAAATCCGGCAAGACTGTTGGGGATATTTTAGTTAAGCACCCATATTATACATTTGGTGGTCTTGGTGTCGCACTTGGAACATATGGCGGTATAAAAGAATATAAAAAAGAGATTGAGTTTAAGGCTCCCAGATTAAAATCGGGAGAAACTAAGAGTGACGATTCTTATAAGATGAGAGTAATAAGAAGTCACAAAATACAGCAGAGAGAATTCGATAAAAGTAAACCTACTAAAATTTTGTCAAAAGTTCTTGCTAATATTGGTCTTGGTTTATACACTGGTTATCAGGCTGAGAAAATTAATGAATCTCATGAAGAAGCCTTGAATGAAGCGAGAAGATATACTAAAAGAGCTAGGGAGAATTTTAGGGAGCAGTATACTAAAAGAGCTAGGGAGCATTTTAGGGAGCAGACTAGAAGGCGTAGTGAAGAATCTAAAAATACTTTCAGAAGTGGGTATAATAGGAGCCGTAGTACCACCCCAGGTACAAGTTCAACAACAAATACCGCTGGTAAAAAGTTTAGCGAAACATTAAAGGGTTTTAAGACAAAGACGGAAGCTACATCGGCGTTTAGAAATGCGGCTAAAAAATACCATCCTGACAAGGGCGGTAAGGCTGAAGATTTTTATTCTGTAAAAACAATATGGGACGCATTTAAAAATTCGGCTGGGTTTAATAAGTTATCATATTACAAGGCGTTCCTTGATGAACTTGAAAAAATATCAGGTTGTAAAATTCCACCACAATACTTATCAAAACAAAAGACAAAACCGAAAAAAGCAAAAAAGAGTCCGAATTGACCCAGGCGAAAAATATGGTTATAGTTATAGCTAAAAAAATAACCGGAAAAGGAATGCAGCTCCTTTCCCGGCTAAATTACACTTCGTTAAGCAATATCTGACCTGTTTTGGGAAGAAGCACCATACTTTGTTTAGTCTCTTCATTCATTACTGGAGGTTTTTTTAATACTGATAATGCAGTTTTTGGGCTATGTACACTCTTCGCTTTCTTAACAATAAACTTCCGCCTTTCTTCGGAATCCATTTCGTAATATTCATCTTCATAACTTTTGTCATCAAGGTCATGATTTGCAATTGCAAACGGATCCATGTGAAATTCATGCGGATACCATATATGGGTTTGATTAGGATTAAGATCGATAACATAGTGTTCGCTTTTCTTTATACCAGCAAGATGAACAAACGCCGGTGCCATCACTCTTTGATTTGATATATAATCCAAGGCATTTTTGCAAGTTCTACATTTTTCAAACGCATCTCTTAATATAAAGGCAACCGGCTTTCCACCTACGTCAAAACTATTATCAATGGCGTTCATATTAATTGAGGCGCTAAATCTTCCTTTTGCCACACCTGATATTACCCCCGAAAACCCGGGCCACGTTATTGTTTTGAAATCACCAGCAAGGGCATTTTTATAATTTAATATTACAGTGCCCTCTTCCAACCTTTCAAGAGGCCAGTCCATATTTCTCATATGGATCATACCGTGCATTGTTGTATATTTTACACACGACGTGCACCATGAAAAGTTTATATCTTGTAGGTTAGCAGCCGCGCTAAATACCTCATAAGCGGCATTAGCAATATACAGCCATTCATCAATGTCTGTAATCATTTGCCAATATTTTATCTCCTTCCTATATTTATTTGGGATGTTGAAGAAGTTAAATTTGCTTAATATTTTTAATAAAGGCGTTTTAAAAAAACCTCCTGAAGATTTTTTGAAACTGTCTATGAGCATTTCTGACACATTGACCATGTCAGGCCCATCTTCCATATCTACAAACCTTAATAGATTGTTTTCACTGAGATCTATTTCATATTCTTTTCTCATAATATTCTCCTTTTATGTTATAATTAATAGTATCATAGCAGTTATACCATATTATTTGGTTTTTTAACATGAGGAATTTATATTTCTTATGGAGGTATAAATGGCTTGGCCCACAACAAAATCCATTCCCGAGTGGGGAAAGCGAGATACTGACCCTAAAACTGTTGGTGCAGTTGCAGGGGCTGGTGTTTTTGGTGCAACTCACATTGATTTAAGACCAAAAGTTGATATTAAAAAAGCTCCATATCTTGGTGAAACATGGGAATCTGCCAAAAAACATATTAAGCCTGGTGACATACTTGTTGGTGGAACAAAAACAGCTCCACAAGCATATGTTAGTGAATTAAAAGATTTTAGAAAAATATTTAAACGAGCAAGAGCTCAAGGAAAGTCTATAAAAGACGCTGTTAATATAGCCAGAAAACGGGTTGATATAGCAAGTTTGGCTTCTAAACTAGGCGAACCCACCCTTTCTCATACTGCTGTTTTTGCAACCCCTACAAAAACAGCTTATGGCGGCGGCTGGTATCAGCATGCATCTGAAGATATCCCATTAAATAGAAGAGCGCTTGGTATAGAAAGAAGAGCCCATAGGACATCTCATTATGTCATTATGAGACCAAGGGAAGGGATGAGTCCTTTAAGAGAGATTTATCGCAGGCAAGGTGCTCGAAAAGCAGTTGCCCAAGCAGGTAGAATGGCTGGAGAGGCAAAGGATTATAAAACACTTGGGAGTATTAAAGAAACTATGCTTGATTGGTTAACACCAAAACTTAGAAGCACTGAAAGAATAAAAAGTAGGGCTTTAAGAGCGGCAGAAATGTGTACTCCTGGAGGGTGGTGCTCAGTTACCGGCGCCCTCGGAACTGAAAAAACAATAGGTGGTAAGGTTGGAACAAAAGTTCTACCAAAAGATTATTTAAGATCTCATGGCTTTAGAGTTGTTGGTAAAATTGGAAAAGGACATATGACTTTAGCCCAAAAAGCATTGTTTGCTGCTCCAAGATTAGCTGTAAGAGGAGTGGTGGCCGGTGCGGTCGGTGTTGGTGCTTATCATACTGCTAAAATGTTTCAAAAAAGAAATCTTACTAGAAGTCTAAAAAATCAACCATTTGAAATAGAAAAAAAATCAGCATATGAAGAAGCCTACCAGGCGGCATTTAATGATGAGTTAGAAAAAATATCAGGTTGTAAATCTCATTAGCAAAGTAAGGCCAAAAAAAGCAAAAAAAATGTCTTACTAGAGGATTTTATGATTAATCTCGATATTTCTATGGGCGACTACCTTCTCGGAGGTCGCTTCAAAAACCAGCGCATGACGGTTAAAAGTATTGGTACTGATGAGCTTGGTCAACCGACTGTTAATAAGAAGAAGCTGCTCGCTTTCCGCATAGAAAAAAAGATGCCGGAAGATAAGCATAGTGGAAAGACAAAAAGAGAAAAAGCTGAAATAAATAAAGAGTCTAGTTTTAAAGATATTTATAGTGCAGCGTTTTATGATGAGATTGATAAGATCGCAAAGTATAACGGTACATATAAAGATCTCAATAAGCACCGAGTTCCTCTTAAGCCAGAAGAACGGGCTTTGGTTATGGCGAGAAAAGCCGTCTGGCATCATGGTCCAAATGGTGAAGAGACCCCTGCTGTATGGAAGTCGGTTGATAAGAAGAAAAAGAAAACGTATTACGTAACAAATACCCACAGAGCAATGGGTGTTTTATCATCATTGCCTGCAGCAATAAATAGATATCACAAATTTATAAAAGGTACTGCATAATGGAAAAAGTATCACTTAGAAGATTAAGATATGCATTAAGGGGTGATGCGCAAGGGCAGTATCTTAAAGCTCTTGGGGTAAGAATTGGGGAGTATGCAGAACGCTATGTTATTAAAGGTATACCAGGTCGAAACGTTACTGATAAAATTTTTGCTATGCCAATTGGTTCTACTAGGCGTTATAAAAAATACTTTTTCGATAAAGGTAAATTGTGGAAATCGAAAGGTGTTTTTCAATCGAAAGCCCCTTCATACGGCGATCCACGGCGCACTCCTCATGCTGATTTTGATGTTAATCCAATTATAAGCACTAAAGCGCTTAAGGCTATTGCGGCTGCCACTACCGCTGGGGCTTTATCAATTGGTGCTCTCGGTGTAAAAATATTAAAACGTAATAAGAAAGAAAAGAGCATTGCGTAATGATGGGAAGTCCTACAGATACTGTATCATACACACCGGTACCGTGTATATGCAGTGGAATAATCACCAGCAAACTAACTGATACTGAAACGTATGAGGTTTCAGTTTATGAGTCTCCTTTAGGAGAGCTCAATGGTCCGGTATATTGCACACTGATATACTCCCCAGGCCAGGATGGCGATTACAAGCAGGGTGATCGCGTTAAGCTGATGGTTTGTTTCACATTTGGTGGTGCTGAGAATAAATTTATTGATGTTGCCACCGGTATGAACAATTATATCATGGGTGTTTTTAATGAGCGGTCGCTTGCAAATATTAAAGTAGAAAATCCTATCACAGCAGAGGTTGCTGATGCAATCAGATTTGTAAATAAAAAGAGTGGCGCTGGGATTGTAGCAACTGACAACGGACAGCTTGTTATGGCAACTAGTGGTGTTATCAATTCATTTCTCAAACCATTTGGTTATGGGGTTCATGAGAATCTCAGCCATACTTTTGCTCAGAATTATCACAGAATAATATCTCACAATCCACCTTTCTATTTTGCCAGAGAATACTTTGGAATGTATTCTGGCTCTGACATCAATGATAAGGCCAGCAGAATAAGCGAAGAAGATCACCTGATAACTTACAGGCGTTTTGTTACCCAGACGAGGTCCCCCGATAATTGGGTATCGTCGTGTGAAGGAACATTCGCCCCGTGGGTAGGTGCGAATATAGACAGTGAAGAGATTAATAAGGGTAAGGATGTCCTGTTCTCAAAAGCAATAAATTTCGGAGATTCGAGAACAACTATTGAGGTCGGTCAGCCTGGAGAATCGTTTGTTAATATCAGGGTAGACGATGTTACGATAAGTGAGAAAAATGTTCCAGTATCTCCAGGAGCAACACCAGCTATTATGGGGAACCGGTTTAAAATGCAGATCAGCGACAAGGGCGAGCTTGACCTTAGAATAGCCGGATCGGGAACTCCGATTAAAAATCTTAATGCGTTCCATATGAGCGTAGATAGTAATGGAAATCTCACCATCCATTCTAAAGGAAAAATATCATTATCCCATGGCGATAATGACGAAGATAATAATTCAATAGTGATGGACCCGGCCAAGGGGATAGATATCACCGCGCTTAATGGGCTGAGAGTAAACGGCCAGGAAATTCTATTAAAAGCCTGGATGGACTTCTTCAATAAATACCAGGCACAATGGTGCCAAGTAACCTCAATAGGTGGGCCAGCGCCAATCCACCCTGCGATTGTACCGGATTTTACTGCCGGTATACAGAAATTCGGTAAAGACGGTGGGTTTACATCAACTGGCAAAGACGCTCCAGCCAAAGGGGTTATACAGGACTCTGATAATTTCGAGTCGGTATAATTTACTTAAAAAGTTTAATTGAGTTTTTAAATATATTAACTAATTGTGGTGACATATTAAATCTTTTTGTATTTATTTCTATACTTTTGTTAATATCACCATTATCATGTCTAAGTGAAGAACTTTTCCAGTCAGAAAAAAGCTCTATTAGATCAACAAGGTTCATCCCATCAATCCCATTTGAAAAATGTTCGGGATGATGACGATTGTTTTTATAATGATGATCAAGGGCGACGCTCATTCCCTTTAGAAACTCTTTATATTCGTCACTTCCATAAGTACTATTTTTGAGCCTAGGTGTATATTCAACAAATATTGAGAACTCCGGCTCCTCCAGTTTTGAACCATCATGCTCCTTTGCCCTCATAATAATCTGCTGCATTATGTTTTCAAGGAACATGCGAACATTGTTGATGTGCTCCTTGGTTTCTTGTCTGGTGTGCTCTTCAGGACTTAACTCCATACAAACCCCTTATCAATAGTTAAAAAAAAATGATGGGAATTGTTGTACCAATTGCTTATTTTTAAAATATAAGTTTTAGGTTTCCGTTATCACAGATATTTTTTAAGATATATCGAATTGGCAATTTGAAATCCGTTGAATTATATTGTATAATATATCAAAGGTTATCATGCCAATAATTAGACGAACACAATCTGTGCTTGGTAATTCTATAGTCGGTGATATTGAAAAGTTTCTTAACGACAACGCTGTTGCTATAGAAAATGATACCAACATTACCCCGGAAGATGGGGCAAAGGCTATTGCCCATGCTATTGCTTATGGAATAGCGAAGGCTTTGGCCGACACTGGTGTCCAATCGGCATTTGCTGCTGGGATATGTCCCCCTGCTGGAGGTCCGGTTGGCAATCTTATATACACTCCTTTAAGCAATATTGCCGGAGAGTCATAATGCCACAAAAAAGATTTTCAGTGTCTACACTGGGCAAATACCTTGAACCTAAAATAGAAAAGTTCCTGATAGATAATATTAATCATATGAAAAAACAAAACAAATCAGTATATCAGGATGGTTCTGAAATGATTGCTAACGCAATTGCCTATGGTGTTTCCCTTGCCCTATCAAGTTCTATAATGCAATCAGCCTTTGCTGTTGGAATAGCCCCGCCGCCAGTTCCACCATCAACTGTTACTGTTGGCGGTCCTCTTGGCCAGTGGATGTATGGAGTCCTGAAACCAAATATAATAGAAACATAAAAAAAAGGAAATAAAAATGATTACAGTAAACGAATCCGTTATAGAAAAGTTGTCATTTGAAAAGGTAGGAGAATATGAGCTACCTAAAAATATTTCCGAATGGGATCAGGAGATACTGGATCAGTTTTTCGAGCAAATAAGTTACCTTCCGAAAGAATTCGGTGTTGATGTAATAGTTAAAAGCGTCAATGAAAATGAGGGATACGCAAAAGGTAGCGTTGTTGTGTGGTACCAGGAAAAACAGATAAATTTTCCTGTTATTGTGAACAATTTTAAATTAAGCCCTTTTGATGTATTTGTACATAAGGATGGTGATAAAACAAAATACGTATCAGCAAATTTGAGAAATATAAAAAAGATTCTTTCATCTGAAGAATTGGGCGTCCCAAAAAGAAAATACCCCAAAGGGGCTTTTGAAGCAATCAAGCCGGTTGGCGGCATATATCCAAAAACGGCTGTTAACGCCAACGATGTTCCAGACTTGGGTGAATATCCTCAATTTGCAAAAATGTCCGCATGGCCACTTTTGGCTCATCAGGACGATATTGAAAAACTTGCCGTTCAAATGGAGGCTGAGGAAAATGTAGGTAAGAATTTTGTAGACAATACTGGCGACCTCATTGGTAATATTATAGAACTCAATCGGCATAACAGAATTGTAGGCGACGATCATAAAGAAGGTATCCTAGATACTTATAAAGTAGTTAAGGCGAAGCGGGTTCTTACCGTTCTTGATTCACAATTCATTGATGTTAATCAACTCAAACCTATGGTTGCTCCGGTTGTGTGTGAGTTGAGGATGTATGAATACCCGTCTCTTGAAGATTTTATTGAGAATGGGAAGGATATGGCTGGAAGATTTTTGGCCACCACAAATGGTAAACCAATTCCCGGAGTGGTCCTTGATACAGTGAGTAGCTATGACCTTAATCGCAGATTTGACATTCTTGAACCATGCGATCCGAGTGATAGTGAAAACGAAAAAAAGAAAGAGGAAAGAAACAGACGTGATCAGATATTTATTTCTCTTGACGGCAAGTACTATTGTAAATATGAAGATTATGATCGTACTGGTATAGGGTTTTATGGATCTAACATATTAACTCAAGATGGCGCCATGCAGAAAGCAATTCAATATCTTGCCAAAAAAACAACTGATGAATTAATTAATATTGATCCAGAGAATCGTAATGACGGTTCGGATAAATCATTCCTTGGAATCCATAGGCACATGGAAAAAATGATGAACCAGGGTTCAGAAGATGGCTATTATGGTAAGAAATATGATGGGAATAGTTATGGTGACTTGTTTGTTATATATGGCGCTGACGATGCTTTTGAATGCCTTTCTTTTAATCGCAAATTCAGAAAATACAAAGTAAACAATTCTCATGTTTATGTATCTAAGGAAGAGGCGATTATCCCTGCAAATGTAGCCAGCGTTCAGAGGGTCAGAAGTGTTGAAAATCCTGTTTACAAAATGATTTTGGGTAAAGTTAATAAAATTTATCTCATTCCTGAAGGTGCGTTAATTATCAACGCGGCAATGATGAAGATTCTTAATAGAGACGATTTCTTACGACCGGCCAAATCGATTCAGAAAACATACGAAGATGCTAATATCAATAAGGTCGCACTGTATGTCAAAGATGGCGGATACTATATCTCCGGAAAACCATTTGAGCCTCTTCAGAAAGTGGCCCATCTTAACGGAAAACCACTTTCGACTGATCATACTTTTAAAGCTTTACATATAATGGGTATGAGTAAAGACGCTGCAGCAAAAGCAATGAAGGTGGCTTTGGCAAAATATGCCAGCAGTGAAATACGCAACAAAGCTGTAACCATTTATGGTGTCAATAATGATTATATTGATACCAGCGTTATTTCCACTATCGAGAAGATGGCTAAAATCAGGCAGATCATAAAAAATGAGTGCCAGAAAATGAGAATCGATCTTACTAAAGAAGCCAGCGTCCTTGATGATCCTGAAGCTGTAGATGTCGTATTATCGCTGAACTTCATCAACGAAGACAACCTGAGCGGATATGTTGAAAACGTCCGTGAAATGAAAAAGGTTGCTGGCGACCTTGCTGAACTTCTGGTTGCTTCACGCATGGGATTAAGCACGGTTGATGAAGACGCTGTGAAAAAGGCGATGGATGGTCTTAATACTGTAATTGTAAATCTTGAAGAGATAAAAATGGCTACTGAAGAGTAGCTTTATCACACATGTAATAGCTAAAAAAAACTCTCAGGTCGAGTGAGAGTTTCCAATTAACTTATCGTGGAACAGAACCTGACTGGGGTCGGGGGCCAGGCGGGTACTCACATAGCCTGGCCCGCACAGATCCGTTGTGGCGTGCACGGCGGATCTGTGACCAGGCGGGAAATTGAATATGCTTCCCACTTTTATCGCCCATGCGAAAAAAGTTGGGATAGCCGTCCCCGCATTACACACCCTCCGAGGCGAATCGCCCCAGATGAGAGATCAATCTCTCCTTTCACGATAGTTAATTATTTTTATTTTCCGGCAGCTTCTCTTTCTTGGAGAATATGCTTTTTATGCCGACAATAAATTTAATTGTTTGTGGAAAAATACTCTTCACAAATGATGAAGTAAAATCAACAACAAGGTTGAACTTCGCTATTATGGCACTGTGTTGCTTGTTGCCACCGCTTTTTTTTTCCATTATTTCTCCTATGGAATGGGTTGACCAGCTTTCTTTGCCTGTTTAATTTGATCTTGAGCTATACCATCAGCCATATTATTAAACTGGCTTCGAGCATGTCCCTTAACCCAATTAAACCGGAATGCTTTAAATTCGGGTGTTAAAGCATCAAGCATTTTCCATAAGGAAATATTAAGAACCGGCTTGCCGTTGGATTTTCTCCAACCATTCCCTTTCCATGTAGGAAGATATTCATCATAGTTGTCTGATACATATTTAGAATCAGGCCTTATAATACAAGTGTGGTTTTTAGCCTCACCATATTCAGAGTCTAAAAGTTTTTTTAAAGCCTTCATTCCTTGAATAGCAGCTAATAATTCCATTTGATTGTTTGTAACGTTGATCCGGTAGCCGCCCCCACGACGCAATATATTATCTCCGGCATTAATTATTACATAACCATACCCACCAGGACAGTTAGCACCCCTTTGATTTCCAGAGCATCCGCCGTCGGTGTATATCGTGAATTTCACTATTATTTTATCCCTTTTTAGTTAGGTGAAAGATTCTTACTTACAAAACTCAATAAGTTTAAACTTCTTATTTTCAAATGCAAGAAGTTGCTTCATATACTTTTTACCCTTATCACGATCTATAGACATCAAGAATGACGCCCATCCCTTTAGTTTTCTCAAATCACTTTTAGTTGTTTTGTCTGCGTGCTTTACAGTAGCATGGTGCACTTCAGCTCTGAATTTATGCACATCTCTGCGCTGCACTGACTTTTTAACATTAACTACTACACCGCATATTTTCAGGCGGCCGGCATTTGACTTCCATATTGTTTTCTTTTTATTCGGCGTAAACCCATATGCCCATAAAAGCTGATATGCTTTCTGTTTTATTTCTTTTTTCAGTTCAAATTTGCTCAATGTTTTACTGCTGAATGCGAGGTCGTCGGCATAACGAGTATACGCTATATCGGAAGAAGCACAATGTTTTTTCATAGATTGGTCGAACCCACGCATTACTATGTTTGCCAACATAGGAGAGGTTGGGAACCCTTGCGCAGTATAACCCTCAAAGGTACACAGTTCTATTATCCTGTTGAATAAAGAAATGTAACCTGTTTCTCTACAATATTCAGGAATATACACTGCTTTGATTTCTTCACATCTGAAATCACAATTTTTTGTTTTATTATAATAGAGCGATGGATGACACCTTCCATCTAGCATTCGTTCATAGCGCTTGCAATATCGACAGATGTGTTTATTTCCGAAGATGCAATTTTTGAGATGGTCGGTTGATATAGAGTCAAAAAAATCTTTAATATCAATTTTACCAAGACTTTTTGCGCCAACATGCAGCTCCGCATTTGTTACAATGCCTTTCTTTGCAACAAATCCATGAGCTGCCGCGTCGGCTTTATATCTTCTGAACACGCGCCAGTAGATACTTTTTTGGATGTATTTTAATCGGGCGTCTGGGGCTATAATATTTCTTTTACCCCCGCTCTTCTTTGGGATTGAGATGCGTTCAATATGCTCATTCTTAGCAGCGATTATCGCATCAACTTCTTCTAGGTCGGCACCTAAAACCTGTTTAATGTCAAAGTTGGATACCTCAGCTTTGAACATCCTCTGTTGAACCCCCTTCCTCTTCTGATGTGACTTTTTCACGGGCCTCATCTTTTGTTTTAGCTTCACCCGTTTTAATTAATTCATCGGCCTTTTTCTCGACGCCATCTTCCGAATCGACTCCGTATTTTTCCATACTGTCCTCCGGACCATTCAATTGAACACACATATCATCAATGAATCTTTCGACTTCTTTTTCAAGAAATATAGCGCCACCAACTGTCGGATGGCCGCCGCCACTAATTGGATAATCCAATGCTTGAAGCACTTTCCCAATATGGACTTTGCACGATTCTTTTTGCCATTTATTAAACCCAACATCGGCATGAACCCTATTACCACCAAGGTGCACAATTCGAACTGAGTACATCAAATCTGGTTTAATAAGATATTCAGAATATCTTGGGTATGCATACAACCGATTCATTTCAGTAACGCCCATAGCACCATTGATAATCATATTCCTCTCAATCGCATGTGCTGAATTTTTTAATTCATCTACAACATGACAATCGACCCCAAGCGTGAATAGGACTTTATTGATATCAAAATTGTACAGATTGATTAATTCGACCAGCCTGTTATAAGTTGAATCGACAAATATTGAAAGGTGTTCAAGATATGCTTTCAATATCATCAGTGGTTCTGTGCTTGAGAATATATAATCGATAGTTTTATATCCGGCACTATCGATCATATCAACCATGTCGACAACATGTTGGTCAACCGCGCCTTTTAAAAATGGAGTATTTTGAAACCAATTGTATATTACTCTCGCTGCAGATTTAACATTGGGGTTGTAGAAAATCTTTCCGTTATGAACCTCATTGTCTTTCAAATCTTGGCTGAAATGATGATCAACCCACAGGTCCGCTTTTTCATGGTGTTGATAATCAACAATCACAAGCGATTCGTTATCGGTAATTCTTGTTTTATACACATCTTCGATCAGCGCATTAAACTTATCACCCCTCATTGATGATTTTGCCGGATAAAGCCGATAAACATGGCCACGAAAGAATGCATTCATTATCATTGCTGCCGAAACAATTCCGTCAACATCATCATGATAAAAAAGGTGAACTATTTTATGCTTCATCTACACTCCTTTAATAAGTGGATAAAAAAAAGATCGGTTTTCACCGACCAAAAGTACAATAAACCTAATCAATATAGTTATTACATTTTAATATCAAAAATAACTGTCTCTTTTTTTTTCCAATCGGTGATGAGTCATCCTTTTGTCTTCGAGATGGCTCATCCTCATTGTTGATTTTATTATTCTATTTGCGAACGGCTGATCTTGAGGAGCGCTGAGTGATCTACGGTTTTTGTTTAGAGGCTGCAGATCAGCGTTCTCACGCTCGCTATGCATAGAGCGTGAAACTGAGAGGGCTATTTTTTCAAAATAGTCCTCAAAGTTTTTTACTGATATTGGTATCATTTTAATAGCGGTAATCTACAATGGTTCTTTTTGTTCGTGATTTTCCAGCGGAATAGCCCCCGCCAGCTAGACCAACTCCACCTACTAATCCCGCGGCGTACGGATTCGCTTTGGCTGCGCCCATTACACGACTTCCTGCAAGACCAAAATGCGTTGACCTCATACCCGCTGGTACTTTGATACCAGCTATCGCAGAGCTTCCTGCTGCCTTTAATCCCTTTCCAAGACCAGAGAATTGACCGCGAAGCGTTTTGAGACCTTTCATTCCGAGAGCAGCCAGCGATTTGATTGGGTAGCCAAGCTTTTCAATTTCATCGAGGAACGCTTCGTTGGCAATATCGGAAGCTGTTTTTTTCATAGGTGTTGACGCAGATGGTTCTGCAGAGGCCATATTGTAACCAAGGGCAACGCCTCTCCTGAGATATTGATTGGCAAGTACGGTATTTTCTTTTTTATTAAAAGCTTTGAATGAATCTACTATTGATTTATTTTCTTTCGTATTAGCTTCAGAAAATGCAATAGCCATTTTGTTGCCCATTCTCTCGGCGCCAGCTTTAGTGCCAAATCGGTGCCCAACTGCTGCGCCACCACCGGCAAGTGCAACCCCACCCCCAAGAATGCCAAGTAAAGCCTTGGCGGCTATAGCTTCTTTATTCATAAAACTTCCTTTGAAAAAGTTTTCATATCATTATATAATCTATTATAGAATATAAATCACATGTTTAACAAGGGCAAAATTTAATTAATAAATTAGCGATACCATAAAAAATATTATATTTTCCATAATATAAGGACTTATGGTGATTAAATGGAAAAAATTCCGTTCAAGAAATTTATCATTGCGCTCCTATTCTGTGGCAAAGATGTCAACGGAGTCGTAGATAAATTAAAAACATTCCATTATAAAATAATGCCGGAAGAAGTTTCCCGCATATTCGATGAGGTTAGAACTGTCCTCCCAGAAACTATAAGAAACCTCATAAATGCCGCAGGCGTTCTCAGGCCTGGCGACGAGCAACATGCCGAATGGCTTAAACATTTTGGCATATTCGAAATTTATGATCACATCCTGAGATCTGCAAAAAATATTGACAGTCCCCCTAATTACTTCAAATGGTGTGATGATTGTGTGTGGATTCATACTTATCAAGATGTTATGTCAATCGTTAATATTTTCCTCTTCAATGATGAGCCAGTAGAAACAATATCCGATGTTCTGATTGTCAAATTTAAAAGAAAAGTTGGTGTTGACACTCTTGAATTATATAAAAATATTTTCTGGGACACTATTGACTTAACCGCCAAAGATGCGTTAAAATATTGTATTCCATTTAAAAACAACGCTTTGATAATAAGGCAGTTCAGGTCAGGGGCGGGCTCAGAAATAGAAATGGCGGGTGGGCCGGCTTCTTATGACGGATGTGAGGTTCCATTTCATTTTCATGATACAGAATATATAAAATGGAAAATAGGATATAAGGTTGAGGCCCCAAAGCCAAAAGACTTCCTTGAGAAAGTTCAGACTGATAGTATGTATAAATATTATGAAACTATGAATATGACTCAGAGCATTGAGGTTGAAGAAGAAGATGGCGATAATAACATGGGAGACTTCAGTTCAACCAGAACAAAGCATCGCAATGTTGAAGAGATGAAGGCAAATGCCGCTAAGAAATGGCTTGATATGTATATCAAAGCCAAAGAGCACATGCCTGATGACCGAAGTGATTCTGACGACTTCTTTAAGAAAATGAATCAAGTTGAGCTTGAGTTTGGTAATTGTACAGAGCAGATTGCCAACATTGAAGATTTGCCGGATGTAATGGGTGATATAGCAGGTGATCAAACAAACCTATGAACGTAACCCCAATACAATTCGCAATAGGGCTATTCTATTTAAATAGAATGCCTCTCCAAATGCCTTATGATTCTATGAGGCATCTTTATCCTATTTACAATAAACAATCTAATGCAATGATGTTCAAGTTCGGACGCCAAACGCACAAATCAACCACGATTGCATTTAAGTTATCATTACCAGCCATAAAATATCCATCTTACCACGCTCTATATGTCGCTCCGACAGGAAACCAAGTATCAGTATTCTCTACTGATAAGCTCAACAGTGCGCTACATGAGTCTGATTTGGTGAAAGGCCATTATTTCGACACTAGAACAAAAGACCAGGTCTCATATAAGGAAATGAAAAATGGTAGTAAGATCTATCTCCGGTCAGCATTTCATACTGCTGACTCTATTCGTGGTATATCAACTGATTTTTCAGCAATAGATGAGATTCAGGACATCGTCAGTGACCATATTCCAGTTATTGAACAATCCATGAGCCATAGTCTGGCGAAGTGGGAGCATTTAGTAAAAAAATATCCTACACTCCCTATGCATTTGTTCAATTGTAAATTATATGCCGGTACTCCTAAAACAGTTGAAAATACAATGGAAAGGTATTGGGATGAATCTACCCAGAATGAATGGGTTGTCAAATGTCAGAATACCGGATGTAAAAAATATAACCTCATCAATGAATACAATATTGGTGATACTTGTCTGATATGTAATAAATGCGGAAAGCCTATATATTACCGTGATGGGCAATGGGTCACAATGAACAATGAAAATCCATATATCGATGGATTTAGGCTCCCTCAGATAGTTTTGGATTGGGTAAACAATATAAGGAACCCTGAAGCATGGCAGATAAATGTTATACAAACAAGAAAAATATATTCTACCGAAAAATATTTTAATGAAGTTCTTGCATTACCATACGCTGCGGCAAAACATCCTTTAAGCGTTGTTGAGATCAAAAGGTGCTGCAAGGAATACGAAATGGTAGAAGAAGATTGGGTACAGAGTGATCCACTTTCAAAAAATAGTTTAACGTTTGCCGGAATTGATTGGGGGAAAGGCGATACCGCCTCTGGCACATCGTATTCAATGTTGACAATTGGCGCATGGCATCAAGCTAGATTTAAAGTATTATTTAAAAAGAAATATACTGGTAGATTGTCAGCACCAATACCACAAGTAAAAGATATGATTAGAATAATCAATCGATTCAGATGCGTTCTCACTATAGCTGATACAGGAGATGGAAGAACAGCGAACGCACTTATGGTTGATGCTTTAGGGGTACCAAGGTTCGGGGAAATATATGAACACGGTACTTTAAAAAAGAAAATCAGATGGGATAAAGATAAAGGTTATTATATCATGAATCGTACCCAAGTGATGACTGATATGATAATGGAAATAAAAAGAGATGAGGTTGATTTTTTTAAGTACGACCAGTTTAAAGAATATCAACCCGATTTCACTGGCATATTTTCAGAATATAGCGAACAATTAAGAATGACAAAATATGATCATAATGTTCCCGACGATGCCTTCCATTCATATATGTTTAGTAGGGTAGCATGCAAAATACTAAGAGGAGAATATTCAAAATATCTTACTGGTGGCGCTGATCCATTTGCAGAAGAGGAGCCATCAGCAATATCAATATAGAGGATTTAATATGATAAAGATCGCTCCATTTAAATCTATGGCACAAATGAAACTTTTCTTCGCAAAAGAAAATCGTGGGGAGTTTCCAAAAGGAACAGCCAAAAGATGGGCACGCGAAACCACGAATATCAAATCATTGCCTGGGCATGTTAAGGAATCAGAGCTTACTGGTTTATTTATTAAGATTGCAAAAAAACTTTTCAGCCCTGTAGATTCGCCACCGCTTCCCGCCAGACTGATTCAACAGGACGTGATCGACATGGCCAAAGAAGACAAAATGAAAGGTATGACCCCTGTAGAACACCGGAATGAGGTTGCTGCAAGACATACTGGCATAACCAGGAGAAATAGACAAACCGTAAAAACTTCTTTTTAATTACGGCTATATCAACCCTCTGTTCTGTGCTGCGTAGGCTTGTTTGTTAATTTCAAAAGTTTGGTCCACCGTGGCCATATTCACCCCATCGTGGGCGAGTGCCGCGTCGTTGAATATCTCTTCTATTGCAACGTCGAACAAGTCTTCATATTGCTCAACTGATTTTTGATATTCACCAATTTCTGTATTCCTAAATTCATTAATTAAATTGCGCCTGATTTGTAGCATCGCACTGTGTTCGATACGATTTGTTTTATTTTTTAAAGTGTACTCGAGGCATTTTGCGACATATGATTTGAATATAATTGTCAGCAATTCATTCCGATCCTGTTTTGGATCGGCATTGAAGATTGAGCCTTTTAGTTCTTTCTGGAAGTTGAAATTTTCTTTTCCCATAAAAATAGCCACCCCTTTATGTGATTAATTGTATTATTATATAAGATAACACAGGGATGGCAAATAATCAATAATAGTTGCAAGCTAATGGCTTATATGTTATATTTTTGATAGACCCTTCACTTTGGTGATTATAATGAGTTTAATTGATAATATAAAAAATACAGCCCATAAGGCGTCTGAAGATTATTTACTTACCGGTGTCGATATGAATGATACGATATTAGATTCGTACCATGCCGGAGATGTTTCCAATTTAGAAGTATTAAAACGAATCTGTGAACTTGCTAATCAAAACGTTTATCTTTCATTGTATCATGATGAGGATACCGACAAGAAAAATATTTCTTTTGTTCTTGCCGATTTTAATAATTTGAAAACTGAAATTTTAAAAAGTGAGAAAGCTATGGAAAATTATGCAACACCACCTGGCGATTTCCGTTCACTGTTAACGCTCATTGTCGGCAAAGATGCCGGCAATATCCAACAAGCTCCTAATAATGGAGAAAAGCTTGCTGAATTTCAAAAAGTTGGAAATTATAGAAATGTTTTCGAGGCGTTTATCAGCGATGTTGAGTCGTTACGATACAGCGAAATACAAAATGCAGAGAAGGCTTTTTTAAAGATTGCTCACGACACAAAGATTATGGTCTCAAATGGTGAGTCAATTGGTGATATGGCAAAAATATCATCAAGGTTTGCTAAAGAGGCTGGTCTTGACCCCATGAAAGTTGCCGCTGCTTATAATATAATTCATCAAGATTTGGTTAATGATGGATTCACTGTAAACACCGAATTTACAAAAGTATCATCTTATCGCATTAATAGTAATGCAGACATGCTCCAGCCGGTTAATGAATTTATTATGTCATTGGAAAAAATAGCCGCCACCACAGAGATGGTCCATAATTTAACAAATTCGCTGTCGGCTTTTAATAAGGTTCTTAAAGAAGAGCTTGTTGCCCAGAAATAATAAATATGGGAATTAAAGAGAACATTGAACTTGATATTGTTGGTAAAGCAATTAAGCCGACAGATAAACCACTCAGTGATGAATTCGCTGACAGGGTTCGATGGAGCGCGCTAAGCTCTCTTATCGGTGTGGCTGTTGCTGCATCACCAATGCTCTTTAAAAAAAAGTTCAAAGACGTAAAAATACCTATGGCTGCTTTTGGATTGAGTGGCGTTCCAATGGGATGGAATCTTCCCCGTGTTCATAATAAATATCTTGAATATATTAAGGGGATAGGTTCTAAATCTGAAGCACAAAAAGCATATACTAAACTTGTTGAAGAGGAGGTTGATGTAAGAGAAAGGACTCCGATATTATTTGAAAAGACATCCTTTCTCAGTACAGCGACAAGGCTTGGTGGAACAGCTGCAGGAAAAATTGTTGGAAGGGCCGCTGCTACCGCAAAAGGGACTGGAAAATTTATTGGACAGGGATTAATGCCGATAAAGAAAATTGATACCGGCCTTGTTACAAAAAGAAAACTTTTAGGAAGACGCGGAATGCTTCATGCTTATTCAGTAAGAGGGGGCCTTGGGATTGCTGGTGTTGCCGGGGCGGTTGGTGGCACAAGAGCATTTCAATCCAGGCGCAAACTGTCTGGGCAAAATTATACAACTTTCTTGAGAAATAATGTTCTTGCTGGAAATATAAAACCAGAACAATTGTCTCAAGCAGATTTGGTTGCGGTGAGACGAATGGGGATGAGATAATGAATGCTATATGGAATTCATTTTTTAGGGAAATGGAAAAGGTTGCAATAAGCCCTATGACTGTTGCGATGCATAGTATGAATTTATTAAATCTCAAAGATAAAATTAGAGAAGCAAAATCGACAACACAATTAAATCCTATAAGTAGAGATACATCGACTTCTAATTTGAAATTAAAATCACCTTACCAATATCAATTTGAAGGTGGTAAAAAAACCGGATTGACCGCAACTACGACTCCTCATACATTTTAAAGGAGCTTTCGATGGAAGATAGAATAAAAACAGCTGCCGACAATATGCTTACAAAGGGAAGTATAACTGATGTAGAGCATGGTGAACTATGTAAAGTCGCATTAAAATTTAAAGATATTACAAAGGGCCTTGAGACTCTTGGTGGTAAAAGGCAAAAAATTATAAATCTCCTTGGGGGCCTTGCTTTGCTTGGTGGTGGTGTTTATGCCGGCAAAGAGGCGGTTATTGATCCTTTGGTCCAAGCAGTCAAAATTAATAAGTCTTTTAAGGCTATGGCACAAAAAGTTCCTCAACTTGCAGACCAGGACCAGAAGCAGATGAAAGACTACTTCAACGTTATAAAAACATTTTCACCGAAAGCGGCTTCTAATCCATTAGTTGCAGGCGCCCTGGTTAATAAAATGATGCAATTTGGTGGGGTAGACCATAAACTGGTTCAGGATATATCGGCAATTCAGGCCGGTCTTCCTCAGCCGAGAGTAGCACCAACCGTTGTTGAAAGTGTAGCAAAGGCAGTTGGTTCGGCTGCTATTCCAACGGAGAAGACCATATCTGAATTTAATGAATATGGTAATTTACAACCAATGTCGGTAACTACCCAAACAGGAAAATAAATGATACCGCTAAACGGGTTTGAAAAAGATGCCGGGGTAATAAAATTAATCACCAAGTCACCAAAATTTGTCAGATACCCGATTTATACACTCGGTCTTCTTGGTGCTGGTGCCGCCGCAACTGGTATCGCAAATCGTATACACGATTTATATAATATAACCAGTGAGATACGGAAGCGTAAGATCATGCATAAACAGACTGATTTGCTGAAGCAGATTGCCAACCATGGTAAAAAAGAAAAAAAAGAATCTTCTGTTCCGAAACAAAAGGTTGTGATAAATCCTTTAACATAAGAGGTATAAAATGAGTATATATCAAGAGATTTACCAGGAAGCTTTTAATGATGAGCTTGAAAAGATAGCGAAAGAAGAAAAAACAGCGCCACAGGCTTATGGAAGTTATTTTAAATCGGTTATGCCAAGATTTGGCATCGGAAGCGGCATGAAGCATTTTGTAAAAAAAGAAACTGGAAAAGACATTTCAAAAAAAGAGGGTGGTAAGTTGTATCGCAAACATATTTATAACCCAGGGGTTTTAAAAGGTTTAGTTGGAACAGGTGCTGGTGGTATTGGGGGCGCTGGTGTTGGGGCGCTTATATCTTCTCTTAGAGGCATGAAAGGAAGATACGCAACGCTTGGGGCTTTAATTGGTGGCGCTACCCTTGGTACTGTTACTTCAGCGATGGGTGCAGCAAAAGGTGCACAGCAAATTGCAACTGGAAAGGTCCCAATAGAAGAAGAAAAAATCTAAACTATGATTAAATATATCCAATACGATTCGATTGATGAAACCGGTCAGCACATTATACCGATAAACTCAATCGAACAGCTTAACAAAACTGCTACGAGCAACTACGCTCCGGAGCTGATGAAGGTTATTCTCAACCTCAATCGGAAGCCAGAGCGGTACTATGTTGTTATCAATGCTCTTGGGTCATATGAAGTTTGGGGTTCCAATCGTAATGGTGATGCCTTCCCGGAAGCAGGCCTTTCCCACAAATCATTACGTACTGATATGAATACCGCAAATGATTATGGGTATAAAACATTTGAATATTATGCAAAATTCTATAAGCACCATGTGAATAAAGATCCAAGTCGTTCTTTTGGCGAAATAATATTTGCCCACTGGAATCCTGTGCTTCGTCGTGTTGAGTTGATTGCCGCAATCGATGTGGTGAAGGGTGCTGATATAGTAAGGTCTCTTGAAACTGGCGAGCCTGTAAGTGTTAGTATGGGTTGTCGGGTCCGGTTTGATCGCTGTAGCATTTGTCAACATAAAGCAAAAACCAGGAAGACCTACTGCAAGCATCTCAAGAATTATATGGGCCAGATAGTTACTCCCGAACTTGCCGCCTTATGGTCCAAAGAGCTTGGGAAAATAATACTTCCTGGTACTATGGTTTTCGCTTTCAATGATTATCCTCGATTTTTTGATATATCGAAAGTTTTTATAGGTGCCGACCGTACATCGTTTGTTTTGGGTAAGGCTGCATCGGCAGGCCTAGTTATAGCTTCTGTAGATTTGGCAGACGCATACGGAGTAACCGATGCGATGTTTGATAAGGCTGCCCAAGTTAAAAAAGAGGGTGACATCGATAAAGAGGTAGGGGCTTTGGGGAAAGATGATATCGATGGTACTATGAAACCTGCTGATAATGTCACTGTTTTCAGAAAAGCCCTCGATGAAAAAATGAATAAAACAATAGCTGCCGAACCAAAACTTCCGAACGATCTTCTCGACTCAATGGCGTCAACCCACCCATTAAATAGAATATTATCTACTATATTAGGCCTTGGTATACACCCGAAGCCTGACGAGTTTCAAAGAATCGTTCTGATACGGGCTGGACAAAAGCCACTTGCTGATGAGTTGGAAAAGCAGGGTACTATATTTGACTATAAGAGCGATGTCGAACCACAAGATATAGATATATCAAATTATTATTATGACGACACTCTCGCTAGATCACTTTCTACTTATATCGAAAAGAGAAGTTGTTTTCCGACGTTCCTTCAATCAAGGTTGTTGGTGGTTATGGAGAAAACAGCTCAGTTTCCTCCTCCTATTGGAAAAGAAAAAAAGGAATTTAAAATCGGACCAAAGGTAGCGGTTCTTGTCGGGCTTGCGGCGCTTTATGCTGGATTGAAATTAAAGGCAAAAGGCTACGGGTCGAAACAACTTGCTGAGATTTTTACAAAGAAACAATGGCTTCGCTCTATTATCGGTGGCGGGGTAATGTATAAAATATTTGAAGAGATAGGTAAAGCACAACACGAAAATCCGATGCTTGGTCCGGCTGTTAATTATGAAGGTGCACTCCGTGACACCAATTTTTCTGGCAAAATTGTGAAGCAATCAGCATTAAATGTATTGACCGATGCAATAGTCCTTCCAGGCGCGTACATAATAAATTCATATAATCAAGACACATTGTATAAAACCAGTAAACTGTTTTTTCCTGAGCAAAGTATTAATAATAATTTTGCGCTGGATAATATAAACTCAGAATTATTGAAAAAAAAGTTGTTTGAAATCAAATAAAATTATATAATTTAATTATATTCAGCATAGGGAAAAATATTGCATTCGATATATTATAAACTTATATTGTTATTAGTAACTGTAATACAGTTTAACGCTGTTGAGCAGATAAATGGTATTGTGGCGTATCATAAGTGAATAAGGGTAATTTAAAAATATCAAACTTCACTTAAAAAATTGTCACTAAACATGCAATTGAAAATAATCCTATTTGTTTAACCAATGGAGGTTATACATGAGTCCCAGAGAAAAGACAAGCTTTGAGGATCATCTCAACATTGTTGAGTCAGGTCAAGACAAAACTGCCTCTGCCCCAAAAGGCGAAGGCACTTTGCTTGACAAACTGGCGAGCGAACTCGGCATCGGAGAAGAGAAAACTGCAGAAGTAAAAGCTCCCCCTGAAACTGGTGGTGAGAAAGCTGCTCCAAATGGAGCTGGTGCCGGATCTTCTGTAACAGATGGAAAAGCACCCGCAGCAGAAGGTGAAGTTCAGCCTGCGGCTTCGAGTGTAGCTGGCGCAGCACCTGCTGTCGTAGCTGCCACTGAAGGTGTTGCTACTCCTCAAACCGAAATTGCTGGCGGAAACGCCGCTGAAGCCGCAGCCGGAGAACAGCCTGCTGCAACAAAACCAAACGAAGGTCTTGCAATATCCGCTGGCGATGGGGTTGTAACTGATGCTAACCAGCTTCATAAGACTCCTGCCGCTGTAATGGAAGCCGCAAAAAATTCTGATGGTACTGTCATGGGCGCAAAGACTGCAGAGGAAGCAGGGGCTATTGGTAAAAAAATAGCTGAAACTTTCCAGGCGCATCTTGAAAAGACAGCTCAAGACCAGGAATACACTGAGGCTCTTGTTTTACTGAAAGAGGGCGGCCTCCTTGAAGGTTATAATATCAAGGATGAGGGCTTAACAAAGGAAGCCGGTGAATCTGTTGACTATCTCCAGAAAATTGCCAACAAAGAACAGCTTTCCAGAGAAGATATAATCGGTTCAGCATATCAGGCAATTGAAATGCAAAAAGAAGCTGAAGAAGCGGAGGTTCAGGGCCGTGAAGATGCTCAGAATCTGGTTGCCTCAGTTACCGAGCTGATTGAAAAGAAAGCTGGAGAAGGTGCACCAGCGGCACCAGCAGCACCAGCAGCACCGGCGGCACCTGCCACTGATGAGCAGGCAAAGCTGGCAGAGTTAATGAATGATGAAAATGTTGTTAAAGCGGTAAAGACTCTGAAAGAAAAAAATCTTCTCTAAAATAGGAGGGGGTTTTTCATGGTCTTTAAAAATATTGGCCAGTTGATCCTGAGTCATTTGGCTCCGGGTCAGCAGGCTACCGAAAAAACAGCTTCTGAAAGCTATACACCTGAAGAGGCTAAAAGAATTTCTGAAGGCTTGGCCAAAGTGGCATCATTTCCCTGTAAAGAGGAAGTGTACACTTCGGTGCAGGAGATGATGAAAATAGCTTCTGAGTGTTTGGCATATATGACGGAATCTCTTAATTCCGCACAAGAGCGAAATACTGGGCTTGAAAAGGCTGCCCAGGTTCGGCTGGTCCTGGACGACTTGATTCATTCAGGTCTCGTCTCAGACGATAGTGATGCCGAAGAGAAAATTGCCGAATTGATGAAGAAAGATGAAAAAGGTCTGGAAGTCATTAAAGAGGCAATTAAACTTGCTCAAAACGGTGAAGGAGAAAGTTTGATTTTCGAAAAAGCTGCAAATGATTCAGCCGAACCAGATAAAAAGGCTGGAATGTTTGACGGCGTTCTCTAATCACCAATAACAAGGAGTATAACAATGCTTGAGATGTTAACTCTCATGAACAAGGTCGAGCGTGTTTCCCGTAGAATCGATCCTGACAATTTCGTAGCAGTTCCCGGTATTTGGGCAGAACTTGATACTGATGGTAGTATCAAAAATGTCACAACCGACACGCCAGGGCTTATGAACAAGCTCGTCATTGGCAACGCCTCCAGCAATGTCTATGAATCACACGATGTGAGTGTTGGTCGTATCACTACCGTCGAATCATACGGCGATCGTTTCAAAGTTGATTCAGAAGGCTATTCCGGAACAATTGTTGCCGGTGAGGACTTAATTGTTTCAACAACGTCCGGCACCGAAGGTAAGCTGGTTGGTATTGCGAATCAAGCAGAAGCTACTGGCAACTATGAAGTTGTTGCTCGTGCAGAAGAGGTGAATGGTACTGCAGGCTATATTGTTTTCAGAACACTTTCACCTGGAACTGTTGCAGCTTACGCAGCAGCGTAATAGTGGTTGATATTGAAATCCCGGGCCGGGTAACACCGGCCCATTAAAACTATTAAAACTACTCAAAAGTAGGAGCTAATTATGCTTGATCATGTAACGGCCATGCAAAGTAACGAAAGTTTCCTTGAAAAGGTCAGTACTCTTGAGGGTCAATCACAGCTTTCCGAAGCCGGTCGGCAGTATGTAAAGACCGAACTCCAGGAAGCGGCATTTACTCGTGCCATCATACCCCAGGAGCCAATTACTGTGGCGGACTGTCAGAGAAACGTCAATGACAACTCTCTGTATCTGATCCGTGACATAGAGCCAGATGCAGCTGCTGTCGCAGTTGATAATCTGGGTGAGCCTGACGGAAAGTACGTCAAAGGCGAGCGGTACATCATACCAGTTATCAATTTCGTTACCCGGCGTTTCCAGATTACTGTTGAAGACCTTCGGGCCTATCAGTATAAAATCACCAAGCGTATTGAGGATAAGTCAGTTCCTGTTCTCGAAAAACTTGAAGATACTTATTTTTTACGCCTGGCTGGCGCATCTCTTTCAGTTGCTGCCTCAGGATCTCAGAAAGCTGTTAAGCATTCTGGTTCAACCGCTTTGACTATTGAAGCTAAAGATATAGTCAACATCAAAAATACTCTTGCATCAGGTGTCAATGGTTCAGACGCAAAGAGAAAAGAAGTGGCATGCCTGTTGATGTGTCAGGAAGCCTTCGAAACCGCAGTATTTCTGCCTGGCGCAGGTGACGATTTCGGCAAAGATCGTGTTCTTCATGGCATCACTTCCGATACGCTGTACGGAACAAAAGTCGTGAAAACAATCAAAAGCGACCTGTTGCCAATTGGTCACATCTGGGCATTTACCACTCCGGATTTTCTTGGCCATAACTTTGCACTCGGCGATCCGAGCTTTGAGATCAAATCCAACTTCGGTCTCATTGAATGGCAGACCAAAGAGTCAATTGCCACAGGTATCGGAAACGCTTTGTCAACATGTCTTCTGGCGCTGCTAGGCTCAGTTAATCCTGGTGGATCAACTGACCTTACTGTTACAACAACTGGCACTGTTGATGCAGATATTACCGCTTACTATGCTGGGCTGGTAATATAAGTCTGAGAAAAGTTTTAATCATAATATTGTCTCAAAAGGCCCTGCCCAGGAGTTGGGTTGGGCCTTTTTACATCTTAGCGGAGGGTTAGGAAAATGAAGTATATTAATATTTCAGATCAACCACGGCGAGTCGTAAGGCACCGTGTTAAAGTTCTGATAAAACCAGGAGATGTTATCAATCTTGAAACCACCGACATTAACCATTCAAGCTCTGCATTACGTTTTTTTGAACCATATGTAGAAGGTCAGACGCCTGATGAACGGGCACCTGATAAAAATCAGAAAACTGCTGAAAACCAGCAACCTGATGAAGATCAGTGGCAGGGTGAAGATCAGGAGCGAGATCCTGAAAATAAAGAGGAGGCAGAACTAAAAATGCCAGTAGAAGAGGAGAAGGCTGATGGACAAACTGAAATTCCTAAAAGTGAAGTGATTTTGGATTCCGAAGGAGCTGGCGAACAGGTTGACGCTGAAAATACGAAAGAAGACACTGGGGAAAGTGAAAAAGAACAAAAAGTCGAAGAAGCCGAAATAGTAAATAAAGAAGAATAATATAAAAAACTAATTCGAAAAATCGTATACTATTAAAAAGGGAGTAACTCATGGCGTTATATGAGAATGTTGCGAAAGTTCGCAAACTTATAGGTGTGCGCCGCGTTAAGAGATGGATTACGCCTGGCGAACGGGTTGATCTTGATTCGTCTGATGTGAGGCACCTTAGTGGAAATGCCGCTTTTATGCAGTTGGCTAAAAAAGAAAAACCAAAAGAAAAAAAGCCCGCTGTCAAAAAAACTACTTCTGATGAAGTTGATAAACAGCAAATGATGATTGATAAAAAAACCCTTATGGAATCTTTGACTGGCATGACCAAGGAACGCATCATTGAAGTTGCTGAGAGCATAGTTGGTATCGATGTTCTTTCAAGGACAAAGAAAGCGAAACTTATCAAACAGGTCTTGGCGGCTTCTAAGAATAAAGGTTATCGTTACGTATTAGAACACTCTTAAGGAGTATTTACTATGAAATTTATATCGAACAAAGGAAAAATGAAACAGGTTAAATACTCCTCTGGAATGTTGATGGGTATTCCTAAGGGCTCTTCTTCATTACCTGATGATTCAGCTCTTGATAAATTAGTAGGTGTCAGTCCAGATCTTTCTTATATTTCAAAAGATGAGTTTTTTAAACAAAAGAATATAATTACTACCGAAGAAAAGATCACAATTGCTAAGAAAGAACGGCCACCATTAGAGCCACCAACAAAGAAGGATAAAAAGAAAAAACCTGTAGAAAAACCAGCAAGCAAATCGGGGGAAAATACAGAGAAGAAAACCGCAGAACCGCAGGGTGAATAATGACTTTAGTAGAATATAATACAGCATTAAGGAATTTTATCAAAGACAAAGAATTGCTTAATAGGCTTCTTAAGTTTGTTATAGAAAATGAAGAAGAAGATCTTGATCTATATATTAATATGGCTCTTGGCTTTCTTCAATATATACCGCCGTTTCTTGGGAATCCTACTATTGAAGAATTTCCGATGCCAGCGTTGCTCATTCACCAGGCGACTATTGAGTGTTTAATATCAAATAGCATTGTCCAAGCGCGAAACGATCTCACTTACAACAACGGTGGCGTCACTGCAAAAGTTTCTGATGGTGAAAGATATCTACGGTTATTGCAGCAGTTATATAGAATGGCTGATTTGGAAATAGCTGCGTATAAACAGTTAAAAATCGCTCAAAATATAGCCGCTGGATATGGTGGAGTTTATTCACCATATTCAACGATACACGGAACTCAACAAAGTTTATTACCGAATAGTATTTTTTAAACAAAGGAGTCAGAATGAAACCTTTGACTGATGAAGAGATTACTAAATTCGCTGGGGCAAGTTCAAAATTCAAAGAGCTTCTTCTTAAAGCAGCTGCTCAGAATGAGTCAACTGGATTTAACGAAGCCCCTCCTGTGAATGATGATGGAGAAGGAAATAATGGCGAATCGCCTAAGAAAAAAGAGGTTAAACCACCTGAACAAGCACCAGCACCACCTGTGGAAGCTGTTTCTCCGGAAGTCGCGCCTGCACCTGCCGTTGCTGGAAGCCCGGAAGAGGCTGGCGCTCGAGCAGCACAAGCTTTTATCGGGCCTGAAGTAATGGCTGCTGCCGCAAGTGGAGACCCTGGTGCCGCAGATGTTATAGCAAGAACTGCAGGCGCAATAGCTGCAGCGGTAACCGAGAAGGCATCTATGGCCATGGGTGGCGGGGCGCCGGCAGATGTTCCTCCTGAAGGAATACTGCCTGAAGGTGAATTGCCAGTTGAAGGCGCTCCTGCAGGAATTGCAGCAGTACCTGCCGGCCCTCCTGGAACAGCGGCACCTGGAACGGCGGTACCTGCACCAGCTCCAACTCCTGAAGGTGTAGTTGCTGATAGTATAATTCCGCCTCAGAATGCAACACCACCAACACCACCTCAGCCCCCAGCGGGCGGTATGCCACCGCAAGGTGACAGTAAAGCGCCAAATACAATGGTAGCTCCGCAACCTTCTGGGCAACCTGTTCCTGCAAATGGTGGCCAAGGAGACATGACTTATGACGCCCAGACCGTAGCTAAGATGATTCAGTTGGCAAAGGCGGGAAAGATTTAATTGTTGGCGAAAATCAATTATTGCTATATAATAAAGGGGTAGAAATCTTTTCTGCCCCCTTTTTCATAATTGGTTAATAATGTTTTTTTAACTATATTATAAATATAGCCTTAACTAAGGGATTTATTATGTCGCAAAAGATTACCAAAAACTTTTCATTCTATGAATTCAGACCAAAAGGAAAGCCAAAATCATGGTTGCCGACTAATGAATTTACCAAAATGTTAATAACAAACCTTACTACGAACTTACAAGTAGTAAGATCAGTACTGCCCAAACGGTGCTGGATGCAAATCACTTCCGGCGTTCGTATGCCGGAAGATTACAAGAGATTGGTAAAGGTAGGATACAAACCATCTACGACGAGTGATCATAATTTTGGTAACTCCGTTCCTCTGAAAGTTAATTCGAGAAAATATAAAAAATACGGGCCTACATATAGTTTTTCAGTAGGCGCCGCCGACTGTGTATCACATAATCTGAATGTCCGCGATTTATTTAATATTGCGTGTGAATTAACAAAGGGTAATAAGTGTAGATTTGGACAAGTGATATATGAAGAGAATCCTAAAACAGGTGCTCAATGGGTGCATTTTGGTGCTGACCCAACTTATTATTTTTCAGAAAAGATTGTTCAATTTATTGGACGATATCCTTTTCTGGTTAGCCTGGATGGTGGGAAAAGCTATCAAATCCCTTAAAGGGTAGACATGGAATTTGCATTTGTCGAGGTCATAAAGACCAAAGAGAATTGGTTCTACATAGAATGGGATATGACCCCTGGGTCGGGCGAGTCTGTTGATGATTATAAATTCCAGATATGGTGGAGTTTTGATCCAGCGTCAGGTTATGTCGCCGTGTCCGATGAAACTGGCGATCCCATCGAAATAGACGGTGCCGTTGGCCCGCTGTCTTATACTCATGAGCATAATCAGTATAACTTCAATAAAGACCGGTATTATCGTGTTCTTGCCATAGATAAATTTCCCCCACCAACTGGTGGGGCAATTGCTGTATTTGGACAAACAGAAGAACTTGACCCTCTCCTTATTACAACATTTGGATATCTAAACGCCGGCTCATCTGCCGATGGTTTCTTTTCAAATAAAGTCTGGATAGGGATGTACAAAGATGGCGTACACGAAACAATAAAACACGCCGAAGACACTTTATACACCATGTATCATGGTGAGCCATGTATGGTCATCAAGCGTAAAAGTTTTGGTGCTCGGTGCCCGGTTTGCTGGTCGCAGGAACGTAGGCAGGTAACTAAATCTCATTGTGATACCTGCCACGGAACCGGTTTTGTTATCGGTTATTACCAACCAATCCTCATTCAGATATCTTTCGATTCAGATCCCAGGAAAGCAGATGGCCAAAAAGAATGGGAGAACGTATATGATTCGAAACGCGCAAGATTGTGCAACTACCCTCTGTTAAGACCAAAGGATTTAATCGTCAATATTGATGATTATAAACGATATGTCATCACGCATGTTGAAACAACGAAGATCCCAAGATTAAGTGAGAGTGCTATTGTTCTTTCAAAACAGAATTATATCCTCAGCCAGTTATTAACCATGGAAGAGCTTAATCCTGACGATAATGAATATTTTATTGATGTAGACAATATACCAGAGGTTCCACAAGCAGAAGAGGGCAACACCGGTAGCACACAGCCTTATTTTAATGACCATATGCCTGTTACGGTTAGCGCCCCATTGATTATAACGGATGGCCAGCAACATCTTGAGCTTGATATTAACACTGATGATTTTATAATTCAGGACGGTAAATTAAAACTTAAATACGGCGCTGGTACAATTGGTGTCGATTCATTTATATCGGCTGAAATAATATCCACTCCACTAAAAGTATGTGCAATAAATGATGATGGCGAGGTAATAGTTGCTAATTATACAAACGTTAATCATCTTAACAGAGTGGTAGGAATTAGCCTGAATGTCGCAAGTGTAGGAACTGAAATATTTGTTCAAAAATTGGGAATTCTATCAAATATAGGCTGGAACTGGAACATCGGAGAAAGTATTTTCTTTGATGCAGCAGGAAACTTAACTCAGACACCACAAACAGAGGGCGTTGGCTTCTTTATGATAATAGCAAAACCATTATTAGAAACGTCAATCGATATATTGCTTAGAAGCCCGGTGATTAGGGCAATCCCATAGAGAAATCGATTGATAATGGCAAGAAGTTATAAATGGCTAGAAATAATTACAATAATCATCCTGTATTAGATTTTGATGCTTAAACAGATGAAGCTATTTATTTAAGGAATATGGACTTTTCAAATTATGTTATACACACAGCAGAGTACAGCCACAATTGCCAGTGGAAATTCAAGCGTAGATAAGACATTGGCTTCTAATATAACTGATTTGTCAAGAGCATTTCTTTTGATGTGGTCAACAGGTCCTAATGATTCTAATTCTATTGCTACAGGATACCTGTGGAATGATGGCGGTACAACTAAAATAAAATTTGAACGATATGGTTCTACTCTTGATTGCAGTATTGGTTATATGGTTGTTGAGTGTAGAAATCAAGAGTTTTCGGTACAAAGAGGAGTACAAGCATTTACTACTGCGGAAGTAACTAAAACATTAGATTTCGGTACTGCTGTAGATACTCAACGATCCCTTGTTATTGTTAACGGTAGAGGAAACATGTCTGCCGGCGATCTTAATTGCCATTGTGCTTATTTCACCGGGGAATTCACGAACGTAGTAGCTAACTCTACGGATGATATTATATTGACAAGAGGGGCATCTGCAAGTTTAACTGGTACTGCTAGATATGAAGTTGTCGAATGGTCTTCCGCATCTGGTGTTACTGTGCAAACTGGAGAAAAAGATTGTTCTGGAGATTTATCGTCTGGAGTTACTGATACAATAGACACAGCCGTAACACCTGCAAGAACATGGCTTTATACCACTTACCGACATGCAGTTACAGGTCTTGAACAGACCTCAATTAGAGACGTGTTGACAAACGGGACAACCATTACTTTTGATAGATATGATGAAACGTCTTCTTATCAATCATATGGTAGGTGGTGGATTATAGAGTTTCCGGCAAATGGCGTTATAGTAGAGCACTTGACAGATGAAATTGCCAGTGCGGATGCTACAGAAGATACACCATGTACAGCAATCACCCTGGCAAACTCTTATATATGGGCTGGAAATAATGTTAACGGTACAGGCAATGCCATTCCCAGAGATAGATTGTATTGGCAATTCACCTCTACAACAAATACAAGAGCAACTCGCGTATATACTGGACAAGCCGCCCAATTAGCTGTACAGACTATAGATACTTCTGCATGGGATACATCTCCAACAGGTGGTAATCCTTGGTATGCTTATTCACAACAATAAATTAATAAGAGGTTTATTATGCCAACAATTTGGATGGACGTAGATGCAGCATTAAGTGAAGTGCCAGTTAATATTCTTGCACTAATTGATGACACTGATTTCAAAACAAGAGAAGAGTCTGTCACTTATAATCAAGCCGGCATGGATCTTGTATGGAATTTTGTATCTACCGCAGGAGTTTTTACTCAAACTGCTGTTACTCCTACATCAGGTGGTGATTATGATTGGGTAAACCAAGGAAATGGCATATATACAATAGAAATACCTGCTTCTGGAGGTGCTTCAATAAACAATGATATTGAAGGATTTGGATGGTTTGTTGGATATGTAACTGGTATTTTACCATGGAGAGGACCAATAGTTGGATTTAGAGCTGCTGCACTAAACAACGCTTTGATTGATGGTGGCGATGTTCTTGATATCAATACTACACAATGGAATGGTACAAATGTAGCTACTCCTACTGTAGCTGGTGTTCCTGAAGTTGATGTTACTCACATAGAAGGTGCTTCTCAATCAGCAACAGATCTTAAAGATTTTGCTGATGCTGGATATGATCCTGCTACTAATAAAGTTCAAGGTGTTGTTTTGGTAGATACTACTACAACCAATACTGATATGGTAGGAACTAATGGTGCCAATACAACAATTCCTGACGTAGCCGGTATCGCAGCAACTCTTCATGGAATAACAGATGGTAAAATTGATGATGTACAAACAACTGTAGATGCAATAGAAACAGACACTCAAGATCTTCAAACACAAATTGGCACTGCTGGTGTTGGCTTAACTGATTTAGGTGGAATGTCTACTGGAATGAAAGCAGAAGTTAATATAGAAGCCGACGCTGCCTTAACAGACTATGATCCTCCTACAAGAACTGAAGCTACTGCTGACAAAAATGAAATAATTGTAGAAGTTGATGCTAATGAAACTAAAATAGATGCAATACAAACAACTGCTAATGCAATAGAGGTGGACACACAGGATATCCAGAATTCTATTGGTATTGTTGAAGATTTAGGCAATGGTACTACGTTAGCTAAAAACAATAGAGACATTGCAGGTGCCACATTTATTACAGGTACTGATTCAAATGAAGCAATAAGAGATAGAGGTGATACTGCATGGACCACAGGAGCTGGTGGTGACGCTACTGAAGCTAAACAAGATTCCATAATTGCCACAATCGGTACTGCTGGTGCTGGATTAAATGATTTAGGTGGAATGTCTACAGCAATGAAAGCCGAAGTTAATATAGAGGCTGATGCCGCACTATCTGATTATGATCCTCCTACAAGAACTGAAGCTACTTCGGATAAAGATGAAATAATTGTAGAAATTGATGCTAATGAAACTAAAATAGATGCTGTACAAACTACTGTTGACAATATTGAAACTGATACACAAGATCTTCAAGGAAGATTACCAGCATCATTAATTGCAGGTAGAATTGATGCTGATACGACTGCTATTAGTGGTGATGTAACTGCAGCAAACAATCTTGAATTAGACTATGATGGTACTGGTTATGCAAAAACAAATTCAATAATTGGCACAACAACAACAAATACCGATATGGTAGGAACCAATGGTGCAAATACAACGGTTCCTGATATTGCTGGTACTGCTGCTACACTTCATGGGATAACTGATGGTAAAGTTGATGATGTACAAACTACTGTTGACAATATTGAAACAGACACGCAGGATCTTCAAAGTTCAATTGGTACTGTTGAAGATTTAGGAAATGGCACTACATTGGCTAAGAATAATAGAGATATTGCAGGCGCCACATTCGCAACTGGTACTGATTCAAATGAATCAATAAGAGATAGGGGAGACGCTGCATGGTTAACTGGCGGTGGTGGAGCAATATCTCAAATAATTAATCCTAATCAAGTTATTCCTATTTCTATAGACCTTGCAAACACATCAACTGTTAGACTTGGATTTATGTTAATAAATGCTGTAGATGATCTTCCAAGCACAGCCGAAATAACTCCTGGAACAATAAGTATTGAAAGAAAAGCTATTGGTGGAGCTTCATGGAGTGCTATTATAACTGATGCTGCATGTAGTGAACAGGCCGGTATGGTTTATTATGATGAGGTTTTTGATACGGGGGCTGGATATGCAGAAGGTGATTCAATAAGAATAACCTTTAAATCCCAATCAGTTATAGCAGATGCAAATACATTTGAAATTACTGATAGTAATGGTGTAAGTTTTCAAACATATATCAGAGAAACAATGAGAGGCACAAATAGTGCAAATACAACAGTCCCTGATATTGCTGGTACAGCAGCTACTTTACATGGAATTACTGATGGTAAAGTTGATACAGTTGATACTAAGGTTGATACTATTGACACTGTTGTCGATGCCATTAAAGTTGTTACTGATGTTCTTCCAAACGCAGGTGCGTTGACAGATATTGATACTGGAATAAACAACATTGAGGCGAAACTTCCTACTAATTATATTATGGGATCCTCTATACAGGCTGATAAAGATGACGAAATCGACTCAATTAAAACAACTGTTGAAGCACTGAACAATATCTCATCTGGTGATGTACAAACAGCTTGTGATACCGCGATTACCGCCAATACTGATATTGACAATATCGATTCTGGTGTTAATAATATTGAAGCTAAACTTCCTACCAATTATATCATGGGATCGTCTGTACAGACTGACAAAGATGACGAGATTGACGCAATCAAAGTAGTTACTGATGTTCTTCCAAACTCAGGCGCACTCACTGATATTGATGCCGGTGTAAATAATATTGAAGCAAAACTTCCAAGCAAAACATATCTCACCGGAACTACAAATGCTGATGGTGATGTTCAGCTTGATGAGGCAACTGGCGCATTGCCTGCTGGCGCATTCGCGAACCATCCAACTGTTGGTCTTAATGATGACGCTATCACTGCTTCAAAATTCGATGAAACTACTGCATATCCTATTGCCTCTGCTGATTCTGGTTCAACTGCCGTTGCAAGAGTTGGGGCTGATGGCGATACCCTTGAAACTCTTTCTGATCAGATTGATGGCGTGCAGACAAGTGTTGACGGTATTCAGAATAATACGAAATTTGTTGCTACAGTTCCAACCAACATGCTGATACCTGACTCCGGCGACACGATGTACAAAATTACTGCTCACTTTTATGATTCAGATGGCAATATGGAAGATCCTGACAACGACGAAATTAATATCCTTTATGAAGATGTGTCAGGCGCTGATAAAGACGCATTTTTCGACGATGCAGGCGGGTCAACTGGCGCAACTGCTGGCGTAATAGATGTGAATATGTGGCAGATGGTAAGGGCCAGTACAGGTGTTTATGAGTCATATTATAAACTTCCTAATACCGAGACGCCGGAACAATGGACCGCTTCATTTAAGCTTGAGGAGGCGTCTTCGTTGCTTAATTATTCTCGCAGCACGAATGTTGTCGAAGAGGCCCCTGGCTCGACCACACTGGCTGACAATACGGTGAATAAAGATATTATCGCCGAAGCCCTGAAAGAACGTGATGTGTCTGGTGCTGGGGCGGTGTCTGGTTCTATTTACCAAGACATAAATGATAATATCGACACGAATGAAACTAAGATTGACACAATATACACAGAAGTTGGTTTAATTAAAACTGCAACAGACGCACTGCCTAATGCTGGGGCCCTGACAGACATCGACACTGGCATTAATAACATTGAGGCGAAACTTCCAAGTAAATCATATATCGCAGGCACAGCCAATCCTGATGGTGATATCCAACTCGATGAAGCAACTGGTGCTCTTGTAGTTGGTGCTTATGCCAATCATCCTGATGTCGATTTAAACGCTAATCAAAGCGGTGTGACCGTAGGAACAGTTAATGCTCTTGGTACTCAAGCAAAAGCTGATGTACAAGCAGAATGTGATTCTGCGATTACAGCAAACACCGATATTAACAATATTGACACCGGCGTTAACAACATCGAAACCAAATTGCCATCAAAGTCATATCTCGCAGGAACGGCAAACTCAGATGGTGATGTTCAGCTTGATGAAGCAACTGGGGCATTGCCAGCCGGTGCATTTACAAATCATCCTGATGTTGATTTGAATGCTGATCAAAGTGCTATCACAATTGGGATTGTAAATGCTCTTGGGGCACAAGCAAAATTAGACGTTAATGCCGAAGCCGATATAGCTCTATCAGATATCGGATTAGACCATTTGATTCAGGTTGCGGTGGCCGGAACTGACGTTACTGACAATTCGATTATAGCACAAATAGTATCAAAGTCGGCAACAGCTGATTGGGACACCTTTGATAATACAACAGATGCACTTGAAGCAATTTCTGATTCTGGTGGCGGTGGACTTACAGCGCAGCAGGTTAGAGACGCTATGAAGCTTGCTCCTACGGTTGGAGCGCCAGATGTTGGGTCGGTTGACAATCATTTAGATGATATTCAAGCTGTAACAGACAATCTTCCAAACAGCGGTTCTTTAACCGACATTGATACTGGTGTGAATAATATCGAAGCGAAACTTCCAACTAATTATATTATGGGATCGTCTGTGCAGACAGACAAAGACGATGAAATCGATTCGATTAAATCAACTGTTGAAGGCTTAAACGACCTGTCTGCAGCCCAAGTAAATGCTGAGGTTGACACTGCGTTATCAGATATCCGTCTTGACGAGCTTATGACATCCGCTATTGCAAGCCAGCCGGTTGCCGGATCAATATTTGCAGACCTGACTGAGGATGATGGTGGAACCCAGAGATTCAACGCCAACGCCCTTGAGCAGGCGCCAACCGGTGGAACCAATCCAAATGTTCTGATTGATACAACAATCAACGTCGTTACAGATCAAACTCATTTTACACTTAACTCAGGATCAAACGATGATGATGCTTATAAAAACCAGGCATTTGTCGTATATGATGCGAGCGATAGTGACTCCCCGTCTATAAGAGTATGTGCTGGTTACGTTGGTTCTACAAGAACTGTAACTCTTGATTCCGCTCCAGATTTTACAATCATAAGTGGCGATGGGGCCAAAGCTTTTGTAACCGCTCCTGGAACATCGGCACCAACTGTTGGTCAAATACGGACTGAGATGGATGACAATTCGACCAAGCTTATCGCTATTGACACTGGTGTTGATAACATTGAGCTAAAACTGCCAACCAATTATATCATGGGATCAAGCGCTCAAACTGATAAGGATGATGAAATCGACGCAATTAAGGCGGTTACTGACTTGCTGCCGAACTCTGGGGCGCTTACTGATATTGATACCGGTATAAATGCTATTGAGGCGAAATTGCCTACTGATTATATCATGGGATCATCTGTACAAACAGCCAAAGATGATGAAATCGATTCTATCAAATCTACCGTTGAAGGTTTGAATAACCTGTCTGCTGCTGAAGTAAATGCAGAAGTAGACACCGCACTGTCTGATATTGGATTGGACCACTTGGTGCAAGTTGCTGTCGCCGGAACAGATATCGTAGACAATTCGATTATAGCACAAATTGTATCAAAGAGCGCTACTGCTGACTGGGATACATTTGATAATACGACAGACTCTCTTGAGGCTAATACTGATTCATTGTCTATGGTTGATGGAAAAGTTGATACTATAGATACTGTAGTAGATGCGATTAAGGTTGTTGCTGACTTGCTTCCGAATGGTGGAGCGCTTACCGATATTGATACCGGTGTAAATAACACAGAAGCGAAGCTACCAACAAATTATATCATGGGGTCTTCTGTGCAGTCTGGAAAAGACGATGAAATAGATTCTATCAAATCAACAGTTGAAGGTTTGAATGATTTGTCTTCAGTTAATGTGCAGGCTGCTTGTGACGCCGCAATAACGGCCAATACTGATATCAATGATATTGATACTGGTGTTAATAATATAGAAGCTAAATTGCCTTCGAAAAGTTATCTGACAGGATCAAATAATACAGATGGTGATATCGAACTTGATGAAGCAACTGGTGCTTTTGCAGCTGGTGCGTACACTAATCATCCTGATGTGGACTTAAATTCTGATCAGAGTGCAGTAACAATTGGTACCGTAAATGCCCTTGGTGCTCAAGCAAAACTCGATGTGAATGCAGAGTGCGATACTGCCCTCAGTGATATCGGTCTTGACCATTTGATCCAAGTTGCTGTAACTGGAGCAGATGTAACGGATGACTCAATCATTGCAAACATAGTTTCTAAAGCGGCAACCCCTGACTGGGACACTTTCGACAATACCACAGATTCATTAGAAGCGATTGTCGATGGAGGTGGGGCTGGACTTAGCGCTCAGGAGGTTAGAGATGCAATGAAACTCACTCCGACCGGCGGAGCTCCTGCGTCCGGTTCTGTGGATGAGCACTTAGATACCATTATAACAGATGTCGGAACAGTCGATACTGTTGTTGACGCTATTAAAGTGGTAACCGATGCTTTGCCGAACTCCGGTGCTTTGACAGATATAGATACTGGAATTAATAATATCGAAGCTAAGCTACCTACTAATTATATCATGGGATCGTCTGTCCAAGCTAATAAGGATGATGAGATCGATGCTATTAAAGTCCGTATTGAACTTGCGCTTCCTAATGCAGCCCCGAGTGGGGCTGCTGGCCTACCTACAGTTGATGCATCGAACCATATTGTAGGAGTCCAAGGTTCTAAAAATGTATTTGATGATCTAAATGATATTAATAATAGTGACATCCTCGGTATGGCTATTGATGGAACTGCCACATTTGCAATAGCAATGAAACAGATATTGGCTTATTGTGGCAATGATATAACCAGATCTGGCGACGTATACACTTATAGAAATTATGACGACAATGCTAACACTATGGCAATAACAGGCTCGGATTCAGGAAGAGTTCGTTCATGATCATGAATGCTAATCAAATATACCAGAAAGCCTTTGATGATGAACTTGAGAAGTTTGGATTCAGGATTCCCAGCCTATCCAAAATAGAAAAAATTATTGATTATGGTAAAAAATTAAAACAGCGGTTTGAAGAAAAATACGAATCGCGTAAAAAGAAAAAGCGAAAACATAGACGGGGTTCATCTTTTGTTTTTTTTGGGAAATAATATATGGCTCTTTTGGGACCAAGATCAATAATAGTTGGAGGGTGGTTTGGTGCCGATGGTGTGTCTGCGCCAGATATCAATCTCATAACAGATGGTTGGTTTTTACCATTACCACCAGTTGAGATAAAAGCTATATATATTAATAGTGATGGTAATTATGAGGAGATTGGTGTTCCATTATTGGGATTACATGAAGACGGTTATTATAAAGAGGTTGATCCTTAAACATCACATTTTCCCTGTTCAAAGGTATGGGAGACATTATGAGCGAATCTGTGGACAGGGAGCTTGGAAAGTTATCTCAACAGATTGAGAATACAGCCAAAAACCTTGGAGATGTAAAAAACGACCTTACACGCCTATTCGACACTGTTGATGAAGATTCTAAAGGAATTGTCAAGGAAATAGCGGTATATAAAGTTCAACAAAAAGAAACAATCAGAAGATTCGATGATTTAAAAAAAGAAGTTTCTGATAATAAAAATGCCATAATAAAAGAGCGTGAGGAGAGGATAACATTTGAAACAGAAACTAAAGCTGGTGTTAAATTTACAAAAAACGCAGCACTCATTCTCGGAACGCTGGCAACACTCATCAGTGCCGCGGCTGCTTTATTTGTATTGTTAACTTAGGAGTTTAATATGAAGATAGCAATTATAGTAAATGATGACAAAGCTATATACTATCTACAAGATGCAATAAATAAAACAGCCGATTGGGATGTAAGTTTCTTCTCAGACTCTCAAGGATTTGGCATGTTTGACGTATCTTACTTTAATGTTATTATCGCAAGCTACGATCTTCCATCTATTAATGGGCAAGATTTGCTTCAAGCAATTCATGAGAAAACATCTGCAGATCTATATCTTCTGTGCGATTCTGTTGATTGTATTTCAAAAACGGATCTATCTAGGAATTATATCAAAGGTGTAATAAAGAAAGATGTCTTATCAATAATAAATAAACTGCATTATCTTGAAACAAAATATAGAATTAAAGAAATGATTTCGACTGAAGAAGAAAAATGGTGTTTTGCCACCAGGAGGATAGAAGCATTGACACTCGCCGTGAATGCAAAATAGATAGAATAATGCCTATTTTTGAAAACCAAGAAGAGGCAGTTAGTTTCTTATATACTTAAAGTAATGATTTTAGGAGCTTATCTTTTGCCTTTCGAGTCTTTTAGACTTATATTATAAATAGATAATGCTCTTTGAAATTGAATGAAAAATTATGGTATCATTTACAAACTTCCCCTTAAAAGCTATCACCGACGGTGTAATAAGTTATACCAAATTCTTATTTCTTAATGAGAATATCACACCGCCTTCATACCGCTATTCTGAAGATGACAGAGCAAGCCGTTTAAGGATACAGGGGCCGTTTGTTATTGACAATGAAAAACCTATGAGTGCCCCTTTTATAGTGGTTGAAAGGGGAACGTTTGTCTTTGCCAATAGTATGATAGATAATTTAAAATCAGCCACACCAAATACCTTCGAGATGAAGCAGAAGGTTGATATTATGGACGGTTATATAAATATAATCGTCGGCTCCCGATCTGCGGGAGAGGCTTCAAATATAGCAAATTTTTTAGCTATTAATTACCAGGCTGACCGTCATGGGATTATAAGTGAATTAAAGTTTGTGCGAAATTTTAATTATGTTGACGTTGGGCCAGAAGTACCGGTTTTTAAAGACTCTGAGGTAAAAAGATGGGAAGTAACCTTACGAATAATGGTGTCTATGCAGATAGGATGGGCAACAACGATACGCGATCCAGAACCGTGGAATAAAGTATCAATATATGCTGTTAACTCAAATTGGGGAAGCTCCTCAAACACCGGTATAGTAGCAGAAGGTCTTGATACATTAACTGATGCGAATGCAAATTTTGGACTGCTTGAAACAAGTGATCCGAGACTTATTGAAAAAGAGCTGCAAGAAGGGTATTATTATATTAAGTTCGCTAACGGCGATCAGTTTTATCCAGTTGCAGACATTGTGGACCCGAACACTTTGCAACTTCTGACGCATGACACAAACGGGGACCCAGTACCATACTCAGCGCCAGAAAGTGCTGTAGATTTAGAATATGAATTGTATTGGAATTGTGTACATATACGCGGTGATATTCCGAACAATAATACTTAAGCAAGGAGATATAAAATGACTGCATATCAAGGACCGCACGTTGCGGTGACACAGAAATTCGTTACCAGCCCTGGTGCGATTGCCATAGAAGACTTGCCTTCGGTAGCTGTTGGTACTGCCTTCGATGTTTTTGAAAAAGAGCGGATCGGATCATCATATGGAATCGTTGACAGAGAACTCGCGTGGGGTGCAAATAAAGTCGTTTACGATAAAGATGTGATTGATCAAAAAGCATATGATTTTTATCCAGCAAAAGCATTTGCCAACTCTCCGTTCGGGAATGTCGATCTCGAGCTGTTGGATGCTAATCTCTCAAGCACAGGGGTAACGCTTGTAAGGGGCAAGACATATAAAGTTCCTGATACCGAAAAGGTGGTTGGTGCGTGCGAAGGAATCGTTCCTTACTACAAAAGGATTCTCACGGCTGGCGATGTACAGATACACGCCGCTGATCTGAGAACTGTTGTTATTGTCGGCGGAACAGTAGTAACCGCCCAGTTGAAACCTGGCCAAAAAGTGTTTGTTACTATTGATGGTGGGACAAGCTGGACTTTGGTTGGGACTGTCGGCTCTATTGGAAATGATGAGACAAAAATACGTCTCGCAACTCCTTATGCAACCCCTATTACCACTGGTGATGGAATAGCGGTCGGAGCAGTTTCTGATACGCTTATTGATATTCCAAATACCATCTATGACGCAACTGCAGATTTTATTACAGCAAAAGTCAGAGTGGGAGATATTGTCTATATATCAAGCTTGGCAATTGCTGCCTCTATTGCAAATCCAATCGCTGCCTCTGTCGTGTCAATCATTGACAAAAATACATTGAAATTCAATACTGAAACGCTCGTTGCGGGCCAGGTTGATTACGATTACCTCAAATATCAAGATTTTGTCGAAACCCCCGGTTCAACCCTTCAGCTTTATACTTATTGGGTTGAACGGTACGCAGGGTTCTCTCAGAACTACGGCATTAAACTGCTTAATACAGGTGCTGGCGTCGCTGTTGGAAAAACAAGCTCTAGCGTACTGACTGTACCTATTGCCGGATTTCCAATTGTAAATGAAGGTGATGTATTCATAATTACTACAGCAAATGTTGCTGCCGGTTCAGAGGAGCGAGATGTAACTCCCGGATTCAGACCTTATCGAATTCAGACTATTACTACTTCAGGTGTGAATTATGAAATCACAGTTAATGGTACTATTTACCATTCAGGCGTTGCCCCGGAAACGGAATTCTCCGGTGGTGAGTTTATCAGTGTGTGGGCTCCTAAAGTAGAGACTTCTATTCTTGTCGATTTCCGTGCTGTACGGGAAGAAGAGCTTGGTGTTGTAAAACGCATTACTAGCCTTGAAGATATTGCAGCCGCCTGGTCAAGAGATGAAGACATCAGTATCCATAATGAACTTGCCTTCATGGCTCAAATTGAATTTGCCCTGAACCGTGGCAAAGTCATGTACGGTGTAAATGTTGATGCTACCGAAGCCAATTTGTCCGCCCAGTACTCTGCAGCGTTTGAGGAACTTAAGCTGCACGATGTCTATAGCCATGCTCTCGGAACAGATGATGCTGGCGTTAATGCACTTCTTGGACCGTATGTTGATGGCCAATCTGCACCGTATGAAGGCCACGAAAGAATTGGTGTAGTTGCCTATGATGAAGATGATATATATCTGCAGGGGGCCGATACAGGGTCTGTTGATATTGCCGGCCTGATAACAATTGACGGTGCTTTCGACCCTATCGCTGCAGGAGTTACTGTTGACGATGTAGTAAAGATATATGACTCAAGTGGTGATTTTGTAACTGAGGTTCTGGTTACTGAAACGCCAACAGTCGTCACAGAGGTTCAAACCGACTATGTTGGAGCGATTCTTGCTGCCGGCCACTCATTTAGATTTCAAAGTGGGCGCAAAGATGACCAATCTGTCCGTATCGGCGCTATCGGTTATGGCAATCGGCGCGTGCAGGTTGTATGGCCCGGGTGGTTTCAGGCTGATTTTGGCGGAGTGACTTATACCCTTCCTCCTTATTATATCACGGCTGCATTAGCCGGAATGGATGGTGGGATAATTGTTTCACAGTCTTTTACCAATTACACTTTCAGCATACCTGGACTATCTAATATTCAACTTAACACAAATAACTACTTCAGAAAACTTCAGCTCGACGAAATAGGTGGTGGTGGTGTTAGTGTTATGATTCAGGATACGCGTGTCAGCCAGACTATCAAATCGAGGCATGATCTTACATCCAACATGGATGCCGTTCAATATCGCGAGCATTCAATTACCAAACAGGCTGATGTGTCAGCGAAGACGGTTCGTAATGCAATTAACCCTTATGTCGGCAAGTATAACATTACTCCTGACCTGTTCAGATTTATAGGCCAGGTATGCGCGGTGGTAAGCACCAAGCTAGTTAAAAAAGGTGTTATTGCTCGTCTTTCTGTGCTGAAGATTGCTCGCGATGAAGTAATTGATGATAAAATCAACATCACAATGCAGGCGACTGTTTTTATCGCCGGCAATTACTATGACGTAACACTGATAATTGTTTCTCGTTAAACACTAATCAGTTTAAATGTAGAATATTAAATAAAGGAGGAAATGCATATGCCACCTCTAACAAAAGTGGATCTGCAAGAGTTGATAGACCAATCAGGCGGTTGGGACTGGGAAGATGCTCACGTATCTCAGGCTTATATTTCCCCTCATGGTATTGACACAAAAGAATCGATTGCAATAAATGATATTATTGAATCGGGAACCGTTCTTATCGCCGCAGGTCCGTCCGATCTGGATAAGGCTGTAGAAGATCCTGATGGTTTTAGGGTCGTCCCTATCGGTCTCATCGAAACGGCACAGATAAGTATGAATAAACCATTGAGTCGGATATTCGAAATCGGCTCAAAACTCAGCTATATTATACCGGGTCGTACCGTTGGTGGGATAAGTCTAAGCAGGGTATTTTTTGATGGACCAAGTTTACTTAAAGCAATATATATGGGCGAGGTAAAAGCTGACTTTGCCACACAGGATAAAAAATTTGCAAAATTTACCTCGAATCCTTATCATGTGGATGGGGAAGAAAAATATCAGAAGTTTGCCAATATCGGTTCGGGAAACTTGGCGATGAACCTTGCCTCGTCTTTCTTTGAACAACCTATTGGTCTGGCGTTTTATTTCAAAGACCAGCAGGACGATACTGTCGGACAGACCTATTTTGAAGGGTGTCGTGTCAGCACGCTCAATCTTGGTATATCAGCTAATATGAATGTGCTTACCGAATCTATCAATATGGAGTTTATTCGCTGCAGGCCAATTAACACTGCTGCCTCGAAAAATTACATTAAGGGCGACAATCTGGCTGATCTTAATATTGTCTCTGCGCAGACCAACTGGGATCAAAGCGTTGTCGATGGTTAATTGAGAAATTCTTCTAATAGCTAAAAAAAAAGAGAGCTGATTTCTGCTCTCTTTTTTATTTTCTCTAACTAAAACTAGACCGAGTTTGGCTATTATATTTTGGCGGAGCCGAAATTGCATCTCCAGATGCCAAACCGTTCACCACCAGCACTTTTACTGGTGGTCTAAAAAAGTAAAAAATTTTTAACCCTGCTGAAACAGCAGAATATAAAAATTCTTAGAGAAAAAAAACTCCAACTTAATATCGCTCAGTATTGCATTTGTAATTACCACCACCAGTCACCCCGGGCCCATCCGTTGGAGACACCCCCAACCTTCCGATAACCATATAATTACCACTCCAGTGGTATTTTATACCTTGACGAAACGTCAAGTGTAAAATCTTGGAGTTAATATCAATCATATCCGTTGCTCATAAAAGTTAAAGTAAAATAACTGCTTTCATAAATATTATTAACACATTTCGTTCTTTTTTATTTTTAATTTACCCATTTTTACCCACCTACAAATAGTCGTAGGCTTTACATGGTGTATCTCGGCATACTTTAAAAGTATGCCTGATTTAACTTTTTTCTTTGAACCAATTTTGGGCCCTCTCGTTAAATCCGTCTTAGGTTTAAACTCATATTCAATAGGCATTATCTCACCGCATTTCGCCCAACCGGGAACCCACCGGAAGGTTTTTCCATTTACTACAGCCAGAGCAGATGTCAGAGATATGTTAAACCCCCTACCCAATTCAGCAGCGCTTACACCATTCTTCAAACTCAATTGCCGGATTTTTTTTACCTGCGATATAGTAAGATTGGAACTTTTTAAGTATCTCTGCTGCATTTTTTTTGATACTTTTCTTGGAGGAATCAAATCAAAAACATGATGAAGCACACTATTTGGCCGGCAATTGAACTTTCTGGCAACATATAGTACAGCATACCCTTCATCCACAAGACTCCGTATCTGCTGTACCTGTGCCGAAGATAATTTGCTGTGATATTTACTTTTCATAATTTTTACGCAAGGAAACCTCGACCCTTGTGGTCGGGGAGGAATTGCGCCCTCCTATTAAATTAAAGTTTGACTATTTCAATACAAATATAGTATATTGTTTACTGTGAAAACAATAAGAACTATTAAACTGAAATTCAATGGGAATCATAAAGCCAATCAAGTGCTTCCATGTTGGCTTAACGCCTGTAATTGGCTTTCTAAAATAGTCTTTGATTCTAAAGAAATTAACTCTAACAGGCTCTCTCAAGCATATTACAAAACTGTCCGTGAAAAATTTAAACTTACTTCCCAATTGACTTGTACCCTTTTTAGAACTGTTTCTGCAACATATAAAACTCAAAAAACTAATAAAGAATGGAATCTTTGTATTTATAGAAAGAAATCTATTCCCGTTGTTTGGAAAAGAGACTTTGCTCGAACCAAAAAAAACATCACTCTCTGGGCTGACCCTATTATGTTTCAAGATTCTCGACTTATTCCTGATAATTGGAAAGATTCTAAAATTTTTCTTAAAAAGGGACAGTGGTTTTTGAATTTGTCTTATGAAATTGACATCCCTGAACCAAAAGATAAAGGAACTATCGTAGGAGTAGATCAAGGAATCAAAAGACTGTTTGTAGCTTCTGATTCTCAAAATAATAAATTGTTTTATAAATCAAACTATCTTAACCATAAACTTTCTAATATCCGAAAAGCAAGAGCTAAAGTACAAACGGTTGGAACCCGTTCTTCCAGAAAACTTCTTGAAAGAATGTCTGGCCACGAGGCTTCCGTAACCGAACATGCTGTGCATGTTGCTTCTAAAAGACTTGTAAAATGGGCTTGTAAAGTAGGGGCGCGAAAGATTGTGGTTGAAGATTTGTCTAACATACGAGAGTCCTCTTTGAAAAAGGGAAAACAGCTTCGTAGTAAAATCAATCGCTGGCCTTATGCCTTGTTTACTTTTTTTATTACATACAAAGCTGCAACGCTGGGTATTACTGTTGAGCGGGTTTCCCCAAAAAACACTTCTCGCATGTGTAGCAAGTGTGGTCATATTGATGAATCCAATCGAAATGGTTTTTCTTTTAAATGCAAATCATGCGGTTATACCGCAGATGCTGATTATAATGCCAGCAAAAATATTGCTGGACGCTATATGTCTATCGGGTTGAACTCGATAGATACAGGGATTAGTAAACACCCTGAAAACCAAATTATCGGTTAAAGCCCCGACCCTCGTGGTCGGGGTAGTTTACTATTCTTGTTTTATCCATTTAATTTTCTCCAATTGTTTAAGATGAGTTTAGTACTCATGTTATATAGGGAAGTGTGGAGATTGCTCCCCACACCCCCTTTGCAGTATACGATTCTAGCTGCAACTTACCATTGAGTAATAAAAAGGACTTTTATTTCCCAAGAGCCTTCAATTATCGCTGAAGCGGCGATGGAACTTAGAACCATACTTGGAAAAGATTTCTCAAACTAAAGTTCGAGGAGTTCGGCGAGGTTATCGTTCCGCTGGGTTCTTACGGCAGCATACGAGACCTGGCATCGAGATCCACGATCGCAACACTTCCCGAGCCGGTCGAGCCGACCACCACCTTATACGAGTCGCGCTTTGATTTACTCCAGTAAATCAGCGACCAAACCAAGATGTTGACCTTGCAGGTCAACGTCATTGGTTCTGAGTATAAGGTGGTATGAGTAAACGATGTTGAAACAACACCGCGTTCATATCCTTTGAGAAAAAAGGGGTAAAGAAAATAATTAACCCATTCACCATAATAGTTATTTCAAATTTGTATAAAAAATAACATCAGTATCATACCCTTATCTTGTCGTAATATTTCTTTTCCTTTTGCAGACCCTCAATAACACTTTGAACCTTACCGTTATCAAAAATAATAACTGTCGGAAGAAACATAACAGAATATTGTATTGCTACATCTCTATCTTTAACGAAATCAAGCTCGACAAGCTCAACATCATTAATTTTTTTCATTATTTTTCTGAGAATCGGCTTTACCACATTACAGTGGTGGCACAAATCGCTTGAAAAAAAGACAACAGTTCGCCTTTTCTCTATTAGAACCAGTCTTCTAAATGTGCAATTCGCCATTTTCTTCATTGTGTTTCATGAAACACATCGCCAAGAATGCTATCAACCTCTTCCTGAACAGTTTTTGGTGTCCTTCTTGTTCCTGGAAAAAATTCCTTCATATATGTGAATCCTTCATGACAATTAGAACATGGCTTCCCGGTGTCAGTCCATGCTTCACAATACCCGCATCCCGATCTCCCAATGCGCTCATCATCTTCGATTTCTTCTATATCTTCTTGATATATTCTTAAACCACAACTAGTCACTTTTTGTATCGGCATTGTATTTAGTTGATCTGTAAAAAGATTTCTAGTGTCGATTTTAATCCATTCGCCTTCTATTGATTCAAGCTTTTTTGAATAACTGCCTAAGTACCTTTGGTAGCAATTACTCTTTAATCTTATTCTCAATAGGATCCTCCTTTTTATTATTGTAGTACATTTTTCTAATTCTTACCGGCCGTTCCCTGTCACTGTTTAAGGCATTGATGTTGTTTATAAAATGAGTAAATTTTTCTAAAAAGTCGGTTGGAATAGACAGGACGATATTAATTCTACCATCCATCAATCGCCTCTGGCGTCGTATATAGGTTCGAACCCCTTTGGCGCATCGTTCCAATTATCCATTTCGTGTGCAGCTATCATTTGAGGATACTCTCTTTTTACTAGCGCAATATTCTCGGCATCAGCAAGTAATATCATATTAGCCAGATATGTAACAAATGATCCTGATTTGTTCAAATACCAAAAGAATGATCCATAACCATAATTTCCAGACTTTTCGCTCGACCCTCTATTGCCAAGTGTCAATGGGGCGTCAACAACATCGCCAGCAAATATAACATCCCAAGATCCAGACACGTTTGATTCAAACAAATGTCGATATATATTCTTCAACCTCGCTTTGTTTTCAACATCAGCATTCATAACGACAAATGCCAGCTGGCTGATAAATTTGCTAGGATGGTTTACATACCAGTCAAACGATCCCCTTTTAAACGGATATCCAACATCCTTCGGAAACTTAAGCGATTGCAACTCTATTTCCCGATTGATGGCCTTTTTGAATGCAACATTACTATAATCATTACCTTCAGTTAATTCCCTTGCATCAAACTGCCATGTTCCATCTGGATCATCTGATGTTGTTGTAAACCAGTTGTTAAGCTGTTCGTCATACATATCATCATCATACGCATGGAAGATACATACGCCAAAATATTCCAAATATAGCTCAGGTTCTACCCACTTGTATGGCATTAACCCTCCTTTATTATTGGTTTAATGTTATGCTTTGATAATAAATTAATCAAACTTTTATATGATAAGGATCTGTTCTTTTCGAACAAGTGTTCGATATCATTCTTATTCAAAAAATACCCTAATGGTAAATTCATTATTATATGGGCAAATTTTTCCCGAGTTGTATTATGATAATATCTCTGCAAAAATTCATATAGGAATTCTTTGAATTTCGATTCCACCAGAGGATCGAAATTTTTCATTAACTCATTAACCTGCTGTGACATTATTTTTCCTTATTCTTTTTGTACAAAATAATAGGAATTCGGGTTTTACACGTTGGACATGTAATAGAGGCGTTCTCGTTGTCATACAGCGCAAGCCATACATTTTTACAGCGATGACAACGAACATGTTTGGTAAGATATCCAGCTCTGGTGTATTTTTGTAAACGGATTTCTTTCTTAATCGCTTCAAGAATATTGTGTGCCATAAGATCGTCACAACGACGTTCTTTCGTACGCTTTTCCTCGTACGCTTCTACCATCGCAATCATTAAACTCAAGTCTTGATCGTTTTCAAAAAATACAAACATAAGTATCCCTAACACTTTAGTTATTACAATAAATTTACAAATATCACACAGATAAAAAAAAGGTAGTGAGATTTCTCCCACTACCTATAATATACTATAAAATGTCATATTTGACACTAAGTCTTGCTTTCTGGTCCGGGCTCACCTTCTTGCATTTCTGGCCCACCTTCTTGCATTTCTGGATCACCTTCTGGCACTCCTCCCCCGAGCCCATTTATTAGCGACTCCTCTTTTGGAAACGCACCTTTCTCAGGTTTTGTATTCGTATCATCAGGAACTTTATTTTCTTTGTCCGGCGTTACGATAGACAAAGGCTGTTGATCTGATGGTGTTGGTTGTTGAGATGAAGTTTTTACATCTCTGTTTTCAACAGGATGGTTATGTTTTCCCGGAGTTACATTTCCTTGTGGGGGTACTGTCGGCATTGGTGGTTGGTACCCGCCTTGTGGAACCTGCGGCGGTGGATAGTCCTGTGGCAACACAGGTTGCTGAGGCAGTGTTGATTGTTGTGGCATATGCTGCCGTGGCGCCTGTTGCCCCTGTTGTGAATCAGGTAAAATAGTTACCTTGAATGCATCTTGCCCTTGGCCTGCCGCATACTCGAATCCAGGGACATACAAACGGACCGATTCCGTGTTGTAGCCCAGTGGGTGAACAAATAATGATCCCCATCTGGCAATTAGATTATCGTTGATATCAATAACAACCCTCACTAACCCTCCTTTTTTTTGTTAAAATTAATCTACAAGAAAAAATACATTAACTATACGCAAATCGCATCATGTTTTTTAAAAAAAAGGGGTAGTCGGTATTATCCGACACCCCTATCCAAATGCCATTCAACCAGCTTGGCTGATCTTCCCTCATGCCCTCTTTTAGAACGTATTTTCGCAACCATCCCAATCAGATTGTCCCCGGCCCGCATAAACTCTACGCACTCGTTCTCCTTTCCGATCTGGCCAGGTCCGAGCTTGAACTGTTTACCAGAATCAAGAGATCTGAACCAGATTACCCCTGCAACTTTCCCTTTAGGCCCCCATTTCAAATTGACCGATTCAACCTGCCAATCATAAGCCTCGGCTCTGGTAGTGTGTTTTCGGCCTTCGTTAATACCCTTCCCCATAGGTACACCAACAAACCCTTCAACCATATTTATGATATGCTTGAATTCAGACGCCGGAACTATTTCAGGTGGCCTAACAAAATCGCTCAGTTTAGAGAACGCCTCTTGTAATTTACGGTTATCAAAAAACTGTAGATTAGACACATCATTACTGTTCCATTTATCCATACGATAAACAACAAATAGGGGTAATATATCAAGAGGTCTTATCTTATCCGAATTAAGAATACCACCTGTTTCAGCGGCTGTGAGGGTTAATGGTTTGAATGGTCTGAATATATTGAACCTTCTGTAGAATACCAATTCACCCATGCCACGAGCACTATCTTCACGCTTTATTCTATAGAGCTCTGGCAGTTTTCCGGTATATTGAATCCTATCACCAGTTTCGATACTTACTCTCGGAGACCAAAAAGTAGTCTCTTTGGAACCTGAACTAAAATGAACACCAGCACCATCATACTTCAAGGTCACAGTACCAGAATCAACATGGTTCAAAAAAGATTTAAGGTCTTTATCAGATTTAAGATTAAGCCGTTCGCCAAAAGACGGAGACGGCTTCTTTATCACACCCCATGTTACTATAGGGGCTTTTTTATTATCTCCGTGGTATAGTTTGTGCAAATAGAGTAACCTATGTTTATTAAGTGTCGGGCAATACATCTTAATTGTCTTACCATCACCATTATCAACAGACATTATCTCTACAGGCTTGTTAACTACAGTCTGCCTGGTTAACCCTGAGCCGTAGCCTTTGATTCCAGCTTCGCCAACATTCCATGATGTTTCAGCGTTCCTTATCGAATGATCAGCATTCTGTGCCATTCTGGAATTGTTCATCACCTCTTCTCGGAGAAAATTCATAATAGCCATCTTACTTTTTTCGGTAAGCTCGCCACTCTTGTTGAACTTTATATCGTTCATAATTGATTTTCCCCCGATGTTGATGATCAAGCTCAGATGGCCGATATGGATATCCAAATGAGGATTGGTCGCATGATGAAACACAACCCTCATCCGTTTTACCACCCGCCTGTTTTGATCAATCTCTCCATCTATCCAGGTTTTACTACTCCTGCCATTAATGTTGATAATTGGACGGCGGGTAACCTCCGTCTTTTTACAGACACGCTCTATACCTTTACCAATATTGCCAAACACAACACCCTTAATAAGACCCTTTGAAAATATTCCAACTACATCATTAATCGATTTTGCTTTATGGTATTTCTTGACAATGGATACGGCTTTAACCACCAACAGTATCCGCTTTATTTTGCATACTTTAAAAACTTTAGGCCAAGCCGGGCTTATTTCTTGATAAAGGCCCTTTCCCCTAACCAGCCCTTTCGCCAGTAGCCTCATGCTCACCCTCCTTTATTTTATTTTCGAGTAGTGTGACTAGCAATAGGATTATCAAGACAGATATTACCGGAATAACCATTGGGGCCTCTATAAATGCGGGTATCCATATAAAGTTAGGCAATTCCCCTATGAGGAATATGAGACCTATTGTGGCAAGCGACAATATTACAGCCGCCTCCCAATTATCAATAATATCTTTCCAGATATCCTTCGCTTCCTTCATTATAACTTTGGCCAGCTCATCTGCCTGTTTCTTTATGTTATCCCAATTTGCTTTACGGCCATCTTCTGTTTTCATATTCTTTGAGAAATTATACACAAAAGTTGAGACGTTTATTGTAATATTAATTGTCTGGTTAATTGCCTCTGCGACCAATTCAGTGGCGGTTTCACACTTTTCTTTGAAATTAAATTTCATTCTATTCTCCTTTTCGTAAATGATTATTATCCTCTTAATAGTTATACCAAATTTAGGCTATTAATAACTAAAAAAAAGGCAGAGAAAACTCTGCCTTAAATCGAATTGAACAGACCAAACCATTCGAAAAAACCCATTATCTTCTTATGTTTTGTTATGATCAATTTGTAACCTTTCTTCTGACACTTCCAGCATGGGAGGAAGATACCATAGTTAGTTTGATACACAGCATGTTTCTTACCGCAAACCGCACATGGCATATTATGATGAACAACAAGGCCGTCACTATCAATCTCGATGACAGCCAAAGGTTTTAAACCCATGTGTCACCTCCTGAAATAAAAAAAGGCAGTACAGACTCGCGTCAAAGGTATTTTAATGGGAGACAAAATAATACCTTCTCAGCTAGTCCATACCGCTCGTACAGAACACGTCAGACCTAACGGATCTCACCCCACCCACCTTCGTACTGTGCTATGTTGAATAGTTCCATTCCACTCTATCCAACGCAAGAAGTTGCGCAGCACCCGATTAAGCAGCCCATGAGAGTGTAGCACACACTCGTAGGGGTGTGTTCCTTTTATAAATTAGCAGCGGACGGATTCGAACCATCGACCTCAAGCTTATGGGGCTCGCAAGCCCCTTGAATGGTTTCCGCAACCTTTATTACAGATATCTTATATGTTGGCACATATTCTCCTTTTATGTAAAAATAATTATTATCTAACACTATGGATATATCAGAAAAAAAATAATAGCCAAAAAAAAGCTGGCGATTAAACGCCAGCTCTTTGTTTATTGATTTTGCTTCCCCTAGTTTCTTTTATCCCCAGCTTACCATCAAAAGGTTGTTCGTTAATATACTGGCGAACCGGCATGGCAATGTAGCACCTGTATGGGTACCTGATGGCGCCCACCATAACAACATCTTTGAGAAACGGCATAATACTTTCAATTCTGCATGATTGTATATATTTACACATATGGCCAGCGGTATTTTGAAAATTAAAATATTCAGTTGACAATATCTTCTCTTTAAACACGAGACTTGATTGTACAGTAAAACAGTTTTTACTTAATTTGGTCACATCATCATTTACCGGGATTCCTTCTATTACTTTAATAATTGTAGCTCTGGTCTTTTCTTCGACGTTCTTTAATTTATTAAGAGTCTTTTCCAGATCCATGTCGGCCTCCTAGCCGACACCTTTATCCCAGGCGCCGGCGGCTTTTACAAATTTGTCGTACTGATCACCAAGTAACGCACGAACCATATGGTCCATAGCAAAAGCTTTACGCTCGCTTTCTTGGGCAGTACCGTAATCCATCGCTATTTTAAGCGCTTTGATGATTCTTCCGGTAGGTTCACCTATTTGAAAAGGATCGATGCCAAGTGCGTCAATGCAACCAACATAGCATATACCAGTTCGTGTGCATTTGAGGCAATCGTGCGGCTCCTCATTATTGAAGTGCTTGTTTTCAACCTTTATATCAGCAGCTTCCTGATGCATTTTAAGCCCGTTTCCTGGACCAGCATTCTCATTCATACTGAAACCTCCACATCAGGTTTTTTCTCCCTTACCAACTTATCCCGCATAAGGCGCTCAGTTATCAGCGCTTCAAGAAGAATCAAATAATTTATCGCATCACCGATTTTATCATCAAGCCATTTTTGATTGATGTAATCGTAATTATCAGCTTCGATATCACGGATACCATCGAACACTGACAAATTATGCTTCTCGGCCATTCCGTGCAATGCAAATTCCGGTGTTTCATGCTTGCGCATCCCGATTTCTTTAAAATGATGTAACCGATCCTCGCGCCCATACCCTTTGCCTTTACTGGCAAGAATAGCTAGGCTTTTCTCTATACGCTGTTTTACCAGAGCATCAAAAGTGGTATCGTCCAAATTATCCTCCTTTTATTTTTTTTTGTAATAATCAATAATATCTTTAAGGGATTTCATTCCCTTCTTTGCAACAAATCCCACAATCTCATCAAAATAATCCATCCCTTTAGGATCATGGTACAACTCGTAATACTTATCACCATCCATGAAGAAATGGTCAGTGCTTGACGACCTAATAACGAATAGGTGGTGTTTATCAATATATTTACAATAATCCACCCAGTCGATAATAGGGTCGCCTGTATCGAACTTTATTGTCTTTTTTCCAACTTTCAAGTCGAACGATTTGTATGATGATTGACTTTTATCATCATAATCTACTGATAGGAATCCCTGTTGGTTCATGGCATTCTTTCGCATTCCGGGATTTGGTGCACTACACCATCACAGTCAGGGTAAGGACACTTTTTGTGTATGTCTGTATAAAACCCGAGACAATCTCCGAAACATTTTCCACAGGTAAGAACAATAAGCTCATGAAATTTAAGAGGACGCATTGCATTAAAAGTTTTCTCAATACACTCTCTTTTCTTATCAATGTTACCACCATCACTAATTCGTGGGCCCCCTGTTCTACATGTGGCACATTGAAGAAAATATTCTATTTGAGCATTATTGTCTATATATTCGCGTTTTAACTCCATCTCCCCACTGCAATATATGCAATAATATTTAACTTCAGGCAAACTTTCTTCTGCTTTTTCTGTCATTTTATTCTCCCTATTTTATTCTGAATACAGGCTTTATCCATGGCTCCTGAACGAGCCGATAAAATTCTTCTTCAGTCGGTGTTGGCACTACCACGTCGGTTCCTTCCCAACGAAGGTATCCACCTTTCGATTCCATCCCAACCTTCTTAGTCTCCTTGTCAATCATACGTTTTGAATACTCAACCGGGCCAGTACGGAACATAACCATCAAGCCATAGTTGTCTCGAGTAACCATGTATAGGTTAATTGTGATATCATGTTCAGGATGAAGCCTCTGAGTGTATTTGCCTTTCAGCGGATCGCCCTTCATCCTCAACCATGAGTTGACTAACTTTACAAACCCGTCAACACGAACAGGACCAAAAGTAAAGAGATCTGTATCCATATTAATAGTTTTCGGGATGCAAACAATGTCAATACTCTTTACTTTACTTCGATCACGCCTGAGATCGCCAACAATACACAAACCCTTCTCCTCGCAATGGTGATACAAGCTGATGCATATTTCCTGGGCAATCTTTTTTGCCTCTTCTCTCAAAATGTATCCCGGATCAAGCTTCTTCATTTGAGCCACGCCTCCTTTTGTCTGCTGGCCATTCAAAGTCTTCAGGGGTCATAGGTTCTTCTCTTTCAAAAAAGAATGATAGCGCATACCCATGAGTATCGTATCCCATCGCAATCATTATATTCTCTACTTCACCCTGAATATCAGTGTAGAAAAAGAACTCCTCATCATCCCAGGTATGTGCCCTGATACCGCTGTGTGGGAGCACATAGGTTTTATCAGGGGTATCATCGACAACAGGCAGTTTTTTCTGCTCGAGGAATAGTCCTTCCTTCCCGGCTGTTTCGATAAGCCCCTTTCTATCTTCTTCGTTTATTGTTTGTTGATATGCCAATATCTCTATTATCTTCAGTAATGTTTGCTTCATTATTATCCTCCGTCCAAATTTTGTTTAGCATTTATTTTATAAATTTTTCTATCATCGCCATAGTGACTTCAGGCAAATTCATTCCGGTGTAACGAATTACCTGCGGGTGCTTAAGGCGTTTATTGTAGTCATGGGCAGGCATTATGACGAGCCCTCTTGGTCTCCATTTCAACCACCCTTCTATATAATCCTGATAGTCATCAACTAGTATATTGCCGTACACCTGGCTTTTATTACGGGTGATGGTGATGTCAACATCCTCACCGAGATGTGTGTCTACCCACATCTTTTTTCCCATCCATGACTTTGGATTCCTTTTCGGCCCCTGGGTTAATACCATTCTCTGGAATCCTATATTTCCAGCAACTGTCCAAATGTCCATACCGAGCTTAAATGTTTTAAGACCAGTCCACCAACTTGCTTTAGAGCGTATTAAATCCATTCTCGCCCTCAAATATGTTGGGTGGTTTTTTCTTGACAACACGGTAATAACATCTTCATTTGGCGATCTCAGACCCTCTAAACTTTTGAGTAGCGCCTGATCATAATCACACAACGTTCCATCAAGATCAAATAGTGCAATATTATCTGATTTCAATATTCTTCTCCTTTATATAAAAATAGGGTGGCGGCCGCCTTGGTAGTATAAAGCCGGAGGATAAATGGCTTAATCGCTACCAGCCACCACCCTTCTGATCAATTCGGCTCACCTTCGAACTCGAGTATCCATACTCTCGAGTCACTCATGTTCTCCCTTTCCCGATCAACACGTTGCCACTCTTTGAAAATAGCGGGTTCGCCATCGTCTTCAAGAAGAAATGATGATTCTAATCCCTCCTGCAGCATCAAACAGAAAAAAGGAATTTGGCCTTTATGTTTCAATAACCATTCGTAAATAACCAGCGCGTCAACACATATCGCCTCTTTCGTGGGTTGAGGCGATTTGGCTTTTTTAGCACGTTTTGGGATCGAAAATTTTATTACTTCTTCAATTACGTCCATTAATTTAGGCATTTGGTAATCCTCCGACAACAACAGGTTGTATTGTAAAAGACCCATCTTTCGAACAGGTCTCGGTAAACTCATTCAATATTTTATTAAATTCATGTGCCGCAGTAAGGATAGATATAACGTTCTGTGCAGGTTCACTCATAATCATATCAGCCTTAAAGATGTCGATAGCGCATTTTAACATCTCTTTCTTTGCATATTTCTGATCATAATCATGGTCAGCAACCCTAAGAATCCACGGATATGTATACACCATCTTGAGAATGTGCATAAGTGCTGGATCTGGTTTGCTTTTCTTCATTTCTTTTTTAATTGTGCCCTGGTCGAGATCGAGAGCGCGCTCAACACTCGATTCGTTATGTCCAAGCTCACGTTCTATTGCCGCCCACAGTGTTTTCAGCTTTTTATATCTCATAATCATTCTCCTGCATAATGTTTATTATACGTTCGACAAATCTATCTCAAGGACATCACTGTCTACCAGACCCCTGATGCGCTCAAGCATACTGGCGAAATATGCAAGTTGCTCCACATCATCTTCATTTTCCGGACATAAATAATTTTCGTCTGTGTATATATCCAGTTCCATAAATTCCTTTTTAGTAAGGATAAAATACTGATCATCTTCAGGAAGTTCGCCTTCATCATCCAGAAAACTATACAGCGTTTCAAGCTCCTCAGGGCTGAATTCAGGGTTCCACCTATCAATTCTTATTGCCATGTTTCTTACTCCTTTTTGTTTAAGGTAATCAAACTTTGAATGCAAATCTGGTTTCGTCCCATTCATGGATGTTGCAGAAAACATCCTCAACGGGTTTAGGCTTATTATCACACTTCGCTGAAATATACAAATCTGCACCCTCCATACAATCAACGATTATAAGAAAATTGGAATTGTTCTTCCTAACTGCATTGGTAACAGTTTCCATATTGAATGTACCTTCTATACAATAGAACACGCTATCCCCCTTGGTCGATTATTTGACCTAAACTCACTCGTTATCTTCCCTGTCTTCATCTTCAATTTCGTACCCACATTCCGGACACTGAGTTTCGTTTATCGATATGTCCATATTACATCCCGGACATTCGATGGTATCTTCAGCAGGCATGGTTTGCGCCCCTTTCTCTTACGAGTAGATATATCGCTCGATATGGGCACTCCCGAACAGGCTCCAGCCTCAGGTTGCCACCACACATAATGTATTGGCCATCGCAGAAATCTAATGGAAATATCGCAGAATTGGTGCAGGTGGCTGGGTCTGCCAGCTCACATATCTGAACAACATCGTTCTTTTTCTTTGGTTTAGTATGTTTTTTCGGCATTAAATTATGCCCCTTATCTTCAGCAGGCATACCTTGCCTCCTTTTCTATTTTGAGACGATATATAGACCGATATTGACACAGCTTAACATTATCATTATCCTCGGGCCCAATACGTATGTAGTGCCATGGACAACTCGCATATCGGAACTATATACCCTTTCGGTTTTGGGTTGATTTTCTTATTAGGCATTAAATTGCACTCCTTCCAATTTGATTAGTTTCGAATCTCTGAGAAGATGACGCATGCCTCCCCCATCTTTTGACTCTGCAGTATCATCCCAATTAGCGATAACACCATATACAGAGAATCCTTCGTTTTTGTCGCAATGAGCTTTCGCTTCTTCAAATGTCTGCCACACACCCCCGCCGGGATAATCATTTGTTCTCCCCTGCTTGATTACCCGGTCCTGTGATAAGAAATACCTTTCGTAATCGAGCGTGAAGCCAATTGTATAAATAATATCATTAGGCATTAATCATCGTTCTCCTCATCAACTCTTTTCTGTTCTTCGAAATAATGATCAACGATTTTTTTGTTATTGTCAGGGTGACTCTCCCATGCTTGACGAGCTTTAAATTTATCGCCACCTATATCAGTATACTTATCCACATAATCAATACCATCAGTATCACCATCGAGAGCCAAAATGTCCATATGGCCATCTGCTGTGATATCTTGGATACGGCCGCCTTTTACATAGATAAATATTCTCCCAGGGCGCTTACGGGCTTTTTCGAGCTCATTCTCGATATACTCGATGTATTCACTATCTTCAGCACAGTAGCTGCATATTTTATTATTATCATTAAAATACCCGATGAACTCATCACCAAATTTACGTTGTGACATGCTTATCTCCTTTTTTTTGCTTTGTTCCTTTTTAATTGGATAATAATGACATGATTTCTTCGAATGTTTTACGAAATCCAACCGAGCTGAATTTATATTGCATGGCATTTTCTCCATTTTTCTCTATTTTTCTCAATTTTACAGTTTAACATGCTCATCACCAATTGCCCTTTTCTATTGGTAGTGTGAATTTAATCTGGGCACTTTCCGCCTTACGATAGTTTAATGGTATCGGGGCTTTTGATAGGGCTATTATCGCAAGCTCTACTGACATCATATTGTCTCCATATGTATCCCAGAAGAATCCTTGTTTAGGCCCGCATGAATACCTTAAAAATGTACCCTTATGCTTATTTGGATATTTAACTACAACGGTTGGTTTTGTGTCAGCATTAGGATATGGCGGCATGTAATCAGGAATTATTTCACACTCTTTATGCCACCTCTGATCCAGAAGTAATTCGATCAGCTTTTTTATGCTGAATTCAGGAATATTAATTGGTTCAATATTCATTGATTTTACCCTCCATTTTGTTAATATTATACTTTATGCGCGTGGAACGCTCACAGTGCCAAGTATATTTACATCATTGTAAGGCCACGGCTCTTTACAATTTGTTTGAGTAAACCAGTCATGAAGAGGTTTGTTTGAGAAGGCCTCCTGTTCAGCATTAACAAACGCCTGCCATTCAGGGTCAGTTTTCTCATTCATAGCGTTTGTAATTCTGTCATAATGGTCTTTATCAATAAGATTTGCATGCACCTCGTCTGACTCACCCCACATTAACAGATACCCTTCTTTAAAATTTATCACACTGCCCACTTGGTTTTTTTTATTTAGGGCCTTATTTGCTGATTCTTTTAAACACTCAAGAGTATTTTCGGCTTCTTCAACTTCTGCATCCATTCCCTCTTTTTTAAGATTGGTGATCAATTTTTCTGCTTCTTCAATCTTCTTTGCGATGTAGCTTAGATCTGTTACTTTTGACATAGGTATCCCTTCTTAATTAAACGTTAATACCGTGGCTGCGATTATAAATCTCACTTTTCGTTTTCCATAATAGTTTATAAATATTCCAAATTTATTCTGCTAACATGGACAAATCTGCTGTTTAAACAGACAATATTGCAATAGTTTACCCTACATAATAGTTATGCCAGCTTTATCCATAAGATAACCAGCTCTTAAGTTCAGGCTCAACATTCATACCACCAAGATTTTCCATTAATTCAGAGCGCGTACTGATAAACAAATCGTCCTTATCAAATAAAAAGTACGAACCTTCATCTAAACTATCTTGACTGTAGCATTCGCCATAATAGAATAATTCTACATTTATCTCTTTATGGCGAATTGTTAGTTTTAAATCCTCACACCCCATTGCTAATTCATCAAGTATATCTAAAACAGTTTTATCTTTATCATTCCATCCTTTTTTACCAAATCGATCAACAAGCATCTCTTTTGTAATATTGAATGCATTTATAGAATCTTCATTAATTTGGATAACATATCCAAAGTTAGTAATAAAATCACTGCTCATAAAACCTCCTTATAATTTGTTGCCTGTTCCAGGCATATTGAATATTCTTAGAATCAAAGAACTCTCGGTATTCGTTAAAAAGATGCGTCGAGATGATACACTTTAGCACAACATCGCCATGAGCCCAATGTAAATTAAAAAACTTAATTCTTCCCAAAAAGAAGAATGGAACCTTACGCTCTACTGTTGATAACATTGCCATTATGCAGAACTCATCTTCCATTATCATAATCGCCTCTACCTGCCTCTTAGGCTCATTTGGGAGATATCTATGTATGTGACCTTCCAGAAGCCCTTTTGTTATATTCAACACCATTACATCATCATTGTTTTTTAAATATATACTCACATCATAATAGTCCATCCAAATCCTCCCTATTCCCTCACAAGAAAATACCAAGGGCAGGCAGTTTGTGCCAGCCCCTGGTTTTGAGACATAGTGACACCTATTCTACATTCAGCATATGTTCGGAAATTGTATCACCAACAGTTATTGCATTGAAACCTTTCAGCTCATGCGAAGCGATAAATGTTAATGCAGAATACAGGCCGAACAGCGTTGCCTGTTCGGTAGCAAGACGAGCGATTACATTGCCCCATTTGCTGTGTGGAATCTTTGTATTTTGATAAGCATTGACGATATGGCCGGAATTAAGCTCAATATTGGAAAGCTCCTGAATTCGTGGAGCAACCCTTATGAGATTGTCAGCGCCGGTCGAGATATTCTCAATAGCATCATCAATCTGCCATGAATCAGCATCATTGTGATAAATAGCAAAATAACCAAACCGTTTGCGTGAAACAAACTGGTTGGTGCATGCGTAATCACAGGCAAACATTTCCATACCGAATTTTCCACTGCCGTCGTATGCATTGCGCATCATCATTCCAAGATGCAACTGGTGGATATCACTATCCTGACCACCAACCACAACCTGGGTAATGGGTGCTTCTGTAATGAAATAATGCGCATACCTCTTACCGTCCCATAGAACTTTCAGTTCTTTCCATTCATATGGTGAGCGACTCATTATGTTGTCTCCAACATCTTTGGCAATTGAGTTTTTGATAAGCTGCCATCCCGCATGCTGAATACCAGCTAATCGCCAATCTCCATCGTCATCTTTGACTCGTACGCCTACTTTTGCGACTTCATCTCCGCCAACCTCGACGGGCTCCTGTACCACTTCCGCGAACGGATCGCTGAACTTTGCCATGCATAGCCTTTCTGTTAAAAATATTAATAACTAGTGTACACATTATAGTAATTCCAGAATAGTTGATTTGATAACAGCTAAAAAAAACACAGACCACTCTGCGCTTTCTAACCATCTGGAATGCCTAACCAGAGCATCGTAACATCAGACAGGTTGGGTAATTTTAATATATCTTCGATCCTCATAAACAGCTGCTTGTTGTGTTTGTGGGGTTCTTTATTCTCAAGAGTTCCAATGTATTCCAATGCCTCAAAGACATGACTGTGCGTATTGACTATTACATTGTTCTTTTTATATACAAACATTCTGTCTTTTAGAAATACAGTTTTGGTTATAATCAAACCTGTCTCTTCAAACATTTCCTTACTTATTGTTTCCTTGAGAGAACTTTCCGGCACCACTTTACCAGCAGGAATAGTCCACTTGCCGATCTTGACATGCTTCTGCATTAAAACTTCATTGTTTTTATTTTTAATAACGACAGCAACGCCCGAATGGTCCTTCAGGTCTTCTTTGGTATACAGCGCGCTGTACGATTCTCTATGTATCATAATGACTCCAGTATTGTTACACCTCTGTTGTTTTTGGGTAAAAAAAAGCGCAATACCACTTGCGCTTCTTTCCAGAATAGTTGAAAACATTAAACCGTCGAATAATTATACACTATAGTCTTACTGTGTACATTTGGGTTCAACCCAGATTCTATAACAGGTTTATTTGGCTCACCAAGCAGCCTTTTCGCAACTTTTTCATAATACCTCTTATCATAATTGTTGCTTTTACTACGAATATCCAGCCAATCTGAAACGACAGATATCGCATTGTCCTCGTCGACAGTTTTAAAGGTGTGGCTGGTAAAGGATTCGCTAAACTCTTCCCGGTTCATAAACTCAATCTCTGCACCATTAAGCACATTTTCTATCTTTTTCAGATCATCAACTGACATCGCTGACCATGGGCCGCTCATATTCGCCCCGGTACTTGTAAGCACATCGCCTCTCTCAGGATACCGCTGAAAGATACAGAATATTTCAGGATATTCTTTAGGGGCTTTCATAAAAGAAGCGTTCTGAACTACCCACAACAAACCTGTGACAAAGAACATGCGACCATTCTGATCAATTCCCCAACACGCCTTCTTTGGCATTGTTGACCACCTGTCAAGATATCCAGTGCTTCCTGTTTGTGGGGCGTCAACCTTTGGAATATCGAGTGTATCAATTAACTTTTTTAATTCTTTAATTGTAGCACGCATACCATCCTCCTATTAAATTAATTATTTGGTTTTTTAGTTATTTGGGCTTCAGCCATATCTCTCATTTCTTTAATAATTTCATACGTTTTAATATTAGTAATAGCTTTGTCACATTTGAGCATGAGGACACAGGTGTGACATGCGTTAAATCCATTGAGTATAAAGTTTAATGAACACACACTACTATTTGCTCCATGTTTAAACGTCATTTTCGAATCAGGCATACAATCTCCAGGTTAATGTTTTTAGTATTTCTTAATAACCTCCACATCATAATGATCAAGATATTTATCTATTAATTTGTTAACAACAAAGTTTAGGCTGAGCGGCCTTTTCAGAATTAATTTTTTAATATTTCCAGCAGAAGCTTCTGCAAGCATACCAATATTGTCAAGCTTGAATTCTTTAATAAGTTGGTTCTGTATCATCTCACTAATCATGTTCAGGTTTTTAGAATCAATCTTTTGTTTTTCTTTGTTAAGCATATACTTCCTCCTAAAATTTTATAGTACTTCCGGTAGGATTCGAACCTACGACCCCCTGCTTAAATGGCAGGTGCTCTACCAACTAAGCTACGGAAGTATATAAAAGTTTAATAAACATAACCATTCTATTGTTACACAAAGGGTTGGTGGCGCCTTTCAGCAACCACCGCACCTTTCCTGTATTTTATGTATCTGTGACAATATCAATAAGACCACCATCGGCGTTATCGAGCATTGTTCTTCGATTTTGTGGCTTTCTTCTTGGTTGTCTTTTTCTTTGCTGTCTTTTTCACCTTGGTATTTTTCTCATCAGGATCATCGCCACCAGGCAATATCCCAGCCTGTACGAGTTCACCCTTTTTCTGCTCGAGAACCTCATCGGGAATATCCAGATTCTCTATGAATGTGGCGAGGAAGCTTTTTCCCATCTTGGCCATTATTTCAGAACGGTCCTCAACAGCATCTTCGACATAATCACTTATCGACTCGCCACAATTCGTCGATAATTCAGCCATTACATGACCGACGTTTGGTTGTTTTTCATAAGCGTCAGTAAGCTCTTGAACTGCTTCAAAGAGTTCTATACACTTATTATAAGTGTGCTCAGCAGGGCCGGCAAGATCAGCGACTATCGTCGCAACCTCGTCAGCATTCTCGTGAAGTGTTGCTTCCATAGCATCAACACCAGCCCCCATGGCTTTGAAAATATCTGAATACATCATCCCAAATTGATTTATTATCCCAGTAAGTTCTCTGAGATTGATTTTCTGGATACGGCTTTTAACAACCTTTTTGACGATAAGTTTTTTTACTGATCCAAATAGGTTAATCATAAAATCCTCCAAAGATATGCGCCAAAGCGTAGCGCGTTTATAAATGAAATTCCATCAGCAATTAAACCGCCACGATTTTTCATTATCTCAATGATTTTATTATCACCGAAATTGTCATCATGATAATGGCGGCGCAAACCGTAATGATACCCCTGAAAATATTTGGTATCACTATGTTGCATGATCCATTTTATACCTCATGTTAAATGTTGCATTTTACATTTCGCAAATGTCAAGCATTTTCTTTTCTGTCGGCCAGTCGTTTTCATAAAGGCCATTCCTGAAATAATGCTATGGAATTTGCGTAATATTGTGTGCCGTCATGAGTGGCACACTTTTTCAATAATGCCCATCCCCACAGACGATTTGCCTGAAAGGAATAATATGTTTTTGTTATTTGAGGGTTTGTCCCTGTCTTTTCCACGTCCTCAAAAATGAACAACATCTCCATCTGGGTTTTTATCGCTTCGTGAACAGATGGGGAAATTCTAATAAGTTTTCCCTCATTTGCTCTCTCTTTTAATGTTAATTCGATGTATTTTTCAAAATCGTCATCGTTAAGTGATTTTCTTGATTTTTTCCAGTCGCTTATCGTTGCCGCGTCGGTTCTGAGTTTCGCAAGTACTTCCAATCTTGTGTGTTTCATTTACAATCTCCTGTTAATTGTTTTTTACATTTCGCAATTGCGAACACAATTATTCTTTCCGACTCTTATTATCTGAGAACTATTTTCATATAACAGTTGAATGATATAGCTGCCCAATATTTCATCCAATGTTAATTTTTTAATGTTAACTGACTCAACCATTTCCAAAAAATCACCGTTTTTATAAACTGAAAACGTGCCTTCGTCATTTATTTTAATTTCTATCATTCTCCACCTCCTGTTAATTGTTTTCGTTTTCGCCTCTCGCCGGCCTCTCAACCTGGGGCGCTATCCTGTTTGCCGGGGATTCGCCTCGGCACGTGGTTAATTATTTAATTCGTTTTCTCCATTTTCTCTGCACGTCTCTATCCATCCAGTTGAAGAGACAATAGTCAGCAGGAATCGGATCCCCTGCATATATTTTCCGAGGTTCATTGTTTTGAATTTTTTAATATCCGTTAATGATAATTATTTCTCTTACAATATACTTATACCAGATTCCGAGACTTTCTAACACCCTGATGGCTAAAAAAAAGCTCAACTCATAGTCAAGCGACGCAACCTCTTAGCGCGTCATCAATTATAGAGATAGAGCTTCTTCTGGTATACTGATGGGAAGTGTTGGTTTTTCTATCCGCACACACGGTGCGTTAATTACATCCGCAAATGATTTCATATTATTAATATCTATATCAGGACTATGCCACTGAACGGGCTTAATCATTTCTGGGGACAGAAAGGTTTTTGCAATAAATACGTTACCAAAATCCTCGAGCACAACTACACCAGACACTATGTTGAGATGGTAATGGTTCTCAATTTTTCCATATTCAAATGGAGAACCAATTATCATCATTGATAAGACATCTACTGTGGTTGGGAAAGAGCCGGCAATTGCCTTTATCCTATCCATAATAAATTCGTACACAATAGGATCAACACGCTCTTCAAATCGCTCAAGACAATGTTCGGTATAGAAAATATTACCACACGCTTTGTGATAATTTGCACCGAACAACCTGCCATGATCTGTAACAGTAAATACTCGATCAAGATTGGTTTTGAACTGTATGTGATAATTGCCTTTTAGTTTGAAATTAGTCATATTGACCCATTTTCCGTATTTTTTACGAATTCGTATAGCAACATATTCTTTTATTTTTTTCTCTTTACGTTTACTAATCCGTTTCTTGGCAAAGGTTTTGCCAAGCGTTTTATTACACGCCTCGCTGAAGATAAGATTCATCATCGCATCATTGTATTTCTCGAGGGAAACAGTTTCAAAGTGTTCGTTCAACAGGGCAAGATAAACCTGCTCCTGCTCTTTATTTCTTGTGATAGAGCTTTTTCTTTCCATTTATTTACTTTCGCACCCCTTTTGGTTAAAGTAAGGAAAGCCTCGCCCGAGTCTCGGGTGAAACAAAACGTCCGGTAGTGAAGTTGCAGCCGCACCAACCGGAAGACGCATGCCTTTTAAGGCGAGGCAGTCCTAATTTTTAGTCCAGAAAAGCTACATCCTATTTTTGTATTGTTGTAATATTTTAAAATATTTATAATCACTCCACCTTATATTTTTTACTTACTACTTCAGATAGCTCGGGACCCTTCCAGTACGGAAGTATCCAGATTCTTTTCCGCAATAAATACCCTTTCCCGTACGCCTGATTAGTCCAATGTCCACGAACAATAAAGCGCTTATCAATTGTGCGACCAGTCTTCTCGCTGTGAATAGATATATATCTCTTCGGCGGTCGAAGCAGAATGAATTCGCTTCTTACCTTATTCTTCTTACCACCCAGTTTGTATTGAACGCAATGTCTGGATTCTGTTTCGGCGGGAACTCTGGTCGAATCATTGATATACATTATTGTGTTGAAAAAGATATTTACTGCACGTTGGGCCTCAGGAAGCGTTACCACACCCCGATTCTTAACTCTTGGTGCAACTTTACACGCCGTCTTAATAGTTTCATTATTGCGAAGATTAACCCACATATGGTCGAGCCCGTAATCACCTAAACCTGGAGACAGGCCTGAAATTGACACGTCCCAATCTACGCTATCGCGCACTTCTCCATCTCTTGTTATTATCATTGTATCAACAGCAGTGCTAATTGCAGATCTGTCAATAAACAGTAGTGCGTAAACACTCGCGTCTTCATTTTCCCTCATATCGACTTTGTACAATGGCTTCTCACCCTCTATTAGAAAAGTCTTAAATGGGTATTTAAAATCAGAAGGTTTGATATCAAGAGGAACATCAGTTAGCGCAAATGCATCAATAAGCTCTTTCGATAACCTGAATGTTTTGGCGCCATTGTCAAGCCACACCTGCAACTTTGCATATAACGTAGAAAACTCATAAATAATACTCATTGCGTAGTTACTCATACTTTGGGATGTTGTTTTTTTTTTCATTGATAACACAAGAGCTTTTGTCTCCTCCATTCTCTTAAATATATTCATATTATCCTCCTAATTAAAAAAGGCGCCTTTAAAGCGCCATTGTGTGGGCAAGGTTTATCATGAATAACACTATGACGATACATACCCAGAATAAAATCTTCCACTTCATGCTACCCTCCTTAAATAATGGCGGCCAGGATCCATAGGCCAGACATACCTAAAACATAAGTATGGCTACCCTACTTATCAACCAGCCGCCGTACCCGTATTTCTACGAGTCCAATAAGTGCGAAAATTCAGAATCGTCGTCTATTGATACTTCCTGCCGATACGATGTTTGTACATCGTTGCCAAATTGGTCCTCAAAATTATTCTCTGGAAAATAGAAATAATTATCTTTCTTCTGAATCCTATCTTCCGGATCTTGCAAATCTTCAAAGAGTGACACGCATCCTCCTATTAATAAAAAAATTATACTTATCCGTTAACATTATTGTTATACCATGAATATAAAAATAATCACACCAATTTGCTACACTTTCATTCTTTTTTTTCTACGATCGATTTAGAGGAAAATACCCTTGTTTTATCAGCATTTTCTTAACAAGTTGTAATTCAACACGATATGCGTCACGATCATCGTGGTGCTTCTTCTCGAATTCTCTTACATACTTTCTCGCCTCCTTAATATTCTTTGCCACGAAATAGAAATAACCGTTCAGATAGTTACTGTAAACATTTTTGTAGATATATATGAATATCTGTTTCGCCTGTTGTGGTTTGAGCTTCCTCTTCTTGTCTATACGTGCTTTAAAATCTTCTGGAGCTTCGACACCTTCAGTTGGTTCAAGCAGTTCAGGTTTATAATCTCTCGATCCGGAATGATCTTTTGGATTTTCCATCATCTGTAATGGCCCACCAAACCAGCTAAATACCACCATCCCATCATTAGCTTTAAATACATCAACATTACCAATGCAGTCGCTAGATCTTGGAACTTTACTGAGCCAATCAATTGCCATTTGCTGGAACTCAACCTTGCTGGCGTCCATTACAAACCCCAATTGGTCCTTTTCCATCGGTTTGTTTAAAAGACCTACTGATTGTGGTGATGATTGAATTCCCAACACACCTTTGTAAACAAACACTTGTGTTTTCACATTTACCCCTTTCATGTTAGTTAAAAAAAAGGAATCAAGCCTGTACAGCGCTCAATTCCTGATCTTGTCGTAAATATAGCCGGGACAATCAATTTACTGCTCGTCAGTCTTCTTTTCTTTCTTAGTTCTCTTTTTGAAGATTTTCGGAGCAAAAATAGTACCCAACACGCCAACAGCAACGCTACCAGCATATTTTAAGATCTCCTTAACCATAATGGAGCCCCTTTCTCCCCACAGTAGTGAGGACTGTTTGTGTCTACATTATACTTATACCAGATAATGCAGAATAATCACGATTTTTTTTTGATAGTTAAATGAAATCTGACACATTTCTTCCATTGACTTTTCACTACTCTCCTACTACTCTTGCTTCTTTCGTTTTACTATACTACTCTTCACTCGTTCTTCCGTTTTCGTTACTTCGTTTGCGGCTTATGTGTGCTCCATGCCAGTTGCCCGGCTGGAGCTACAAACTCCATTACTATATTTATACCAGATTATGTGCCAAAATCACACAACTTGCAACCAAATTTATTTACATATCTTCCAGCATCTTTTCCAGCGTCACTTTATCCATATCTTTGAGAGCGCCGACCTTCTTCTCATGAAGAATCTCCAATATTTGCTCTTTCTTAGCTTTGGTAGCAGCGGCCTTCTCAACCCTGGCGGCAACATCGATCTTATAATCTATCACACGCCTTACGATACCGAGACTAACCTTAGCATCTGTATTTTCAACAGTCTGCTTAACAACATAGGATTCTTCATCAGCACTGTTCTTCAGTGCCTTATTCAAACCCTTCTCAATATAATCGAGAGAAATTCCATCATTTTCAAAAGTCAGTGGCAGGTCCCAAAGGTCTTCAGTCGTAAGATTACCAATTCTTGTTCCAAACCTTAATTTCTTGCGACTGGCATATTCGAATAGCTCAACCATGAAAAACTCCTTTTAAAAGTTTATTTTGATTGTGCGGGAAAAGCTCCCGCTTAATTTGCAAAGAACCGATGCGTCTTTGGTGCTTGAGAATCCTAGACCACTTAGTTGATTATCAGCCTTTTCAACCTTCAGTTTGGATCCCAATACCTCGAACACTTTCCGATGCTCAGTTAACTCATTGCTAAGGAATTCGTTGAAGAACCCCCTGGCTCTTTTATCATTTTTACATCCATCAAGTATGAAAAATACATGCCTGTTACCTGTTTTATGACCATCCCAATGATTGGGAGAATTCATAATAAGAGAAGCCTTATAGAACTGCTGTGTTGAAATATTCCAAACGGCTTTCTTTGCTGCGGTCGATGGCAGTGATTCGATGAACTTTATCCCATCCTTTTTCGATAACTCAAATTCTGCCACAGTGACATCGCGAGATACACGCTTGCCATAATGGAACTTATGGATATTCCCACCGTATTCAATCTCAGCATCGAACCCAACATCAACATCTTCACGCTGACCATATTGACGTATGAATAATTTGTACTTACCTTTATTCATTTTGGCCAAGTTGGGCCATACAATATTCTCAACAGCGTTTCTTGAACCAGAGTTCTCAACATTCATATCAACATCAAGATTTCCGCCTGTATTAGATATCTTGTTGGCAAAATAAATATCATTACCACCAGGCTCTATAACATGAATATCCAAATCGTCGTAATTAAACCACCCGAGTGAGCACCGAAGTACCCCGTTGATATTGCCACCAGCAGTCTTCACCCTTTCCTTAATAGAATCGGCAACCTCACCGCTATATGCCCAGGAAAAGTTATTATCCCATTGAAAAATATGTTTTGCATCAATATTCATTGGTGCTATGAGACTCATTAAATTGTTTATATGACGGTTCTCAAACATCAACTCAACAGTATCTACCCTCGGAAGAATATCACTTATAAAAGTGTCAATTCCAACCTCCTCGACTTTATCAAACTTCTTTGCATCAAGCGGAACATTGCTTTCAATAGCGTCGAATACACCCATCGACTTTCTCGCCTCCCTATCTGCGAAAAGAACATTATTAACAGCGATGTCCTCAGTAACCGCAAACCTTCTTGTAAGAGAATCTTCGATGCCAAGTTCGGCAACCTTCTTCTGTGCTTCTGTTATCATACCTTTGGTAATAAGTGCAGTTGGGCGCTTATAGTTTTCTGGAGCAACCTTCGATTCGAACATCCTGACAGCTTCGTTAAGATCCATATCGCTGGACATGTCAACAAGCAATGTTCCGATAACAGAATTCTTCATCCGTGAGCTTCCTCCAAGTTCCATTGATTCAACCCAGCAATAGTTATCACGATCTTTTTCAGGAATTTTGTCAAATTTCTTTTTCTTTTTTATAAATAACTCAACTGTAGCTTTATGCTCTTCACCCCTGTACAGAGAATTCTGTTCAATAAGGTCGAGGCATGTCTCAGCAGCCGATAAAGATATTTCATTCATACCTCTTATGAACAAATCTTTATTGGTATTTAAATGAGACATCGTAGTGCCCATTTCATCATTTGGCTTTATAATTGTTTTAGGGAGCTTTATAAAGAAGTGCTCCCACTTTATTGTTTCCCCGTCTTCAAGGAGTTGAATATTATAATCATTCCCAACAGTGTTCTGAAAATATAGAAACGGACTGGTTATTGCTTTAGACTTTACAACCTTTGACAGCGCCTCAGCAACAATTTTATACAGCCCATCTATTTCAATATCCCAAATAGAAACCGGTTTATTATTCACAATCGCAACCATGTGTCCACATGCTCTTATGAATTGTTTGCATGACTGGCAATCATACTCAGCGCGCTCTCTAAACATTTTATTAACACCTTCAGGAAAGCTACTGAGATAAGTTTCCCATAATAAATCTTTATCAACATCTACAGTGAAGAGCTTTAATCCCTTCATAGAGTCGAACTGCTTTTGCACAGCGACCTTAAAATCTTTAAAAATTAATTCTTCCATTTTACCCACCTACCGTTAAATTGGATTAATTGACATTAAAAAAAATGTATAATACGAATTGATATTTACACAATAGTTATACCAAAACAAATTCTATTATAACCATTTTTTCTTTATTTTGCGATAAAATGGGGGCATTGACACCCTCCAGGCAAGATGTTTCGCACCGCAGCGCAAACAGAGTTTCCCGAAGAAAAGAAGGTATAGATAACTTACCTTCGATATTGATTTGCAGAATGGACAGTTGATAAAGCTATGCTTACTCTTCTTCTCTATCTTCCATCGGTTGTGAATTAAAGCCGCGGGGTAAAATTTCAAGATTATACTTCGAAAGGATATTTTCTCCACCATTACCTCCATGTTCTATAGCATTAAATAACAACTGATCATTATCATGGTATATTCTGTTATTTCTATTTAGATCAGCATAAAACTGATCAAGATATTCTTTAGTGAAAATTCTTTGAACTTGACTGTGCCCACGCGCCATTTCCTGTTGCGGTGCCACTGCCTCTTTATCCTTACGAATAAATCCGGCCTGATACTCAGCCCAATCTTCAAAAATCACATCCATAATTACCCCACTATTGATTGAATAAAATATTCAGGGAAAAAGTGTTTATTCCTAATAAGAAAACTTCTGAATGCAGAGTCGAGGATGTAAACATTACACCAATCCTCCTTATGGCGGACTCCGCGGCCAGTAACCTGGATTAAAGTTAGTGAGGTTTTCCAGAGATACCAGTCTGGATCAATTTCTTTTCTTCGCTTGATCTGCGGATCGCCAAGGAATCCAAATGGCATCTTGCAAATTATGATGAATCTAGCAAGATCATCTTTGAGATCAACCCCTTCACTTAACGATGGAGATATCATAACCTTTGGATCTTTATGTTTTATAAAATATGAAAGCGCCTCACTGCGATCACCACCATCATGCCCAACCAACCTTCTTTTATTTGTTATCGCAACACTATCCGTGATGTATCTCGATATTTTAAAACTATGTGTATAAATAAGACCTTTATGAGGCATATGGACATCCATAATCTCATTTACTGCCTTTGTTACTTTTGGTAATGTCTCATCAATATTAGTATAACTCATTGATCCGGTATTTACAAATATCGTCTTCCGGTTCTCAACAGGAAAGGTTGGTGGTACCTGATAGAACTCAGCTTCATCGGGAGGTATCCCAAGGTTGCGACAAAAGTTCTTCTTATCCAGTATAGTGGCAGACATCATAAGATGACGCTTGCCAAAACTGAATAAAAGATCATCAGCATACGGTGCAACAGTAACTGGTTTAAAGAATATCTTATCGTCATCAGGGTTATTTTTTCCGCGCTGAATTTCGTGAACCCATTCGTTCTGCTCACAAGTCTTAAGGAAATTATCAATCTTCTTGATCTGTGTATTCAGTCTGGTATTCATCGATGATAGTTTTTTTATCTGCTCGATTATATTGTCACGACCAGCGACAGAAACTAATAGGTCTGATTTTAAACTCAGTATGTCAGATAAGTTACTTTTAACCTCATCAGCAAAACAATCTGAAATCTGATTAAGCCAGTCAATATAATCTTCAACCTTATCGTATTCTGGTATATCAGAAAGTGACCCTAGTTTTCTCATATATTTCGATGTAAACTTGATTTCAACAAAACCCATTAACTCTCTATCCACCCCATGACATTCATCACAAACGATTAGGTTTGCAGGTTTAAATATTTTTGCATATTGAGTTGCATAAAGAAAATATGTATAATTTAACAATGCTATTTTAGCATTAAGCGCAGCACCCTTTGCCGATTCATATGGACATTCGGTGATATCTGGACACCTTCCTGTTTGACAAAATCCATTGTTACAAAAGCTATCCATATGAGCGCAGCTGTAATTGTTACGGCCCATCAACTCAACAAATTCCGGCGATCCGTAATCATATACGTACTGGGTCTGCAGGACTTTCTGAGATGTTAATAGGTATGTTGGCGCAAAGTGCATACCAAGGGCAACAGCGATCGGGGATTTTCCCGACCCTGTTGGTGCCTCTAATATTACATATTTAATCCCACTGTCAAAAGCTTTTTCTATCGTAAGAATGGTCTCGCGTTGATACCGGCGGTAGGTGCCATGCGGAAAGTGAGTTAGTATATCCAATTATTCTCCTTTTGTGTTTCTATTGATCGAAGTTTTTCAGTCATTATTTTAATCCGTATACTTTATCAACCATATTCAGAAGAGTTTTAAGAGCAGACTCAAACCGAAGTTTCGATATCTTTTCCATCCATTCAAAACCATCGAGTGTCCTGATTGGTATAATATCTTTTATTAATCCAATCGCCACACTCTCACCTTTAATGTTCTCAAACTTTATGATCGTGGCGTATTGTAAGTTGTCAATCCCAATAACTTTGAGATATGTCCACCAGTAATCCGTCTTTTCTTTCGAACTGGTGTAGCTGTTCTTCCTGCGGAAATGTTTTCCAATATATTTCTTCTCGAGGTCAGGAATTAGAAATTCAGCATCAATATTGCCGATTTCCATATGGAGCTTCCTGCATTGTAACTCAACTTTCTTGTGTTTCTTTACAAGCCCAAGTCTTTTTTGGACCATCTCGATTCTTTTAAATGTCTCTTTTTTCATTATAATCCTTTCGTGCAGGCATCGTCCACCCACAACCACTGTAACGTTACTTTTAAAATCATCACCCCATGGATTTCCACCCTTAGCCCATTTGACTTTGAATTTCGTATTCTCACAATACGCGTGTAACGCAAGCGCCACACTATCCGGATTCAACCATAGTGGATCGTTCGGCGAGTCATATTCAATCACAACTGATATTTTAGGCATAAATCTCCTTTGATGTTAATACTGTACGCAAAATCACTTAGTTATAATGTATTAATCACTAATCTTTATAATATTAAGATTTGAGAGCTGGCTCTTCCCCATTAGCCTTTACACCATTATCAGGTGCAAGGAAATTGCCTGCGCCAACGGATGCGCCGCTTGGCAGATGAATGAATTCGACACATCCATCTATCTTTTCATCCAGGGCTAATGGTAATAACCAATTGAGGCAATAAACGCAGGAACCGTCGATACAGAATCCTATATCTCCACGGCCTCGAATTATACTTTTAACTATTGTTTCTGTTTCCACAGTATGAGCATCAAAATATGCTTTACGGTCTGATGCTGTGTAGAAAATCACTTTAAAACTTTTCATATCTGTTATAATTGCGAATCTTTTCCAATTTTCATAATGAACACCAGTTTCTTCTTTAAATTCTCTGATCATAGCGACGCGCTCGTGCTCGCCTTTTTCTACTTTTCCACCAACACCATTGAGCATGCCTGCTTGCCACTCAGGTTTTTGTTTTCTAATGAGGATGACACTACTCATTCGCTGGTTAAACATGAAACCACATACGTATTTTTGCATATTTAATATAGTATTCTTTCTTCAAAAATCTTCTTCACCAAATTATAATAATGTTTTCATAATATTTTAAAAAAGCGAGAAGGTATTTAGTGTGTATCCTCCTCGCTTTTGAAATGATATTACCCTAACCCTTTATTTTCGTCTCCATTTATCATTTATATATTCGTACAAAACCCTATCTTGATGGCTGAGTGTTGGTGCTCCGGATACTATCTCAACAACTTTATAGCCTATCTGTGGCATAGGCATGAGATATTTATCACCATTAACACTGGCGAGGGATGTTTCAATATCCAGAAAGTGGTCACGTATCTCAACATTAACATTCCCTTGCCCTTTGACCTTTTCAAATGATACGGTGAAGCCTGTCATTTCATACATCTGGCTGTAATCAGGAGGCGCTTCGCTTGGAATAACCTGTGCACCTTCAGGTTTTCCTCCTGAGTTAAACTGATTTCCAGTAGTCCTGTTTCTGGCTATTCCACCCTCTTGACGCTGGTTATTTCGTGCATCCTGCACCGACTGGGAGTCAAATCCAGGTTTTTTGGATTGAGTGAGCCTCTGCTCTTCAATCACATTATCCATATTAATACAAACCTCTGGAGTTATGGGTTTCTCTTCAGACTTTCCAGGCATACTTCCTTTAATTATTGTTCCATCTTCATCATTTTTTACCGGGATGTCAATTTGTTCGAGTTCTGCAATTGCACCTTCAAGACTTTGGTTCGTCTCTTCGGCAACTGTCTCGTTGGTACCATTGGCAATTTCATCCATAGGTGTTTTTTCAACAACCTGTTCTTCATCATCATCACCTGGAGGCTTCGGGGCTGAATATTCAACTCCATCAGTTGGGAGTTCGACATCAGATTCATCAATCTCTTCATTGCCGCCAATTTCTAAATCCGGACCTTGCACAGTTTCCCCTGGTGTATTTTCACTACCAGTGTTATCATCAGTCTCTTCTAAAGACGGCCCGCCTGTCTGCGGCGTATATTCACCCTCACCATCAAGGTGCGCTTCACCAGTGTTTAAATCTTGATCATTATTGTTCAAGACTACTCCTTTTAAGAAATTGTTCAATATCAATCCATACGCCATGCATTTCATCAGTGAGTATTTGATTTTTGACGATTATATATATAGGGTATTCCAATGTAATAATACCGGTCCTATCAACAAACCCAACTTCACAATCCTCACTCAGTTGTCTGCAAAGAGCTACGAGCAATTCATCATTTGTTACCTTGTCGCCATTCACTTTGAGATGATATTCATTCTTAAGTTTACCATTTACATATACTATCTCAACATCAAATCCATCAAACGATTCGTAACCATAGGTTACATTATCAGGATTGATCTGCAGGCTCTTTCCAAACGGATGGTCCATTTCTTTTTACTCCTTATTATTTTTAGGAATTTCCCATTTCAAACTTTTGCAACATGGACACATTATTGGTTTTTTATTTTTTCTCGGAATCCAGATGTGTCCACATCTTTTGCATTTAGTTTGCTCCAAATGGTATATTTTATTTTTTAGCTCCACCCAATGAAGGCTTTTATCACTATGGTGTTTAGACCTATCAATTCTAAGTAAGTTCTTAGGTCTATTATCCCTTTTTATTAAATTTATATGATGAATTATATCACCAGGTCCTAAAATCTCATTATAATACCTCTCATAAACAAGCCTGTGTAAAGGAATATTTTTTCTTTTAAAATATATAGATCTATACCCATCACCATCAGATACCAAAGATCTTTTTATACTCCATTCCATCTGGCAGACCACACACCGGTAGTGTGTTATATATACTTCGCTTTTTATTGTATAATCAATTACTTTGTGAGGTTTACTTTTACACCCAGGACACTCCAACATCATTTATTATATCCTTAAAATATAAGTAAGCTTACTTATAATATAAGTGTGTTTGTTTCAAAATTCAAACATTTTTTTATATATTTTCAATAAATATCATCAATACGCTTTATGCTGTTAATGTTAATCTCTGTGATTGAGCTACCATCCCACATTCTGATACACAAAGCATCGGCATACCTGAATTCTCCAACATAAATCACACCACTATACTGATGGATAGCATAGTGATGATTTGTCTCAAGGCATTTTCCTGCAACATCCCGCCGCCAGTAATCACACATCTCAGAATAGGTCATCAGGATGACATTTTCAATATTATCAATATTAACAATGTGAAACACACCTTCAGCCTGTGTCATCCTTATCGTACCGTCGCGCCCAAGGCTGCAGAATTCTCCAATAACATCATTACCACCATTTTTATCTTTAATCTTATAATGGTTTCCGGGGCGCATTTTGGTATTATTGATAGTAACTCCCTGTTTACCATCGAAATGCTGAAAGCCCATCCAGTCCTGTTTTGGGATATCATCTTCATCCTGGGCCGCCGTCTCAAGTATATTTGATTCAACTAGATCGTCATCACCATTCTCATCATGATTTGTTTCATAGTAATCCCACTCTTCTTCTTCAAACATTTCTCTCTTCCATGGTATATATACCAGAAGAGCTTCAATTACCGGACAATTCTCCGGTTTATTCTCTATACACCACACTCCGAGACTGCAATTACAATCCTGCTCACCACGAGCGTCTGTATGCATATCATCATAATTTAAGTGTGGGCAAGGCATATTTCTGAGTTCATTGAATATCTGCTCAGTTCCGCTGGTTATATCGGTCTTTGTTATCAAAATATTCCTTTCTCCATATTAGACATAATACCATCATCAATCGCGTCGTCCCAATTTACCATATACCACCTTTCTTTTTAATTATTCTCTCCACATGTGGAATACCATATTCATACATTGCTGTAAATTGATTTGGGCCCCATCCTGCTTTTTTAAATATTGTAATAAGACTTTCAGCTAATTCGCCCATTTCTCCCAACAATACTACCTGTGGGTGTTTTATATTATACAAAGCTTTAATTAAACCATTAAAATCATCAGCGCTTATTTTTTTTTCCTTTTTTATATAATAATTAGCGATAGTTTCGGTTACAGCTTTTTGATTTATCTCAAAACACTGGCTAATTAATTGGATCATTCTACCTGCCAGATTCATATGAATCATACACCCATATGTTTTTCCAATTATCCCACGGATACACTGACAAGATAAATATCGTGGGGACTGCTCTTCCTTTTTTTTCAACCTAAACCTCCGTTCAAAATCAAAAATCAATGACTTATTTTTACAACATTTTTACTAATCTTCTAAAAATCAATGCCCCAAATTTACAAATTCCTTTACAAAATGAATGGTTCTGAGAACCTGCAAGAATCGTGCCAATCGTTTATTAAGCGATTAAACCAAAACTCGAGCCTTGTGACATGATTGCAAGTAGTTTTGCTGTTATGTCACTATACCTACTGTTCGAGTAGAGCTTTTTAAACCTTGCCTTGAATTTACGCTTCTCAGAACTATTCATTTTGTCAAGCCTTATATAAACATAAGTCTATACTATATATATAATTAACTAATATATATAATAATAATAATATATAATAAGTAATTGATATTAATATACTTATATAGTATTAATATATCTTTTGTACTTTTTTACATATGTATGTTATACATACTCTAAAGATTCACAAAAATTTAGTGACACATTAGCAAGGAGAAAGTGTGTTTGTAGATAATAGATATTTCCCGCGCGTTATATACAAAAAAAAAGTACAAAAAGTTTGAGGGTATTTCTCTTTAATAGACCAGAAGGTGGTCAAGAGAACCGAATAATATAATGGATTTGTATTTTAGAAGCAAGAGGTTTTTTTCTTTTTTTCAAAGTTTATATCTATCAGGTATCCTTTAACCTCCTGAGAATATCTCATCAATTAATTGATTAAACGATTCGACCACACCTGCAGGTTGAGAATTATCATCACACTGTATTGTGTTGCAGCTCACACACCTTTCGTCCCAGTGTTTCCACATATCACCACAACCGGCACATAATGGTTTCCTAACACGACTCCAAGATGAACAATTTATCACTGTGATCATATATTTAATTCTTTGCCAGAAGAATGGGTTAAATGGTATATGTTCGCACGATATTCTTTTTTTATCACGAGAGCATGTGCACGAATAACATTCATCACCGTACAATTCTGCGTTAGTAACAACAAACGTGCTTTTGATTTTATCATAGAAATGTAAAAAAATTTCTGTATTAAACATTACATATTCACCAGGGTCTCCAGATATTGTTGCATAAAATGACCCCCATGGAGGGTATGCTTTGACTTCATATTTTATTCGTACCAAAAGTTTCCTCCATTAAGATATTAAATTCCGTTGCGACATCCAAATTCTGTGCACACCTACAGCCATTGCACCTTTTCCCAGGGAAATGAAGCCACGCATCACCACACCCGTGACATTCGACACAAAACATCAACCTGAATTCCTGTATCATATTGTACACATCTTTCCAGAAATTATAAGCAGGTATTTTATTAATCATTATTGTGGTTTTTGTTGTATCTATATCGATAATACAAGCCCCATGAATATCTAAAAAATTACACCCAATAATATTATTATTATAAGCGGTATAATAATTTAGATTAATTTTTTTGTTATATTTTGATATGGTGGCTTCAGGAATGGCCCCTTTTTGCATTTCAATCAACAAAACTCCATATTGGGTAATTTTACTCAACGCGGATTTGAATAACACTTTTATTGGTGGACTGTTTGGTTTTATCAATTTATCAGACATAAGAACTATCCTCCTGAAATTAATTAAAAAATAATTACCTCATCTATAATTGTTATATCAGATTTGTAGATGCAATAACAGCTAAAAAAAAAGAGGCAAGTTGTTCTGCCTCGATTTTCTACGTTTACAGTACCACGCAATGGCGCAGCTTATAATTCCACCATCGTATGTGAAATGTGTGCTGTTACGCTATGACCGCATTGATACGCTCATTATTGTCGAGAAGCCACTCTTGACGAAGAGCCGGGCCGTGAATAGCTGCACACTCTTTAAGCAAAGTAATGGCATCACTTTCGTTGTTGGTTGATGTGGAGCGTAATGCTGCCTCTACATCAGAAAGTTTGACATACACTGGTACCCCTTCACATTTACCACGCATCATACCATCAACAGTATCAGGATAGTATCTAGTAACTTTTTTCAAACTTTTTATCATAATATTCTCCTTTAAGCGGAATTTCAACCATCTGCTGATATACCGTGCTTTTGTGCTACGGTTATTGTGTGACGTTTGCTTCGATTCCACCCAAAACGCGGTTTGATTCCACCTTAAACAATGGAAAAGGGCTGGTAGTGTCTACTAACCAATGGCGGCCACACGGACACCTAGCGATATATACTGTTTTGCCAGAAACACAGTCTACAAAGTCAGGCTCGTGGCCGGTCATAAACCAATGAAGACCTAAATTACATGTTATCATATCACCTCCAATTTTAAAAAAAAATAAATATGTGAAGTGAACGTACAACGTTTGCTAAACGGCTGATAGCTGCCGAAGCTGATCAACAACCTCGGCAATGTCTTTAATATGATATTTTGCACCATAATGATTTTGGGTTTCTAATACATCTGCGGCCTTGGAAATTTTTGTCTTTAGCTGTTTTGTGACCGTTTCTGTTGATTCCTTATCTAAAATCACAGCGGCTTTATAAGCCGCTTCCACATTGCACTTTTTTTTATGCTTAATATCACTGATGAGCCACGCCTTTTCTCCACATCCACGACATACCGACAGAATATTGTCGCTATCATAAAGCCATTCACCAAATGCATATTCTATTAATACTTCGACTAATTTGCTCATAATTTTCCTTTCTGGTAGTATTATTTGTAGAGGATTGTTCCCACAGCTTTATTTGCAGACGATTTCGAAGAACATCGCATCAATGTGTTTATAATCATCATCAGTTAATTCTTTAACGTCTAATGCATCTGCGTAATTTCCATACACATCAAATTGTTTTTCGCAAAACGTGTCAAGAGTTTTAATTCGTGGGCCGCGGCCAAGCTCATCACCACTCTTTTTCTGTGAAATTAGATCCTTAACGATATTCTCTATATCGGTAAATTCATCAGATTGAACCGTTCCAATATATTTGATTATCTTATCAAATTTCATTGGGGGGATGTCGCCACCATGCCTCATCATCCATTCACACGCATAAATAGGCCTGAGTACGTACAGGTATTTTTTAACTATTACATCACCTTCGACGTTTTTAATGTACTGAGTAAAATTCTTCCTGGCCATATACTCGTAATGATGAATACCAGATTTGGTTTTAAAAAACTTTTCAGCCAATTGTTGTATAGTATAAACGATGAATGGTTTTTTTATATATACTATAGGAGAATGTAGCCACTCAGCTACTGCTGGGTTTCCTTTTGATATTAACCTGAGTGCTTTGCTGATATCAAAACCAACAAAATCTAACTCCTCATCCTCGAGAGATCGTATGTACTTACTTGTACCAATGTTACCTTTGTTACGGTCGATAACGTCACGCACTGGATTTATTGAGAAGTACTTGCTAATCGGCCGGGTGTAAACAAACCGGATATCATAGTCACTATCATCAGATTCAAAACCCCAAGCCCTGCTACCTGACTCACAAGCGTAGATGATTTTTATATTCTCCATTATTTCGATATTTTTCAATATCTCGATAATTCTATTTATTTTTGTAAATTCCACAAAACCCCCTTTATAGCGCTTGGTTAAAGAGATTGAATTATTATACGATTTTTATTATCATAAAATCTATTAACACATATTTTTCTGCTATCCTTCTTATTTATTTACAGGGTCCCTAAAGGATTGGCTATCTTTTTCTTTAGGGTCTGTACAGATCTCAAGCATGTTGGGAGACTCAAAAACGTCATACCCTATATGGCTTTTACAGGGTATGAAGTCCAATATGCCATATACATGCTGTTTGAACATCTCATCTTTTATTACAAATAGCTTTTTGAGTTTCAGTTTACTTTTATATCTTTGCGCCACCTTCTCCGTTTCTTGCGATTCATTATTGTTATAAAATGAAGACGTTTCCACTTTTTGTATTATACAATCCTTATTGACTATTATTTTTAAAGGAGAATCGGATGTGTGGCTAAGGCCGCCACCCCAATCTCCATATCCGCTATACACCCTGCCTATCCCGATTTCTATAAAACAATTGTCATATAGATAATCATCAGAAATAAATCCGAATCCAACACCATTTCGGATATACGACTTTCTACCAAACGCCTTAAACAGACTAATATCAGAAACAGTATCTAAAATCTTGTTTCGAAATAAAGCAAATGGCCATTTCATTATTTTCTCCTTATGAATAAAAAAGGTGAGCAAGTGTTCCAAGCGAATGGTAAACACCTCATTAATTAAAAATTGCGAATGTGTTTTCTTTTTCATTCTTCTTTTTATTTTTCAACTCTTCCCAATGCTTTCTACTCTTACTGCAGGTTTTGTATAGTATACAATCTGTCCCGAAAAAAGATATTTTATTAGGGCCTGCCCGCCAAGCCATACCGCAACGCAACTTAGAGAAATCAACATCACAAGTATCCTCATGATAGCATTTAGGCTTTTCCAAATTATCCTCCTTATTAATAAAAAAAGGTGAGCAGACGTTTCAGGCGCTCACTAGAAAAACGGTGGTTTGAAATCTTCGTACCAACATTATCCTAATTTATAATATATAATGCCTATATAACAACGGATGTATTCAAACTCATCAGACCGCCATTACCTCGGAAATCACAGCTAATCCTCGACTTTGCTTTCGCCTTCAGCACTTATCAGCCCCCTGTGTGGGTACTCCGTGCCAGCGTTGCTATATAGGTGTTTGTGTCGGCTTTGCGGAGTCGAACCGCTTCCACCAGTCCCTCAATAATTAAACTGGTGTGTTTTTGACATCTGAACCGCCTGATGAGTGCCGAAGTGATGGGCCGGGAGGGGTTGGCCTAGTCCCGTATCAGCAGTCGCTTATAGCCAACGTTGGGCCCCTCTTGTAATCACTCTTCGGTTTAGTCGGACTTTTACCGAACCTGACTGGCAGGAGTTGTATTTTTAGAGGCCTCGGCAAGGGCAGGAGCTTATCCCCACTCACTTTTATATAGCGACCTCGGCCGACCCAGCGCTTTGTTGATAATAAATTGATACGTGTGCTTCTACGCCAAAAAATCCACCTACACGTCCACATTAATACCTACTGGATACTACGTGATAAATATTTGATTCCCAGTACCCCTATATAAAAATAGGATTCACGATTCTATGTGGAGGCGATTTACTCATTAAAGATGGCTGCCTCTAAGCCTACTACGTATCAATCAACCTTTATATATCGACATTTAGTTAAAGTTTAGCCGAATTAACCGCAGTTTCTATAATATCTATTTTTGTTTTAAGATCGTTTATCAGAATGGCACTTTGTTCGACATTTACTATAATTTTGTTTTTATTAACAAACATTTCGCAAGCTTTTGGATTTATAAATCCTATACTAACATCACCATCATTAAATCCTAATATTACACCAAGTTGAAGTGTTAAAGATTCCTTGCCCCAGTTTGGTTTTATGATTTCATTTATCTTTTTTTCAATTTGACGATTTGCGCATCTAATATTAATAAATGAACTATCGGCAGATGTTAGAAGCATCCACCCAGAACCATGAAGCACACCGCTGTCAAAAAGGACATTTATTTTTTCTTGTAATGTTCTTGCGGATAGTGTATTGATATCATTTTGAAGCACATCAATAGCACCTCGATGATAATTTATTTTATCTTGTAATTGGTTAATTTTATCTTCCATTAAATCCTCCATGCAAAAAGACATAGGCCGGATTGGCTACCGGCCCACGCATTACTTTTTCTTTGCTTTAAATAGTTAAAAAAAGATGTTCGGGAGAATCATTTTTTTTATAATACATCATAAGGGACAGCATGCTAAGCGAACTCTGGCAGTTACACGCATCCGGTCGTCGTGACGCGCCCTGACGAGATTAGTCATGGCTTTTATACTTTTATCTACAACAGCAACACTTGCCATTGTATTGCACATATTTGCCTTGCCAGTTCTGTGGTCTTTTAAGATACTACCAACCTCATCAACAGTGTCAAGACATTTTTTCTGCGCCTCAAGACTGATAGCATTTCCGTTTCTTGACACAACCAACCTCCTTTTTTAATTGTTTAAATGATACTTTTCCAGTACGAAATACACGTCGTAATTTTGCATCTTCTCCAAATCTTGGAAAATACCTTCTCCTTGACCCGTGTTCGTTCCTTCTACACCGCTCATTGTGATACTCTTGCTTCGGTGTTTCAGGAACGAACAATATTCCGCAATGTGGACAGATTTTACTTTGTAAAGGCATTTTTATCTCCTATAAATTAAAAATGCGCGTGAGGGTGCTCCGTCGGAGCATTATGTCGCATCGTGGCGACACATACGTTAAATGGTAAACGCTAAACAACATTTGGAACTATTTTTAATTTATTTAGGAAAAAAAATAAGCCTTTTGCGTGCGCGGAAGAAACAATCGTTCTAAAATAATAAACGGATTATACCACCCATTTCCCTCGCGTGCGCGAAAGAAACGAGATAAAAAACAGCCTGGTGATGTTTGCCTCCCCATTTCCCTCGCGCGCGAGAAAGAAACTGATACCGTAGTGCTATAAGGCATAACGCCTCCCCATTTCCCTCGCGCGCGCGGAAGAAACCCATGGCCAGTGAGAGTTTGACATTTTTCCTTCCCATTTCCCTCGCGCGCGCGGAAGAAACTAGAGAGAGAATTGTTAGATAACTGATAAGAACCCATTTCCCTCGCGCGCGCGGAAGAAACAGATCGTCAATGGCAATAGGGTTACCTTCACCCCCATTTCCCTCGCGCGCGCGGAAGAAACCGTCACCAAATATTTTGCATAGTCTTTCGAAACCCATTTCCCTCGCGCGCGCGGAAGAAACGCCAGCAGGTGCCCACGACCTTGGATCCCCAGCCCATTTCCCTCGCGCGCGCGGAAGAAACTTTTCAATTTTCTCCTTATTCATTGTCAACCCCCCATTTCCCTCGCGCGCGCGGAAGAAACCGAAAAAATTAGGAGCCTCGCTGACCTCCTCACCCATTTCCCTCGCGCGCGCGGAAGAAACAGTGGAAGCGAATTTGCGGGCAATTGGTGCTGCCCATTTCCCTCGCGCGTGCGGAAGAAACTGCTGGCAATTGGCCCGTCGTCACTAAACAAACAAAATACGATCTGCATTCTTAACTATAGAATTTGTATATAAAGCCTGAAATTGCATAAATTATTATTTTTAAAAAAGGCGCACGAGGGGGAACCGTCGGTTCCTTATGCTGCATCGTGGCAGCACATACGTTAAATGGTAAACGCTAACAACTTGTTTAATAATTTATACAACTTCAGTTTCAATCTGGACAGCAACTTTCTTATCGTCCGGTGTGGCAAAGACAGCGTCGCCTGACGTTTCTTTTTCTGGAGCTTTGGCAAGAATGGTTGTTAATTGTCCTTTTAGCTCATCTTCAACCTTATATCTCAATATGGATTCAAACTGAGATAGCTGCCATTCCATACCGCATAATAATTTTGAAGGTAGATTGAGAATAATTATATGGCCACAGCCCCATGACTGCGCGTTGGAAATAATTCTTCTGGTCCAAAGATGGTTCTTCTCCTTTTTGCCGTTAAGCTTTCTATTAGTAATATTTTCACTACGACCATTAATTACCTTTAGAATTTTACGGGAACCCCAATTATTAAATTTACTTCCGACAGATGCTCTTTGGTCTTTGAATTTGCTGGTAAGAATAGCCAACTCCTTGTTCCAAGCACGAGCCTCAGTAACATCTATCTTATCTGAATAATGAAACTTCTCATCACAATACATCGTAATGGCACACTCAGGATCATCAGTAAATTCAACATACATAACCCTGTTTTTAAAGTCTTCAACAACCTTTTCCGGCATTTTGTAAGTTACTGTAAGGGTTAAATATCTGTGCTTCTGGCCATCAGACCCATTCTTATAATTAGACCCAAGATACATTGTACCAGGTCTCCACACGTCGTCACGGAGATTTTTAAACTTCCAGAACATGTTGTTTGGAAGACTACTCTTAACATGAAACTCTACAGGGCCAATTGAATGGTCCCATTTAACAATAATACTTTTTTCCATAAATTTCGGCTTTGCCGTCAATCGCGGCATGCCAATGCCTATTTTTCGAAACCTGGCAAAAGCACGAGATCCTTGAAGGGTAAGCCAACCGCGCGTGATTGTTTTTTTTTTAGTTGAAAATTCCGGATCTGGGTGTTTCCATGTTCCAACCACCTCATCCTTACATGAGGTCCACACGTATGACAGGACTGTAGGCATTTCCTCTTTATTTGCAAAATCCCGAAGTTCATAAGCGTCGGCCTTATATCCAACTACACCATATGCGAGTTCAAGGATTTTTTTTGCAGATCCTTTAAATCCTTTTTTTGGTGTTAAAGTTAAATTGCCTTTTTTTGTTGTTATGGTCGCGCCTGTTGCCATTGCCATTGCTATAGCAGAAAACATTTTTCGTGCTGTAGCACGGTATAAATCTATTGATGCAAAAATTCTACGTACCAACCCTGTTTTATCAGGATCATCAACAAAAACTTCAAACACTTGTGCCCTTGTGACTTTGTAATAGTCATCTTCATATCTTTTCTTTTGGCCTTCTTTCTTATTCATTCATCCTCCAATATCTGTTATTAGATAAGGCTATTTGTTACTATTGTTATACCACACTAGGGTATGGAATAACAGCATACAAGCTAAACTTCTATTATGTTAATTCCTCTTTCACAACTATCTTTTGTTTCTATAACTTTGTCAATAATTTTTTTACCAATCTCTTTGGCTTTATTGACAAAAGGATCGTTTTTCCCATTCTTCATATCATCAACCATCTTCATAAACATCTTCATACCGCGTTCTTCAGGAGCAACATCATAAATTTCCTGGATAACATTCTCTGCGCCTTTGGGTGGCGAAAATTCGATATAAGCATACGTGCTATCAATATCACAGTTATAATTTTTAATATAGCACGGGTGTTTTTTCATTGCTTCAAAAACATATTTATAGTCAGATCTATTCCCGCCACCATTTCTCGTAAACAAGATTATTATCAAATCATTATCTCTCTTTACGATATATATATCTCGGATTCTTCCTACTGGATACTTACCATCTACCACATTTTCCATATTAAAACTCATTATGGCAAATAGATGTTTTGCAAACGGATGCACACCAAGTATTTGGTTATATAAACTCATATTTCCCTTTTCCCTTTCGTTAATCGATTATTTCAAAACCGTTGAAATATTTCATGTGAACTGTTATTATGTAGAATGATTCTGTAGATAGAGGCCAAAAAGTATTATACTCATATTCTATCTCAATGGGGTTTTGGCAGATATCCCACAAATCAAATGGTGCCGGATAGTCACCAAACATAAGCCTGTATGTTATACGCCAATTATCTGGATTTTCGTAATGCTCATCACACCCATTTGTATGAGTCTTGGTTATACTCGAGCGGAATATGAGAAGGTCTCCGTAAAAATTTCTTTTTTGCTTTATACTCCAACATTGTGGATACGGTAGTTTTAGCGAGTCCTGAACTAAAACCACCGTTTTCTTTTGTACAATTTTGCTCAGCTGCAATGCGACAGGCGCATCTTTAGGTTTCATAGGTTGCCTCTATTTGCTGAAATAAGGTTCACCGTAATTAGGATCGTCTTTTGGTAAGTCCCAGGCATATGTGACTTCATAATTAGTTTCTTCTTTCTCATCATACCAATTAAGGGTAGCGTCAGTCAAATCAGCTAACTTATAGCCAATCTTTTCACCAAAATATTCTAAGGTCCCATTATTAACCGAAATCAGATCACCCGGTCCAAGAAAATATTTATCACCGATTTTGTTTGGCATTTTTACCATCCTTTTTTATAACTATTTTGAATCAGTTACCACCCAACACTCAAGCGCTGCATCTTCAATATCAGCACCATCAGTCTGAGAATTGAAATTATAATCCATACCCTCAAGAATATCAGAAACTTCAATGCCCTCATCGGCCCGAATAATAAGGCGGGTTTCAACTGTAACATAAATTTTTCTAGCCATAATTATTTTTTCCTGTTTTAATTAATCAAATTTTACCAGGTGAATATTTCTAGCCCATCGTACTGTGGGCCATCCCTGTCTATTCTGATATATTGACACTTATGTGTTTTGGCGAGCTTTATTAATTTCTTAAATGTTGGTGAAAATCCTTTATAATCAGGAGACGTAAACTTTGGATCAACCCAGACGAGCCACCCGTACTCGAATATATATACAACAATTCGATACGGATGCTCCTCATCACTACCGACACTGCTCTTGGCATAAAAATCTATACCATCACGATCCTTTTTGTTGATATGACCTGTTGACACAACAAGGCTTCTTTGTATTTCATATTCAATCTTTGGCGGATCTGGCTTTTTCTTTGTAATTGCGTTCTTTGCCTCTTTGACACGCCTGGTAACCCTACCAGTCCCGGCGCACCAATCACACTTTTCTTTGAAATTATCATTACATCCACAATCAACAAGGGATGCTATGCACGGTCCGATTGAATACGCTCCACCACTATTATTTTTCAGTTTCTGCTGCCACAGACTTGAGGCTGTTGACATCACATTCCCATAGCCGAACTTGTCGCAGACTTTTCTTATTTTTTCGGTACCACCTTCGGTGTATTTGGGTAATGGATCATTCAATTTAATCTCCTTTCAACATGTGGTTTGCATAATCAAAAGTTCTCTTAAACAAACTATCAACGGATCTAAAATCTGCAGATAACTGCATTACGTTTGTGAATTTGTAATGCTTTGCTTCCTCAGACTGGCCAACAAGCTCAAGAAACTCTTTTTGTTCATCTGGGGAGAACCCGTCATATTCCCCGTTCTCAAATATGAACGAAGCCCCCTGGCTATGCCCAAGCTGATACGATTCGTAACAAGTACCAAAGGCGCCAACATCATTACCAAGAAGGTTTTTTTTTAATTTAACAATACAACCAGGAAGCAATATTGAGTTTGAAGACTTTGATATATGCTCCAGGCAGTGTTTATGAACAAGCTTACAATCAAGATCACCGACCCCTCCACATACAGGGCACAATGTAGATACAAGGCCTGGACGTTTTGTAGCCCATTTAGCGACAAGCGACCTAACGTACTCGAGCAAATCATGTTCAGTTCCTTTTTCAATAACAAGTGATAAGTTATCAAGAGCATCAACACTATGAAGTGTGTTGTGAACCTTTCCATTATCATGCATTTTTTCCTGAATAAACTTGATCGAACCTTCATCGCCATCACAGTGGATCTCACCGGTTTTTGTATTCATATAAATATTTACAGACACCCATGGCTCAGGATAATTTTTTGACTGAAAGGTTGATACGGACCGCGCCTGTTGTATTATAACATGTTTAATATCGGCAAAGTCACTATCATTGCCAAATATTCCACGGTCCATATTATCGATTAAGCAACGAAGCATTTCTTGCGGATTTTTAATTTTTTTTATTTGTGCGATAAATTCATTATCGTTCAACATTCCTCCTTATTAAAAGACAAATTTAATTCATAAAACTTGGCATGTATCTTTTGCCATATGCGGTACCTGGCCATATCCTTACGAATAAGGCATCTGGTCAGGCACGTACATATTCGGTTAGTACGCAACAATTCTCTGCGTATTATACCTCTTTCTGGTTTTGGTATATCTTCAGTCCATACCTTTAACATGAGTTCTCCTATTACAGTTCTGGCAAATAAATCATTTCTTTTTCCCACGCCCCTAAAATATGGTAATAGAAACCGAATGGAGATTGAGCAACGAGTATTGGGTCTCGTTTTGCGTATTGTTTCTGAAAATCTTTAGCCGATGCTATAACATAAAATCTTGGCTTCTTATCACACAGCGCTTGTACAGCCTCATTATATGATGTCATTATTTTAACAGCTATATCAGGAAACTCTGGAACAAAAATATCGGCTGACTCAAACATAAGGTTGTACTTATTAGTAAGACTTATAATTTTTTCTTCGTTCGTAGCATCCCACTGTTCAAAGAAAGTTTTAAATGTTTGGCCATCTTTATATTCCTCACCACACTTTTTACGATTCTCGAGACAATCAATCATCGCTGCAAGGTCGTTTTTAGGCTGACTTTGATTTATTAATTTACGCTTAAATTTTAAGATGTTAATCTTATCGTCGAGCGCGTTTAACGACCAATTGGTCGGGGTACGCGCAAGTTCCCCAATAACATCAATTGGTTTTACAGGAACTTTCCTTTCTTTCGGCAATTTATCATTAGTTTTGCTTGAACCAAGAGCGCCTGTTACTATACTTACGCCATACTGATCCTCTTTATAACTGATCATGTAGGATGGATACATAGTCTCCGTAGACGGCGTTTGGACGCCGGTATTTAATTTCTCTTCTTTTGATTTTAATTTAGCCACAAACTTTTTCTCTAACCGATTTTGCATATAAAAAGTAATCAGTAGAAACAATATCAATACAAAAACAATAATTGCTGCATCAAAAAGTGTCACGATATTCTCCTTTTATTAATTATTTACCCTTACCTATACCATACCTGCGTCGAGAGGCGCACATTCCGTCCTGCTTGGTATTTTTGCTCATGGTTCTAAGAGCCCGCTTTCTTGACTCTCGTTTATTCCGCTTCCTCGTTTTCCTATTTCTTGCCATTTTGTGCATCCTCACTATTTGTTTCCGGATTAACAGGTTCCGTATTCGTTACTGCGTTCTCATTACACCTGTTGTCATACTCCCAGTCTTTACGAAAAGCCTCCCACTCACCAGCATCATTTTTGATGATTATATCTCCAGGACAGACCTTCTGCCCATCATTTGACTTGTCAATCCACCCATGCATATGTGTAAAAAAACCACAATGCTGGCATAGTACTCCAGTACATATTATCACTATTAGTTCAATTTTTCTTTTGCCAACTTTAACAATTCTTCTATTTCAGAAACCATCCAACCTGGTGTTTCGCGAATAGTACTCCAGTACATATTATCACTATTACACACCAAGATAGAAACGCGAAAAGCGTTTAACTCAGCGCCAACCTTATCAATATCTATTACCATGACCGGATATTCTTTACTGTTGCCAGCCTCTATATAATATCTGGATACTACAAGTTGGGCTTGATCACACGGCTCCTTAGTTTGTACCCACATTTCACACCTCCCTTTTTATCATCTCATTTGCAATAGCTATCATTTCTTCGAATTCTTTTTCAAGCCCTTTAGGTAGGGTGTCAATGTGGTAATATGATCTATGCGCGCTCTTTGCCATATAAATACTATGCGCTATGCCGGAATCTTGTTCTTTCTTCCTAATATCGATTGCGACATTTGGATACTCAACACAATCCGCCCTGATATATACACGAGAGAACAAAGCCCTAATGTTTTCAGGATCTGCGGCTTCAACCCACGCCGTCATTTAATTGGCCGCCATGGAATGATAAGTGTTAAAAATCTAATTTGTGAATCCATTTTTCCACTAACCTTTCTATAGTATTCGAACCGATTAAGATTCGCTCATTTGTTGTTGAACTTGTCAATTATTTTTTGACTTAATCCCTTAATCATTAATCCATACCACCAGTGGCTTTGTATAGGAAGGAACCGCCATCCCCAGGCTTGGCTGATTTCAAATATAGGACACTCTTTTACATAGCCCCATTCCTCAGGTGGAACATTTGGTACAGGGTCGAACCTATTTTCAACACGCAGGAAGTTCTTACCAGTAGAGCCAATGCGAATTTTCCATCTTTCATCACCATACATCGGAGCGCCGTAAAAGATCCCGGATACGTTACTTTTCCATGGATAATTCTCAGCTATATTTGCGGCGAATTCGGCCATACCAATACAGATAGCACCGCCTCGAGAGTGACCACGGAATTCAATACTTTTAACTTTTCTCCAGGCAGATACATGTTTGATTATGATATCTTCCCAGATTTCACGTGCAGCATTGTAAAAACCTTTATGCCTACCCATACCATCAATCTTTGTCTGGAAGTTTTCTTTCCAGTCCTGACTATCGTCGGTACCAGCAACAGAGACGGTCACCTTTACACCATATGGGTGTTCTGAGAAAGCGATATAACCACGATCGTTTTCGCAAGTGAAATAATAGTAAGCTCTTGGTTTTTTACCTAAACCTTTTATTATCAGCTTAGGGTTGTCATTGGCTTTACACAACAGCCAGCCGTCTTTAAGAAGTTTTTTGCTAACTTTCATTCTGAACACCTTCTTCTCCTTTTGCGATTTGGGATTGACTGCACGATAATAACTACCTATCAAAATAGTTATACCACATAGTTATCAAAAATCACATTCATATTTTTTTTATTTGCATTACAATAAAAAATTGACTATTTTTCTATAAGATTTCTCATAGTTAAAAAAAAGGAGTATAGATGAACGATAAAAACGACAATCAGCAGAGGCAGCCGCGCCAGGGTGTATTTGATCAGAAAAATAGCAATCTGAAAGCACCAATAGAGCCTGTGCCAAAGCCTGCAGTAAGACAAGAACAAAACAATGCGCCTTCATCAGAGCCGAAAGAAGATTTTAAAGATCCTTTTGAGCAGCAGGGCACTGATATAAAAGAACGTGCCCGTAAAGCAAAAGAGAACACAGATACTTATGCGGACGAGACTGCCTCTAAGATTAATAAATCATTGAGTGATGGCGACATCAGCCTTGAAGAACTTCCTATTACTGAGGATGATATAAAGCTCGCTGAGAAACTTATATTCGACGGGTACGCTGAAACAGAAGTATTCATGGATAGTTTTCCTAATAATAAGTTTACTATCTGCTCTACCAATGCTGAAGAGATCGGTATGATTGATGAAATTATATACGATGTAATGAAAAAACATGAGACCAACGATGGTATGATTGATATACCTCAGAACAAAGTACAGGCTTTGAGAAATGCAATATTTGCATGTCTTGGATATCGCGGCCGTGATGGCGAAGATTTGTGCGGCGTCGATAGATCCCGAAACCTTGTAGTTATTAAAAAAGCGATTGTAAGACGCGGCGATCTTGAGCAAACTGGAAAGTCTGAAGAAGTTGAGACATTAAACAAAAGCCTTAAAGAAGCTATTGTTATCAGGGCGCGGCGTATACAACAGCTCCCAACGCCGATGATTGATTTTATCACGGCGGAAAAATACAAGTTCGATAAAAAGATGTACAAAATTATGACCATGAAGGGGGTAGTCCCAAAATCTTAGGGACCCCTACGGGTGCTGCGAGGGCTTACTTCCTGTTTAGCGGTAGAAAGTTCAAATATGACTCCTTAGAGGAGTCAATAGCCATATCGGTATTTGAGCGCGAAAGAGCAAGGAAATTTATAACACCACTTATATCCGTAGCCGGTCCCGATGAAGTACAGAGCCTGCAGAGAAAGCTACGGAGTTTATTGTTCCCAGAAGACAAGTATGACGATTTTGCCCATGTTCGTAAGGCGAAGAAAGTTTTTGAAAAGCTTAAGGATATTAATTTACACATCAAACCTTTTCGTGATAGCCAGGCCGGATGGAAGAGGGTCCAAAGATAAGGAGTTATGGATTATACCACAAAGCATGATAAGAAGTTTATCGGCCCTACAAAAGAATCGGATATAGAAGAACAAATAGGGAAAACCCTTGCTGATGAGGGTGGTGGAGAATACGGCTTCGTATGTATCTGGAGAATAGGCGATAACAGCAACAGTTCGAGAGAATGTACTGTGAAGGAATTTCTATCGAGGCCTGATAACCAGAACGGTACATGGTTAATCGATGGTGGTTGGGGTGGTCCTCCTGGCCCGATCCATGTAAGATGGAATGGAGAGTTAAACAAATGGGAGAATGGTGGATTTTGCGGAAACGGATTTGATAAATAATGTTAGATTGAGATCTTATCAGGAATAACAATATTGAGACATCTAATCATTATTAAATTAAAACGAACAGGGGTAATAAATGAATCCATATACTGTAGTAACAGTCATGCTCGGAATGAATCGGTTTCATCAGAAGGACGCTGACTTCCCTTTTGATATGACTGCACTAGATGGTTACAACACCATTTGGATGCCTGAAGTCGATGAGGAGGAGCGGGTTTGCTCGACTCTTTTTTACGAAGCACTACAGGCAGTTGAAATAGTTCGCAATAGCACGAAAGATGATGTCGTCTTCATATTCGGCAGGGGAACGATTGGCCGGTCTCAAGAGGAGAGGTTGTTTGAAGCCTGGCGCAGTTGTATGCAGCATTATGGAAACGATGTCCGCCACGTTATTGTAGCAAAGAGTTTTGGTGTTGGTGACACAATGACGGCACTTAAAATGTTTAAGAGATATCATAAAAAACCAAAGGTTGAAGGTCTCTTTTTAATTGATGGATTCATACCGCCATCACGAAGGAGAAAAATTGCGAAGAAAAAAAACGGTTACTGGAGGATCAAGATTCCTAAGTTCGTTAATTGTTACTTTAACGTCATACAGCGGGCAAAAGGCACTAAAGGGATTAGCGTTCTTAATCCTGCTCATAATTTTGTGGTTACTCAGAAACACATAGAAAAATATGGAAAATATTATTCCGAGTATAAAGGTGATTATAAGCGGCTGCTTACCGTTTCCCATTTCAACATGGAGGAAATAGTCAGCGCGGTGCCGTGTATAAAGATAGAAAATGATTGGTTAACGTTGCGATTTGCAATTCAGAGAATAATCGATAGATGTGGTGGTTATTATAAAGACAGGGGTAAAAAATAGTAATGCGCGAAGATAAGAATTGTACGACGTGTGACGCTGAGGATGCTCCGAATGATGAATATCCGTGTAATGGATGTGATCCGAGATGGCTTGATAAATGGAGAGAAAAACAAGAAGAAGGAACTGATCTGTGGGATTAGAAAGGAGGATAGTGGAAAATGCAGCAAGCAAAGGTATTTATAACTCTTTATTCGAATACGAGAACTGAGCAGGTAAAAATGTTCTTAGGGATCGTGGCGAAAATTGTTCCTCTTTTATTAACCACAAAACCAAAACATACCGGTAGAGAAGGTGGTGGTATGAGGGGGCAACATCTACACAAAGAGGAAGCGTACTGGACTGTGGAGAGGGAGTAATCAATGATTTCTGTTGAGAAGATTGATAATAAAGATATCAAGTATTGCGCCAATTGTGATAAATTGGCTAAATTTAAAATCCATATTAATAACCTTGAGATGGTACTATCAAGGCAAGGTATATGTCTATGTGCTAAATGCATAGCAACACTAACACGATGTTTAAAACTTAAGGAGTAAGCTTTTATGGATGATTTCAATAATAATAGACCACCTGATGATGACAACAATTTGCCAGATGGAGTATATCCTGATCAGCCGCCAGATATTCCTGGTGAAAATGCACACTTAGAAGGAATGCCAGACTTTATTAAGAGTGCCATTGATGGTTTAATGAGCAAGATTGGCGCTACTGGTGGAATTGCAATACCGATAGGGTCAATACCAAAGGACATTCGTGACAAAATATGCTCGATGTGCCCACAAATGGTTGAAGATGAAGTTGCAGACCTTGATCCAAATGAGATGGATGAATGGAACTCTATCAACGCTGAAACAGACCGCCTGCTTACTGAGGCTGACAAGATTCATAAAGCCCTTGATAGAGTTGATTTGCGTAAATCTATTTTGAGTGCCAGCCTTGAATTAAAGCATGAGGTTATTGGCAAGCGGTTGAAGATCGAGAACGGCAAGCTGATAAGAAAATATTGTGATATACCCAAAGGAGACAAGTGTAATTTCAATGGATGATTATAATTCGAGATTAAGCCCATTGGAAGCCCTGATGAAGGTTTGGCGAAAACGCCGGGAAAAACTGCGGAAAGAAGCTGTGGTCCTTGATAAGGATGATACGCAGGATAATCAACGCAACTGTAACATTGCCTATGGAAGATTTCAAGAAGCTTCCAAGTGCTCATCAGATCTGAGAAGAGTACTGAATAAAATGTTAAAAGATAGCATAGTACATAAAAGTATGGCACAGCACAGCAATGATCCGAAGCACAAGCACCATAATCGGTGCTTATTGTATTGTTGGTCATATAAACCCCATCACCATAATGGGGTTGAGATAGTCTTGTCATACTGTCTGAAGTTGAAGAGATGCATTTATCCCGAGCTGTTTGATCAGGAGCATCCGGCAGATTGTCCTGTCAATTCTATAAGGGAATTGGCTGGATTGGAGAAAATATAATGATAAAGATAAAGGATTAACATGCCTGATAATGCAATTCGATGTGATAAGTGTGGGGTTGTGTTAGTAGACCCTCGTAGGAAGAAGATACGGAGTTGTTCCCACTATCCATTAACAATTGAGAAATTGAACGTGGGAGGTGAAGATGCTTCTCACATTGGTCTTGGAACAACCAAATCTCAAAAGTATAGGGATGTGGCAGTTGTTGATTTTGATTTTAACCATTGTTTTAATGTGGCTATGGAATGGGGCAAAAAATTAGGAGGTGTAAATGATTAAAGTTAATAAAGAACGTTTTATAGAAAGTCAAAAAAAAATAAACTATGTTGTTTTTGAAGTTACCACAAAACAACTTTATGTAATACCAAAAGGTGCACATCAATCAATAGAAGAGTTAAAAAAAGAATGGTTTGTAGAATATGAGAATAGAAGCCATGCATTTAAAGATGGCTGTCTTGTACAATTTTCTAATAATGTAATAGAGGTTAAAGAATTATAAAAGTAATGATAGGTGTTATTGAAACAATTAACCGAGAATGGAGTTATTGATAAATGTTAAAAAGTATTTGGCTTTGGGGAACAGGATCTCTGATTTCTATATTTGTATTAATAAGATCATTGATCTTTTTTACTATACGGATACGTGGTCAACGTGCGAGCATTTTGTTCGACATAGTGAAACAGGATGGAAAGTTCTTCAAAATAAAAGAGGAATTTTGCGATGACGCTGTTCCAAAAGAGTTCAGAGCCATAGGGTTTCTGAAAGGTATAATGTTTTATATAGACATTACAGAGCGCATGCTGCAAGCCGGATTTTCCGGTACCGATAGTATAATAAATATCACATTGTTAAGATGGAGAGTCAAGAAGTTAAAACACATGATACTCACCAAGAAGATTATCAACACCGAGATTCCGGTGTATATTATGCAGTCGTGGGATTCTGAGAAGATTGGCGTAGTAAAGGCGCCAAAGTTTTTTTGCCCATCTGTATATGGATCAGCGTATAGCCAGATAGACCAGTACATTCAAAATGTTATTAATGGCCGTATGGATAAAACCGGTACTATTTTGTATGGTCCTCCTGGAAATGGTAAGAGTCATCTTGTTAAGCATTTTTCATGTAAATATAATCTACCCATATATCTTTTGTCATTAATGAGGGATGTGGATAATCACAGCCTTATTCGGATGTTCGCTCGAGCAAAGGGTCCTGGTATTGTATTGATTGAGGATTTTGACACAACATACAATGGTAGGAAATGCCTGATAGAAGAGGCGAAGTTTACATTCGACACATTGCTCAATGTAATTGATGGTGCTTATTCGAATAATGAAAAGTTGATATATTTCATGACAGCGAATTGTATCGATAAAGTTGATTTCGCATTGAAGCATAGACCTTCCCGTTTTCGAGTAGTTGCTGAGGTGAAAAATCCAAGTCAAGAAGATTGCGCAAAAATTCTTGAGAAGTATAGGAAGTATGATAATAGTGCGTACAAAACTAGTATCATAAAAGGTGGATATACAATGGATATCGTTATGTTTGCCAAAGAGATGCTTGAATATGGCCACACATTCTCAGATGTATGCAATAAATTTATTCCTCAATTTCAGGAAAGCACGAACGGAATCAGAAAAGATTCCGCAGAACAATTGAAAAAGCAGAATGAGAAACCACCAGAAGGAGTACCATCCGCATCATGAAAGGAAAAATAAAACAATTAAGAAAAAAATATTTGAATAAATTCTTCGCTCATCAAAACTCTGCCGGAAGCATTCTAATATGCCATGTGGTAAAAATTAATTATTCCGGCAGCACCTATTACATCAAGGTGAAAGAGCTATACATGAACAATGAATTTAATCAAAAAAGAGTTAGCTCATCTGAAAGCACATATCATCTTGATTCGTTTGTTTCAAAATACAAAATATTACGAAAGAGAGTATGGGTCAATAGTATGGTTAGTCAAGCTATTGAAGACGTAAAGTATTTCTTAAATACAGAAACGGATTAAGGGGTAATCGATGTTTGAGTTTGCTCTTCTTACAATATTGGTTTGTATTATCTGGGCTATTAGCAAGATTGCGAAGGTGTTAGAGGAAATTAGAGACGCCATTAATAATCACAAAGGAGGCACGGTACTGTAATGGGTTTAGGCCGCGGTGTATCTGAGAATAAAAGAATGTGGTATGAGCATTATAAAAAGCTAAATGCAGGATTATTTACTTTTGAAAACTGTGGTAAAAACAGTGGTGAAATACCACCATATACAGATATAACAGATGATGATTTATATATAGTTTCAATCGAAGGTAAATATGGAATGGATAAAGAATGGAAAGTTATAGGATATTCAGAATCAATTCCTTTTCCGGCACAAAGCTATGAAGCAATAGGGATAATGTTTGAAAACCAAAATGATTTTACAAAAAGATGGTGGCATTATCCAAAACAATAACAAATGGAGGTTTTTATGTCAACAGATGAAGCAACCAGGATGGTTGAAACGTTGTTGAGTCTCAAGAGAGAAGATGTTATAACTGCAGAAGAGGTTAAATCGGCTTTAAAGAAGATTGAATATTATAAAGATGTTTTAGCCGAATAGCCACCTTTGGCAAGCTCCCTGCACATCTCCAAACAGCTGCATGTTGCTATTGCGGGGTGTGCTGATGAGTTTGTCAACACTAACAGCAGTGAGGTTAGAATATGTTGTTCGCAAGAGTTATTAAACATAACAGAATCAAAAACGGTATGGAGGCAATCCATGCCCCTGCTTCAACTGCAAAGAACCACCCGGGCACTGTGTGTGGTGTCTGGGCGGAACCTGGCAGCCATGTAGAGTGGTACAAAACACTTCTTCCATATAGTAAATTTGCAATTACCGGATATAAGATACACTCACCTATTAAATAGAAGTTTTCCACGGTTTTATAATTATTTTATTGATTATGAACATATATAGTGCTAAAATTATAGCAAACGATAAGATAGTGCCTTTTCAAGTATTCCAAGCGCATTGCGATGAGAGAAGATTTATATATGCAGGAAAACCGGGCAATTTCAATGTTCTGTGCAAATTGGAAAATTATAAATGTAATAAAAAAAATTGTCCTATATGGAACTCCAACAGGGTGTCTGATATACCAGAGAATATGATATCTCTTCGTGATGTTAACTTGGCTTTACGGTATCAGGAAAACGGGATGAATGATTCAAGAATGAAACGATTTATGGCGGATCAAAGGAAAAAGATAAAAGAATATAAACACAAAAAAGAAAAAGAGGCTGGAAAGGATTTGGGTGACCAGCCTATATATGAATGGATCGAATCGCAAAGCGAAGAGTTCAGGCAGAAATGGGAAGGCCGTAATAGATAAAAAAAGAGGGTTGAACCTGCCTCTTTTTTTTAGCTATTAGCCATCACTTACGACAGCGGGGAGATCGCCAACCGAATGGAATTCCCACCATACTGATGGGTTCATACCGCTGTTCTTATTTTTCTTTGTGACAATGGGCTTTTCCATGTATAAGATTTGATTTGGGCATTTGGCACTTCGAAAGCCCTTCCCGTCTTCTGAGTTCCTGAGTTTATAGACACTTATCTGGACATCATCGTTACATAAGCCAAATTCATAGTTTTTTTTGGGCAAGGAAACCCCATCCACTTGTGGGTGGGGAGGAATTGCCCCCTCCTTGTATAATTTAGATGCTATTAACATTGTATTGCTTGATTCTAATAATTTGAGCTTTCTCCAAACTGCACTTGCATGTATCTTGTTGCCGTCTAATTCCCGAATATCAAAATATCCGGTTTTGCGTCTGCCAAAAATAAAACACTCAATATTGTTGTATAAAACCTTATCAAACCTCTGAAATCCGTGTATAAATCTTTCAGCAGTATTTCTTATATGGCTTCTAATCCCTTTAAATAGTTTTCTATTATTTTTCCGCACTTGTTTTTGTAAATATTGAGTTTCTTCTCTCTCTTGACCTTCTCCACCTGCTATAACAAATGCATCGTTAATATGACTTTTGGGTATATTGTTTTTAATCCGGTTATTCTTTGTAATATATCCATATGTATGATTGACCTGATTCCTAAGTTCTCTTAGTTTGTCTACAATCTTCCACCTGACCATAGACATAAATGTTTCAGCTTTAAATCCATTAGGCTGTTTTGCTTTAAGTTTGATTTCACCCTTATGATGTTGCTGGTGGCAAGTTTTACACAGAGTAATTAGGTTAGCAGATCTATCACCACCTATCTGTCTTGACTTAATATGATGTACGTTTAGAATTGGGTCTTTAGATTTACCATTACATGACTGACAAGTATGGTTATCTCTATACAAAACATATTCTCTTGTATTCCAGAAGCCTAACTTTTCTCCTTGTTGATATTCTGCTCCGGCTATCTCAGGATTCTTAATTCTTTGAATATCAAAAGCAGCTACTTCTACATTAATTTTTGTGATAGGTAATATTTCCTTAACTCTATCGATTATCTTAATGTGTGAATCAAACTTGTGTTGTATAGAAGGTGCTAACCAACCCTTCTTTTTACTTTTCACTCTGTTTAAAAAACGGGGTTGCCTGTACCAGGTTTTTCTACTCCTTCTTGTCCTCCTGCACATTCTTCTTTCTGATATGAGTTTCACAATATCAGTTCTAAGCTTTACTTCGGATGCAAACAATTCTTTCTTGTCAGTAACAGCAGATAATCCTACATTAGCATATCCACTATCTACACCAAGTATAATAGGCTGTTTATAACCACTTGAACCATGGAGCAATTGAATTGTAAACGGTGTTTTCTTCACCACTTTAGCTTTTCCTTCTTTAAGCAATGTTCTTACTTTTCTTGGTCTGCATGGCATCAATGGTTTACCATGCTTGTTAATAACAAAAACTAACAATTAGTTTTTCTCCTTAACAAAGAGTTAGAGCCACATCGGGATTGTTGTAAAGACTTGTCATGTTGGCCACACCGTTCCTTACCCTCAGAACTTTTAATAACCAACGATAGAGCATGGAGCTTGTGGAGTACTTCAAGGTATCTTGATCTAAACAACTTCTGCATAATAATTACGCTCCCTTGTCAACTAAGGCTTCAAGCCTCGCCCCTTGTGGGCGGGGTCGTTGACGCTGCTGTATTTCAATACTCACTGAATATTGCTGATCGTTCGCAGTCTTTATGTCAAGAATGATAATGCTGTCATCCTTTTCCTCAAGAACTATATCTTTATGCACATTTCTCCTTGATAAATTTGTAAGAAAATATATCTTTATATACCTACCGGATAATCCTCATTCTCACCACTAGCAGCTGGCGACAACGCTATAGCAATAATGATTCCAATAATCGTTACAACAAATGCCAAGATTGCTACTTTTTTAAACAATTGAACTCTCCTTTCTTCTGTATATGGTAAAAATTTTTTAATTCTTTAAAACAATCCCTTGTTGGTTGCAAAGTGTAGGAGGCTGCCCCAATATTATAAATAATGTTTTTACAGCATGTCTAACCCTAGCTATTGGGTACATTATCGGTGTTACTCCCCGTCAATCAAACGGAAACATGAAAACCTATAATAGAAAAGCAGTCTCCTATTTCTTACAACAACCAGTTTATCACCACCCAAGTGACTTTGAGATTTTAGGTGTCATTCCACCATTTTCTTTGAACTTTTCCACAAAATAATTAAATAAATCTCCATTTCGCTTATCAAAATATGGATGACAAGATGGGGCAAACCGATATAATGATGCCATTGAATATTGGGACATATTATCAATATCATTTTTTGCTGCGATAATTTGTTCTTTTGTCATATTTATCTCCATTCAGCCGCAAGCGATTCGAAATGCTCATACAAGCTTGTTTTATCTTCCTCAACAGCTTGCACCATATGCTCTTCACAAATAATGTTTTCCTCTTGTGGCGGCTATAACTGGAAATTCGCCTCGGCGTAAATTATGCCTCTTCAAGGTTTGTGTTCGGCGGGAGAACAGATACCCCCACAAACATACACTTAGTTTGATTTTTCATCAATATTAAATCCCTTTGGCGAATGGCTTATGAATCAATTCCATCAATCCACCATGTTTTTCCACAGTCCAAACATTTATAATTATAATCTTCATATCCACCACAAGACGATTTCAAAGTACGGTATTCAACATTTTTACTTTTACAATCAGGGTTGCGGCATATTGCACGTTCACACTTGATCCATTCTCCATAATCACCCATGCTTTTACTCCTTTAATGAGCCAAACTATAATTATAATCGGGAAAAATCAAATTTCTCCCAACGTTCGATAAATGTTTGACCATTATCTTTACCAATGGCAAACTTTATTTGTTATAATATTTATTGAAAGCTTCCATATTATTGCGAAACACGGGTTAATTAAAATTACCGATAATATTTCTCACAACGCCCGATCAGTGTCCATTGTTTCCGACTATATTTGGACTTGATTTGCTGGATGTTGTGGAGGATTTACCACTTATAAAGGCGCATTCTTTAGGTATTCCAGGAACCTTTTGATACACCCACCGTTCAAGCCCATCATACTCTCTTCTATCGCTCCAAGTTCCATCTTTATACCAAATTGTGCCATATAACCTTCGACCGCCAAAACCAGAATCATAATCAAAGTCTAATGAATTGATAAACAAATCCATTTCATCATTATTAAAACCAACCGAAAGGATGTAGGACTTTCTATTATCATAACTTTCTTCATGTTCAATTAGCGCACAAATCACCGCTTTATTGGCGGATTCCTCTAAAAATTCCTCTTTTGCGTTTTTCATATTTTTCCCTTCTTGCTGTTCGCCAAAAGTTCAATATAAAAAGCCTTAATTTTTGGCATGAGATATTTATCTCTAACCCTCTCAACAACACAGCAAATTCCGTTGTGATGTTCCTCCCATCTTCGGCAGGAGTCTTCATACAATGTTAATAGATCCCAAAACTGATATATATTTTGTGGTGGAGATAGAGCAGCGTCATATTTGAAGAACCAATGCTTCTCTAATTCCTTTTTGGTTTTGGAATATAATTTTTTGTCGAAGGAGGAACTTATCGAGGTGATTACGTTTTTTATATTCTTTTTTAATTTTTCTTCATTCACACAATACCCTTTTGATTAATTGTGTACAACATTTACAAAAAGAATGACACCACAGAGACACTTCCAATAATTATACACACCCAAAGCACAATAGCTAAGAAAATGCTATCACGACATTGGAATGTCAAAATCTCGAACAAAGATTCATAATATTTTACAATCCATTTAATCATATAAGCCGCAAAAATTACCAGAAAGATATAGCGAAGCCCATCAAGATAGTCCCAAATTCTCATATAATCCTCTTTCGTAAATTATAATGCCGGTTTTATGTTATAGAGATATTTTTATTTTACGCTCTTTGCAAAGAGCGACAAACAATTCGAGCCCTCGTAGTTTTGGTTTTCCCTTTTTCCACAACGATCTTTTTTCTGCGAAATAAAAATCTCTCATTTGTGTCTTATATTGACATGGACCACCCGTAGCCCATGTGTCCATAGCCTTATACCCAATGAATTCAGCATCGTGTCGCATGAGTTCCAGAATCAAACTATCGGACAAAGTGCCCCAAGAAATTTTCAAAATTGTAGAGATAGAATACCTGGCGTAATTCAGCGAGGCGCCATTAAGCGAGGCACAATTCAGCGATGCCTCAATCAGCGAGACGCGATCCAACAACGCGTCAATCAGCGATGCCTCAATCAGCGATGCCTCAATCAGCGATGCATCAATCAGCGACGCGCCATTCAGCGATGCGCGATTCAGCGATGTGCGATTCAGCGAGGCACAATTCAGCGATGCGCCATTAAGCGAGGCACAATTCAGCGAGGCACAATTCAGCGATGCCTCATTCAGCGATGCGCCATTCAGCGAGGCACAATTCATCGATGCCTCATTCAGCGATGCGCCATTCAGCGATGCGCCATTCAACATGGCGTGGGAAAAATTGACACCTTTTGCAACGCCATCTATAAGACATTTTTTTATATTTTTTCCTGGAATTGTATGTATTACGTCGTCGTTGTCCCAACGTATAATTTCTGCCATTTTTTTTTACCTTTTGTTAATTGTGATTATTTACCTTTGTTTGTTGTAAGATGTGTCAAATTTTCTCCTTAGAAATCAGCGCAATAAATTTGTCCGCTTCAGCGCGGTCAGTATCCTTTTCGGCGTTGGGTAGTTCTTGATATGATATACGCATCTGCCTAGTCCATCTTTCAACCGCCCAACGAGGCATAGTCCATGTACCATCACTGGTATTAAACGTTCCTTTTTCAAACAAATATTTCATCCATCCAGACCATTGCTCGTGACACAGTTCAGCAATATTTTCGCGCATATAACCTCCAGTGAAAAATTTATTTCCCCCAACGTTGATTAGGTGTATTGTTGTACTATTTTTTCCAGCAAACCGGTTACATCATCAGCATATTTCCCGATACCCATTATATGATTAGTATGATAATACTGGCCGATTTCAGAAAGCAATGATTCACTTTGTTTGTTGGTGGAAGTCATTTTTTTTACCTTAGTGTCAGGCTGGCGCTCTGCTTCAACATTGGCAACAGCCTGTTTAAGGGTTGAACCGCAAGTGCCAACATATTGCACACCATCCTTCCACCATGCATGTCGAGTTAAACCTTCTATAATTCCATCATAATAATTGCCAGCCATATAACCTCCAGAGAAAAATTTATTTATACCAACATTTGAGAAACGGTTGTCTTGTCCGTGCGCTATAAATAACCGATTTTGCGACTGATTTTCGGTAGGGCATGGCAACCTTTCTTTGTTGTATGTTGATTTTGAAATCTCCGCATTATTCTTTTTTGGCCGTTGTTGCGCTACGCCATTCATTGACGTATGCTAAAATACCATCTGAGGAGTAAAATGTCTATTAATCCAAACCAAAACACTTGCGGCACAAATAGCCACTTTTAGACGGCTCACCTTCTCCTGGCTCCATTGGTGGCAAAACAATTCCACAGTTATTACATTTTATTTCTTCACTTTGTTTGTTGTGCGATGGTTTTTCGCTTCCAAATAATTCTTTGCGAATGGTATCACAGGCATCGCTTATAGTGCGAAAGCAACCGCCTATTTGAACAGACTCCATATCGGAATCCATTGCCAAACCTTCAATTATTCCAAATGCTTCTTTAATATTCATATAAGCAACTCCAATCTCTAAAAGAAAAACTTTTGACACAACGGTTGACAAATGTGTGTCGTTGCGCTATTTATCCCAATAGTATGCAGGGAGCCTACCTTGATAAATCTTCCCGCTTTAAATTGATAATTATTTCAACCATCCGCGCAACGTGTCAACTATATAACTACCGCTCATTTCCAACCCATTGCGCTTATTTGCGCGATGAACTTTATTTGCAAATGCGGAAATTTTAACCTTTATCCGCTGTAGGCTGTTAACCGATTCCTTAGATTCCTGAGAATTTTTGTATTGCCATGACACATTTCCGCCAGCACCAATTACAAGAAAGACTGTGGTTTCTTCATCAAGATCGATACTGATACCTGTTACAACTTTGCCATCCACTCTTGATAATACATCTTTTGCTTTCATAAAAATTCTCCTATCATTTAAAGGTTGATTGCATACAACGTTCGACGCAATCCCGATACCAGCTTTATCAGTTTTTGGCTGCATTTGTTGTGAGATGCATCAAGCGGTTTCAACTAATTTTTTTAGCGTTGGTTTGAACTTTGGCATAATAATTCCAATAAAACAACCAAGGCCATTCCATCTTTTAATCCTCCAACCACAAGAACATTTATCATTGTCGGAGCCATTGCCACCCCTTTCACACTCACTGCACGAGACCCACAATTTTCCCCCTGAATCATAACAACTTCTCATAACAATTCCTTTTTTTTTTGCGCCGAAATACAATATGCTTTTTAGTTTGACATTTTACAACGTTCGATCAGGTGTAAAGTTTCCGATATATAAAATTATAAACTCTACGTATCACCCCAAGCTCAATAGTATGCTGAACCAAATCTTCAAGTGAATCGAACCTATTACAATTAATATCAACTTCCTCTAATTTAAGAAATTTCATACTTGATTTGTTGTCGGATTTTAATTTTTCTGCCGCTAATTTATGAAAATCGCAACATAGCTGACAGCCACAACTGTTACGTATAGCACATATTTTACCCGCAAAACACTCACCTCGATTTTTAGGAATTTTCACTATAAGCTCCAAGAAAAATTATTGAAACCAATGTTCCAGAAACAAATGTCCGTTTTAATGGCATTCTTTCTGTATCGTGGATGGTGTTGCCCAACCCTTGCAGAAAGATTGCCATGTGCCACAATATTCACAGCCATAGGCGCATGTATCATAATAGTTATAACTGCCGTTAAATTGGACAACATTTGTTTTATAACAATACTTACAAATGACACTATATTTCCGTTTCATAAACACCGCCTATGATATGTTAAAAAAAAACATTTCTTACAAGTGTGTGCGAAGTTATCATTTCTCCATTTCTTTATAAATATGTTTGTAGAAGAATTCGTCTGCGCATTTATCACTGCAGAAATTTATTAATGGGTTATAAAACTTTACAAAAACCTTCTGACTCCCATTGTGCAATTGCCATGAACTGAGACTTTAATATTTCCATTCCTTTATTACCACATTTACATTCCAATCGATACGCACACCCATTGTATGATGAGCCATTATCTCCACAGTATTTTTGAATTTCCGGTATGGTATTGCAAGTTGTACAAAAAACTCTCCCCTTATCATCTATTCGTTTCTTATTCATAAATATTCCTTTTGTAACGAGCCAAACTACAATCGAAAAAAATCAAATTTATCACAACGTTCCGCAAAAAGATGCTGTGGTGTAAAGGTAGAGGTTGGCTCCATTAATTTTTGCCTTTGTTTGTTGGGAGATGTGTTTTGGGTTCCTTAATGTAATTTTCCCACCACAGCCGCTTCGTTGCACTTGAAGGGGGAAACTTTCCATGATAAAAATTGCAAACAGCACAGTCATATAATTCAGGAGCAGAACTATTGCAACATGGACAGAACCCGAGCAGCATCCTAAGCTTACCTATTAAGATTTTTATTAACTTCATGGAAAACTCCTATTATAGTTCATCACAAAACTTATCCATGCTGCTTGCGAGCTATGGCATACTATTACTTCTTTAAAAATTGTGCATACATCGCCCGAGTGCGTCCAAGCTCTCCTGCCCAACTCCAGTTATTCATTATCAGGTTTTGAGCCTCATGCTCATCGAGCGCGATCTTATCCTCACATGATACTTCAAGCATCCTGATCGCACTGTCATACTCTTCCTCATGGCACACTGGAGCTAATAGAGGAACACGTAGAGAATTGTCGCCACCAGTTTTAAACTTTTCAAGCATCTCTTCCAAAGCTGCAATACCAGCTTCACGGAATTCTTTTTCTGCTTTTTCATACTCATCCAGATGAAGCTGTTTATTTGTTTTGAGAATGTTAAGCAACTCTACCTTTTCAACAAGAACCTGTTTCATATTACTATTCCTTTCATGATTTTTGCGAGAGGAAACCCCAACCCACGTGGTTGTAGTTTACTTATAATATTTTGTACAAAATATCTGGTTTTATAACAGTATTATGGAGGTGGGGACATCCGAGAGTCCCGTCCGTCAACGCCTTCAACCGAACTTCTACATGCTTAGTTTGTGATTTAATCTTACTGCCATCAGCTTCCACAAACAGAATCAAACGACAGCCAGCTTCTAATTTCACTTATGAGTCGAAGCGCCATCATAAGCTATGATCCTACGACTACCCGGAGATTACGGACCCATTCCTCCCAAGGTTTGTCATCTTTAATTAGATGACGGCGATGTCCTGCTTGGTGTTTGCATAACACATAGCGCCAAACATGACATTGAAATCTATATTGGTTTTGCCAATTAGACGTTTATCGGACGATTAGCGAGGCCAACCGATAATCCTCGGCATGCAACTCAAATCTTCAAACGTTACGTCGATACCGTTCACCCCCTTATTCGCAAATTAAACAACTTCTTTCTCTTCCTTCTCTTCATTACTTTCAAGATCGAAGTAATCTCTATTCACAGCACAGTTCTGTGCCATGTCCTTAATATTGCATTCACTAAACCAGAAGCAATCTGTGTGTTGACAATCCACAATATACCTTCTTATGGGCCAAGAGTGTTTATCCGCCTGGCAGATGAGCCCAGGCGAGCTTTATGATTGCGATAATTGACGCAATTCCTGAATAGACAAGAAATGTCATCCAGCTGACTTCCATAGATACAACCCATGTAGGGTGCTCATTTTTTAGAATGCCAAGCAATGACAGTAAGCACCATATAAATATCAGTACCCATATTATAAATATAACCTCCATACCGCCTCCCATTAGTGAAAATGTTGGATAATATTAAGCCCGAATATAACTACACCTCCAAACATTGTTAAAATTACAAAAATAATTATTTTTTTATTGCGTATCCGTATGCACTTCTCCCTTTTCATCTTCATTATTTCGATGTATCTCTGGTTCTCTTCCATCAGACCCATCCTTCTTGCCTTGATTCAGCAAGACAGCTGCGATAAATTTATATGTGTGTGCAATATGTGATATAATTTCTAACATAGTGTCAGACACAATCATAATTCGCTTGTTCAATATGTCATTCTGCTCGATAACAATATTAATCTTATCAATTATTATCGACTCAAACTCTGTCAAGTATTTCCTCCTTAAAAAAAGGGGGCCAGAAGCCCCCTGATTAACCGTTTAATTCTATTGGCCTTGTTTATACATTCCTTTTAAAATTTCATCCTCTTTTATCCGTCGGTCTGGAGGGGGAGGTGGTGGCGGCGGTGGCTTCTGATTTGATGGTTGAGCGGCTGCTTTTTTCAATATTTGAGCGATTATTATTGCTGCTGCGACAATAATTCCCAATACTATCCATCTAGTTCTACTCATACGGCTATCCCCCCTTTTTTTATTATGGTAAACGGCTGTTTTGTAATAGTCTAACAGAATAACCGCTTCTGTTCTCACTAATGCCCCTTATAATGCGGACACAATCATAATCTAGGCGTTGCACATACGAGTGTGATAATGGTGAGTTCGGACCTTTTGTAGAACTCCACAAACAACAGTTGTACCCAATACGCTGAAACTTACCACTAGGAAAACCACGATAACCCGCAGGAAGCGCTGTAAACATACTTCTATTATTTTTTGACAAATCTGTACCAATAGCTCCGAGGCCTGTGTCCGGTTCCATCCAATCTGTGTTGGCGGCTAATGATTTTGCTGCCTTATTACCCTCCGTCGTTCCATCCCAGTTGAAACCATTGGTTATTAAATAATTATTCAAAGTATCCCACTCTGCGCTTGTTGGTACGTGCCATCCGGTCGGTGCTATTTTTTTTGGATTTTCCGAGTTTACCACATATTGGTTGTATAACGCTCCGTACTTTTCTATACTGTCGGAATTGGTTGTATTGTTGTAATAACAGTATGCCGGCGTGGCTAATGTTGACCACACAGTGTCGTTTGTTATCATTGGTATTGGCGAACCGTCATTATACCTCGTTGCGCGCAGGTTTTTCATCATCCATGTTTGTGTTCCTATTTTTACTGTGTAGTACGCATTGCCATCTATATCAACCACCATGTTAGGGCAGATTGTTAATTGTATGTTCATATCGTTTATATTTGTGCTTGTTATTGTTACTTGGTGATCAAAATACCCATCTTTAACAATTTTTATAACTTCATCAGTTGATGTACAGCTTGCTGTAGCTATTGAGCTATTCGCGCTTACTGCTGTACTAGTTAATGCCCTACTGATAGAGTTATTCTTTAATACAAATTTATTATTACCAATTTTAATCTGATAGAAATAAATACCGACCCCTACACGCGGCAATGCTATTGAGCGCGTTCCAGCATTAATTGTTTTTCTTATTTCAGAAACAATTCTTCCCTGAGGTGTGTATACAACCACCTCTATCAATAATTCTTTCTGAACATTTACGAACAAAAAGCCATTAAATATCTCTACAACATGTGTATAAGAAAGAGATTGTTTAATCTGATTACCTGTTATAACATCAGTAATCAAAAATTCTCCGTTCATTCCCGTAGTATCATTTAATCCAAAGCCTTCTAATATTACATTAGCACCGACTACAGGCATGCCACTTGTATCTGTTACGATACCGCTGATATTTATATTCTGGGCAATACATATGGATATAAACATCAATCCTGTTAATAATGTTTTGATAGTCATAAAATCCTCCTTTTATATTCAAAAAGTACGCGGGGGAGCGTTTCCATTCCCCTGCGCGTTGATTATTCTACTTAAGCTAATAATTACATTTGGCACTCTTTCTTTTAAAATGAAAGGAATAATTATTACTCTTACATAATAGTTATACCACATAATTCTATATTATAACTATCTGTTGATTGAAAAAAAGGTGCTTTTAACATATATTGTAATTATAACCACAATCCATCTTTAAAAAATTGAGGATGATGCATGCCTCCTCCTGAATCCGGATATGGGCCAGTCAATTATGCTCGCCCGGGTAGCATAGACCCGTTTGCCGCATTTGATAATCGTATTCGTTACAACGATATGATTCGTCAACAAATGGTCTCGCAATATCAACAGTCTACTGTCCAGCCGAAATCAATGACACTTGGGATGCAACGACACGTTGCACAGGATCCCCGGTTCCAATATGGAGTCCCGGGTGGACAAGATCCCCGCCATTACCAGAGACAGGCCCAGCTAAGACAGATGGGAGTAGGAACCGCGATTGCTAAGACGGCAATGGATATAGGAGCATGGGAAGCGGGTGCTGGTGTCGCTGCAGGGTTGAAGGCAGTAGGAATGGGTTTTTTCGGGTCGGGCATTGCTGTCCCTGCGATTGCCGCTGGAGCTGCATTATACATGCCTATGCGTGGAATAAGCAATGCTATGGAGCGTCAGAGTTTCATGCATGGCATGGCTGCTGATATTGAACAGTACCGTGATACCCTTGGATTTAGTGGCGGATTATCATACAAGCAGACAACCAACCTTGCGGGGAGGATGCAGCGCAACATGTATCAGGGTGGTTTCTTTAATAAAGATCAGCAATCCCAAATACACAAAATAGCGTTGTCAAATAATATGATATCCGCAAAGGGTAGTGGCGCCACAGCGGGTACGATGCGCCAGTATGAGAAAAATTTTGAAGATCTGAAGGAGACAACTGAAGAGGTTGTTAAACTGATGCAGACTACGATTGAAGGTGGCATGTCTGTAATCAAAGAGCTTCAGCAAACCGGTTTCGGCACAATGCGCCAAGTGAAGCAACAGGTCAGGCAGGCTAAGGCATTCGGCGGTATTACTGGAATGGGTGCACAGAATATGATGTTACAGGGTGCTGCTGGCGCGCAGGCCGTTCAAGGAACCCCATGGGCAGCTAATGTTGGTGCGACCATGTATCAGACTGGTGCCGCACAGGCATCATATATGTCACGCATGGGCTCTGCTGGTGCGTATGCGGTACAGCGAGTTGGTGGCGTGGCTGCGGCTGGAGGTGTTCTTGCTAATGCGCAAATGAACGTTCTTTCTTCAGGCATGGGAACGAAGGCTGTTGCCTACACCATGAGTGCCGATGGTACTGTCGATCAAGATCGTATGGCACGATTGATGGGTGGAAAAGTTGGCGCATACGAAATGGTCGTTGGTGCGAGCCAGCGTGGATATGCTATGGGTATATCTGGTCGTGTTCTCTTTGAGAGAAACAAAGAGGACGCTCTTAACAATATGTCTGATATGGGTAGAACCCAGATGACCAATAAGATATTTCAGGCGTGGGGAAGAGGAAGATTCGGCAATGTCGAAGCGAAGGCATGGGCATTTGCCGGACAGTTCACCAATGATCAGAGGTCACAGAGATTGTTTGCAGAGAACCTGACAAGACCAAAAGGGTTTGATGAGCAGTTTGGCGGGATGCAGGAAACGAGAGCAACTCTTACACAGCCGTCTGTCAAAAGACCATTAGGCCCTGTTGGAAGAGCGGTGGTAGGGACTGCTGGTGCTATTGGTGGAGCGTTCGATATGTTTGGTGAAGATGTTGTTTATCAGTCTGGAAGAGCAATTGGCGGGCTTTCTAAAGCATGGATGGATATTAAAAAGGGTGCTGGTGGCTTTGTCGAAGACGCACTGCAGGTTGCCGGGATTTATGATGAATATGGTGGTATTAACCGAGCCACAACAGCCGATCCGGCTGCAGCAATAAGAAACCAGTATGCCATGGGGGTAAGCGCTAGTAGGGCTGGTATGGCTCAGCTTGCCCAGAGTTCACCCGCAACAATACAGAGATTGAGAAATATTAAGAAGGTGGATTTGAACTTCAATGTTGGTGCTATGATGAGGAAGGATCCGAACCAACTTGCTTATGCATATCAGCAGATAGGTGCGGCAATGAACACTGGGACAATGGCTGATATTTATAGAAACGATAAGGTTACCAGAATACTCGGCGCGGCTCCGGGAAGTGAAATGCTCAAGCTTCTTCAAACAAACCCTCTTGGGGTTGGCAACACATTCCTTGGCCAGGCGAACCAATTCCGTACCAGCGTAAGTAAAAATTATGAGCTGGCAACTACTGAGTTCGATAGGATAATGACGCGGCTCCCTAAAGCGACTCAAGAAAAAATGCTTGATATGAAATTAAATGCTCGAGCAACATATGATCTTCTTGGTACACATGCTACAAATATCAGTATTGGTAAAAATAAAACACAGGGGATTGGTACCGGCGCAGCATCTGATTTAGTTATGAAAGTGGCTCGGGCTGAGGCTGAGCGTGAAGGTTCTGAAAAAATGGGGGCAAAATTTAATGAAGTCTCTACTAATCTTGAGCCGTTTCGCAAAGCTCGTAGAGAAGGTATATATGGCGCTCTCGGATTTGAAATGGAAGAAAGGGTTTATGCAAGTAATAAAGAGGGAATTGTAACGAAGCAAATGGTTGAGACTGCCGCTACTCGCAGAAGAAAAAAAGGAATCAAGAAAGTTCTTGGTAAAGAATTCCGCATGGACACCCCGGAAGCTCAGATGGAGGTTTACGAAGAAATAGAGCGGCTTCGTGAAACCAGAGATTATGCAAAGCTTGGTAAGCTTGCTCCGATATTGTCAGGTGAGAAAGACGCTAATGCTATGTATTTTTACTCGAAAGGAAAAGGTGCATGGCAGGATGATAAAAAAGCAGCCACAACAGCAATTAAAGATGAGCAGCAAACTAATGCTTACAAAATAAGAATGTCAAAGGCTCAGCGGTCGATTGATACTCTTGAGGTTGGTATGGGCCAAAAGGTCACTGGTAAACAAAAGGGCTTTATAACTGACCTCCTCACTGAACAATTGTCTCCAGATCAGATTAAAAAACAAACTAGGTTCGGTGGCAAAGGTATCGTTAACATGCTTGCTGGTCTCACCGGAACGTCTGTCGATGTGATAAAAGATCAGATTAAGAGTGGATCGTTATCAAGATTTGTTGCGGGTAGTGACGCAGCTCAAACAAGACAAGACACAAGCAATGGTGTCGATAAGGCTCGCTCTGATCTTGCTGAATGGCAGGATAGAAAGCGTCTGCTTGATAATACCAATAAGGGCTTTATTAAAGAAGATGGTGAAAAAATTAAAGCAAAACAAATTAATATGGAACTTCTGAAAGCACAGGAAGAGTATGACAAACTGAGGGGGGTAACCCCTGAAATGGCATATCCAACAAGCTCTCGAGATAAAACAGCATACGCAAGCGTACAACCTCCAATACTGAATTATTGGAACAACAAATGGACACTTTAAAGGAGCGTTACTATGCCACCGCGTTTACCAAATGAGTTCTTAACTTCCTCTATCGACAACAAGGTACGCCCGTACACTGTCGGCACAACAGAGCATGATGGAACAGTTGCATCTATAATTCTTTATACAACATCGCAAGGGTTTGTTTCTGATGATGCCCTCAAGACAAATGACTATCTGGTTGATTTGTCGATGAGTATATCTGAATTGGAGGCTGGGGCGATCAGTGGAGATGTGTCATCCCCACCATCAATACCTGGTGGGAAGGTTGCTTTAATTTCTCTTGATGGAAAGGCGCCAAATAATTATTATGGGGTATTTAACAATTTCTCTTTGATTAATGTTCGGGAGGCACATGGTGAAATAGTAAAACTCCATCAAAATTTTTCTAATGGTTGGAACGCATTCTTCTTTGGGGAGAAGCCCGCCATCTACAGTTTTTCAGGTATATTTCTTGATACGAAAGAATATCCATATTACCAAGAATTCATGATTGCATACGAGAAATATTTGCGTGGCCGTCGTGCTGTTGAAAACAATATGCAATTGAAGATAATATATGATGGAAAAATCATTGACGGCTATATGCTTAATATAGAAACAACTACAACTGGAGATTCGGAACAAAGTAAGTCTTTTACCTTCTCAGTTCTGGTAAGAAAATCAAATTGGATTAGAATAAATCTCATGCCTATTTACTCGGCTAATGCAAAAGGGTTTATCAATGTGGCTGAATTCAATGGTATGAGGAATGCGGCAAGGCTGTCTGGTGAATTCTTGGCTGGTACTATTGAAACCGCCATGCTTGATGAGAATATTCCTGATGGATTTATAACTGAAACAGCCTCAACAAAAATGCAACCAAACAAAAGTACAAGTTAATATGGCTGAAAAAAAAGGCTTTAATTATTTATTCAAAATGTTTCTTGAAGGAATTGCCGTTCCTTTTAAAAGCGCCACTATTGTATGTACCCCAAATGGCCAAGAAGCGAATATTAATGTGTATTCCAATAAGGAGCTTCTTAATTTAAAACCTAAAACAGCTGTACAGATATTCTATCGTGAATGGGTATCGAAGAAGGGTAAGCCAAAATGGCAATTAATGTTTGATGGTTTTTTTTCGAGTTTCTATAAAACAGACCAAGCTACCGAGGGAAGGGGAATGGGGCTGGTGTGTCGTGACTTCCGTATGGATATACGCCGCGCGCCGGCTGCAATAGCATGGGAAGCTGCTGATTCATTAACTACACGTAACTTTTATAATTCGATGGGAATATTTCAGACATTCGTTATAAAAGGGAAGACACAAAAACAAGGGACTGATATCCGAGTATTTGACAATACCGGCCTGGCGCCATTGAGTTATACTCTCGGGCTTATTGCTGGTAGCGCCGGATACAGCAGGAAGTCAAATAAAACGAAACAAACGAAAAAGCCAACTACTGTTATTGAAGACGTTGGCACTGTATCAGAGCAGGTCGCCAAGATACAGGCTGAAGAAAAAGCGAATAAAACACAGAAGAATGGTCAAGATGCATATTCTGCCGAATTTGCTAGTGCAACCCCATCAGATAACGGTGTTGCCAACTGTGGGTTTTATCTTGACGCACTCATCAGGGGCATGTGGCTTGAGGCGGTTGGTGGAACTGCGGTTGGTACATTTCTTAATAAGCGTATTCGTATTGACAAACGTTTTCTTGTTCCGGTAAACAAAGCAGGGTATAATTTTTGGAGTAAACAGAGCGGCAGTGTTCACATCGGTTCTCATCTTATGGGCAACTCTCGTTTCTCGAGCCTCGAATCAGCCATCATGAGACTGGCAGGGGCATTTTCTACTCGAGTATATTCTTGCAGCTCACCATCACTGATACCGATTGGTGATAAAGCTGACGGTGTTCCCAATGATGCTGTTGATCATGTAATAGATTTGGGGGTAAGGAAGTTCCTGGTAGACAGAGCTTCCGCTGAATTTGGTGGTAAATATATTCTCAATGAATCAATGCTACTTCCACCACTTGAGTTCACTGCTCCTCCTAATTGCAACTTATTGTTCCCTCCAATGTATGATCGTGTAGAATGGCAATATGATATTGATGCCGATGCCACGCGTGGTTATTTTGATCAGGTCCACTTGCTATCGACGCCTGGTGGAAATTCTCTTGCTTCTCCAAGTGTACAGGTTCCAAACGCACTGTTTAATCTAATGAATGATGATAGCGATCAAGCCAAGGACACATCAAAGTCGCAAGGTAAATTGGATGGCACAAATAGTATTGATCAGAATGTCGCCGCCGCAATCAAATTGAATAAACAGGAAAGTGCTGGTAAAAAGAACGCTGCCAAATCCAAATCAAAGAAAACTCGCGGAAAAGACCGGTATGGTAGGATAAAACCACCACTTACTCTTGAAGAACGATATAAAGGAATCAATGTTGTATTTGGAAGTGTGTCTCATGAGTTGGCGATGAATGACGCTCTGAAGACTGTAAAAAACAGGAGTGCAAATAAGGTTGCGAGAGAGAGGTTGGATAAAGAAATAGCAAAGTTAGAAACCGCAAAGGATAATGTGGTTGGTGTTTTAAAAACAAGTGGTGACATATTTGGTATAAAAGGATCTAAGATTCTTGCTGAAAAAGTTAAATCAGTGAAGAAAAAGATTGAAGACAAGCGTGCTGCAAGAAGTAAGATAAAGGGCCAACGTGGCATTACAAATAAAACAAAAAATGCTTTAAAACATCACGCGTTATTAAAATTTTTGAATAGAAAATATGCTGGAAGGGTTGTTACAGTTGATATGGCTTTTAACCCATATATCATGTGTGGGTTCCCTGGTGTGGTAATTGCCGATGATATGGGATACGGCGGAGAATCAATGAAGAGTATTGTTGGTATGGTCCAGCAGGTAAAGCATACCATATTAATTACTCCGCAATCGGGTGAAGCAAACACATCTATTGTTATGAATAACGCCCGGTTTGAAGATGAGTCAACAGATATGAATGCATATGGTACTCCATTATACATGAAAGCGACTGTTGCCAAAGAAGCTGAGATTGATCTTGAAACATTGGAATATAAAAAAGATTATTTTATCCCTGAACCAAAGGCGCCGGTAAAGCGCATTCTCAATTCAGATTATTATGATTTGGATGAGGATCTGGAGGGTGGCGAGTATGTATATGCAAAAGACCTATTAAGTTTAACTGCTGGGGATATAGCAAAAGGAAAGCGCAATCAAATTTATATTGATGAAGAGTATGGGCCGACTAGAATAGCAAAATTCTATCGCGATGTTTTTCAACACAACAAGTTGCATTTCATGATTGGGAGCGAGCCAGACCTCAATGACAATAAGAAAAGAATACACTTCATGTATGACACAATACACGAAGCGCTTCAAGCAATTCCGATAAATAGCCCGGAAGTTCTTCACAACTATGAGGCTTGTGTCGAATATGTAAAAAGGAATGTGTGTTCGGCAGATGCATTTTTTCAGGGTATACTTGGATTATCAATAAAAGACAAAGTTACAGATGCTGAAGGTAACAAGATGAATGAATATGTTAACCATTCTGATCTTGGTGAATCAATGAATATAGAAATTCTCTTCAATGACCATATAGTACATGATAGATATTATGGGATAACGACTACAGATTGGGATAGCGGGAATATTGACGGTCTGAAAAAAGAAAAGGGTGGCACAATGACTGAGCCTGGCCAATTCAGCAGTATCCGTGAGCACATGCCGATTACTGCTTTCATTCAAGAGCGTAGAAACGCCGTTGAGATATATGCGGCTAAAGTTTTGCAGCGGATAAGCGGAACACAATATGCGCCAGTTTACTAAAAAGGAGAGATTATGATAACGCCTGAGGTTTTAAAAGCATTTGGCAAACATAAGGAGCGGTTATGACACGCGAAGAAATTTATAATGCGGCATTTCACGATGAGTTAAGGAAGATCGCCGAAACGGTGAAGAATATGCAGCCTGGATCAAATGTCCTCCAAATGAAAAAGAAGGTAAAAACCGCAATGGTCGGAAAAGAGAAAAAACCAGTAACGGTACCAACAGAAGTTTAATTATTATGTCAACTGATCAAGAGAACATACTGCAATGGCAGGAGACGAAAGATCCGCAATTATTTGCCGATCTTGTTGTAAGATATCAGCCAATAGTCAATAAGGTTGTTGGGCAATATCGTACCGTTGGAACATCTCCTGCCACGTTGCGTGCTGAGGCTACCACTCAACTCATCAAGTCTTTCAAGACTTATGATCCGAAGCATGGTACCCAGCCGACCACACATGTATGGAACAATCTGAAGAAGGTCCAGCGCGTTGCATCTGAGTCTCTTATGTCCGGTCATGTGCCTGAGAATCGCGCACTAAAACGATCGACATTTACTATTACCAGAGACAATCTGGAGGACCGGCTCGGAAGAGAACCGAGTACATCTGAGATGGCTGATGAGATAGGATGGAACCAGAAAGAGGTTGCTCGTATGTCTCATGAGTTGGGCGGTGAGGCAACAGCGTCAAAAGCTTCTTTTGAGTTTTATGGTAATGCGATAACAAAAGAACAGCCTGATAAAGCGCTGGTTGATTATATGTACTTCGATGTGTCAGGCCCTGAAAAAGTTATACTTGAGCATACGTTCGGCTATGCCGGCAAGTCGATATTGAATAATAAACAGATTGCGAAGAAGCTTCATAAAAATGAGATGTGGGTCCATCGGGCAAAACAGAGGTTATCGAAGAAGGCGCAGTCCTATAGATAGGGATAGGGATTGGGCTTGCTGCTATTAAAATGACTGCTGGTTATAAAAAGAATGGGAAACAAAATGGAGGTTAATATGTATAAAGAGATTTATCAAGCAGCCTTTAAAAATGAGCTTATAAAGATTGCTGGCAATATTTCTGAAAATAATGGTTAAATTTGTAGAAAAGCTTAATATACCAATGGAAGTTATTAATAGAAGAAAATATGGATTTTGTGATGCTTTAAAAATAAAGGAATAATTAATGCCTCCTCCAAAACAAGCATGCGAAACAATTCTCAACATTCAACTTGCGACTGTTAAGATTATTAAACGTGTGCGGGAGATTTCTGAAAATCTCCGTACGCTACTTGAGAATAAATCCAAATTAAAGTACGGTATTATTAACTTGCTTGATGTGCTTGGCGCAGAGATGCTGACAGCCATAACCACTGTTGCCGCATCGACTGCAAAAGCGATTCTCGGCGCTGTATCCGGGATGGCGAGTGTATTACTCGAGTCGATCCTATCTTCGGTTCTTAAAATACTCCTGGCAAATCCTACTGCTATATTTTCTCTTGTCGCTATTCCACATTGCCAAGCTGTGAAGGCTGTTCAGGAAGAGAGAAACTTTCTTCAACGCGCTCGTAGGAATATGCGTACAATACTTTTTATAATCTTGAAATGGACACAAGGGGTGGGTGGTGCCAGGTTTTATGAACAAATAAAGTCGGCACTTCCTTATATTCAGGCCGCAATAGCTTTATCTGTTGATATTATTCACGACCTTGAGGGCGATCCGTCTGAAGAAGGCGAGACAAGAAATGCCAGATTTAACGAATCAAAGTATCGGGCAATGCAGCGAAACCTGGAAGCGGCAATTGAAACTACAACACCAGACTCAATAGTTGATACCAAATTCCAGATTACCAAAAAAGTTGAACAAAACCGAGAAAAGAAATACAGGGCGTTGGCTGAAAAAATAGAAGATGATTACGGCAAGAAGCGCAGAAATCTTTCTATATGGTACAGCGAACGAGCTTTGGCGATAAGCCAGGACAGTGAAAGTATAGCTTCAGCTTTAAAAGAAGAGGGTTTACGCCATCAGTATGCGACCAGGAGAAAAATCCTTGAAACAGAACGAAAAGAAAAGCTACATGCAGCAGAGTTGGAAGCTGCGGCAAGTGCCTTGGTTGATAAGAGTGCATACTTGAACGCTATCGGCGGAGTCGCCGCCGAGTTCGCCAGTGATATCGAGATTCTTGGGCAAAACCTTTTTGAGTTCATTGACAATTTAAAAGATGCTTATTCTGCATACCGTCGTAGTCAGAATTTATGCCACGCAATATACATTATTAGAGATCTTATCACTAATCTGATTAACGAAGTTATTGATATGCTTCGTAAAACATCGAACGCCACAGCATCAGCAGCGATAAAATCATTTGAAACATCGCAATCTGTAATGGAAACGGTTGAAGACATGTTTAGTCAGGATGCCGCTAAATACGAAGATCCTACTCAAAAAGTAAGTTCTACCGAATTGGCTACCTCGGTGGCAACAGGCCATGCTATGCTATCATCAGCGGACGCACTACTTGACGGCACAATAACTCAAAGTCTGGTTGATCTGATAAACTCTGATGATGTACTTCAGCTTGCAAATGAGGATTTCGAAAAGTTTCACCAGGCGCTTACCCAAATTCCTGATTGGGATGGGGAACTAGGAGTGTGGGCTGTATCTCCTACAGACGCAGAGATTAGCCCATATATCCAGATGATAGCGGACGCAACTACGGTTTTGGCAAAAGTACCGGTGCTTGCCATATCGAATGATGTTGATGACAGAGAAAAGGTAACCATGGTATTAAAAAGCCTCAACAACACTTTTAAAACGTTGATTAATCATAACTTTGTGGTGTCAAACACACTAAATTCTTATGTTCCATATATGTCATCAGAAGCAGGCAATCTTATCCGAATTTTGGCAAACGCAGGATTGCTTGAAAATTTCGCAACAGCTATGAGTGTTGCAGCATTGGTGTCCGATATTGTAATATCAGTAATAAAGGGCGGGCTGGATGATACCATGCCGACATATGCTAATTGCCGTGCTGCCTTTCCAGAATTATATAACAATGCGGAAGCTGCAGAAGCTGCCGCTCTTGGTAATGCAAATATCCGCCCGAAAGAAGTTGATTTGAATTATATATCAAGTATAGCTGAAAAGGAATTAGAGGTAATTGGTGTTAAGTCATATGTTGATAGCACCAATTTTTGGTCTTTGTTAGGCCAAGATGGCTTAACCGGACCTCCACCAGATTCGTTTGGAGAACCTGCAGGATAGATTAATCGATGGCTTTATAATGTTTTAATTATTATTTTGTTATTATGGACATTGACTTCATTACAGATTTAAGAGACCAATTCAAAATTGGTATTGGTGATAACCCACAGGGCATTGAGGGTAATCGTGCACTATTAAATCGTTTTGAGATAACGTTTTTAACAAAAACGAAAATGTTTCTATTTGGCGACAAAATGGTCGTTGATGAATACGCCGGAGATGCTGAAAAATATATTAACAGACCACAAGTATTAAATGATCCACAGAGCATAGCGGGCGGAATAACTGTGTCGATTGATCAGACGGTGGCGGCAATGCAAAGTGACGAACCAGAAGGGATTCCTGATACTGAAAAGATTGCGAGTGCAGAACTTATCGATATACAAATTATTGATGATGTGGTTTTTGCAAGAATACAGGTATCCCCTGTAGAAGTTGAACTATATCAAAATATGGTGTTCAACTTACCAATTATCAAAAGGGATTAAGATATGTTTGATTTCTGGGCTTTTTTGAGAAAAAGATGGTCTGAGTATTCTAAATCCAGAGGCCAGAGAGGTACAGTTATTGACGACCTTGCCGTTAAGCCGGCTGGATTGATTCTGTCTGATTTTTATAATGCTCTTGCTGAACAAAGGCGTGTAAATAATGTGACTCTTTGGAAAACAATGACTGATGAAGAAATGAATTTCTTTGGAAATAAATTTTTCTTTCCGAGGATAGATGGTGAATTCTCTATTGGGTCGATAAGGATTTATTTCAATGAGAAAAAGGATATAGAGCTTTCCACCATTGCGCGGCTTGTTTCCAATAAAGGATTGCAATACAAGCCGACACAACCAGGAAGAATATCAGGAAGTTCATTCAGCCATTCCACAGACAGGATTGCCCTTTATCATATAGATATACCTATTATTGCTGTATCAAAGGGTGATGAGTATAACACTGACGCAAATGAGATAACTCAGCTCGTTAATATTGAATTCACTTACCAGTCTGTAACCAACCCGGAAGATATAATCCGTGGTTCCAAATACGAAACAAATGAAGAATACTTCAATCGTCTAATATATTCAATTAATGACAGAAGTATGATGAATAAAAAGAGTATGATTGTCATTCTTCCCGAGTTCTTTCCGGTTATTAATGCGATGTATATAGCTGGATCGGGTGATCGGTATATGCAGCGTGATTTGATTACCGGTGTTGACTTGTCAATACCTTTTAAGAAGGCCGATTATCTCGGAAAACTGAATGGTGAGAATATAGTAAAACACATCGGATTCCATGGTATCTTTCCTCCGAATGTTGGAAGCCTTCAATCAGAGAGGTATTATGGACCTCATTCAGCAATTTCAAACTATCGCTACCCACTCACAATAGAAAAATCAGCAACAGCATTTAACCCTAATCAGATTGATCCGCGTGAAAGTGATCCAGCGTTTCTCGGGTTCCCACTTGATCAGGAATGTACCGATGATATGTATAAAGGGCTTTTCTTTAATGATTATAAACGTCTCATGGAACTGGCCACTGAGGATCTTTTTGATATCGCTGATGAGAACATTGGGTTTAATGCAGTGCTTCCAGATTCGACATGGAGGTTTGGCGCACACGGATTGAAGCCAGGAAATTTCGGTAGGCTTTCCGATGATGCCCAGGATGCAAATGTAATCAGCTTGTTCGATACTGAGATACGGATGGCTGGTGGTGCGTACAATTCAACATCTATTGGAAAAAACATTCTGAAGCGAACCGGTTTAAAGTTAACAGGTTCTTTTACTTATCCTGAGCCTGAAGATGAAGACTCGCCAATACTGAATAGCAATCTTCAAATAATGGTTGGAGGAATTAATGACACCAACCTGGTTGATGGGTATACAGGTATTGGGTTCGGTGTAAGGATGACTGATATTTATGACGGTGGGGATATTGATATTCCAAACGCCGTGATCTACTTTGCTCACAATGAAAAGTATGGAACAGCCCAAGTATATGCCACAGATTTTGATATTAGCGATCACATTTCAATTTCTGATATAGGGGCACTGGCCGAAAAGGAGTTCAGGATTCAGCCTAATATCGAATATGAATTCGAATTCATTATCTATGACGATCTGCGAGTATCACTATACCTTTATAAAACCAGCGAGCAACAACCGTCTGACCCGGATGAAAAAGAGAATGAACTTCATTTCGAGCTTCCACGCAAAGTCCTTGGAATTTTTTCTGATTCAGATAAACAAGGTCTTCTTTCAACTCAAAATACCAGGTATGGAACAACAATGAAAATTACACTGGATACCAAGTCTCTTGTTCCAGAGCATATGTGGCTGGTTAGCAGTCTCAAGGCTTTTGATACAAATCCTGCCGCCGTCATGGCGCTGTATGCAATCAATATGGAAGGGATAGAAAGTCCTGTATCTCTTTTTCTCAGAGCTTTCGGGGCAAGTGCAGTAAGTGGCGCAAGCGCCGATGGGTACCAGGCATTCTTATGGGACAAAGAGATCCAAACAACAGCCTCTGGCTCATCAGAGCTGACCAGGGGTGGGTGGGCTGAAGCGAATGGGATATCCAACCCAGACAGCTCAAAGAGTATTGCCAGTGGCCTTCTCAAGCACGATATAGCCAATCTTGATCGATATTTGATTGATAGTAAATTCGGTAAGAATATATTTGTCCTAGTAGTAACAACCGGACAATCAAAAGGCCCAATACGATACAATGGGGATGTCAGAGACGACATCCATTCAATGCTTCGTATTGATTATATAAAAGCAGAAAGTGCAAATATTGCATCATATCACGCAAATAATAAAGCTGATGTATATCTCGCTACCCTGAACAACTCAGAGGAATATGAAGTCGTTACTACAACTCTTATTAAGCAACCTATTGATACTTATTTTGAGATGAGCCTCAAAAATGAATGCAAGATACCTGTCGTCGAAATAATTTCAATAACTATGGGAACTACCGTTAGTGATACTGACGCTCTCGCAGAAACAGAATATTCAATAATTGATCCAAATCCTCTTTTAATTAATTCTTCAAAAGAAAAAAAACGTATAGTGCTGAATGAAGCCGATGCTGATACCATTACTGTTGAGTATCGAACGTATCCTGAGATTGGGCGTATCCAGGATTTTTTTGAAAGCTCTATTTATCAGAAAATATACGGTGACATCCTTGTGAAACACAAACTGCCATGCGATCTTAATTTTACTGTTTTCTATACTGGTGATATTAATGATGGCCAATTGATAACAGAGATAAGAAAATATGTGGACGACAATATTGACGGTGTATTTTCTGTACGGAATTTTATTAGCTATCTCTATAATGCTGAGCTGGTCAATAATATCCAAGAACCTATTGAGATATCGTATACTAAGTGGAACGATGAGTGGGAGCAGGAAACGGGGACTTTTACCGATGAGCTTCCAATAAGGACAATCGATTTTTTCAGGATTGTCAATCTGAATGTGCAGAAACTGTAATCCAATAAGGAGCTGGGTATGAGTTTAATGTATAAGGGTTTTGATCTTAATGATCTCAATACCCCAAAGCCGTGGGCGCTGCGTGAAACCAATTCGTGGCTAGACCTGGTTAACACTGCAGTTGGTGATACTCTTACTGATTTTAAAGAGGTGTCGGGCCATAAGCATAATAAAATATACAGCCCGCTTGGTGTTGCTGGGATAGAGATTGGGGCTGCTGGTGATGCGCAGGCGCTCAGCCTGACTGTTGCTGGGGTTGTGACTAATCAGGCGACAGGTTCTTTAGGAACAGTTGCAGTTCTTCCCATCAACCTTGGCGGAACAAATAGTGACGCGGCGCTGAATAATGACCGGGTAATGGTAAGTAATGGAGGAAAGATTGTTGAAGATCCAATAACGGCAGCAGAGCTTGCGCTTCTTGGTGGCATGGTGTCAGTATCAACAGGCGCCAGCGATAATGATAAATTTGTTACACAGGGGTATGTTGATGATGCAGGGTTAATAGCAAGTTTATGGGATAGATCACATACAACATTATCACCTGGCATCGTTGGGGATAATATCGCTGTTGAAAACAATCTTTTGTCAAATCAATCCGATGGTAATTATCTAGGTAGAACTCATATCACAGAAAATCAATTAGCATTGTCAAATTTTGGTAATACGTGGGTACAAAAAGGAACAGTTCAGAGTTGGTATGGTATTGCAATGTCTTCGGATGGAAAGATACAGACAGCAGTTGCCTTTAATGTTAACTATATCTGGACATCAGCTGACTACGGAGCTACGTGGGTACAAAAGGGCATAGCTCAGAGATGGACTAGTATTGCAATGTCTTCCGATGGGAAAATACAGACAGCCGTTGCCTATAATGATAGTTATATTTATGTTTCTGATGATTATGGTGACACATGGGTACAAAAGGGAACAATTAAGAAATGGAAAGGCGTTGCAATGTCTTCCGATGGAGAGATACAGACTGCCGTTTCCTATGATAATTATATTTGGACATCTGCTGACTATGGTGATACGTGGATACAAAAGGGAACAATCAAGTATTGGTATGATATTGCAATGTCTTCCGATGGAAAGATACAGACAGCTGTTGCCTTTAATGGTTATATTTATATATCGAATGACTATGGTGATACGTGGATACAAAAGGGAACAGTTCAGGATTGGAATAGTGTTGCGATGTCAAGCGATGGAAAGATACAGACAGCGATTGTCTATGATGGTTATATCTGGATATCTTCTGACTATGGTGATACGTGGATACAAAAGGAAACAGTTCAATATTGGTATGATATTGCAATGTCTTCCGATGGAAAGATACAGACTGTCTCTGCTTTTAATGATTATCTTTATATTTCTGATGACTATGGTGATACGTGGATACAAAAGGAAACAGTTCGGGGTTGGCACGGTATTGCAATGTCAAGTGACGGAAAGATACAGACTGCCGTTTGTTGGGAGGGTTATATTTATGTTTCCCGTGCTGATTCTGTTATCAGGGGTAAAGTTACGCTTGTTGGAAGCCTGGAACTTGCGAATGGAACTTCAATAAACAATATAGTCGCTGCAACAGCCTACACGGATACTGACAATTGTATCTGGACTGGCTCTAATATAATTGACTACGTAGAGTCTCAGGCTTCGGGAGGGAATTATTGGGATAGAGCAGGCACGGTATTGTCACCGCATACCGCCGGGGATAACGTTGCTACTACTGGGGTAATAACAGGCAACTCGTTAATTACAGGTGGTGATATAGGTGTAGCGGCAGATGCGGATTTGATTCAGCTTGCAGATGATACAATACAGATTAATGGACATATAGGAATTAAAGGGGCGCCAGGTAACTGGCATACTGATGTGAGAAACGTCATACAGTTCGATTCAAGTGTAGCTGGGCATGGTGCAGCTATTTATCAAAAAGCTACTGACTTTGGTATGGTTGTTAATGCTATTTATGATGCAACCGATGACAGATGGGAATGGATGACTACTAATGCTTTTGCTAATAGAATAAAATCGTTAGCCTCTGAATGGGATATTGAAGTCCTGGCCGACTATAGCCATAGTGTAGGAGACGAGATAGTGTGGGATAATTCTAATTGTTTTTCGGTTCAATCTGGTATTGGTACGCATGTTAATTTTAACCAAAAAGATTATGACTTCAGTGTACATGCGAATGGAATTGCAAATGCTTTACATGTAGATGGTGCAACAGGTCGTATAGGGATAGGTTGGAAATTGGATGCAGACTGGGATTCTAACTTTAAGGTTCTTTCGATAGGTATTGATGGGGCTAATTCATATAAGCATAGTATCTATACTAATATCACAGATACAACTTTAGGTATAGTAACAGGAGGGGTTTATTATGATGCAACAGATACTCGTTGGGAACATTATGCTAACGGTTTTTCTACTCCAGTACAAATTGAATTAGCAGCGGGACGTTTTGATTTTAAAATCGCTGACGGTTCTACAAGTACCGCAGGTACCGAAGTATTTTTTAATAAGCATTTTATTGTGGATAGATATAATATTGTTCATTATAGGTATGACAATAATTCGTCTCCAGCTTCACTTCTCCTAATAAAAAAGAAGCTTAGTAGTGGGGTTGTTCAACCCGGATTAGATGACGATGTGATAGGTTCTATTTGTTTTCAGGGATACAATGATGCAGGTACTCCCCAAGATCTTGTTTACGGAGCGATAAAAACTTCAATTGAAGATGCCTCAGATGGTGTTGAAAAAGGTAAAGTCAGTATTTGGGAATACGTTGATGGTGTGGATACGGAAGTTTTCACAATAGTTAATGGCAATAGTGGTATAGACAACGCTTCCCCTGAAAGACTCCTTACAGTTGGAGGTGCTCACGATAATCCAGCTATTTCATTGAATCGTTCTACAATAACTTGGACAGCAAATCAAAAAACAGCTTTTGGATGTGTTGACGGAGAGGGCGGGTTTACAAGACTGGCTTCTGATATTTTAGGAGGAATTGCTTACAAGTCTTTTTCAAAAGGTGCAGCATCTGATTTCAACGCAGTGTCTCAAGCATATTCGGAAAATGATCTAACGACTTATGGTTCATTTCTGTTCGTAGGTTTTAAGCATGACGGTTCTGGCGGTTTAACAGATCACGGAGATGCTGCAAAAATATTTGAAGTGAGAAATAACACCAGTATATTAATGACTATTTTGGGTAACTCTTATACTGGTATAGACAACGCTTCCCCTGAAAGATTATTGACAGTCGGAGGCGCTACAGATTATCCTACAATTTCACTTAACAGATCAACCATAACTTGGACAACAGACCAAAAATCTGCTTTTGGATGTGTTGACGGAGAAGCGGGAAATTATCAAATATTCCAAAACACTACAGGTGGAATATACCATAGGTATTTTTCAAAAGCTGCTGCATCTGGTGTTAACGCAGTGTTTTATGCATTCTCTGAAAATGATCTAACATTCCAGGGTTCATTTGCATTTCGAGCTTACAAGCATGACGGTTCTGGAGGTTTAACAGACCACGGAGATGCTGCAAAAATATTTGAAGTGCGAAACAATGCCACGTCGTTAATGACTATTTTGGGTAACTCTTATACTGGTATCGACAACGCATCTCCTTCCAGACTCCTCACAGTCGGAGGGGCTACAGACTATCCTACTATCTCACTTAACAGATCAACGATTACTTGGACTGCAAATCAAAAATCTGCTTTTGGATGTGTTGATGGAGAGGGTGGAAATTTAACACTATATAGCAATACTACTGGAGGGATTTATCATAAATATATTTCAAAAGCCGCGGCATCTGGTTTCAACGCGCTGTTTCAGGCATTTTCTGAACATGATCTAACAACTC